CTAAGTTCATTTGGACTTGTACCATACAAAAGATTCAGAAGATGGTCAAACGCCTTCAAAATTTCTGCTTGCGACGCCCCGATATGCACACCTTTCGCACCTTGCATTACAGGAGCATCCACTATCTCATTTATCTCGTCTTTAACATCCTCATCCAAATGTCCGCGCATATCATCGCGCTGAGGTAACATCTTAGGAGTTAATTTCTGTTCGACTACAGCTTCTTTAACAGGAAAATTCTTCTCCGCCCAAGCCCAAATTTGACCGAAGTCAGCAACATGATAGTAACGCGCTGTCTCTACAAGATGAGCGTGAGCAGTATGCGCATCTTTGAAATGTTTGTACATAAAACTCCGTCCGCCAGCGGCAGAAATGACCATTGAGAGATCCGCTGCGGGTTTACTGCGTTTGAAGATTTTGTCTTCAGGATTCAATGTTGGATCTACTCCATCTGTTTTCTGAGCGGGAAGGGGTGCGTCGCCGTACTTCACGTTTTCAGGTTCTGTCCCCTTCATGGCGAGTGGATCATCATAGTCAGGGTCAGCGTGCCAATCGCCCGTCTCAGTAGCACGAGTGGGGTCAGCATACATTTCAAGGAGTGCGTCTAGTGCAACTTTGGTCTTATGATGTTGTAGAAGTGGACTATCGTTAGCGTTAGCGTTAGCTTTATTTATCTTCCAAGTTCTTACTTCACCCCAACCTTCAGTACTTCCTTTAGCCCCCCACTTGGGAAATACAGATACCAAGATATTTTTGTCTCCTTTAGCTATCGCAGCAGCAATCCGATGATGACCATCAGCTACAAGAAGTTTTCCATTCGTGTCCACAACTTCTGGAGGCCTTGTTTCAAGAGAGTTCATGTGTTTACTCACTATTGAAGAAATTACAATCTCTTGAGTTGGGTATAAAGAAGAAACTGGCACCAATCGAAGTTCCGATTCTCCAAAAGGATAACCATTGCCTTTCTTTTGTCTAAGTGGTTTTTTGAAACCAGCTTCATTTATAGGCACTCTGTCTTCAGGGTTATTCGTCAAGGTGTTCATTTCGGGCAACCTTAATGAGGCGAAGGCATTTTAAATGCCTTCGCCTAGATTGTTAGGTGGTGAAGATTAGAGAGCGACCAGTAGCATCGCCAGTATTGTTACCACTGTCAATAAATTCACCATAGACACTACCAGCCACGTCGAAAACGTCTGTAACAACAACGGAGCAGTCTTCAGTCACGGCGGCCTGTTCAATCTGGTACCCTGTGTTGTAGTTCTCCATCCAGCAGCCTTCGTATACGGTTGCAACCGCATATAGACCAGGATTGCCCGTATTGTTTAAACCGCCTTCATTCGGGATATCTGCTAAAGTAGCATTCTGGATATTCGGGTCTTCTGAAGCGATCTGCGAGAAAACAATTTCAGTACGAATATCAAAGGGCCACTTGTGATGTTTGAGTGAACGAACAGCACCCGATACTCCCGCCTTATAACCCATCATCTGCATGAGGTTAGCTAGATAGAGAGCTGTACGAGTGATCGCCAGTGTCATCGGTTGAGTGACACCAGGCACTAATTCTGCGATGATATCACCGTAACCAAGGCCGCGTACTGCATCAACGGTCTTAGATTCTGTGATCGTGAAGGATGAAGTCACGCCCAATTTCACGAATTTGCCCACATCCACAGCGGGGCTGAAAATAGTAAATCGGCTGCTTACAACTGTTTCAGTCTGTGCCGAGGTACCTTGACGATAAATATCCTTTTTGTTACTCGCTCTTTGAACGAGGGTAGGGCATTTCTGCCTACCTCTCATGGTTTATAATTCCCATGAGAGCGGACTATCGCATCTCCTTTTCGGAGTCTCTTCGCTTAGTCTCTCACGGTCCCTTTTACGGGTTCCGCCTTGTTCCCATTTCAGGGTTCAAGTCAATCAGAAGAGATTTTTCTTGGCCTAGCTATTAAGCCAAGTTGTGACATAAGTTAGCTCCTTAAAGGGTAACGACCCTACTTTAATGGGAAAAATCTTGCGATCGTTTTTAATTAGCGATATTGCGACTTTCTAACCCAAGATAGATATGTATACAGATATTCCAATTCTAAATAGTGGAGTGTATCTCATTCGTTGTACAGCAGTAGATTGGGTGTACGTTGGAAGCTCTAAAAATTTTCAACGAAGATGGTTTAAAGAACACTTAGCGGAACTTAGAAAAGGGGTCCATCATAACTTAAGGCTTCAGGCTGATTGGAATAAATATGGAGAATCTGCTTTTGAATTTGAACCAATCATCCATTGCTCACCTATTAAGAAAGAACTGAGACATAATGAGCAACTTGCTATCAATGCTCATTGGGGAGATCATTGCTACAACGATAATCCTTATGCAGCTATTCCACCTGTAATTCGTTGGAGAACTTCAGAATGGAATGCTAATGTTTCCAAGGCTCTAACTGGTATACCGTTGTCAGAAGCACACAAAGAATCCCTACGTGCTGGTTGGAAAAAGAGAAAAGCTAGAGGACTACTTAGAAATCGAGCATCCTATGAAGCGCAGGGTAAGAAAACTCGCGGCAGAAAACAATCCCCAGAGTGGATAGAGAAACGAGCCAAGAAACTTCGAGGTAGAGAAATTCCGCTAGAAGTAAGACAAGCACGTTCAGAGACTCAAAAAGGTAAATCCGCTCATCCCAACACGGCTGCTAATTTACGTAAAATTAGTGCTCTAATGACGGATGAGTACCGCTCTTGGTTAGGTCGCAAAGGTTCTGCCCTACGCTGGAATAAACCGTTCTCAGAACTTGAGCCCAGTATTCGCTATAACACCGCTAGTATTTTAACGTAAATTCCCTATTTAACAGATTTTCCCTTCGAATGTTTCTTAACTGTTAATGTGTTAACTACAGCAGTCGGTTTACCCCAAGCTGAGTATGAATTGGCTACAGGTACCACCAAACCCAAAAGTCCTGCACCCAGCGTTTTGATAAAGCCTCTTGGGGATGTTAGACGTTCGTCAAAGTAACTAATGATGTGGTCGCCGTGTTGCGTAAATATATCAACATTATCTGCTGAGTTTTGAGCATGGAGCATAAACATATCTGTGTGCGCCAAGATTGAATCAATCTTGGGGTCAGAAATCCTTAAATTCAACGAGTTTACTGCTGCTGTTCCCGAATTAGCTAAAGATGTCCCTGCTTCCGTCAGCTTATCAACTTCTTCGAGACTAAGCTTGAGTTGATTAAATGTTTCTTGAACAGTGGGTAGAAGTCCCACACAGGGCGGGCCACCCTCATATCCAGGTCCACCATTGAAGTTACAATCAGTTCGAGTAATTGCGACTCGAGCTTCTCCCATGATCTTTGTTAACTCTTTATTCTGCACTGTTTGCGATTTATGTTCATCCGCAATTACTGCACTAAGATTTGAAGCCGCCGCTGAAGCATTATTAACAGCGGTTGAAAAAGCATCAGTTACCTTTGGGATTGTTCCTATACTATCATTGATGTTTTTTGCGATAGGAGCAAGAGTTACACCGCCAAGAAACTGATGATAAGCTCTATCTGCTCGCCAAAGGAAAAGGCAAATTGCCACCGTTAAAATAACGGGACAACCTATTTTAGTGGCTAGTAGTACCCTTTTCATAATTTACGCTTTTGTAGAGGCGGTTGGAGTTAAATTCATGATTGTCACTAATGAATTGACCACGTTAGCAACATCAGCAGAAGTATTGGGTTTTCCAGCAGTCTGAAGAAGCTTCTCAATTGCGGGGCCAGTGATCCCAATAACATCGGCCAACTTCTCCTCACCACTCCCAGTCTGTCTTCCAAGTGCGGTGTATTTTTGTTCAGTAGCGATAATTGTATTGATGGTCGAATTGATAGCAGGGGCTGCACTTGGTAAAAATAAAGTAACAGTGGCCTCTCCTGCTGTAGCTATGTAAGGGAGAGATCTAACAGAAGCACTTTCTATATCATGACCCGTTTTTTCAAGCCACCCAATAAATCTATCACCCATAAATCTCCCTTTTCAAAGTAAAAAGACGCCCGATTAAAAACAGGCGTCTTCTGTTTAAAACCAGATTAAAACAACAGATCATTCCGCAGCTGCGTAGGCTAAACCAAGCAACGAAGATTTCTTGTTGTTCTTCTTTATCTCAGCGGCTTCCTCTTCAGCTTTCTCTTGCAATTCCTGTTTGTTGAGAGTCTTCACAGCATCTTCACATAAACTGTATGCTTTGTAGATACACTCGACAAAATTACGAACCGGAGCTGTGGAATTTTCATTGAGAAGTGGTTTGGCATCCAGATACATGGCTTTGAGTTTCTCACCCACGCCTTCTGCATCCTTGACTGCTGAGGCCAACTTCATCATATCAGTCGTAGCCGGGCGTTCCAGCTTGGCCGGGGCTTCGTCACGAAGTTTGTGAGCTTGAGCTACTTCAGGAGTACGTCCGCCATCTTCGATGATGTCGCCTTTCTTGCCGTCATCAGTCCATTGCGTAGGGGATGTTCCTGCTGCGAATTTGTCGACGAGGTACTTCGCGCCGCGCTTACGAAGAACGAAGGATGCCTTATGCGGAGTAAAGCCTTTGTCTTTCATAGACCAGGCCAGGGCATAGGGATTATCGATGCCCTTCTCATTCTTCATGCTTTTTACAGTGCCTTCCCACCCCGGAGGTGCTACGGCAGTCTTGCTCGCAGCATCCTTACCGATGAACGGAACTTCATCTGTACGTTCGTTCTTACGGCTGACGCCGCTTGTTGCCTCTTTGGTCTGTTCTACGTGACCTTGGGATTGGGGGATTTCCGAGACAAAAGCTGTCGCAGGTTCTGGAGCAGCCGGGTGAGCCTCGTAGATTTGACCGTCTGCTGTCTTAGCAGAAGCTTCCTTATCTTCCTTCTTGTCATTTCCTTCTTCTTTCTTAGAACCGAATGGAGGAGCTTGCTTGCCGCCAAATGGTTCTCCCTTGGCATTTTTAGAGGCCGCAACAGGCATAGCAGCTGGTTGTGCGCCTGGTTCTGGCTTTGGCGGTACTACAGGACGCGATTTGAGAATGTTGGTCAACTGAATGAGTGCGTCCTGTTTACCCTTGTTCTGAGCAAAATCTTCATCCTTTGGCATATCGCTGATAATCTTAAGCAAAGATTCAGTTGGGATGTAGTCAATCGGGTTGCCTCCTCCTGCTGATGGTGCAGGCGCTGCCGCAGCAGGATCAGCCACAGGGGGTTCCGCCACCTTTTTCTTTTTTGCTGCACTTAATGGAATGCGAGGGATTTCCTCATGTATTGGAGCCTTGGGCTTGCCGTCTTCGTCACGATCTGTAGTCCAAGCACGATCACTAGAACCTGCCCCGGCTTCAATTGGTGCTGCACCATTTCCACGAGCTTGCTGTCTTGTTTGTGCGATCATATCCACGTCCTTTTTAATCTCAGCAGCGAAACCCGGTTGTTTTGCGTCGTCCAGTTTGTCCTCTAAATCAGGCTCCTGAAAAACACCTTGCAGCCGAGCGACTGCTTGTTCAATTTGATCCAATGAAGGATCATTTGGATTGGTTTGAAGTAAATTCTCAGCCAGTGCTTGGCCTTCCATAATGGCCTGCTCGAGCGTCTGGCGCGAAACCAACACCGTAGCTTGCTTTTTAAAACGACGATTTAACATTGCCGACTTCATTCACATTCTCCACTGACCATTGTAAACAATGGGTTTAAACGTATACGTCGGGGATAACCGGGACCAACATCTGCAATCGTAATGCCAGCATAGCCTGCGAAATACGCGACTGAATTACATCAACCCAGGCATCCGCAGCTTCAGATGGATTTGGTGTAATACAATCCAACGGTCCCTGAACTGGGGGACATTGGCCGGGAACTGTTGTTGCCGGTAACGCCACATAAAATCTTGCTGTTTGTGATGACAGTTGGGTTGTTACTCCAACCCACAATTCTGTTGTCGGGAATTGGAAAGTGAATTGATTGTTGTTTGGGTCAGTAAAATTGCCCGCGATGTTAATCGGAGGATCCCCAAAAGCAGAGATTTTGGATTTGTCTATGGCATCTTGTTGCGGCGACGGTTGCCCATTGAATGAACACTGGACCGTTACGCTTATAATGCCTTGATTCTGGCCGATGATTGTGTGAATTAACATCTAGATCCTTTAATTACAACTCACTTAGAGGCTCGTCGTAACAGTAAACGTTACGGGAATATACAAAAGCGAGAACATTGGCTTTACAAGCACACTGATATCGACTGTTGTCGGATCAGAGGCATCTGGCTGCACCACTAGGTTCATGTACCCAGAACCCAGGTTGTTCTGCACCCAACTGTTCAAAATGCTATTGGCTTGAACTTGAACATCTGTCACCAGAGCTGTCACCAGTTTACGACCGATGAACTGCTGCATCCCAGATTCGAAAGACTCCCGTAGGTAGTCGATTGAAGTAACACTGGTTGGTTCACTCGTAAGAGTAGAAGTTGGGTCTGTTGTCTTGTAGTGGCGAACTTTCAATGCACCCTGATTATTCAAGAGAACAGTCAGCCCACTTGCAGCCATCAAATTCATGGTTGGAATATCATACATAATGAGCAGACGACTGAATCCAGTGATCTGCTGGTTGGTAAGAGTTGTAGCAACATCGTTGGCTGGGTTGAATTCCAAACCTGCCAAACCAGCCGCCATGAACTCACCCGAAACTGGATATTCAACTGAAACACCCGTCTTAGGATCTGTGATGAGTACTCCAGCAACCGCATTTCCAATGGCGATCATGCGCTCATTTTGCAGAGCTACTGCATTTGCAACAGCTTCGTTGGCAGTTGTGAATTGATCATATCCCACGAAACCAATTCCAAATGCTTGAATTGTTGGAGCTGACTGGGTGATCAAGAAGCGACTCAAACTCTGGTGCACCGTTGTGCTGGTGCTGAGAGGAATGACGCCAGCAACATATTGATCATCTGTACCCGGCAGCGCGGCAGCCAAGCTCTGAATTGCAGCAATGAAATCGCTATCCGCCGCCTGATTAGTTCCTGGTACGACAGGAACCTGAATGGCTGCAAAGGTTTGCGTTCCATTCTCAGTCAAGAATTGAATTCCCAAGCTAAGGCGATTGACTGTAGATGGCTGACCATATGCAGTGTATGCGTCCGAAGGATTATTGTAGACCTTAATTGCATAATCGGCAGCAGTTTTACCTGTAGTGAAGGTGACGTAGTAATACTCACCTACATTCGGGCCAGCGCCGCTTCCACGGAAAGTGCTAAGAATTACAGAGTCTCCCGCTGTACTCTGGAAATTGCTGATGACAGTCAAGTGAAGACCAGGAATACAAATCAAATTGTTGAATTGAGCAGGTGCGACACCTGGGGTTCCACAGAAACGAACCGCTGGATGTGAACCACTTGCAGCATCGACATTCACTTGGAAAGTGAGTGTATCGCCAGGGACGAAATTGTAACCTTCTGGAATGCTGAGCACACCGTAAGAGGCATGGTCTGCGGGGTTTACAACTGTAATACGGAACCCTGTAGCCAAATCTTCATAGGTTTGATCAAGATACCCAATGTTACTGCCAGCAGTTCCAGAACCACCCACAGAATTGTTGGAAGTGACCGTGTAGCTATGAGTCACAGGGACTGTGACAGCGTTCGCTCCGCCAGTCAATGCCGTTGCTGCTGTAACCTTTGGAGATCCTGCCGTAAAATGAGCCGTAATCACCCCACCCGTTGTCGTTTCAGCAGAGGGGAAATAAGCTGCAATTTGGGCATTTGTTGCCAACGTTCCGTTGTAATTGGCATAGATAGTAATTGCGTTCCCACTCACTAAGACCGGGGCAGAGGCTTGCGGGTACTGAGTTGTTACATCAACCGCTATCGTTACTGAGTTTCCGCCCGCACCTGGGATACCTGCTGTAAAAGTCAAATTACCTGAAGCACCAGGAATAACTACCCCCGCAGAAGTCGCTGGGATTAAAGTAGCGGAACCGTCATTGTTGAACGTTAAAGTAACAGTTTCATCAACCGCTGCACCCGCCTGAGCTTGAAGATCAGGGGTACCATTTGGGTAAACAATGCCTGTTGCTTGGAATCCGGCATTCTGTGCTACGTGGCCACTGACAAAAGTCGCCAAAGGTGCAATTCGTTCCAGTTCATCTGTAACGATAAACGAACCCAATCCGCCATAACCCGGATTGACAACTGTTACGGAATATTCATGAGTTTCGAGTGTGTTGCGATAGTAACTGGCCCAGACGCCATTTCCAGACGCCGGAGGATTTTGAAGCGTGAATTGCTGTGCAGTTCCAGAAAGTCGTAGCACAGTTTGCGGGCCGGCAAAGAACGCCTCCAAAGGATCTTCGCCTACATACACGTTGATCAAAGATGGGTTGTTTGTAGCCTTATTCTGTCCCGTTCCATCCGTTGGTGTATCCTGCAGAATAAAAACTGCGTTTCTGCCATTGACAGAACCTGTAATTGGACGAAGGAATACTTGTTCGTCAACCACAGATGCGACAATCTCTTGAGGAGTAAAATTAGCAGTTTCACCAGTAGCAGAAACCCCAATGGCTTCATTGACAGCCGGACCCCAAATGACGGTACCATTGCCGTCGGCGTCTACGCCAAGAGTGAAGTCAACATCCTCGACAAAATCGCTACGATTCGGTCCGAGGCCAACCTCAACAATGCTTTGGACGTTGGAAGCTGGGAGTAAATCAAACGTGTTGGCCCAGGTGTTGTAGTAATAAGAAGCCGTGAGCGTGCTACCGTATGCCACAGGCTGAGCCAGGGTGAATTGACTCTGCGCCCCATTCAAAGAAGAAACAACTGCTGGCAGCCCATCGACTAAGACTGTGATTAAGGTTGGATTGGTTGTGACAATACCACCATTAGATCCATCCGTAATTGGACCAAATTTGGTCTGGAAAGTCGTATTCGTAGACTGACCTACACCACCGGCAAATAGAACCGCGCCACCTGCAATCAATGTAGTTAATGGATTACCCGCGATACTGCCAGCAGTCAAATAACCGCCATCCAGAGTCAGGATCCCTGCGTTAATCAAAGAAACGAGATCAGTCAAAGTGCGTGGAGTCGAAGCCTGTGAAGTAGTGTTGATGATGATTTCATCTGTGCCAGCTCCAGTTACAGCCAAAGCATCTGGAACAGCCGGACCTGCTACGAACTGCAAGCTGACCAGGTTTCCCAAAACTCCAGGATTAGCAAGACTGAGGGTAACAGAGCCGACTGTTGGTGGACTTCCCGCAGCTGCCCCAACAACAGTCTGAGTTGCAAAAGCTGGAATCTGAGCCGCCTCATTTTCATTCGCGATGAACGTGTCGCCACGTTTGAAAAAGTAAGTAATAAAAAGTTCAAACCCAGTCGGGACAATGGTCTGTGTACTAAATTGACCAGTTGCACCGTTTAAAGAAATCACAGTGACAGGAATCTGATTACCATTTGTATCAATGCTTGTGACTTGAACACTAGCAGGATCATTAGAAGTGATTCCCTTACCTGTTCCGTCTGTGACTGGGAAATAAGTGGTCTGAAAATTACGAGTAAGCCCAGTTACCTGATTGGTGATGTTCTCATTAACTGCCTGATCGTCTGCAACGCTTGAAGATCCACGGAACAATTCAACATTGGTCTGAGTAAAGTATTGAGTGCCTTCACCGATCACCACCGGGATACGAGCAGCCTGAAAAAGTGGTGCCCCGGTATTTGCAAAAACGACTGATGTATAAATCCCAGGTGGATTATATGATGTTGACCCAAAAATTGCCATATTCTATCTCCTAAGCGTATGTTCCGCTCGTCTAATTAAAATGCTGAAGTCGCTTTTGTTTGCCGAATGCAGGCTAACTAGCTAACTCCGAAAGAATCTTTTTCGTGCCTCTAGATTCTGGCCCAGATTCTTTTGGGATATCAGGACCAATGGCTATAGGAGTTAATTTTGCACCCTTGACTGGTTGAAATTCGTTTCGCCCAGTCATAACCAAAGCCTGTTCTCCACTTTCCTGACGAACTTTATTTCTCGTATTCTGGCGACGATGGATATCCGCCCAACGCACTTCTGCATCTCTCCCAACCGCAATATCAAAGGGTTCGTGGGTCATCCCTGATTTAGAAATCATAGGTGCAGTAATAATAAGGCTGCATTGCCCATTACATCCTGGCCGGGGGCATTTTAATTTATCAGGAAGTGGATCCTTAATGGATTGAAGATGTTCCACTACAAGTTTGCATTTTTCACAACGAAATTCATAACGCATATTCGACTCTTCCAATCTTCAGGCATAACTAGTGAGAAATTGATCAGCCCCAGCCGATTGTATACGAGAAGGAAGTTGCAGTTTCCCCTGAAAATCTGGCAGGTACCCTGAAACTGTAAGCTCAAACGATGCCATTCGAGTAACCAGCGGACGGTAGACTTTCCAATCGGCCATACCAGTAAACGCCTGAGAAAACGTGTATTCTGGGTTAATTCCTGAAATATCGCGCTGCACGCTCGTCATGTTACGAGGTGCCTCAAAAATGGTTATACCATCCCGTTCCATGTTCTCTCGCTTGAATACGAGAAACTGCGCCTTAATCAATTCTGCAAGATCGGAGGCTGTCTGGAGATCGTTAGCTTTGGTGTCTAATGTAAATGAAATATTATCTTTCGACCCATAAATTTCATACGTTTCTGTAATTTCCGGGTTAACTACAAGTGCGCATTGATCTCCAACCACAACACTATCCCCAATCGCTACCGCCAAACCGGGTAATGGGTCTACAGTTTGGCGAGTGACAGGATCCAAATAAACAATTCTATTTGAAGGCTCGGCTTGCTCGGCTGCTGAAAGTGTGCTGTCTACGATTGTTTTTACAAAACCATTCATTTGATATTTCTTGCCACGCATAGTAACAGGTGGGGTTGAAATGCGAATATCATAACGCAACCATTGACCAGGTGTCAACAAAGTTGGAAGAGTAACAGTCCCATCAGTATTCACCGGAACGGCTGTAAAGGTCCCTGCAGGTGTGTAGATATTAACCTGACTTGGAATTAAGGAATCTGTTCCCTGCACATACCCAATGTTCAGTATGTTCTCTGGATTGGTAGCTGTATTTCCAGCAGGTGCTACTTTTTGTACAATAACAGCGGAGATTGTGCTTCCAGCTGGAGAAGAAGAAGATAGTTCTATCCAATTAGCCTTCTGCCAAGTAAAATCAATGTTGGGTCGCAAAACATACCCACTTTGATCTTGAAATTGAGCTGAAACAAAAGGCACATCAATATTCAGTAGTTCTGAGCCACCGATTGTAGACTGACAAATAATGACTGTACTGGATCGTTGATACCAGTAATCCGAGCCGTTCTGGTTTAAAGTTTGCCCATTTGGCAGCGTTAACACGAGTGTTTGACATGGTGTTAACACGTATAAAAATCCACCTACAGAAGAATTGTACGCTTGAATCTGAATAGATTTCCCAGTTTCAGCTTCTGTTGCAATCAACGTGGTAAGGTCCAAATGAGGGAACTGAGGAGGCAGTCCGGGTATATTTTCGCCCGTATCAGATAATGTCGGGCTGAAATAAACGACACTTCCCTGCGCATTCTTGAGATTACCCTGTGTCCATTTGAATAGCTGCATAGTGAGATCAATTTGTTGATTCTTCTCATTAGTAGCATCAATTTGAATGTTATAAACTCCAGAAATTGGGGTTTGACGAGTTTTATCATACTCAAGTGGCCATTCAATAAAAGAACCCTCAAAATCGCCCATTTTCGCAACGGTTACGCGACCTCGTTGAGTACACATGTAATAATCAGGAGACAAACGAGTGCCTGAAGCAGACAGATTTTTAATAACTGCCTGAACATTGCCCCATTGAATCATTTGATTATTTTGGAAAGTAGTATCGCCAAGAGCATTGCGAAACCGAGGGCTCCGTGCTACAATGTCCTTAATTTGACGTAAAAGATATGAAATAAGATAACTGCCTGTCAAGTCTACGATATTGATAACAAAGGACTTACGCCCCTCGCCCCCTTATTTCTGCAGTTTGAAGTTTTACCAACCACCACTCGTAGAAGATACTCCTTGACCAGCATGAGCATCGATGGTCGTGGCATTGTTATTATTTTCCTTTACCAAAAGAGTGCCATAATCCACACCAGCAGGAGGCGGAGGAACGGTGAATTGAACAGGCTCCACAACCTGATCTATGGATCGACGAACATCTACAATGGATACTTGAGCGCGAATAGCCGGGTACCATCTGTTAGAAATTTCTACTTGTCCATCCCAACCATAGCTTTCCACTATCCATTGCTGGCCTGAATGATCTTGAAACACTGCTCCAGGAGTCATAGCATAGGCAAAGAACATCTCGTCACCTTGAACTGCCGATAACGGGTTAGGTATTTGGGTACCTCCTGGGTTGGGTTTGAATTGAGCAAAGGGAGATGTTCTGCTATCGTCTGGATCACCCACTATCGCCTGTAAATCAGGATTACTTCCAGGTGCGTCGTCGACACAGAGAATTCCTGCTGTTTTAACGACTAGATCGGCCAGTTGTTTTGCGTTTGCCATGTTTACCTCTCTAAATTGCGTGTGGTAGTTGATTTTGCTGTAATGTATCGAGTCAGTTTTGAATTTTTGCCCAAGTCGGTGTTCTCCCAATCCCCAAATTCGGATTCTCTAATGGTTTATCTGGGGTAGTTTGTCGGGGATCTACAACACCCTCGCCATTCCCAATACCCTGAACTGGGTTGTTTTGAACCACCGGGTTGTACACTACAGGCAGTTGTTGATCCACAGGGATCAGATAAATTGTATCTTTTAAAGGACGTAGCTCAACATCAAACTCTTGTTGTAAAATAATTCCACGAGTGGATTTTGTGGTTACATTACCAATAACCAAACGCTCTCCATTCCGACGCACAACAATATCCCCAGACTGAACAATCGGGGTGACCGTTAAATAGGAACGCGACGTGCGCGTAGCCTTAACACCACCCTCGTTCAATTCTCGAATTAGAGCTGTATCCGGTGGAACAAAGACGATATCATACGGCCCGATATAACCACCAATCCATCCTGTTTCATAACAAATAGGGCAGGCTGTACGAGGTTGCTGATTGCCTGTATCACTTCCACGGCAGCCGCAAATTTCCCCACGACTCTTACGAAGCAGAATCCGAGCAGGTTCACCTTCCATTTCGAAGACCCATTGATTACGCCGGACCGCTTCAGCCCACTCCCATGTCAGGTTTTCAATCTGTTGAGTGTTAACAACCTGAGTATTCTGGGCACCAGGTTTATGGCATTCACCCTTGTCGCCTACTGGAACTACGGTATACCAAGCACGGGTTAAACTTGTATAGACATCTACATAGTTCACCAGCTTCTGATAAGTCACTTGGAATACATGAAGTTTAGGCGGCGAGCCCACCGTTCCCGTATAATCTGCTTTCCAGACAATGCCGTTACTCACATCAGCTAATGCCACATCTGGACCACCAGGAATGATCGTGTTATCCATCTTCAACCATACAGCTTGATCCATTCCCTGTACTTCAGCAGGACGATGGGGAACGCCGTCAATAGTAACTGTGACATCGTCTGGGCTAATGGCAACCATGGGACGTCCAGTGACAACTTCACTATAGGGGATACCCCGAAGATGAATGCCAAATCGCCCAAATTGCTGCTGCTCAACAAACTCATTTGGCCCGACTGTGTAAGAAACCGTTTCCAAGGTTGTCATATCACGATAGAAATGGCCTTGAATTGGGCCTGTCTTGTTTAAAAGTTCCCAATGTACCTGCCCCAACTCTAGCTGAGAGGGCGGCCCGTAAGGGGAAAATTGATTTGGAGCAGGATTCGGTGCATCGTGGGACCGATACACATTGTAGCCCTTAATCGCATCAGGAGAGTCCACCCACCACAAATCCCGACTTCCGACAAAACTGCTATTAAAAATGAGGAGACTTTGTACCATGGCTAATAAAGGATCGAAAAGTTAGCTGAATTTCGTTTAGATCCAGTAGAATAATTACATGACAGCTACGGCCACAGCCCCCGAGGTAAAAGTCATCGAGACAAAGATGTATGTCGCTGTCGATCCAGCAAATAATAACAACAAGTGGTGGAAGTACGAACGCTTGAGCACTCCTGTATCCGAAATGAGCAAGGGCAAGATGCTGACAGGTGATATCCGCTTTACTTGGGGCCGTGTGGGAGCGGATAAACCCGAATCAAAAGTAGAAATGTTCAATGAGAAAACCCTGGCTTCAAAGATTCGTGAAAAAACCAACAAAAAGGATGGCCCGAGCTACACGTTAATCACCACCGTTGGTGGATCACAAGGCTCCGTCGCCCCCAAGCAGATGGCGAAAGAAGAAGTGAAGCGTGTTGCGGTTGCTGAAATCGGTGGAAAATGCCCCATTACATCTGCCTTAGTGAAGAAATTGGCCAAAGCCAACCGTCATGAATTGTTGGTGGCATCAGGCGGCGAGTTGGACATTGACCTCGAAACAGGTATCGTTCGCACGGCTCTTGGCGTTGTGACCATCGAAGCTGTAAAAGCTGCTCGTAAGTACCTGGATCAAATGGCCCCATATGTAAGATCGGGCCGAACTGAAGACCTCTCCTATCAGCAATTGTTAGGCAACTATCTTCGTAATGTTCCTCAGAAAGTTGGCTTTAAGCGCGGATGGCACACGAATTTTATTCAATTGGACAAGCAGACTCAGTTGCTAGACCAGTTAGAATCTTCTATCGAAATCGCCAACCAGCGCCAGACTGACGCGATCAACAACGTCAACAAGGTGAATGCGAAACCACTGGCTCAGACTTTCAACTGCGAATTGAAACTGGTCGACGATCGCAACGTGATCTCCAAAATCGAGCGGATGTACTACGACAGCAAAGGACGTCACGAGTGCTCACATCTTCGCCCGGTTCGTGTATACGAAGTTCGCATCCCGCACATGGAAGCGGCCTTTAATGCTGACGGTAAGAAGGTTGGTAACATCAAATCTTTGTGGCATGGCACTCGCATGTTCAATGTGCTTTCGATTTTGAAACGTGGATTTGTTTTGCCCACCGAATTGAGCACGGTTCAAACCACAGGGGCGATGTATGGGACTGGTCTCTACTTCTCCGCGATGAGCACAAAAAGTTTAAATTATGCATACGGCTACTGGGACGGCGGGTCGCGTGACAAGAACTGCTACATGTTCATGGTTGACGTGGCGATGGGCAAGGAGTACATCCCGAGCGGTAGCGGCAACGGCAAACGCCTCGGTTATGATTCTTGCTGGGCCAAGCCGGGTCGCTCTGGCGTAATCAACGACGAGCAAATTGTCTATCGTACGTCGCAAGCGAATATCCGCTATCTGGTCGAATTCAACTAATGACTTACAAGACAGAAAGACTCATACTCGAGAGTATCGCATTGATAGGTATGGTCTTAATCGCCTTACTTGCTTGGAGGTGACGACGTTTCTAGACCGAATCTCAATTTCCCTAGGTCTTGAATTCTGTACCAGCCTTTGCGGGCGGCGAATTCTTCCTCAGGGACGCCTGCGGGAACCCGAAAACGGAATTTGTGCTGGCGTTCGTGCCCGTCGGTGTACATGTAATCCGGAGGTAATTCACCTGTTTTAGAAAATCCCAAAGCCTCGTAGAGTTTTCCTGAATGATATCGGTTGTCAGAGAAACTCACCATCTCCTTTATTCCTTGCTGCGCTAACTTCTCCTTGGCTATCTGGAGAGCTTCACCATGAGGTTGCCAAGCCTTAAAGTTGTGGTCCCAGCAAGCTCGAGTCCACTCCGCAGTTTCAGAATTTCGCTTCTTGAACACCCAAAGGCCCACAATCTTCCCTTCCCAGATGGCGGAAATCACCAATCCTCCCGTTTTTACTGCTCCTAGGTAGTGCTGCTCTTGCAGGAATATTTTGTGCTCAGGGAGTAGGCGACCATGAGTAAGGAATTGAGGTACGATACGACTTCCCTGTCGTTTCGACTTAACAAGGGAAAACAAGAAGTTTTTTACGATATTGGGTCTTGTTTTCCACTCATCTTCAAACACGACAAAATGGGGAGTTTTGAATTTCTTTTTCACCCCACTCATGAATTGGTACAGGACGCGGTAGTCAATAGCGCCGATGTCCGGGACTTCTATTTCGTAGAAAGAAATTTTGGCTTCTGGCCACAACTCTAAAATGAAGGAAGAGAACGACTCAAATCCGTCATCCTGACAAATCAGGTTAGCGTCAATCTCCACGGGAAAATCTTCCCTCTCGGACCAGACTTCTACTCGAGGATTCCAGCCTGCTTTTAACGCTCCCTGGAACTTGGCCCTGAGCAATCCTCGTTGTATCTCCTCCATCAAGGTATAAGTGGATTTAACTTCTATGAGAATCTTCTCGTGTTCGAGACAAAGATCAGGGAAATACAATCCCGGCTCCCCGTCAGGTTTAACATAGGTAATTTGCGGGATCTCATCTCCCCAGAGCAGGCCATTCTCACGATAACTCTTTAGCAAATGGTTGATGGCTTTGTCCTCATACCCTTGGAACTGGATGGTGTTCCCTGAAGGAAGAACCATTTCTTTAGTACGGAAACAACTGGGATAGAAGGTCTTCATCCATTTTCTAATGCGTTCAGGATCTTGAGTGGGATGAGCAAATCCTGTACGTTGTTGGTAGGAAGGCTGGTATTTGTTCCACCAAGTTGGACTTCCAAAGACTAAACCGCCTTGATTTTTCAACCACGTTTTGTATCGACGATCAGTGATTGCCTTAATCTGCTGAGGGTGATCTGCCCCATATTTATTGCGCCAATTCTGTCTGCGTTTGTTCAACACGATGGGGGACTTTACAGGATTGGAGAATCCATATTGTTTTAGGCAAGTTGCAGCTCGAGCTTGTTTCGTAGAGTCTAGTTTAGTCCAATGATCCACTCCATGTTCGTCTTGGCAACGTTGACGAGCCGCATCGAAAACACCAGGGATGCTAGGTGCCCAATCCGCACCGTACTTTTCTTGGATCGTTGCAGAAATCTTCTTACGGAGTTCCGGAGAAGCCATAGCAGACGGAGCGCCGTGGCGACTCATCATGGTAGCAACAAACCTTTTCTGACGTTGGGTGGCAAATACAGGATCCTGAAAATGCTGTTTTGCGGAGGATTTCCTGCGTAGTTTGTTTTCTTCTGCAGCGACGGGGCAACGGATTCCTGTTGGGAGTTTCCCACAGACAGGTCCGCAGGTTTGCAACAAAGAAGCTGACTGCCCACATCCATAACAGATAAGGTTGGATGTGAGCAGAGGATTGAGGCATCGCTTGGCTGAATTTTGGCAACAGAAGAGCCAAGAGTTTTTAAGGAGAAAGGCGGCTCGTCTTCCACAACCTAGTTCACAGGGCTCTAGAGTAGGTACTTTTGCGTACCAGGTTTTTGAATCGGAAGCATATTCTAAGAAAAGCTGTTTCCGTTGAATTTTGTCCATTCTACCAATAATACTGATAGTTGGATTATTGATGAGTTATCTAAGGACATGATACAAATTGCACAGAGGCCAAATAAGCGGGAACAGGTAATCCATCATCCCAAAAGCCAGCGTTGCTGACGTAAACCCACGGATCCAGGGCGGTTAGCTGTGACTAACGGGGCCATTTCTGAAAATTCTGCCCGGTACTGAGCACCCATTCCCTGATAGAGTGCAGCCTTATTGATATCCAAACTGACACCGTTCAACGAAAAACTGAATTCATCCGCCGCCCAACGAGCGCCTTCCCGATTCAAACACTTCGCCGCTGCACCTGTTGCCGCTGCTGAACTCCAATTTAAAGGAAGAGTATCCAACGTGTAGGCTGTTAAGTTCATTGGATTCCACGTATTCAAGTCCTGTATCGACATCTCCAACATACGAATAATCGTCTGATCCGTCCAGATATACCCCACACGAGTCGTATAACCCGCAACCACCTTACTCGGAGTTGGGGGACGAAAGTGATAGTTTCGATCCGGGTTATCATCTGAAAGTAGTTCCCGCACATACATAATCGCTTTCGTGTATTTGTGAGTAGTGCGCGGAGCCTTTGCCATCTGGACGGAGGGAGCCTCAAAACTCATGGAAGTTGGGTCAACATTTTCAACCGCGAATTCTTCATGAACCATGTTCTGCTGACCACCTGCATACTGCGTCAGATACCAGACAAGACGAAAGACACCATGCCATGTTGTTGGGACAGTGATAGGAACATAGTAACATCCCTGCGAAGAGCGAGTGGGAACTTGCATTGGCCCGTAAACCAATGTGGATTCAGGGTTTACCGAATGCGATGATAGTTTGTCCGGCTGCATCTGGTCGTAAGAGTATGCTAGAGTGGGGCGAACGGGAATCTGCTTATCAATTTGGAAGATGCTGTAAGTAATCGCTGCGGGATCGATCATGGATCCGTCTGCACCTCGAACGCAGATATCAAGATCCCCCGCTTGGAGGGTCTTCCCATTAGTAAGAGTTACCATTTAAAAATTGCTCCTGTAGAAGATTCCGGTATTGGGTTTCATGCTACTTTTTAACTTGTGGTCTCCACCGGGAGGTGGGAAAACAACTGCCGCCGCAGCCCTTTTCCTTGCTTTTAAAAAAGCTCACTACCATGTTGAATTAGTTGGGGAACAAGCTCGAGAGCACATGTACAGTCAATCCACCTGTCAACTGGATGACAATCAGTTTCTTATTAGTGCTTTGCAATTCGAGCGTGTGAAACGGCTTGAACGATTTAGGGTTGATATTGCAATCGCAGAATGCCCTTTTCAGCAGGGTTCTCTGTACTCTGAGCATCTTCCCTACCATAAAGAATTACAAGCACTTCTAGAAAATTGCGCAACCTATTACCATTTGAATGGCCATGGTACTTACAACGTCTTTATCCAGCGCGCACATGCCTATCGCGCTGGAGAACGTCGAGAAACAGAAGAGCAGGCAGCTGCCTTAGAACCAAAGATTCGAGAAATAATTGGTAAGCCTTTCAACTTGGAAATCAAAGGAAACGACGAAGGGCATGAGCAGCTTATCAATTGGGCGCTGAAGGTTGTAAAATCTTGGGAAAGCACAAACCTACTTCCGTCTCAAACTGGCGGTTGGATTAACACACCTTCCTCAGCAAGCCAACCGCATACCGTAGATAAAGCCGACTGATACGGTATCGTCCGAGTATCATACCCAGCTTTCTTCAAATCTTCTTGTCGTCTTCGGATCTGTTCCACCTTCGACAATAGCTCTCGTGGGTTGAAGGGTTTATGATTGCCTTTTTCCAACCGTCTTGCCCGCACTCGTTCAATGCAAACTTCAGCCGGGGTATCTAGCATGGCAAAGATAAAATGATGTTGAGGGAGCGCCCGAGCGATGAGGTCGCTACTCTTGAAAACGGTTGACCATAGCACTCCTTCAAAAATGACATGCCCTAGAGAGGCAAGGAGTGTAATTCCCTTTCGAGTGTTTACAAATCCGGACTGACCGGGTACACGAACTTCTTTTATGGCATCCACACCGCCGCATTGAGTTTCATATCGACCCAAGACACGGATGTTGTTCTGGAGTTCGTACCCCCAGACCTTACCGGAGGGCTCTGTAAGATCAGCTACAACGCCAATATGCTTCATGAGTTGACGGACAAGAGTCGATTTACCAGAACCATTTGCGCCGCGAAAACCATAGATGACACTCATTTAGAGAATGTCACCATAAACATCGCCATTATCTTGGCGCTTTTTATCCTCGTATGGCGCAATCACTCGGCGATAAAGTTCAAAGGCCGTACAAAAGAGGCAGCCCATAACGATGGCTAGATTCAGGTACTTCTTACCATGGCTTTTGATCCAAGCCACGACTAGTTTTGTCAACCCGTAGGTAAGATCCCCAGCGGACCAATCACCAGTGTGAGAAACGGCACCCGCAATCAATTCATCAACCTTAACACGATCTTGAGGTTCAGTGTAGGGCATAGATTATTCCACAAACGAACTTGCTTCTCTGCTGTATTGAATTTTAGTTGCCAGAACAGTGCCTGTCAACAGCATAGTGATCCTACTCACTAATACTGCCGCTTCTGTTGCAAGATCCGCGTCATCCAGAAAGAAGCATTGAAACTTGCCATTCACATTGATTTGAACGGCGAGACGGTTATTCCAACCTTCTTTATCACTGCCATATTTTGCGGCAAGTATTACGTGATGACAATTTAATGGGGGAGGGACAGTGGATTCAAGGAGAAGGAGAAATTCTAGAATATTCATACTGCCTTTCGTACTGGCTTTAGCCATACTGATTTACCTGTAGTTTCACAGAACGACCTAACATGATTTTTCTTAGTAAATGAAGAAGTTCTAGGGTCTCGTTCCATAATCTTCTTACAAGCTGGGCAGATCATCTTCATACGGCTACCAGTTCATACCAGAGATGCTTCAAATTCTTTTGCCTCTATCATGAGATGAGCAAGAAGTATGCGTATCCTTTCAAGTTCATCCATTGTAGTGTAAGTCAAGAGAAGGTAGAAGATTGTCTTTTCAACATCGCCGATCTTGTTTTGAGAAGCGAATTCATCCAGGTTTGTCAATGGCACTCTAGGAGACCCGCATGATGTAAACTCTGGAGTGGGCATCGGCAAGAAGCCTTCTTGAATAGAAACAATCAGCTTCTCTAGATAGTGCTGCGACTTATCGATATCGGCGACAGCCTGATTCTTCTTTTTCCAACGAGTCACATATTTGGTGGCTTGTGCTTCAAGATAAGGAAGGCGATTGGTTAGAACAAGGTCCCAATGTTGAATTGAGACCTGATTGTAATGGGTACCACCGATTTGGCGAGCGTTGGGGTTAGAAATTGGGGGCATAATACCAGTTCAATACTACACCCAAAGAGTTTCCGCCCACAAATCGAGCTTTTCTGGTTGAGGGCATTCTACACCCTCGGGTTCGGGATTTCGTTCCGTTACAAAGGCTCGCCATCCAAAACCTTCACCTAGATCTCTCCAGTCCGTTCTGGGCGTTGAAGGTCTACGGACGAATTTCATCTGCTTACGTGCGTTCAACTTCCTGATTTTCTTAATCATATTCCCTCCACTCACAATCTACGATAGGTGGAGTACGAACAGCTATACGTAAACAGGAAGAACAACCTCCGCCAGCTTACGAATCTCCGGGAACTTCTGAAATCTTAATAATTCACCATTAAGAAAAACTGGCTCAAGGAGATCAAATGGGCAACCCGCCCTTTCATCCTTGTATTGCACCGTGCGATATTGGTCATTCGAATCTTCCAGAAGTGCCAAGCGTCCTCGCTTAGAAGCCTTACCTGGGTCAGTAACGGGGTCTTTCCAAATCTCAACTTGGCCGCCGTTGACTACCGCATTACAGCATTTAATAGCAACCTTCTGCGTATCGCGGTTAATCTTCTGAAGCAACCCTCCGCCCATACCGAAGACAATGTTAGATGCGGACCACTTGGCGTCCTTCATGGCCTGCAAAATTTTTCGAATGCCATAGTGATCAATGCCATCTCCCCACAGCACACCTACACAGGGCGGGAGAACCTTGTAACCTTTGTCATTCTCACGAATGCCAAATTTCTCTGCCAAAATGTCAAGTACTCGAAGTGTTACTGCAACTGAATCACCTGAGTCGGGGCGAACAACAACCTTACCATCTCGATTGCGAATGCGTTCGCGGTAAGTCCCGCCGATGATATTAGCCGTGAAGTTGAAGATATCATAGCTATCTCCAACCAAAGAAAGAATTCCCGACGGAACCTCATTCAAAGCGTTCTCTACAAACTGGGATTCATACTCCCGTTTCCACATTGTAGTGACAGAATGCTCTGTAGCGAATACAGAAAAGCCGGGCATTTCGTTTTCGATTCCAAACCCATAAAACTGCTCAATGTAGTCTAGACCAGGCAATGTATCAGTGCCTTGGAAATTGACTAAATGAGCCGCTGCCCCGATGCCCATTTGTAGATCACAAGTGACGCCGCGACCACCGAAGTCATGCAGCTGAAAAGGCAAAGTAGAAAAATCATCTGCTGTACCCGAAAGAAATTCAGCAATCATTTCTTTGGAATACCGAGATTTGGTGACAACGCCGGAGCCGTACCAGGTATGCTCCAGAATTGTTTCTGTCCAACCAGGAACCCAAGCACAATCAGGGCATGAGTTCTTCATTGTCCACATAACGTTCTTCACTTCTACAGGAATGCCTTCTTTCACAGCGCGGATATCCAAAGGTAGGTGACCGCCATGCTTGTTGATGACGTGGCGCCAGCCCTCTTTATTGAAAGCACGATCCGTGCCAAAATGGAGACCCGCCTTAAATTCTGCCTCCTCAACATCAGTTAGAGTGGCGAAACGACCTTCGATGTTGCGTTGAATGTTTCCTTGGAGATCAAATAGTACAGTGTATGGATACTCGCCGCCACGAGCTTCGTAGTAGTAGAGCATCTCCGTAGTTCCCGGGACAATGAATCTCCAGTGACCAACCTTATAGCTGTCAGTCTTGTGCAACGGACGCGGTTGAAATGGGCGCGGCATATAGTTTGAATTCCTTTCTGAATCCTTCTTGTACGAGCTTTAATATCGGGTGATGAACCGGGTTGAGGAGCCCCTCTTTCAGTTCACGAATAGAAAACCATTTCGCTTCAGAAATGTCGTCCTTTGCTGCAGCGGATAGAGTCATAGTCTCGGAGGCGAACACGAGCGTCTTGACTTTATCCTGCTCAGCCGCCCAGCGCCAGTCGGGAACATAACAGCTGCCAATATACTCCATTTTGGTTAGATATTGGCCCACTTCTTCCCTAGCTTCATCTTTGGCATCCTGTTCAAAAGTCTCAGTTATCGGTTTAGTGTGGCCACCCACGAAACGCCAACCAGGCTCACCGTATTTCTTGCAGAGAAGGAACTCCATGTCGTCATTGTTTTTATTCACATCTGACCAAGAGTAGTGATACATGACTACATCCACGCAAGTAATGGCTTTGGGCCACTGATTCATCGCGGAGTAAATAGCGCCAGCGCGAAAATCAGCGGACTCGATGATCGTATTTGTCAACTTTGCCCGAATGTCTTCGCCTTTGATGTGCTCCGTGGTAGGCAAAGCGAGTTCAACAGGAGGATAGGCACCGTGGTAATGAGGCACGAAACTGTCACGGCCCCCATACAGAGTAACGTCGCCATAGTCAACAACCTCTCGGATTTTGGCGTCCAGAGAATCAGACCACGCCTCGTCTGTCATACAATCAATCAAAGGAAGAACTGTAAAATTAGGGAACTTTGCTTGAATCATCGCCTTGCGAGTAACGAAATCTAGCGGGTTACGTTTGGTCATTCCATTCGGAGACTTACCCACAAAAACAATTACACGATTATGGCGTCCCATGACGGCGCGGAATAAGTCCATGTGACCTTCATGGAGTTCGTGCACTTGAAAACGGCCAACGATTACGCCCCAAGATGGCTTATTCAACTAAAACCTCCAACTTTCTGATGAGGGAATTTGTTGTTCTAAACGTTCTACTTTGCTCTCAAGTTCTTGGATACGTTCGCGGAGTGGCCCAACTGCCTCTTCAATTCGGTCGGCAAGTTCCCTACTCTGAAGCGTGTTGAGTCCGGGTTCGGTGAGCATCGGTTTCTCCTTTTCCTGTTGTATACTACTCAGTGAACGCCAATTTCGTATAGAAATCTGCTGGGAGTTAAAGCAGTAGTATTTGGACCGTGTTGAATCATTGCTGGGAGGCAGAGTGTAAGGTTGTCCTTGGCCCTAGTACATGCCACATAAAAAAGCCGCCTTTCCTCCTCAATTTCCGATGGGGATCCCATTGAAAATTTATGAGGAAGGGAGCCTTCGTAACAATTGGTCACGTATACGCGCCGAAATTCCAATCCTTTAGCAGAATGGATCGTACTAATGACAACCTTCCCTTCGTCTTTATTTGATTGCTCAGATTGTTTATTCATACTCAACTGGAACACCAGATCCTCGATGGTCATTTCATTCTCCTCAAGGAGAATTTGAAACATCATCTGTAAACGATTGATATTCTCCAATTTCTGCTGTACTCGCTCCGGTTCACGCTTGTACTTATCCTGAATGATCTGACCATAATTAAGAAGACGAATGAGTTCTTGAAGCGCCTTGAAAGGATCATCTCGGTAATCTCCAAGACTCTTTATCATGGCAGCGAAACCGCCCAATTTCTTGTCGCTGGCGCTGGCAGCAACCAAGTCATTGCTGTGCTGTAGCTTGGCTCGATCACGAATATCCTCTAGCGCCTTCGGCCCCACGCCACGCTTTGGAATACCTGAAGCCCGTACGAGCGCCATGAAATCGTTTGGGTTTGCAATGAGCCTCATATACGCCATCAAATCGCGAACCTCTTCCGTCTGAAGGAGGGACAGGCCGCCGCGCACCACATAAGGGATGCGCCGCTTTACCAACTCAGCTTCTATATCCCGGACTTGAGTCTTACCGCTACGGACTAACACAGCGTTGTCACGATAGACTATGGGATTCTTTTTAAGGTTGGCATCATGGTAAATTTCTGTTGCTATCTGAACAGCAATGTCGCGTGGTTCGCACGCTTTCATCAATTTGGTGGTACCATGTTCATTATTGATCCCTCGCCAGGATTCCATTTTCAGTGGAATCGAATTGGTCATTTTAGCGCAGGTAGCATTCGCGAGATTAACAATTTCGGGGACAGAACGATGATTGCGTTGAATCTTGTAAAGTTTAGGAACAACACCGCGCCAACCCTCACTGTATTCTTTAAGGAGTTCCGGGGTAGCCCCATTAAAGCCGTAGATGCTCTGATTCATGTCACCGACAACATATAGATTTGGATTGTCTGGTGCAACTAATAAATTGACAAACGCCCATTGAATCGGGTTGGTATCCTGTGCTTCATCCATCAATAAAAACTCGAAGGTCTTTTCAAGTTTCCCGCGCCAGGTGCTATCCATTTTACCGCGATGAACGACTAGATGTACCATATCATCGAAGTCAACTACGGAATTGGCTTTCTTCTCCGCCTCGTATGCCTTCCAGATAGCAAGCCGTCCAGCATCCATAGCATGATAACCGCCGTGCGCCTTTTCCGAGATTTTATGGATTTCATCTGTATAGTCACTAGAAAAGCAAAGACCACGAGCACGGTGGTAACTTATCACTTCCAACATTGCCCACTGATTTTCATCTAATTCTAAGCGATCGATGATTTTCTTAATCATACTGCCCGCATCACCTTCATCAAGTGGGGAAACACGAGACAAAAGGCCAAAACCTTGAGGATTGCGACGAATGGCACTAAGAGCAAGAGAGTGAATTGTGCTAACGCGGGGAACCTGATCACGAGGAACTTCTGGCCCAAGACCCAAACGATTGACTAATTCCCCCGCAGCTTTGTTAGTAAAAGTTAGAACGCAAATCCGGCGAGGGGCAATGCCTTGCTTCATCAACCAACGAACACGTTCAGTAAGAACTCTTGTTTTACCACTACCTGCACCCGCTACCAATACTGCCGGGCTCCCAATGGAATGTTCTACAGCTAGAAGCTGTTCCTCGTTGAGCTGCAATTATGGTCTCCAAATCAGACAAGTGGCGTTGTCCCCGGTGGGAACTGCGAGTGCTGTCGCGACGATTTGATTCGCAGTAGCTCCTTCACGAACTGCCTTTACCATACCCGGCACCATATCATGACTCTTATGCCCTGGGTCTAGAATACCATCCGTTCCAACTAACACAAAATCGTGCACCTTTTGAGTATAGATTTGAGGTACACGACTAAGAAACGGTAGAGAACAATCCCCCAAAGCGCGGCTCATTTGAAGTCCGCCCCCATGCCAACTATGGCACAGATAATAACCGTCCCAAAATGCCCCACGTTTCTCAGCCGCTTCCCGCTCTTTTGTGTTGGAACGTGCATTGTGATCCGGCCCTAAGTGATAGCTCCTTTTACCAGTCCCAACAATAATAGGAGAATCGCCAATTACCGCACAAACAGCAAAATTTAATTTACGAAACACCCAAATCACAGAGGCCGTTGAACCATTTCTCATCTGTTTGGTTTCATCTGCCATTTGATAAAACGCTTTGCGCATAGCAGCTTTTGATAGAAATTTGTAAAAAGAAACTTCTTTCTCATCGACAGAATCCTCGTATGCATCACCATAGACTTCTTCGTAATGTGTAATGAACGCTTCTGGAAAATGTTCACTAAGATATGTAGAACAATTTAGACCACCATGACCGTCAAACACACCGAAAAGATCGCCGTGAGGATGAGTACAAATGAATGAAGTATCTTCTTGATACGGGCGCATACCTTTGGCTGTAGCTTTTTGAATCATAGAATCTAATACTGGCAAAACGGGTCTCCAATTAACTGGAGACCCGTTTACCTCTTCGCTTTACTCCCAATTATTTTTCAGAAGATTGAACACAAGGCCTGGATTTCTTTTTGTGTTTTATTACCACCGTAGGAGTTTCTGTCAACGGTGGAATAAGCGCAGTCACTACTTGCGGAGGGATGTTAATCGTAACCTGCGGAGCAGGTACGACGATCGGTGCTGGGGCTACAGGCTCAGCTACAGGCGCTGGGGTTGGTGCCACCTGTTCTTGTGGCTGAGCAATCTTTAGGCAATCCTCAAAGGTGAGGTTGGCCTGCTTAGCAGTTTTGGTGGCACACAGAATCTTAGCCGCCGCAGTAGGATTTCCAAGAGCAGCAAAGGCTTGTGCGGTTGAAACTTGCTGACATTCCTTGTTGGTGTGACTGCCGGAGATGCCAAAGCTGAATGCGCCTCCTGCCCCGCCACCGCCACCCGTTGCTTGACAATGATCGGTGGGGAAGGGAGGAGTAACGAAAGTAGGCGGCGTCTGACGAGAATCATTGTAGACGCTGTTACTCGTCTGACTGTTCTGAGCAGTAGCTGCACCGCCAGCAGAAGTGTTGGAATTGTTGCTGGTGATCTTACCGGACTGAGTGTTAGTGCCTGATTGAGTATTGGTGCCTGATTGAGTATTGGTACCCGTGTTCACTCCAGACTGAGTGTTAGTGCCTGTCTGATTCTGACCCTGCTGCTGCCCTTGATTCTGTTGTTGACCCTGACACTGGCCAATACCTGTGCAGTTCTGCTTGCCGTTCTGAGTTTGATTTCCAGTCTGTTTTTGAGCCAAAACAAATGCAGCCGCCAACAGAATTGTTGCGAGTACTACTGAACGAAATAACTTCATGTCTTCTCTCCTGAACTTCGAATTAGGACTGTTATTCAGATACTACAGAACACACGTCCTTGGAGTTAAGCTACGGATGAGGTGGGAATTTCGGGTATTATGCACTAACACTAACAGCTACAAATCTGGTCGCCCTATCTTGCCGTAGTTATTGGAGTTGGCAGGGCGGGTAGGATTCGAACCTACAATGAGCCGAAGGCTCGTCTGATTCAAAGTCAGGTGGGATGCCATTACCCGACCGCCCTAAAATTTTGGAGCTGGCAGAGGGATTTGGACCCCCGTGGGATTTCTCCGGCAGTTTACAAAACTGCTGCAATCGGCCACTATGCGATACCAGCAAACTTATCTTCCTAAACGACTCAAATACGTCGTGTAAAGTTCATTCATCAATTGGCTGGTTTCACGCCAGCTCTCCGCATTGATAATCTTCTCTACTAACGGGTGCTCTAGTCTGTGGAGAAAACACCAACAATAAGCTGCACCGTATGGATGACAGCTGCTACATGGGCACCCGTTATTCATAATTCGTCATGAACCTTTCTTAAAGAAAGTCACGAAAGAGCAGACGATGGGAGTCGAACCCACAACCTCTTCCTTACCAAGGAAGTACACTGCCAATTGTGTTACATCTGCAAACTTGGAGCTAGGAAGGGGACTCGAACCCCTGTGTTTGTATGGCAGTGTACGAAACTGCTGCTGTCGCCGCTGAGCCATCCTAGCAAAATTCCTCTAGCAACAAGGCCCGTTCATCGGATACTCCTCGTGCTGTTCCTTTTCTTCAGCCATATTTGGCCTCCATTAAAATTTTGGTCCACGAGGCAGGGATCGAACCTGCGACCTATCGGTTATCGGCCAATTGCTGCTACCAACTGAGCTACTCGTGGTCTTCGGTTTTTTCACCGCAGTCTGTGCAATGAGTGCGGCCAGTTTCTTCATCGGTCTGGAAAACATGACCGTAAAATTCACAACTCGTCCATTCATGCCAATTTGTTTCCATAGATTCCTCCATAAAACAAAAATGCCCTCCATCACTGGAGAGCGTCTTCGGATCGATCTAACCTTGGTCTTACTTGCCAACGGTTACACACGAACCAGAGACGCCCACTTGCGTGGTCGTTGTGGTAATTCGTGTTTGGCGTTGGTAATTCATATCTGTGAACTTCCATTTCATGGATTCCGCCCCCAATCAGGTCTTACTTCAACCCAAGACAGACGGCTAAACCGTGGTTCCCACGGAAAGTACTGCTTCTGTATAATACTACGTAGTGGTAGAAATCGGTTATATTAGCGATTCTCTTCCACCAACTCAGTTTAGGAAGGCAGCTATCAACAGGACCTTCTGTCATTCCAAACGTTGGGTCACCCGGTATTGGTTCACCCAACGAATGATCTATTGTGATTTCATAAGTAACAACACCAGGGAGTTTAGAAATACGTCCCAATTCGCTCTGAATAAAACTACTCAATTTCTCTGTTTCCGAGATTTCCCCGCTATTTCTAATGTCAATTGCAGTTTCTTTGTCGTTTGCATTATTTTCCCTTACGAGGCCACCAGTATGCAATTATCGCTAACCCAGCGATAACCAAAAATACATCCCGAATAAAATGCCAGGCTTCCCTGAGCAACATCTGAAAGGCCATCAGTAAATCCAACAGCCCACTCACGGAAATACACTCTGTTTCTTTTGAATAGCCCGCGCTTTCAAGATGAGGCTAAATTTGTGCAGTGCATCAATCGTAAGCTGACTCATAGCATCCTGCATATCCCCAAGTTGACGAACATCCACCCAACAAACATCTTTGAAATTGCCGCCCGCCTTGAGGTACCCACCCAAGTAATCTGCTTCAACATATATTGCAATCAGATGATCAATCTCTGGTTTGAAATTTTCGGAAACAAAAAGTGTCGAACCGGGGCGAATATCAACATTTGCTTCTTCTCTTAAGATTCGTGTAATCGTGTTGGGGAGTGATTCAAATGGCTTGACTTCTCCGCCGGGGATAACCCATTTAGCCTCCTTACTACGTCCCAATAAGATTTCAGAACCACGAGTAACAATGGCGGCGATCATGACTCGAGGAAATTTTTTATCCAGATCAAAGGAATCCGGGGGTGCTGCGTGCGGTCTTGGAAACCCATGGCACCCTTCTCCACGTGTGCCTTCCCATAGTTTATTTTCTGACATACATATCCTTAAAGATTCGCAGCGATGTCGCTAACTTCTGCTGCATCATATTTGGCTGCGAGCAAACCATACTCATCCGGCTTTATGTTGGACGAAGCCTTAAGATCGAGCGTTTCTGCTACATTGTCAACGAAGTATGCAATAGCTCCTCGCATACCAGAGCACCAGTTGTACCAGTAATCTTTGATTGCAGCTTGCCCCTTCTGCTTTAAGAATTGCTTCATTTCGTTCTTATATTTAGGCAGGTCAAACCCCTTCAACATCGCAGCCCCGGCATCAAAATTATTGATGTTGTCATCGATCGTCAGAGTAAAAAGGTCATGCCGAACTGGAATCTCCTTATCCTTCATGAGTCGACTAGTCAACTCTTGGAAAACCACGCCAGCAGAGACAACTTCAAATTCATTAGCCATGTAACGGATGTAGAACGCTGCGGTAGGATCAGCACAGGATACAGGTTCAGCAGTCTTCATCATCTTAAGACGGGTGGGAGCTTTCAGTCCGGCCCATTGTCCTGTAGGGAGTTCTGCTAAGGAGAAGAAGGTGGAAACAATTCTCTCCATCATTTTGTCTTCCAGTTTCTCAACTTGTTCTTTTGTAAATCTTGTACGTTCTTCTGTACGTTTTTGAAATTCCGCCTCAAACTTTGTTGTTTCCGAGATCTTAGTCAAGAAATCTCTAGTCCAATCTGGTTTACCAAAAGACCAGTACACGCTATTCACAACCGCGCCCATATTCTCCAACATTTGACGCACGGTCAATATCTCTTCTGTGTTTGAAGAAGCAATAAAGACTCGCCCAGTCTGATAATCTACAATGACTGGAAATTGCTTCCGAGCATGAATGGAGAATCCATTTGCAGTTAAGTCAATGCGAGATTTGTCATCCTTAACAGCAAATTTATACGGACGGCCCAGGGTTTCGTATGCCAGTTGTTCCTTTTTGCTGGCAACATCGCTTACATCCTCATAATCGTTGAAGACAACCCAGAAACCGTAAGTATTGAACAGGTTGGCGTCCAAAACGAAATCCGGCTCCACCGCTCCATATGCCTTAGCGTAGCAAAGAGGATCAAACGTAGCAGAGTAATCCGGCCCCATGGTTTCACGAAGTTCTAGATAGTGCTGAATATCCTCTACGCCGGGGTCTACCAAAGATACAGAATTAGGGGATTCCGCCAAAACCTCATCCATGCGCGGTTTATCAAACGGATTGATGCCAACTGTAGAGCAATTTTTGAAGCGTGTACGGATGCTTGCCACCAATTGAGAAACAAGCAGCGTCTTCAATGGATCAGCCAGAGTAGCTTGGAATTTCGGGAAGGAATCTACTTTAAGGCCAAGAATAGCCCACTGACCTTTACCAAACAGCATGTTTATTCTCCTAGACTTACCAGGCTATTCCTTCTTTACGCCACTTAAGGAAATTCCGCCCTTGCACAAAAGCCAATACAGTTCCAATGAGGATGATACTCCAAGTATGATGCATAATCCCAACAGCAGTTGTGAAGATTTCAGCAACCATGGTTACAAACGGTCCACGCAACTGGTTGTTCCCCATTGACCAGAGGCCGAAAAACAGTAACACGGCTGCCAATGCTTGAACGATAAAATCAACCATACACGCTCCTTATTTTCGAGTCACAACAACCGGATAAAGTTCTTCCAATACGGCGAGGGCTTCACAAGCATGACAGCCGTCAGCGCACTCACCGCGCCAATATGCCCCCGTATTCATCCCGGGACGCTTGTGCATCCGTTTGATGATCTCCCGCAGTTGTTCTACTTTGTTCATCTCTAGCCCTCAAGTTTGAGTTTTAGGGCGCACTCATTGATTTCTTCTCCTCTTCGTTCAAATACCGCTTTATCTTGCTGACTCAGCTAAATACACATTGGAAACAATCTTAAGAACAACGCGGCCTAATTTCTGGTGATAACGTTCTTTCAGAGGCTTGATTACAATGCCCTCCCTTATCTGATCACTAGCACCAGGAATCAAAGATTTTCCGTCAGCTAATTTGACGAGCTGCTCAAAATTATAGGGCATAATGCCAAGCATGGGCACACGGCGATCTTCTGGTAGAGCAGCAATGAATTCTTCAGCGTCCAACCAACGAGTAACATCCAGAATATCGAAAGCGCGAAACCATAGAGTGCCTGGTACTGTCGCGCCATAGCGCATCTTCTGAACCCATCCAAAATTTTCACCATAGAGGAGTTTGTTACGATTTGAGTCGCACCATTCTGGGATCCAAGGGTTCTGTTTTTGAACTTGCCACCAATTGCTCTCGCCTTCTTCAAGCTTCCATTCCGTACGAGAACCCGCATACATCTTAGCCTGCTGAAGAATTTCCCCATGAAACGGATCATCAGCCATAGTGAAACGAGCATTCTGACCATCCAATTTCTCCGTGACATAGACCATCTCACCCGGCTCAAAGACCTCCGAGGCGTAACGGTAAGCAGACTCGATGTCATACTTAGGAGCTAGGGGTACGGGTGGTGGTGGGCCTACATCCGCGCCCTGATGACGTCCCGAGGCATTGAACAGCGGCTCCGGGGGTGGTTCGTAGTGCGTGATGCCGAGCAGCTCCGCACAGTCATCCCCAATTTCTTTGCCTTCTGGGCAGGGTAGAAGCATACCCATAGACCACACGCCACGCAGCCTCTTAGCCGCGATTCGAAGGTACTTAGTATTGCCGTCAATTCGGGCTTCTAGTGCAGCAATCCCCTCGTTGTATGCAATACGAGCAAGATCGCTTTCCGGTTCAGCAGCAAGTTTCTTGGCTAGGATTTCACGGTCTTTTCGGAGGTTGGGGGTGTCTTTAAGCCATCGATACTCGGGGAGGTTCGGTAGCACGGAATCAGGCGTGATGTACACCGCCTTAGTGGTCCCGAGCCAATCTTCCGTGCGGACGACGCACGTGAAGTTCCAAACCTTGACGATCGAAAGCGAATCCGCATCAGGATGCTTCTCCATCACGAATGGCACGACTTCCGATTTGTGGGTGGACAATGCCATTTTCAATACCTACTTGCTCCAAAAACAACAGATCTTCTGAGGTGATTTTGAGTTTCCAACCTTTTATGCGACTCTCTTGAGCCGCTGACCGAACCAGTTTTTGACCCTCTGGGCATCTAGAAATTTCGGTAGGCCGCATCTGGAGATCGACAGCGCCGCAAAGATAACAAGAGTCTCGATGCTCACCGTATGCCTGGTTTGCAGATTCAAGCTCTACTCTCATCTGTCACCCTTAAGTGTTGAATAAACCCAGCTACTGATTGTGAGAGCAACCCCAATTCCCATCACTAAGCCGATTACTTCCGCCTGACCAGAATTATTCCAAACAGAGAAATAGTGCAAGCCTACGCCAGTTCCAGTTCCCGCAATAATTCCTAACCCGAGGCCAAAACCACAAGCTACAATGGGACTGCTCGTCATGCATTTCCTCAGCTCTGAAATGTCGCGTTAGTCACCATCTCTGGCGCCAGCCACACTACTTGTCCAGAATGAGGCATATTCCCCCAGACGCCGTTCTTACGATAGATTTTAAGAAGATTCTCAGGACTAGTACCGGAATCCTTCGAATTTTCCAAATCTCGTTCAAACCAACCAAATGGAGTTAAAATCACTAGCTTTCGATGCAAACACGATTTCGACATAGGAATCCTTTTAACGTATGAAGAGAATTGACTGACGAACAAGCTCCGCAGGAACGTAAACATTTTCCCCCTGGAGAAAGCCTGCATCTTTAATTCCGTAAAAACCAACGCTTTGAAGTCTAACGAATAGCCCCTCCGGTAAATTGGGCTCCGATTTCTCCTTTTCGGTTAAGTCTCGTTCCACAAGGCCAAACCGAGTGTTGACCGCGACCGCCTTAGCAGTAGTCATAATGTCCTCAATACTGGGATTTCCAATGCTACAGGATTAAGCAAAAGGAGGTAGGGGGCGACCTTCGGATGTTGTTGGTTTTCGAGAACAGAGGAGTAAGCCTCCGATAAACCATACAGCCATAAAGATCCACATCCAAAGTTTCATAATTCATTCCCCATGAGCAAAGATAACAGGTTATTAGTTCCTGCCCCAGTCTTTAGTGCCGCAGAAGGATCGCTGCCTTTGAGAAGTTTAACCTCAACATTCATGGTCTTAATCTTGTACTTCAATACTCGCATACTCAAATTACCGCCGCCCAAATCTTTGCCTTTCTCAATATCTGGACGTTCGTTATCAAACAACAGATTCAATTTTTCAACTCCTAGCATACGGAGGTAGGCTTCATGCTTATCGCTAATACTCTTAGTTAGCGGGGTCATGATTGGCAGATCTGGTGTGAGAAGTCGGCACGCCAACAAATCAAACGGGCCTTCCACCAGTGTAGCTTCTTTGCGTTCAATGATTCGCTTCAGGGTCTCTGGATCATTGCCCAGCCAATTCGGTCCGACCAGCTTTTCCCCAATCCAATGATAATTGCCCTGCCCCCACAGAACTGAGCCCTCGCAAGGTTTAGTTTGCGCTCTTGGAAATGTTCCATCTAAAGCACGAATTGGAAATACAAACATCGGACCCGGTTCATAAGTCTTGGGTACATAAAACACGCCTAGTTCTGTTAAGACCCGAGGAAAATTCTCTTGAATATGAGAAAGAGCGGGTTGCCATTCACGAGCGACAATAATCTTTTGTGTGGTTGCTGAAATCAGGTCTGCGTTTGGATTCTTGGCCGCGTTTCTAGTGTAGAATTCTCGTGTTTTCTTAATCAACTCAGGAACCGAAAACCACCATTCGTCGCTGTACGCCATCTATTCAACTCCCATAGGGCGATTACTTCGAATAATTCTATGCCCTAGAGTTGGAGCGGCTTTATTTCCATCCAGCTTTTGCGCCTCTACTTTCTGCAAAACGTTTTCATTTGTTCTCCCTTCAATGGGCTCGCCCAAAACCCATAAGAAAAATACAATATCTCGATAATCGCGAAGAAGAACATCTGGGTTCTTCAAATCCTCACGAAATTGCTTAACACATTCTTCTTTATTGAGAATTGGGACGAACTTGTCAAGAGCATAACAACGATCTGGATTGGTGGAGCCACAGCTTTCACATCCCAGAACTTTATGACCAGTCCCGATTTCAGCAGCCTTGCAATTGAGCGGGCACGGGCGCAAGTTACGCTGGAGATAGCGACGACGATGACGATGCACTACTTCTTTGAACTTAGCAACAATTTCTTCCAGTGATCTGAGTTTCACTTGGACCTAGATGACCTCAGTTTCCTGAGACTGCTTTAAAGTCTCTAATTCCGCACCCTCAATATTCTTCAATACTGGGGGCTGACGAGTGCCATCTGGATTTTCAGTTCTAGAAGCGCGGTAAACCGCATCAGCTTCTCGTATCAAACGTGGGGAATGAGTTACAGCGAAGATGGTAAATTTGTACTTATCACACATCTCGTGAAGAAGTTGACTAACGCTTGGTTGAAATTCAGAACTTACGTTGTTAAAGGTTTCATCCAAAACAATAAGCTGACACAATTTGAATCTCTTAATAAGAATAACACGGAGAAGGAAAGCAATCACGTTCGCCACTCCTCCAGAACTACTATCAAGAGGATCGCCCTTTACCGCGCCCTGCCGTACGAGAAGCCGAAAAGAGTTGCCGCGTTTACCTTCTGTCTTCTCCACGATCAAACCCATCTGCGGATCATGAAAGACTAGTTGCAATCCTGCTGTCACGATAGATTCAATTTTACCTATACCATTGGCACTGATAATGGCAATGGCCCTATCGAGCAGCCCCACTGCTTTTACTAGTTGAGCTTTCTCAGATTCAAGTGTGGATATTTTAATTTTAAGACGTGTGATAAGGTTTTTCTCAGCGTCTATTTGGTGCTCGAGGCGTCCAAAAAAGTGAGAGTAAGCACCCACACGATGGCTGAGAACTTCATCCATTGTTATCGATAATTAAACCACGTATTGGATAACAACTTCGTAAGCGTTTTGAACCGCACCCGAAGCAGCAATAGCCACAACATCCCCGGTTCCAAGTTCAACTAAGGCAGCATTAATGCTGTCCTGCATCTTATAACGCTCTGCTGTAATTACCTTGACTTGCGGGGTGCCCTTCTTGAGTTTTACGGGTGCAACAGGCTTTGCAGCTTGAGCTTGCGTTCCTGGCGTCTTCTTTGCCTTTGCTGCTACTTGAGCAATTTTATCAGCAGATTTCGGGACTCCTGGTGCTTTTAAACCTGCTCCTGGACCTGCGTCATCAAAAACGATACCGCTTGGATTATCATCAACTCTAGCCATAAGATCTCCTCTCCTTGTAATACTCACTATCTAGCAGATTGAGAGTGTTTCCAATCTTTCCATGCTTTACTTCCTATCCAATTCTTTTCTCTGGCCCGTCCATCATCCCAAGGTAATCGAGACGGAAGAATGCTTCCACCTTCCAGGGGTGTTGTAGATATCTCTTCTCTCATCCCATTCGGCGGCTCGAGAATCAGCCTACATTCTCGGCATACGAAGCACGGCATGTTCAGCGGATGCGGATAAGTTTCCGTGATCATTTCCTTGCATTTCGGGCAGATAATTGCAACGATCATAATGTTTTAAAACTCACAGACCATGGTCCGCGTTGAAGTCGCTTGGTCGGATTTGTAAAGCTGGGTATATCCAGTAATACCGCTTCTTCATCCGCCGCTTGAGAAAGCGCATCGGCAATCGTCTTCATCGTTCTCCCAAAAGCCGTAAATTTTTGCCACCCATCACTACCGCCTAGTGAAAACCTAGAATCATTGCCGAATTTATCACGCACCACAATGCCTTCTTTAGGTCGAATCTCGACTTTGTCTTGATCATCGCAAAGTCCTGCTGCGGCGTGCAACGCTTGAACAAGACGAGCAGCTGGGAACCGCGTTAGCTCCACACCAGGGGCAGCATAGGCGTCGAAAAGTTCTCTACCGAGCAGATGACCGTAACTAAAAATGACCATGCCCGCAATCGCCGTTCCCCAATAACCCTTCTCAGTGAGAAACAAATCTTCAACAGCCGAATTTCCCGTGATCAGCTTTAGAAATGGTTCACGCGGCTGCAATTGAACAGCGCGGAGCCAATCTGGACCATTCCACATTACTGCGCCGAATTTAGTGGAAATAAAGAGTCGCCCGTTAACCAGCATAGGCGGGGAGGCTGCCGCAAAAGGAGATGTGTCACAACCCAAGAATGTATTCGCACCAAGCCGGGTTGCCACGCCGCCCAAATCATGTGCTTTGAGACCTGCCTGAGTCACCGGGACTGTGTGCACACGAATCTCTGAGTCAAAAGTGTTGTCCAAGGAGGAAATCTTCAAAATACCGTTAGGATCCAGTGATAATTCGATCTTCTCTTCTGGTAGTACCTTGAGACAATCCTTAAAATGTGACAGCGAAACATAAGTGTTGCCTGTTTTTAGTAAATCAAAATCCGAGGACATGATTTGGCCATTTATGGAGGAACGAAAGAAGCGTGGGAGACTGTTCTCCACTAGCTGAACGGCGACAAACGGGCTGGCGTTAGTATCAAATTCACTGAGAGAACGCAGAGTTTTGAGGAGATCATTTTTACTTAAGAGCACTTCATTCTCTCCAAGGCGCTTTCTTGATTCTTGCTCGTTGTCGTTCTACACTATGCTGATGATCGATTTGATGTTGGGCAACTTCTCTTTCCTGACGACAGTCTTTACATGGTTCGCATGCAGGGGTACCATGTTTACATTGGCGACAATCGCAATAATCTGGACAGAGACTCACTTTCAGATCCTCCTTTAATCCAATTTAATACTACTTTACAGGAAGAGAATACGTATGGGCATGACTATCGTAAGCAGTTTCAACCCGGACACTCCAGCATTCTGGGAATATATTGTACCACATATCTCCACATTTGCAACCCGGATCAACTGGGCGCAAATAGAAACCAGCGAAGGAGTTTACAATTGGTCAGCTCTCGATGCAATGAATGCTCCATTTACCAGTATAGGCAAAAATGTTGCCATTATAGTCACTTTAGCGGGAAGTTCTGGCCTCTCCCCGACTCCAGGACCTAATACGGCAACCCCAGCATATGTAGTATCCGGGACGCCTTCCATAGCGTGCCCTGCCTACCCACAACCATTGCCCATTACTGTATCTCCATTCTTTGTTGCCAGAGAAGAAGCGTTCATCCAAGCATTAATCACTCATCTCGAAGCATCAAACTATGCCAACAACGTACTTTATGTCAGGGTTGGCCCCTTTCAAGGGGATTTATCCTGCCCACCATGCTACTTAAATAATCCCTCGGCTTGGGGAGGAATACCGGGGGTACAGGCTTATTTAACCAATCTTGCAGCATTCGTAAAGAGTCTAAATTCTTCTATACAAATATGCTACAACGTGAGCAATTGCATTTCAAATGCAATTACCTATGGAACAGGACAAATTTTTGCAAACGCGGGTTTAGGAATCGGAAACGACTCGGCTAGTGGAGGAGACACACAGGGTCAATCCAGCGGTGATTGGGTAAGCCTTTTTGCAGCATACCCCGATGTCTATCATTTCCTACAACTGCAAAATCCTGACACAATCACGGATCCATTAGTAATTCTACCATTTGCACGGGCTAACGGGTGTGATGCGTTTGAAATTCCAGAGTCGTACATAGAAATTGCGTATAATCCAGCAAATATATACTACGCTCAAAGCCATCTCGAAGCTCAGCAGGCTCTCTCCGGGATTCTGTTTCAATTTTACATGACTGCCAGCAATGGAGACGGTACTTCACTTCCGTCTAACATTGTAACATTACTTCCACAATCATAGTTGCGACAATGGGATTTGAATGGACTGAATGGCTCCCGAGCCTACTTGAAAGCTGGAATACGAAACGCCGTCACTTGAATAGAAGATCTCATATCCATCAATAGAACTTGGGTTTACTTCAGACCAAGATAGAGTTACCACTCCATCAATAAGAGTAGGAACACCCATAGTAGGAGTAGCAGGAAAACCACCATACGTAGAAATCGCCTCAAAGAGGATTTCACCTGTATTCACAATTTGATTCACTAATTTAGTCTTGTCCCAAACACCCAAAATAGTTCCCGATGGGAGATCATAAAACGTTTCATAAGTGCTGCTTACAGGTGGGTTACCTACTATTTGAATGCTGCCGATTAGAATCAAACCAGAATTGACGCTTTCTACATTCGCCATACGAACCCATTGAACATTATCCGCACCGTAGAGCCTTTTGGACTCTACAGAAAACACCGTAAAACCTTCAGGGGTAAGAGTTTGAGAGTTTACTTGAAGCAACAAACATCCATTTAGGCCAGATAAAGCAATAACACGAACGTTGTTGTAAACAATTGTAGCTGTTATCGTATTAAAGGCCATTTCTGGCACGATAGTTGACAGATCTATAAAAGCGTCCGGGTTATCTGTATCAACATGGTAGGCTGTCATATAGCGATAGATTTTGTATGTTGCTGGATTCCCGTCCAACGTCAATACAAGAGTGTAATCTTGTTCTGTGTGAAAAGCATCCAGAATTGGGGTACCTAGCGGCGTTAGGCAGCGCGTAAGCAGTACTACATTCGGCGCTACCCCACCATACACCAACGCTGACGCAGGCGAAATAATGAGTTCCCGATTTTGCCCACTAATGACAGAAATACGCTTGATATTCTGTAAATTAGACCAAACCCCGGAGACACTTAAAGAACTGTAGGAGGGCACCAGTGAGTTACGTTGACTGATAGTAGCATTAGATGGCGGAGAACCTCCAGTTTGCCATATAGCACGAGCTAATCGAAGTGTATTAGGGATATACGAGGGATTCTGTTCTTCGTATGAGGCAACAATCACCTGAACAGTGGCTAGATTAAAACCAATGAACGACCAAACTGTAGGAGAGTTAGGAGGCAAAACATTCGTGTTAGCTTCTTGAGCTGTGTAAACAGCGTTGTTGTAAATTGCTGAGTCTCCAATAGAATAGTTTGTGGCAGAACTCCATGTGGTTGTAACCCCATCATTGACTTGAACAGTGAACATCAGGGTTTCCCCATTCACCGACAACCCATTGGTTGGGAAAGTAAAAGTCGGCGTTGAAAAACTCAAAGGTTCAACCATATCCCCCATCGTTTGTGTCCAAGTGTAGGACATCAGGGCATCCGCATTCGGGGGTTCTGGAAAATACGTTGGTGTAATTGTAACACTTGTATTTCTAGCGGCATAGATTGTTGGTATCGGAGGAGACCCCAAAAATGCAAGACCCAGAAACTCGACATAAGACGGCGGGTCAAATGGGACAGTAACCAGTGAGGATGCTATAGATCCGTTTTCGGGGGTTGGGTAATAAGAAGTCGTCTCTTCTACTGTAACGTCAAAAATGCGCTGCCCGCCACCAATAGCGCGAGCGACATTCAGAATGGCCGTATCCCCATTGGGTGCAAGAGTTACATCTACCAAATCTGGGCTAGTTTCTGACCAATTGTAAGTAATCGGGTCTTCGGTAGTATCGTAGGATGCACTAGCATCAAAGAATTGTGGAGTCCCACGTTCTACGACCACTGAAGCTGGGGACAATACAGCCACGGGAGGAGTATGGATGCCCGAGAGATAGCTCGGGGTATCAATAGTCGGACTCCCACCAACTTGCTCTTCTGCCACAACAGCCCACATGGACAAATCGTCAACGATCGATTTAGTGCCTCGAAGCCAAGTAAAATTGTGATTGTTGTACCACCCAGGGAGATTAGTTACGGCGAGGTTGGCCAGATTCACCGATGCTAATTGCATCGGGTAAGTGGGACCACCCACTTGACCTGTGAGAAGGTCCTCTATCAAATAAGCAACGAATACATTACCAGCTTGATCAAGAGACAGAGTAGCTTCTACAATTGAACCGTTTAGCGAACCCTTCACAATTTGAAATATCCAAGATCCCCCGCCTTGCAAATAACCGAGCAGCAAATTCCCAGTGATACCTTCTGGGATGTTAGTTTGCGTATAAAATATTTGTGCTAGGTAACGTCCTCCTTGTGTATCTTGGAGAACCGTGAGACGATCATCGGAATAACGCCCAACAAAGGATTCAATCGGATTCCCAGGGAGATTCCAAACACCGCCGCTACGTAGAGCGAAAAAAATCTGAAACAGCTGATCTTTAAACGTAATCAAACGCGGGTGTTGCTCCCAGTATAACTCTACATTAACGCCATCAGGAGAAGCCAATGACAGAGAATTATAAGTTATCAAGGACGCAGTACTGGACGAATTGTCTGGAGAATTCAGCAACTGAGTAACAGAAACCAGATTGTCATTTGGGTCCAACTCGAAAATCACTAAACTCTGGCCCGGCATTTCTGGGGGTGAGCCTATCGTGGTCGCATCCGTTAGAATAACACCAATGACAGTGTCGCTGTTACCTAATACGATGATGTCGTAGCCTGATCGGATAAGAGAAGTTGTTGCTAACACAGTTGGCCCGGTTAGGACTCCTGTTGCGACGTTGTACTGGAATTTGATAAAATCAAAAAAGCGCGGGTTGGTCAAATTGTTTCTTAGACCAACAATATGAATCACACCTGCTATCGGATCATAAGCTACACACGGGGCAAATTCTTGATTAGGAAATGGCGGGGTGCCAGCAGCATAGGGAAAAACATACTCTGCTACGACTGTAAAAGAACTCCCTAAGAGTTCCACAGGAGGGGAACCTGCTCCAAGGGAGGATTCAAGAATGATGAAGGAATTATCAGCACGATTGTTAGAAACAACAAAGAGGGATTCCTGAGGTGGGCTGCCAGGACCGATGACTTCTATGAAAGCAGAATTTCCATCCAAATCTGCTTGCGCCCATGTGGTGTTGTCAAGTACTGTAATCACAAGTTACACTCCCTGTGATTGTTTTGGAAAGTTGACTTCATGACTGTAACTCTCTAGACGGCGTAACAGTCTAAATGCCGCGAATTCCGCAGAATTCAAAAACAAGAATCGAAGCCAGTATTTCATGCAGCACCCTGTGATTGGGAAAGATAGTTTTGTTTGGATCGCTCCCTTGCTGCTTTAGCACGTCTCATCCCCATTTTTACCCTACGGGAAAATTCTTGAGGGTCATCTCGCATCTTTTTCAAACCCGCTTCTGATCCATGACTCAAGTTCTGTTCGTTCTGTTGGATTTTGAGACAGCCGCAGCTTCGGGTATGCCCGCTTCGTAAACAACTCCCTACAGCTGTAAAAGTTCTACCACAAAAACACTGGCAAAACCAGATTGCATCTTCTTCTTTATTATTTTCTAGCCTTCTGAGGATCTCTATACCATTTATAATTTGCCCAGTCATGTCTTTTAAGGAAGACCAGCGTAAACGGGGCTTTATGTTGCGTTCTTTCATGGTCTTTCTTATCTTTTGCTTCCACTCCTCAGTACGTGGCCCCCTGAACCCCGGACCAGTGAAACCCTCTCCACCTTTACAGATATTGTATCCGTATTCAGGATCTCGTGAACGAAGAAACTTGATGAACTCTTTTTCATACTTATCTAGTTCAGTTTTGGTTTGGATATCGGATAGGAGAGCGTGAATGGACCAGACCGAAGGGTCCGGATGTTTTCTCATGGAGTTGTAGAGATAGGATCGTCCGTTTCTCTGATGACGGGCATCCCAGAATTTGGCTACGAGGTATTTCTGGAGACTCTTGCCTTTGTGTTGTCCAACGTAATATTTCCCGGTGATATGGTTGACGATAAGATAGATGAACATTTTCTGACCCTCTGCTTAATACCTAGAAAGTCAGAAAACGCGGGGATCACATACCCTCGCCGCTGCCTTCTGGTCCTTGATCGTCTGTGTCCACTTCATTCAGGGTCAAGCCTTCTATAACACGTTTTAAAAGATCAGATTTTGATAGGATCAAGTCAGCCATTGAACTATACAATGTTGACAGAAGTTCGCTGAATTTCGCATCGTTTACAGTGAACAAATCGTCTTCCAATTTCCGTTTGCAATCTTCAGAATCTATGTTTAAAAATTCGTAGATTATTGAAACTGGAAGGGACCCCTTCGCGTAAAGATTAAACATCATGTCGAATAAATCACCAGAGTCGCGAAGTGCCATTCTGGAGAATGTGACCTTAGGAAAAATCCATCTTGGCCTGCCCCATTTATCTATCTCATAAAATCCCTTCTTCATCGCCAACGGCTTAAAGATCAGATCTTCCACAATCCCCGTAATCAAATCACGGAACTGCAGATATGCTGTGTTGAGAATTTCCAATTGAATACGGTTTCCGCTATACAAACCTTCCCCGATAAGAATTTCAGGGGATAAGCCCAATCCAATAGCTAGATCAGAGTTAGTATGTTGGTATTCTCCATCCAGTGCCAATAAACGAGCTTCCGATCCAATCTCATTCCATTGTGCATCGTAATTCACCACGATCGTGTAGTCTGGGTCAGCCTTCGCTTCATCAATATGAGCACGCAACTGCATGATTTCTGACAATGGCACACCAGGCGCAGTCACCATCGTTTTTGGTGTCATGTTACGAGAAGCAATCGTGGATTGTACTTGGCGCAGTTTCTCGCGATATATGCAGGATCGGATAACAGGTTGGACAATAGAACGCCCGTGTAATTCATAGTTTGCTTTTTTACGAGCAAAATGGATTACATAAGAACCCTTAAACGGGTCCTGATTCAAAGGGATCTTGCCCTCTTCCTGAATCTTATCCTTAACTTCAGCTGGAGTATTCTCGCTTTCGAGATATTGTTCCTTTTGAGCTTCGGGTGGTTTGTAATAGATGGTAGGGCCATCCTCCAATGTACCCTCGTTAGACATCTCCATTTGCTCAGGAGGCAGGATCTGAATGCGGAAGAAGCCCCGGTAGTTTGGATTGGTTACGTGGGAGAAAAGTTCCAATTCTTCTTTGCGCTTTTCACGGAGTTCTTGCAACTCTTCCAACAGTTGCTTCTTACGCTCTAACAACTTAAGATAATGACGCATCTCCATAAGTTCGCGCTGTTCGTCGATGCTAACACCCAAAGCTACAGCGTCCTTGACTTCTCCACCTAGATCAGCTGGTGTAACTGCCCCTCCTCCCCCACCTCCCATTGGAGGCACACCTGCACCACCACCTGGAACATCCACATCTGCCATCCCATCCGGTCCTTGCGGGGCACCTTCGCTACCTGGAGCCGGTTCTACATTTGGGTCCGCGCCGGGTTTGCCAGGTTCTGGGGCTGGGTTCGCGCCGGGGACTGGAGGTTCTGCAATTTTTGAGATATCAGCAGTGACCTGGATCGGATATTCATCTTTCTGATTAACGCGACCGATAACTTTGGCGACCTTACGCTGCAACTTTAAAAGAGCTGCTTTTTTCTTTTTCAACTCCGCGATGACATCCTTGAGTGATTCATCTGGATTGAACGAAAGGCCACCCTTCTTAATCGTGTCAATGACCGCTGCTGCTTTTTTGATAAGTGATGCTTTACGGGTGGGTTCAATCCAATCCATTAGATCACCCGCGCTCCCACCCATTGGCGGGTTAAATTCGGACTCTTTTCCAGGGTCGGAGCTTTCACCCTTTTCCTCTTCGTCTATTTGTTTCTTAGCAACGGGACAAGGCTCAGTCTTCTGTTTCTCTTCAATATAAAAGAAACATTCTCCAAGGAGCCAGAATTCACGGGCACCGTCGATTAAGACCGAAAACAGTTTCTTGTCATTGATCAGACCTTGATACCAATCGAATATGTAGTCCTTGAATTCTTCGGAGGAGCATTTGGGCTTCTCCAGCGTCATCTTAGAGAGAGGCAATTCAACGTGCATATTGATGGCGCGGGAGACAATTGGATCACGATCATACGCTAGGCGGTAGAAACGGAGTTCTTCAGCGCGGGATTGTGGTAATTCTAGAGCGTCTACAGGAAACTCGTAAGAGTAATAGCCGATGTTCTGAGAATCAACAATGTCAGCCCCGCCCATCATTGAGTCACCAAAGAGAGCAGCTGTTTTATCCAACCCACCGCCAAACACCAAAGCATTCGCGGCCCGGTTGATATTGCGCATCCGATTACGAGTGCCTACATCTTCAACAATGCGACCTTTACTGTCTGTGCTGGAATAGCGCCCAACCGAAGCGAATTCACGGCTCTTGCCTGTGGTTGGATCTAACCCGGTAGCAACAACTCGACGCTGCTTCTTAGCTCCTACTGTAAAATTAGTACCACGGTCGCGATTCGTAGCACGAACGACTTTTGGTTTTGGCATACTTGCCCTCTAACTACGTACGAAAAGGCTAATTTGACTCTTTTTCGTCGATTTCTTGCTGTTTTAACGCTGTTTTCTTCAATTTTTCTTTAGTTCTGATTTGTTCCCCAGCTTGTTCTAGAAGCTGTTTTGGGTCCAGCGAAACAACAGGAGTTACGCTGTTTACTGGGTACGGCATGTTTTCATGAACTACTGGACGAGTGCGGTTGGACTTTTTCAACAGATTAGCGTTGCTACGCTTTTCAGCCCAATATGCTCGGCGCGACTTTGAAAACCGCTCTTCCATAGCTACAGCAGCATGAATCTTGTCTTCACGAGCCTTTCCAAGTTTTGCTACAATTTTCTTTAACTCTTCCAACACAGGAAGAAGCTCCACTTGATCTTCTACGCGATGAGATTCTAGCATCTTTTGATACCAAACCATTGCAGATTTCATATCTCCGAACGCTTTAGAGATGAGCGGCACCAATTCGGCTGATTTTACTGAGGTGAATTTCTGAAGTAGTAATTCGTACTCACTCCAATCTTGAGACACACCGTTGCACTTCTCTAATTGTTTCTTTGCCGCTTCAACTGCTGAATTAACTTCTTTCAGTCGTTGAAAAAGGAGTTGAAGATCCCTGCCGTCTACTCGTTTAACATGATCATTTAGTTTTTCGACCAAAGCCCCAGTTTGACTATCTCGAGAAACCTGAACATCATCTAAAACGATAGCAATTCTACGCATTGCTGAATTTGCAGCTGCGGAAGCCTGTACTGCTGTACCCATTTGAGTGTAGACTTTAGTGGAATCGTAGGGTAACATCTTTTCAGATGTACGAAAACCAGGAACACGCTTTAATTCCTTGGCTTTACTCGTTAATTGTGTTTTGATATCCAGAGTTGGGATGTCTGGTGTAACCGGGCTATCGCTCACTTTGTTTCTCCATACTTAGGACAAAACTTAGTGACCTTAAACCAATTCAAGCCTTTGTCTTCTTTACGCACCAACAGGTTGCTCCTTATGGATAAACTCATCCGGGATCTTTGTCAATGAAACATCTCCAAGATCCAATAACGTGCCTTGATACCGAACTCGAATCTTGTTCCTTCCAACTCCCATAGCAGTTTTGAATTGTTTAATAGTCGTCGCATCCATATCAATCAATTCTGGGATTTCAGCCCCAGGTGTAGATGGTACCAATGGAGGCTGTATTGAAATCGTTTCAGCAACAGGCTTCTTTTTCACGAAATCTCCTATAACATCTTCATCCGATGTACTTGGCCCAGGGCATTCATGGTCTGGGTGACAATCTTCGCAATCTGACACTATGGGTCCTGAATTCTGACAAGGTTCCTCTACGGCGATCTCTGTATCGGAAACGACGATTGTAACGTCTTCAGCAGGTACGTCCTTACCCAGAACCTGGAGAGTCGGTCTCTTGATATTCGCCGTTAACGGGATAGCTCCTAAATAACCCATCTCTGGCATAACGCCTCGGTCTTTCGCCGTAAGACCGTTGCGAGCTTCAAATTGCTCCAACGTCTCCATGGTATCGTCCTGCCCGTCGGGGATATGATCGATTTTCCAATACTCATCAAGTTGGAAAGCGATGATGATTGCCTGTAAAGCAGCTTGAGGTTGAGTCTGAGCCAGTGCTACTTTAATGGCTTCATCACAACGTGGATGCAAGTTTTCTTTAAGGAATTTCTCAGCGTTAGTTTTACGGAGAATATCACCCGATACGATGGCATCTCGCAAAGTCTTGATATCGACCGGATCTACCCCATCGGGAATGTAGTTTTCCATTCCCGGAACTTTAGACCATCCAGCGGGCTTGTGCCCTTCATCACCTGTTAAGTGGTGTTCAACATCCCATGATAAACCATATTCGCAATCACACTCAACCGGGACGGGCCACTTCATTTTCTCGTGGTATTTACGCAGCTTCATGAGACGCGTCAAACGAGGCAATACGAATGGGCAATATTCGTTCTTAACGGCGAAATCGATTTCATCATGAACTGAACAAAAGAGCCGGAATACGGATTGAATAATGGGATTGCTCAATGCCCAAGCACGGATACGATTCAAGCTGATACGCATGAAATCACCAGCCAGACCCTGGAGAGGTACATTGACAGCCACGCGCTGAATCTTACCCATGAAACGATTGTAGTCTTGGTAGTTGCGAACGCCTGTGGTTTGATCCTTCCACATACGATCATACAACACCTTACATTTAGCTGCAAGATCTTCGTTCCCTTGTTTTTTAGCTTCTTCTTCCTTCTTCTGTAAATTACGGTATTGCCAGTAGTTATCCTTCTCTGATTCATTGGGCATATGAATGCCTAAAGCATCCATCGCAGACTTGAAGTAAATAACACGACCTGTACTTGTGGTGCAGGTCATCTTTTCGCGAGCAATAGTCTGTTTCTTGTTACAGAACTCAGCAAAAACAGGAACTCCTTCCCAGTACTTGGCGACCATATCCTTACATTCATCCCAAGTAATGTCCGGTTTTTCCTTCTTCATGTTCTCATAGATTGTGTACTCCGTACCACCATACAGCAAGGCAAAGTTGATGATCTTAGCAAGGGAACGCAGAGCTTTCTTGACAGCTTTGTCGATGTTTGGGTCGTTGAAAGCCGGGAACACCTTGCTGGCGGTTAGCGAGTGAAAATCTCCCTTACCCTCTAAGAATTCCTTAATGAATTCCGGTTCACCTGAGCAGTTAGCCGCTGCTCGCATTTCAATGTTGCTATAATCGATTGTGAAGAAGGTAAAACCTGGAGGCGCAACCATCAAGGTGCGGATATTGACCACCTGATTAGCGTCCATGCGTGAATCCGCTAATAAGACACCATGCCTGTTAGCGCAAGAAGTACACTTAGGGACAAGGCAAATAGCGTAGCCCATATAATTGCCGATGTGGTTTTTGACAATCCCGGGTGCTTTCTTCTTTATGCCCTTATCTTCTTTGAAACAAGATGGGTGTAGATCAGCTTCAGTGTATTCTTCAACCTGATCTTCCGGAACATTATCTGGTTCCAGCACGTTGCCACGAACCCACCAGTTACCTTCTACACGTTTAATGCCTTGCGGGTTAAGACCAAACCCACCATCGATGTCAAAGTCTCCTCCAGCAGCAGCCAGGCGTCCACCAGCTACCACGTTCTGCTTTAGATAGACACGAGCGGAATTATCACGAGTATCAAAGCGCAGGCTCTCGGGATGAAGAGCAACATATGCTTTGTATCTAGAGAACAACTTAAGGAATTCATCTTCGGGATGTTGCTTCTGCAATTCCTTGATAACTTCAGCGTCTACGGATGGGAGAAGTTTTCCCATCCGTATAACTTTGAATCTCTTTACACCAAAGAGAAATTTCCCCAACTGAGGATTGCTGTCTGGGTTGAAACGATTATCAGGATCAACAGTACCGTCTGGGTTCTTTTCCTCTACAAATCCAGCCTCCAACGCCATCAGGCGTAACTTGGCTCCCATCTCAGACAGCATACGATCGTGCCAATTAACCGTGCGTTTATGTTTTGCGATGTCTACGATGAAACGCTGCCGCTCTAAATAAGTCAAGGACTCTACTAACTCGTGATCAATACGATGAACAAGACCGCGTTCCCGCGCTTTGTTCTTCATTTGAAACCACAAAAGCCAGGTGCAAATAGAGTCAGCTGCCGCATACCAAAGAGCCACTTCAGTTGGAAGCCAAGTGAACGGGGCATATTGAACACGAAGCGTGGTTTTGTTACCCACTGGGTTGAAGAAATCGGCTCTAACTTTGAGCAAATCCTCAGAATGAATCTGATCCAAGCCAAGAACATTTGCGGACAGGGATTTTAGGCCGCCGCTGTCACCAGTATATTTGCCCCTGTCGCCCAAGTCTGCCTTGGGATCATTGATATATTGCATCACCTGAACGTCTTCAAAGAACGGGTAGCCCCGGAAGTTAATGCCTAGTGTGACACGAATAACTTCACGATCGTATTTAGCATTATAAAAGACAAGATGGCATTGATCAAATAACCATTGGAGAACTTCAGCTACATCTTCACGGCTGACGTTAACAGCCGGACCCCAGTACCCTTCCTCTATAATTTTAGAGGGATCTGCTGGGTCGTAGATCGGACGCACCCAAGCCCCAAACTCGTGATTAACCGGGACATAGATGCCCTCAATACCATCGGCTGATAAACATAATCCGGCAACTTCAATGTTAACTTCGTAACGAAAAGATAAAGTACCATCAGGGTTTTCATCAATGATCGTGATGATACGTGTATCTAGTCCAGTGTTTTCCGTGTCAACTGCTATGACAGGCATCTCCTGTTTAGCAATTGGATTAAGATGATAACGGGATTTATCCGCCATGATACCCCGCGCCCATTCCCAAAGCGCGTCTTTAGTGTCAATCAAACGAAAGGCTTTAGAAGCCATCCAGGGCTTCTTTAACTTCTCAACATCAAGAGTGGAAAGATGTCTACGGAACATCGTGTGAAGGTCACGACGCGGCTTGGGCTTCTTAAGTTTTTTAGGTTTGATTTTACGGATTTTCCTAAGTGAAGCAGGCTTGATATCTACTTGTACAACCTTCATTTCGACCCCACGACTTGATCCACAACTTCAGTTCCTAATACTCTTGCCAACTTAATGGCTGCTAGAGTTCTCATCCGATTCACTTCTTCACGACGCTCTTGGGGATCTTCAAGCTCATTCGATTCATTGAGAGCTTTGGCGTCTATAACAAGTTTCTCGGCCTCAAAATAAATACGTAAGAACTCTTCAGCTTGCTCAGTATCACGATTAGTTTGTATTTCGCGGCGTGCGTGGAGTACAAAAAGTTCAGTCAAATCCTCTGGTTCAACAGTAATTGTGACCTCACCCGTTTCCTCCTCTTCTTCGATTTCCTCTTCTACATCGGGAATGAACGGTAGGCTGTATTGTTTTTCTAGATATTCAACGGCCTTCGGATAACTGTACCCAAGGAGTTCTTTAACAAAACGTACATGGTCCCAATATTGGTGGCCTGGCGGACAACCGAAGCACCATCCGTTGTTACCTCTAGAGACGGGATAAATATAGAAGGAAGGGGTTGAGTCAGTGCCATGAAAAGGGCAGCTTATCTCCGAGCCGTATTTTCCAGTCAAGTCCTCGACCAAGTCAGCAAATTCTATCTCGCGCTTGATTTGTTCAAGACGTTCAGGATTTATGCTGTGTTTGACATAGACATTATTGAGATTGTCAGTTTCCCAATCAACGTCTACAGACCACGGCGTGAATTCTTCGGCCAATGCAAGCGTTCCCCGCATGTTTAATACTTTCTTTATAAGGGATAACTGATTTCTCCATCTCTGCCGTATAATGAAGCCTTAAGGAGAATTTAGATGAGGGGAACAATTAGCTTCAGGAAACTAACCACTCTGAATCGAAGTCGCAAAAAATGCCACGTCAACCACAACACCAATTCTCAAGGAAAACAGCGTAGCACCCAGGAAATTCTTAGAGTCTTGAATCCCCGAAGTCATCCTCGCGAAGGCTTGGCTGTGGCAACTATGGGAAGCCCGCATTTTGGCTCTTTTGCACGTCATGTGGAAGAACTTAGACTACGAGGTTTTCTTGATTCTCAGATGGTTTTCGTAGAAAATGATTCTAAAACTGCTCGTGAAATCCTGAATTACGCCAACGCCAACAATTTTGAAGGACGAGTGATAGAAGGGGATTTACTAGAAGTCATCAAAAGACTTCAAGAAGGTGGCGACGAATATCACTATCCGTTTAGCCCATTACCTGAAATTGTATCCGACGTCGACGCTGATCTTGTAGCTGTATTCGGAGATTATGAAGTGGCCCTGGCCACCCAAGTCTTAACCTCCGGTATAGAATCTATCTCATTTACTAACTCCGTTCGTCGTGGGAAATTTGGTCGAGAGGCTTTTGATAAATTAGCTCGATTAGTAGGAGCACCGTTACGACAGCCTAGAAGTAAATGGGGAAGGAAGATGGTGAACAGTGTCATCCAACCCATCACTAAGGAATGCCACCTTGAGAAAAAGCCGGGTTACATTCCCCATGACGTCGTGCCTGCTGTCCTAGCTCATGTCTTTAAAGGCTCTGATTACAAAATTAGCCGATTTTTTCCCTACAGAGGGGTTGGTCACACAATGGCATCAATTTGTGCTACTCTCCCATTAAAATGGGCAGGGAAATCAATAACAGAAGAAGAAACGGAAAATCAGATTGGAAGACAAAAGCGAGAAAGCGCCTCTATTAAAATGCAAATAGCAGAAATTCTCAAACCGCTAAGAAAACGACTAAAGCGAAGCGAAGCCCTGCTTGCAAAACTAGAAATGCCAAAACGCGATTGGCGCAAAATACGCAAAATCGTAGAGGAACCCCAACCTGGTTCTTCACGTTTAATGCTGCCTCGGGTTTAAGTTCATATGTAATATGGCTTAGTTGCAGTTAGCGGCTTTTCTTTTCCAAATTCATACGGTTTAGCAAGGGGAGTTGCTGGTACAATGGACTCTCGACCGTAAGTTGCCATCAAGGCTTCCACCATGGCGTTTTCCGCTTCTTTGGTAAAGGTTAATTCCTTACCTTCTTTATCCAGAGAAACAAGAATAAGATCGCCCAATTTAACCTGTTTTGTTGCAACAAGATTAGCTAGAGGGAAAACTAAGAATCTTTCGATCGCCCGCTTTAAGTGGCGTGCACCATATTTTGCATCCGAACCTTCTTTGAGCAAAAAATTCTTGGCTAAATCATCACATTTGAAGACAAATTGATTACCAGCAGAGGCCATCAACACACGTTGTTGCACCATGCCAATCTCAATGTCTAGAATCTGCTTCAGATGCGCCTCTCGCAGAGTTTTGAAAGTTACAATTTTGTCGATACGATTCATAAATTCCGGGGTGAATTTTCTTTTACAAGCTTCTTTGGCCTCTGCCTCTATCTTATCATCATCTACATCTTCGAGCTCAATCTTTTTGGAAAAACCCATCCTCTCTTCGTCGCCCTGGAGCTTTGACATCTCACTTGCTCCTAGATTTGAGGTCATGATGATGATGCACTGTGACAGATCCACTCGGTGGTTATCGCCGAGAGTTAGCGTGGCTTTGTCGAGAATACCGAGCAGCAACTGCCAGAGGGCATCCGAAGCCTTTTCAATTTCGTCAAAAAGGAGAATAGAGAGTTTCAGCGTACCCGTATGCCATTGATTCAATGCTTCTTGAGTAAGAACGGGGTGAGTTTCACGATGACCAAGATATCCTGGAGGAGAACCCACTAATTTGGCGATTTCGTGAGAGTGCTGAAATTCTGCACAATCAATTTTGATGCAGGCGCGTGCATCTCCAAACAGACTCTCGGCCATGGCTTCCACGACTCGCGTTTTACCAGTTCCGGTGGGTCCGAGAAAAAGCAGATTGCCGACGGGCCGTCCCGGAGGATTCAACCCAGCCAGGAACATCTGGTAGATTTCAACCATCTTCTCGACGGCAGCTTCCTGGCCGACGATTTTGCGCTGGAGAGCTTTTTCAAATTCTACAGCATCGTTGGACTTCTTTTTGGGGTCAAGTTTTGCTGCTTTTACGCCCGTTCCCATCATGAGTGCCTCTGTATTGTGTCCTAAAATTTACTTTCTCCCGAGAAGTCTTATCTCGGAAGAGGTTTCTTTATTCTGAGATAAACAACGCCCGGATAAGTGTTTGTTTAACATCTTCCGCAGTTGATCTGGGGAATACAGAAGAATCGTTGGGATATGAGTTACCGTTGAGAGGATTTCTCGTTTATATAGATCTGCCAAAATTAGCTCGATGAGTTCTTGGGTTTTAGATAGACGTTCGCCTGTCATGTTGATGCTAACATTCTACGACTCTCTACAACAAAACGGCTATAAAAACGGCCTCTGAGGAGGTCCCTTTATAACAAGGGTCAGAGGCCGTGGCAATAATGAAAAAGACGGCGTGGGGACTAATGATTACCCCAAAACCTTAACCAGTGTCGCGTTATTCGGCCACTAGCCTCGAAGGGGATCAGCCATACGAGTCGCCTTGCGGCAGCTAGGGAAGGATTGGTGCCTCCCAACCGGATACAGCCATCATCGAGTATGTCGATTTGTCCGGTTCTTACGCCCATCTAGATTGTACAATCCAGTGGTGTTCAGCCTTACGCGGCATTGACTGTATCACCAGATCGCACTTTCTTCGCTTTTCAGCGGCACGACCCGTGCTTTACACGCTGGCTGCGTGTTGTTCAGCCAAACCGTCTCTAGTATAAATACTCCGTAGCGGGAAGATTTACCCTTTCATCCATTTATTTTGGCGAAGCCCGTTTGGCTCGTCCCGAGTCATGAGGGTGGCAGCAAGACGTTTCAGTCCCATCAACTGTTCTCCATTATAGGGGATAGACTCATGGCGGTTATGGAAGATGCAAGCGTAGTCATGAAGATCTCGTACAGGATCATAACAAAGTTCCAAAAGAAGTTGCGCTGTATCCCCCGTGATATGTCCAGTGCGGTTGAGCACATCGATTTCCTCACGAGTGAAGACCGCCGTGCTAGATTCTATCCAGAATTTATTTAAATATTTGTTGGCAAACTCCTCAGAAGCTAGACTCATGGAAGTTTATCCGTCCTTGCGTCATAGTTGCTATTTCTTCTTCTGAAGCTAAAATTGCGTCAATTTCTTTGAAGCAAACGGAGAGTGTTTCACTGCATGGATTATGATGTTTTTCGAGAAGGATCCAACCTTGATAAGAATCCTCGGGGCTGTTGACGAATTTAAATGGCCCAGACTCGACCTGTACATATGGATGGTTCTGGCCCTTTTGGATTTTAACTACTTGATCTTTAACAAACATTTTCCCTCCGTTAATTTACGATTGCTCCTAGATTTTGTGGTGCCAGCGGTCCAGTTCCCTTTACTAACCAAATGGGACTCGCGCCAATTGTTTTTGGCTGCCCGCTATAGTTATTTCCTAAAACATCCTGCCAATTTGCTGCTTGAAATGGTAATGTAGGAAGCGGGGTTTGCCCACACATGGGATTGCTGCAAGGAGAGGTTTGAGAACTATCCCACACCATGACAAACGTCTGACCGTTGACCCCTGTGAATGTCATGGTATAGACGCCCAACGTTGGGTTGCTGCAACTAGTGGGGCAGGTTATTCCTGTTACCGTATTTCCAACAAACCACTGTATAGTAGTTCTAAATGCCGTCCCACCTGTGCAATCATATCCTCCTACTACAGGATCAATTGTGTTGCACTGATTGGGAGGAAAAGTCATGGAAACCGAGTTCCACAAACCCCCATTTCCCCCAGCACCAGCACCGTCCCACGACCACCAGTATCCTCTGTCAAACTTTTGTATCAATAAAACAGCAAACCATCTTGGGACATACGCGGCTTGAAGCATAGGGTCATTTACAGTTGAATTCTGTCCCCACGATCCTTCGCTGGCAAATCGAAGTTTAGCTTGATCTGTCAATGACAGGCGGGAGATCATGTCTGCAAGTACGGGAATTAGGGCTTCTGGGACGTGGCTGGTAAAGTAGGGATGACCGTCGATTATATCTGTCGCTGCACTTCCCGCAGATCCATAGTTACATTGGCTGTTTACTGGAGGATTATTATTGCAGTACAGATAGTTCTGCATGACAATGTTACCGTTATCCAGAGGAGTGTCACCAGCGTCACCTTCTGCTATTCTAGCTGTTGGATCTAACCCTCTTACTGGCATGGTTTTATCGTTACCGCAGGTGGTATTTAACGCCGTGATTGGATCATTTGGAAAACCTTCTACTATGCATCTTAAATCTTGCGTCATTCTGAGCATCTGGGCGAATGTCCCCCGGTAGCTACAGGTAGGTCCTGTGGCATTGCAAGTTGCGGTCCCTATGCTATCTGAACGAGAAAACTCAGACCAAATTTCGTAAAACATGATATGAGCATGCGTCTGAAGATAGCTACTGGTGCTTACATGAGTAACTAGTGCGGTAATGAATGCTCTCCAAGCTGTATCCGTACCCGTACCATCTGGGTTTATATCGGAAGGAGGATCGCACATTCCGGCAGGTTGACCGAAGCTGTTGGCTCTGTCGCAAGCAGTGTCTGTTGGTTTGGAGGATATCCAGTTGGGGGTAGCTCCTAGCGTGATGTACACATCTACGTTTTTTGACTTTGCTCCTGCCAAAAGACCATCTAGACTTGCGAAATTGTACACACCATTAGCAGAATTTATGTCTGCCCACTGAGTAGTGCATAAATTCCAATCTCTAAGTGCTGCATTTACTCCGTACAACGGATACTGTAAACTGAGTGGAGTATTTGGGCAAACAATGGAATGAGATTGATTCATACCAAAGAAACTAGACTGAATCTGGGCTAAACTTGCTGAAGCAAGCAAAATCACCAAGAAAAAATTGCTGAGGAGTTTTTTCATATCACTAAAGGTTTCGGTATTTCTCAGGTCGGAGCGAGAGATCGGGATTATCCCAGTTCAACAGCTCCTCCATAGTCTCCGGGAGAGGCACATTGGGATTGTATTTTTCATTCCGGCAACCACAAACAACGCAGACTTCGACCCAGGGATTAAGCCCTCTCCCATCATGGCATTTATGCCCGCAGCAGTTGTAGTTGATTTCATTCATATCGCGGGATTACTTTCATTGGAGGCAATTTGGATAGTAAAGCGGAAAATTCTTTGAGAACACCCAGCTCTTGGGCTAACTCAAGAATTGACCGTGTAACATCCACATCGAACTTCTCTCCACACTTGAAGTCTTTAAGCAAAAGAAGAGCGAGTGCCAATTCTTCCTTACCTGCTTGTGAAAGTAACTTCTGAGCCACTGGACACACTCCTATGATTTGATACCGTTGATACCTCGTGGTCCTAGTTTCCTACGCAAAATTCCAGATGCCTTTGTAGACATACTCTTGAATCGGGCCGTAAAAAAGGTCAACATTGGAATTTACGTTCTGAATGAACGTCTCAACATCAGAAACGGGAATCCCTTTGATTTCTAGGTAAGGTTTATCAGGCTCTACATTCCAGAATTTTCCCCACTTGGACCTATGATCCCAGATTTCTTTTTCAAGCTCATATCGAGCCTGCCACTTAGTTAAAACCTTTTGCGCTTCCTCGATAGCAATATTTCGCCGCGTTTCGATAGCCTCCTTAACCTTGGGTTTCAAATCCATGATTCTGTTGTGAAATCGCAAACGCTCTAAGTAGTCATCAAAATGGAGCCAATGCTCCGTCCAGCGTTCAGTGTAATCATAGGGGCACCCAAGGTCGGGCTGCATTGTGCGGGTTCGCTTACATTGCTTAATCTCTAAACGCATTTGTTAAACTCCAGTTTCTGACGCATCCAGTGACCGTGCGTCTGTACGTGATTTGAGCGGACATATTTGCCCACGACATCAGAAAATTCTCTCATGTGGAATTGTCCATCGGGTCGCACAACAAGCCCTTCCTGCTTCTCCGTATCTAGCTGCTTGCAGAGTTCCTGGCACATACCTGGTTCATACATTCCGCAATAGAGTGCAGGAACTGTTCGTAACCCCAACAAATCGCACCACTCCACTGTCTCTTTCCAACTGAGACAAGTTAAACCATCCCAAATGCTGAATACTAAAAGAACCGATGGAAGATTGCTATACGCGATGGAATGCGTGGCAGTAACGTTCTCGGCGCATACCCGATAGTTGTCGGGAATATCTGATTGTATGGATCCCCACAATGCCTTAACTCTGTCGCGACTAGGATGAGGACTGTAATCTAGAGACCTTGCATGTACGTAGTCTTTGTAAAGGGTTGTGTTCTCCCCGTCCATCTTCTCTGTTATAACTACTTGTTTACCTCGCCAGTGATCAGTTGTTGCTAGAATCCGATCGTAAGAGGTCGCTCCGGGTGACCAGGGCAAATGCCAAGTGCGCGGGTACTTGACTCGATTTGTAAAAAGATGCAATACAGGAGCAAGGACTTTCTGAACAGATGCATCTTCGAATAATTCTCCACGAAGGCGCTGGCCATTGGGCAGTATTGGGTTGCCCCACTTATCGTATTCTTGGTCTGGATAAAAATGGGGTGGAAGAATCACTCGGGAAATTCCGGCTTTATGGCGTAGCGTGTCGCAAGATATCAACGTCGCTTCAGCTTCTAAGTGACAAGTACCACAAACTGTAGCTCCATTGTCAAGGTGGTAACCGCCGTCAGGCCAAAGTCTTCGTTCTAGAATGTGATGAGCATCTTGACCAGGCATTCCGCAATTGACACACTTGTAGCGGTCGCGATTAAAAACATCCTCGCGAAACAGACTTCGAGACAGTAAATTACCCACGACGCTTTTGCCTGGCGGCCTCGAACTTCGCCGCGATTGCCCGGACGTTATCCCTGCCAACTCGTGAGAACATTGCCGACAATTCCAACGTTGTAGACAACAGAGCCATCGCTAAGACATTCAGCCTCAAGCTCGAACTGACCATCCACGTTGATTACATCTGCGATTTGATTGCTCACCATCTCTGCTTTAGTAATAGCAATTTTGAGGTCTTCCAGAGTATTGAACTTGTCCACGAACATCGTGCGCGACTCGCCCGGTTTTATTTCTAGTTTATTCTTCATTTATTTTGCCCGTATCACACGGTATATTGCATAGTTTCCTTAAAAGATCAGACAGGCCCTTACGTTCTGACACCCGCATGAATTTAATGGGGATCTTGTGGAATTCCCCCTGAAAGAAAACAGAAAACCAGCTGTCTGTTTGGCTCTCGTTTAGGGCGATGTCGAAGTCTTTCATCTTCAATCCGCTTTTGTGTTGTTCTTGAACGTGGTCAAAGCCTGAGCCAAAATGTATTCATCCATGGTCAACTTGCCCTTGGCTTCCAAGAGCGCCAAAAGCTCCAACGCGGCTTGCTTGATCTTTTCTCCCATAAATCCTCCTATTTGAAATTCTTGTTGATTTGAATTTGATCGATGGTGCATTGCTCAGGTCGCTTGTCGTCACGAACACGAACCAAGTTTGGCTGAACAACCTCGAGCCTTTTGGTTCCGTACAGGTAGTCTATCTCTAGAGTATCACCAATTTTGACAGAAGGCTTACCGTTTAAACTCACTCCACAGATCCGGCGGAGTAGTGGCTTACCCGTTGCGAGCATAACAGAGTAGTCGTACAAGCCCACTTCCACGCTGTTGTGGTCGTGACGGCTCGGGCCAATCACCACGCAGTCCAAACTTTTCCAGAACTTTAGCTTTTTATGTTGGCCGTTCTTACCCTGAATGAAGACGGCGTCGAGTTTCTTGAAGCAGACGCCTTCCGCTACTTCTTCCATCTTCTCCAAAACAAAGGCAGCCTTGGCGCGGTTCCCGGTTACAGTTTTGCAGACCTTGATCAGGATTGAGTGATTCTCAAAATGCTTGTGAGCAATTCGTTTGCGCTCACTGTAGGGCGTTGTGGTCAGGTTGTCTTCGCCAATGACCAGCACATCCAAAACAACCACAATGCCTTTTTCATATTCTGCGTCGATGATGAATTGCGGGAGCGGGTGGCTCATCAGAGCGTTAATAACGTGAGCTGGGAGAGCTTTTCCAGGATTGCCTTCCCGATTGAAATTGCGAATTCCAGAGGCGTCTTTGCAGATAGTGCGGCGTTCGCCGTTATGCTTCTCTTCGCAGCCGTAGTTGTCATCTGCGATGAACCGCTGTGCTTCGCCCGTCGTTATCTCGGTGAGCAGTTCACTTTTTATCATCGCTTTGAATCTACGGTAAAGACTCAGAAATCAGGTAGTTTTCTGGGCATGTGGTGCCCAATATTCTTTGGGGACATCAGGTGCGAAAGACCACTCTAAAACTATCTGTTTGAAGTAATTCTCTGAAGTCGTACCTTGTTTCCAAAGTTCGATTCGAGGATGATTATCAATGTTGGCGACAACGAGTAAGTGAATGGGGCGACCGATGTCGGGTTTGCCTGCTGCTTCCCAAGCACGGAGTTCTTTTAGTTGAATACCGGGGCCGTATGTCTGAAAAATTGAGCTGGTGGGAGTTCTTTCACGGTTTTGTGCCAGATCTTCATATGTGGTCGTCCACGTCTATACTACTTGGAGAGGAAGTGTTTTAGCTAGTTTTTTATCTCTTGCCGTAGATTTACTACATGCGTAAGAAACTTATCTCTAATCGTAGGGCATATCGCGTGGATATTCTTACCACTATTGGTATCTACGCCGAGTACACCACCAGAAAAGGTGTGGGTTTGGCATTCGCCAAATCACTTGTTGATGGACTCAAAAGACAAGGTGCCCCTGGTAGATTAGTGGAAGTTCCTACTGAAATTGTTATGGATGAATGGGATGAAACGTCCAAAACAACGGCTGAAATCTAAACTCAATCCAAGAGATTTTTCAAGTTAACCGTGGCTCCATGGACAATGCCCCCCAAACAAGCAATGCTCCCACGTCTAGACAATGCGTCCCAGACATAGGGAGGACTAGCCAAGATGCTACGCTCATAAGCGTAGTATAGAAGAAGTTGTGCTAATGAATCATTAGGAAGTACAATCTCCCAAATTGCCTCGCATTTAGGGTTATTCTGATTTGCCATCACAAGTGCTGGTTGACAATCTGCCAGCGTTGCAGAGGATACCGGAAGAACTGCCCCGTTAGCATTACGCATGCCACCCTCCTGCGTAATAAGATCAAAAAAGAAAGCATACGGGCGGGTACGGCCAACATACGCTGAAGTAAACTGGGAAACAAGGCTTTTAGTGTGGCTTAAAATACCCATGCTCGCCATCTGAATCTGGGCAGCTATTGATTCAGGAGTACTCAGAAAATTCTGCCAGGCAGTTTTTGCGTCAGGAGCAACCGCTGTACCTCCATTGACAATATAGTGCTGAATACAAAATTGAACAGCGGCTGTCGTGTTCAATGTGGAAAGATGTTGAATATCAGACTTGAAATAAGTCTGCGCCTTTGACCAACCCATGGCAGCACCGATGTGTTGGAGTAGAATTTGAAGGGTGCCTTGCCCGGCATTCCACTGTAGCACGCCAGCCGAGAATCCCTGGCCATCTTCGTCCCCTGCAACCGTAGTGTACGAGGCTCCAGCAGAGTTTTCAAACCCACCAGAGATTTGAACACACAATTCGAGTAAAGCCTGATCTGTTAACATTTTAATTCTCCCCTATTCAGGAATTGAAAGTTTTAACAGCCTGGACCGCGATGCTCAACAGTCATTAAGGGTTGGTCAGGGTGACCGCTGTCATAAGGAAGCGGACCTCCTGTTTCACAGCGAATACGATCAGTTTCAGTTTTATCGTCAGATTGCTGATTGCTCAGGTCAAGTCCCATAGAAATTCCATCTGAGCCAATTTTATCCAATGTCATTTTCCCTAACTTGGAAAAATCGATATCCTGAGCCTTCTTTATTGCATGATGCAGCTGTGCCATAATCTCTAAATTGCCTAACGAGACACCTCCGCCACGTACAAAATCGGCAATCACATCAATTAGATAGGCATGAATCTCGTCTTCCATCATCATCAACTTCATTTTTAACTCCTTCTGAAATGATACCGAATTACTGGGGAATGTGGGGTTCGAAGAGAAAGGTATTGTCGGAAAGAGCTATTCCAACATATATCGTCCAAGTCAAATTGGGATTGGGTTGAGTCACCAAACCGCTTATTCCAACGTAGATGCCCTGCCCTACAGTAAAAGCTGGTAAGCCAGAAACTTGAACGTAGCTTCCATAGCTAACAATGACATCCACAGGCTGACCCGCAACTCCAATTGAAGTTGCAATCCCATCCACGTAAGGAACTGGAGGACCAGGCTTACCAATTGTAGGATCCACGGCAACTACGTTGCCACTGGAGTCAACCCTAACAGCAGTTCCTATCGGAAAATTTCCATCAGCTGTAAAGGTCTTAGTGGCACCCAACTGAGATACTGGGGGAATTGGCCCAGGTGGTAGGCCGGGAGTGGGGATGGACAAAATCATGCTGAAAAAACTACCTGACCCCACGAAGATATTTGGGGGGCTGCCTGAACCCGTAGCTGTAGTGTACGCGAGAACTTGAATCTCATCACCTTGATTGAAACCCCCATTTGATACGAACTGCTGGGTGAAAGTGCCACTCCCAACCATAGGTTCCGATTGAAAAACAACTCCTCCATTTTGAGTAATCTGAATCGTATACGTTCCTGGCCCTCCGCCGCTCCAGTTGAGTTGACCTGTAATAGAAAACACTCCTGAATTCTGAATCGTGAATGTTGTCCCTGGAGGGATGGCGGTATATCCCGTTAAATCAAAATCGTTTGGGGCAGTGATAGAATCGAACTCTATCGGCGTGGGTGTCTCCCCGACTCCTGTTACCGCAGTGACGTCACTGGTGTAGAAACCCAGAGTACTGATCTGAGCTAGTGCAGCATTTATGCTGTTCATCTGCGTTTGAATTTCAGCCTGAAGATTTTGAGAAAATTGCATAATGCCCGCGTAGCTGATATTCGTACGGAGCATGGCCATTTGTGTTGGGATGGGTAAAGCCTGAATATCCGGGCGATTTAGGTATGCTTGACTATTAAAAGTGGTTCCACTCCATCCTGTGTTTGGAGGGGTAGTTGTATTGCTGAATGCCACAACTGGGGCTATGGGGAGCGTCAAAAGATCAGAACCAGGAATCCAGGATCTATTACGAGTTAGACTATCACTCAATACTTGATTATAAGCGGCGATATCAACCGTGTTCGCCAAAGGATTCAGCACTCCATCTAAGGTCTGCGGGTACGAAGCCACGCGCTGTACAACGTAGGGGTCCATGCTCAAGAATACAATAAGATTGCTGTTAAACTCGCGCCAGAATTGCGAAAAACGATCAACTACAGTTGCTTGAGCAAACTGATTGTAGACATATCGATACTGTGGGTGCGGGGACAAATAGTTTGACGTAGCGTTGATATCAGCCGTGGCGATCGTGATAACTTCATTGAGCACTGTTGTAAGTGAAGATGGAAATGTGCAAGGGACAGGATATTGAGCCGTGGTCTGGCCCAAAATCAAAGTTGTAACCTCGGCACTGATTAGGGTTACCTCGTAATCGAGATCTACACTCGTAAAACTAGCCGTAAACAATGTATCCGCGCCCGAATCCCAGGTTTTATTTCTTGTGTAACCAAGCAATGAAGCTTCGATATACGATAATTTCCAAAGCATGTTTTGAAGCAAGCCGGGGGATAGATTCTTCAATAGATCAGTAAGTGGAATATCTGTGGGTGTATCGACCACAGTACCCGTGAAGTTGTTAAAAGGCACTGCATTTTGAGAAAGCGAGGTTAGAGATGGGAGGATAACTGCGCTGTATAGTTGAGCAAAATTCGGGAGCCAAAGACCAGCACGACCCGTAAAATTGAGACTGAGGTAGAACAACCAAGCAGACACTATATAAGGGTCATAGTTTGAAGCCACCACTTCCCCAAGTGTGATACTAGTTGCAAGTGACTTCACTTCCAATGGGTTGCGAACACCATAATTGGGATTGGTATAGTCTGCGTCTGTCGGCTCAATGACTTGGTTGAGTGTAGCCGGGATCAAACTTAAAATGTTGGATTGATACGTGGCACTCGGCATCTGATAATCGCTCAAAATGGTGGAGGGGTCTGGCAGACTGCCTATCATACTCGTATTGGGATTAAATGTCGTGGCACTGTATACAGGAGTTACAGTTTGATTCAACTGCGCCTGCGTTGGGGAATTAAGAATCAAACCATTCAACGGAGCCGGGAGTATAGTGGGAGGAGTACCCAAAGTGTTGCCGCTGTAGCCTGTGATCTGAAGAGGATTGTTAGTGCTCGGGTTATTGACAAGTCCTAGATTCATTAGAGAACACTGACTAAACGAAAATTGAGAAAACGCCGATAAGTTCGGGAGATTGGGTTTAAACAACTGACTCAAGTTGAACAAGGGAGAAAAGTTGAAACCCTGCCAGTTCCAGAGACCATCAGGAAATAGATTGGGGAGTGAAGGGAGTGAAGGCAAGCCCCAATTACAGATGTTTTGAAGAAGATTAGCTAACGAGTTGAGCGTTGTTTGAACTTCCTGTAAAAGAGAACGCTCAATAGATGCAAGTATGGTAAGGTTTTGAGTTAAAGCGCCCAACACCCCCCGCAGTTCACCCTGAATCGTCGTGATGACATTGATAATCTGGACAACATCATTAGCAAGTTTGATTACACGAGGTGTATACTTGAGCTGGCCGTTTACGCCGATGCTCTGCATGTGCGCGTAATTCGTAATCAAGTCATAGAGCTGCTGTTTCCTCTTCAGAAGTTGATCATTCGCATCCGCAATGGAGTTTTCGAGGAGTCGACCTTCTTCAATTGATTTCTGATAAAATTGTGTGATAGCTGGATCAGAAAACGGGCTGAGGCGTGTGACTGCGCCTTTCGCCCGAATCGGCCAAAGTTCAACTGCTGCGAGATTGGATGGAAGAGATGACATTAGGCAGCGACTCCCGAGGCTGAGGTTCTATTGAATTTCTTCCCCTTTTTGCTTTGACTAATGTGTAATCCACGAAGTTTTCTAGCTTCTAGAGTATTGGGGTTATGGTGCCAATTGGTTGAGTTTTTTGCTACTCTCTCCCGCTCTTTTGGGTTCTGGTACCGCTTGATGCCTGCTTTTGAACGAATTCTGGAAATCTCTAATTTATGAATTTCTTCATTAAATGAAGGGTATTTCCAACCAGAATAGGCAAACTCTCCGTTATTAACTCCACACATTTTTGTGTAAACCAAGTTGTTTGCTAAACAAAATGCCTTTAAATTAACTCCAGAAAATCTCTTCCCTTTAGGATCTATTAGCTCAAAAGGCTTCGCTGTCAATTTTCCCGCTGCTTGCAATTTCTCTCGTTGACCAGGACGATTACAAACATCTTTCATCAACTTTGACCGTTTTGCTTTAACTTCCGGAAGGTTCAAATATTGTCGAAGTTTTTCAGTTTTTCTTTTTAGCGTCTCCGGATCATGATTTACACTAGCCCACCAAGCGTCTTTTGAGATATTGAAACCAAATTTAGGGTCACAACTATGAAAACGAGAGAACCCAGCCTGCTCTCTAGCTCGTAGCCAAATCTTGTCTTTCACCACCTCTAGAATTTCAAACAGAAAATTCTCCTCCCCATGTTTGTTCCAAGCATTTTGAAGATAGGGATTTTCGTGTTTTCCCAATCGTAAATCATGCAAATGCTCCTGCAAACGACGTTCACATTCATTGGAACTGCCAACATACACACGGCCATCCAAAACCAGTGTTATGCCATACACGCCTTGAGTTTTAAGAGTTTTCATTGGAGCTGTAAAGTCCTTGGTTATGAATAAGTTCCGGAGCCTCGTTTGTGATTCTAGTAAGGGCTGATTCAATGATTTTCTGGGCCGTCAACACATGGTCAGTTTTTGTAATCTGTCGAAAAGCTGCACATTCCATTACGATATCACCTGTAACGTGCTGATGCCAATTTCCTATAACAGTAAGATCCACATCTCCAATGATTTGAAGTTGAAGACCTTTACCAGTCTTTCCATTCTTATTGATGACTAACTGAACGCCGCCGTCCAGAGAAGCTGTAATAGAACGACCCTGTTTATCAGCTCCAATCCACGCGACGATACCACCTGCGAGATCCGCCAATAAAGATTGAAGATTATCTGGATTAGTACCAGCACGGACTAAAATATCTGCAACTGTGTGGATATCTATAGATCTTCCGTATGAATCCATGCCTGCTGGCACTGGATTACCAAACCAGGCACTAGCATTATATGGCGGGAAACCAGCAGGTTTCCCATTAAAAGTAGCAGCCGGGGCACCTGCTTGTGTCAAATCATGGAAGGCGTAGTTGCTATCACCCGCTGCGTAAAATTGACGCCCTGGGGATTTAGAATCCACACGTGAAGCATTTGAACTGGACTGATACTGAGTTCCTTGCGGATCAGCATACCCGTTCATCAAATGACGGCGCAAAGCATTGGAAGATTTGGCGCCGAATCGTGCTACTATACCACCATCAGTGGCTACGCGCAAAGAAACGTTTTCTGCTCCTGCCTTCAACTGATTAGAATTCGGACTGCCGTAAGTACCTGCATCTGCGTTTGGCTGAAGTCGCGCCTTTGACCAATATTGAGGGAAATCTGGATTTTTCCTAACATTAGGAGTGTCCATCTTTCCACGTTCCTGAGACATAACGGAACGACGATCGTTCGGAAGAGAAGCGTCATCGGCCCCGAGCCGTAAGACAGTTTGTCCTAAAGCCTGAAGATCTATGGCATCCTCTTCATCACGATTCTTACCAATGACCAATTTTAAAGAACCAACAAGATGGCCTTCCATGGAACGCCCCGCACCATGGGGATGTTCGTAACTGTTTGCCGGGAGTAGGGGAATGTTCTCTTTAGGAAGGGTTGATCCAATTTCGAAAGAGATAAATCCTTCTTTGGTTACATCCCAACGAACAGTGTTGTACTCTTGAGGAAATCGAATTGCCATAGCTGAAGCCGCAAGCCTGGCTTCAATATGATCTGTAGAATCAATTACGGGCAAGTAAGAAGAATCAACATCAGCACCGAAACGTCCCGGGACCGTGTACGGGAAAAGGACAGGTTTAAGAACCTGGCCGTAAGTGAACGTATCGAAAAGATTATACCCAACCAACGTTCCTTCAGATTTTTCAACAATGAAGCCCCGTCGTGCAGGAGTTGGGCCTTCCTTCGTTGTTGGCCCGACTGTAGGAATTCCTCGAGTGTATGGGTGATCAGCATCTTGATTGATGACATACGTTTGACTGTCAGCTTGGACTGTTCCTACTGTAGAACCTGTAACAGCCAAACCGCCGACTGTTGTTCTATTCCAAGGATTCTGCGTAGTTCCTAGAATAAAATCGAATAACGGGGTCTCTAAAACTTCAGGAGGCAGTGGGTAATCAAGCGAATATTCCTGAACTCGTTGCGTGTTTTCTGCAAACGGGATGACATCTTGTTTACCGTTGATATAGCGATCCTGCACCTGAGCGCCGGGTTGGAGATAGTAAACAAACTCTTGTGTACCATCAGGGAGAGTCCGGGGAGCAATGTTAGTAGCTGACGGACGATTAATCGGTCCACTAAATACCACCCCTGCGTCGGAGTATTCCACTCGACGTCCCGCAATCTGAGTCCATTGACGACGATCAGAATCTAACTTATCCCGTGTAAAATCTTTACCGCTACGATCCCAATCTCCATCAATCTTTTCAGTGTATCCATAAACATTGGATACAGTTTTTTGACCCCAGAATGCTTTACGGTAAGTGCCACGACGACGATTACTGTAACCTTCCACGCCCTCAATAGGGCGGACTGCAATCGCGTCCTGAGCGCGATCCATATCGGCTGCCATATACGCGATTATAGCAATTTGTTGATAGCCGCCCCTCCACCAAACCGGGGCGGCGATGCAGGTGGTCCCTGGTTCTGGCATGCTAATTTCTGTAGATTCAAAAGCGGAAGCTGTAGCAGGAAAGATGTTTATATCTGTGTAGTTTATTCCTGTTCGTACATCTTGAAGGGTACAAACCTTTCGTTCAAAATCTACGGTAAGAACACGAGCAGCAAAGACCTGGTACATCAAGTCGTCGCGAGAAAGTTCACTCGGCCCCGGCTTATACAAATCAGCGTTGTTCTTAAGCATTAGGACCTACCGGGTTTCCCATCTCATTTTCGATGTTGTCCAAAATTGAACTCGTGGTGGTGCTCTGAGCTGCTGCACCACTCAAAAATATATTCACCGCTGCTTGCGATTGATCTGGTGTATTCGTATTCAAATACTGACTCGTATTGGGCTGCTGATCCGGTTCTTGTGTGCTCAAAATTGAAGACTCTGACCCAGGCCCAGTAGAAGTAGCCGGAACGAGTTCGAAGGAATCATTGTTTTCAACCTGTGAGGTTAAATTTGTCAAGGCATCCAACAAGTTTCCGCCCGCTTCTAGCGAACCTTGGGGTGTTCCCATACCAGCAAACAAGAAAGCGTTAACTCCTTGTAATACCGCTTGAGTCTGTGAGTCAGGATTCGGGACAATAGTGCCTTGCCTGGTTTCGGAATAGGCTTCCGGCAAAGTCTTCCATCTCCCCCAAGGAAATGGTGTAACGACCTCATAGCCTTTCTCGTCTGTATAAGGTTGTTCTACAAGAATACGATCGAAGTAGATAGCATTAATGCCAGAAGTTGGCACATTTTGGCCAGTTGCCGGGTTTATTACAGCAGTGCCATCTGGATTTAACGCGGCAGTTTGCGCCAACCACCGATCTCTAGAGAAGAAAGGTGTGTTTGGCTTTACACCAGATGCCGGGTAGCCCTGCCCACCAGCGCCGTAAGGAGAAACCCCGTTTGAAAGAGCCTGAGTTTCAAGATCATTCTGAACACGAAAACTCTTAGTTGTTGTATCCACCTTAGTGCCCCAAGTTGTACCAAGCTGTGAACGACGATAATTGACAACTTGGAGTTGCTCTTGATAAACTGGAGCATTAGTTGAGGCTATCTGAGTTGCCGGGTTTCCCACAAGGTTTACTGCTGGATTGTCGGTACATGAATCCCCATCACTGGAAGTTGTTCCTGTGGGTTGCCCAAGTGTAAACGCTGTAGCTGCATCCAAATTGCTTTGCCCAGACAATTGATTCAAAGATGATGGAGGCGGCGAGGGTGGCTCGGTCCACTTCATTACAAGGTTTGGCTGTGTAGTGTAAATAGTAACAGTCTTGGGTTTCCCAGTCGTGGGGTCAGTTTGATCTGAGAGAGTGTGAGTAGCTGGAAACATTGGCCGCTTGCGTAATGTATCCAACAAAATACTCATGCTGGCTTCCCCGCCCATCTGGTAGCTAATGTTGACAGAACGAATATACCCGTACATATCACGGTGGGGAAAAAACATTGGAAACCCCAGCTTTAATTCCGGGCGCATCGGTATGGTGATCTGGTAAGTTCGGTATCCTCGGTTAGCTCGATTTAATTCACTGGTTGCATAAGCATAAGCTGCGAATTTATCCCCACTATTCAACCAAGCAAGAGTACGCGGCGGTTCCTCTCGTAAACCGAACTTGGCAAGTTTAGCAATATCTATATGATAAACAGCTTCACGAAGGCCACCTGTGCCCTCGTTATACATAAATTGACGGTCCCAACCAGGTTGAATGGTCATACGAGTTGCTCGAATGCCTTGTTCGTCTTCGGTTTCAGATTCTGTTCTAATCTCTGACAAATGAACGATGAATGGATTGTTCTGATCTGTCAATTTCTTGTTAATATCTGAAATCTGAGATTGGGTAGCCTGACTTGGAACTGTAGAAGTGTTAGGAGATGACGGATTAGTCACAGTTGCGGATGTGTTAGGCAAAGGTGTAGTGTTAGTCACATCCAGATTATACAACGGTGGCTTAATGATGATTTCGCCATTAATATCCTGATATCCTTCGAAACCTATAGCTTGAGCAATAGTACGAATTCGCTCAAGGCGAGAAGAAAACTGACTGTTAAGGAGATTGATAGTACCTATCGAAAAATCGGGTAAGTAGCCGCGAATAATACTAACATACAGATCATGGGAAGGATCACTCTCCAGAAGAGTACCGATTTTATCATTAGAAATCGGAAGGTACTGTGGCCCTGCCTTCCCCACTTTTGCGCTCGGGACTGAAATAGCGTTTATGTCCAAAGACGATAATCCTGAAAAATAGCCAAAAATATGAACGTCCTTACGGATATTATTCAAGATGGGCTGCCATTTATTGATGTATCCAGCTTTGACTGCATTGGAAAAATCACTATCTGGGACTCTCTGTTCAAGCATTGAAGAATATTGAAAACCTTCAAAAGATATACCCCGCTTAAAGGTGTCAGCTATCTGTTGATAAGGGTCTAAAGCAGCTTGGTTAGACTTCATAGGTTGAGCAGGATTCTCAGAATTTGTCATCAATGAAGGATTCAACTCTATCTGCATAAGCTCAAAAAACCGCAACACACCGGAGCCCTGAATGCTGATTTCTAAAGACTTCCCAGTATCTGTATGCGTAATATGAGCAGTTACTCCTTTAAACACACGAGTATAGACCGTATTCCCATCTGCTGCTGGAAAATAGTTTTTAGCAAAAACCTGTAACTCGCTCATGCTTTCAATCAGGTTAGCTCCACCCGGTGACTGAAACATATACTTAGCTTGGTTGGGGACAGATAGATTAACAGTACACTCAGGTTTGAAGTTGTCAACGTCATAAGTGGCGTTGAATGCCTGAACGTAATTGTTGAAATTCACAAGAGTATAATCTACACCGTTCTGCGGGGCAGAAGTTGATGTACTGCCCACTCCACTACCGAGATATGGATTGAGCAAATAGGGCAGCCCGTCAATAAACACGACGATGTCCGGTGCTGTCTTAACTATCTCTCTTTCTTGAACGGTCTGAGAGATATTTCGTATAGCATTCGTCGTAGTTTGGTTCAAAGTTGCCATAAGTTATGGTGTCGCCGTAAAGAACGGCGAAATCACTCCATTTAAAAACGCCGTCCCTGAATTGTACCCGGTGACGTAAGCGGTTGAATCAACATTAACCGTTGCATCTTCTTGTTGTGAAGAAGCCACGGCAGGAGATTGCGGCCCTCCATTTGGAGGCAAAGGTGTAATACTCGGAGGCGGTACATAGGGAAGACTGGTCAACGGCAATGCTGTGGCTTGGGCTGTGATTGCTGCCAACTGTTGCGCCCCTTGATACGAAGAATACGAATGCCCTCGTTGAACATCATTATGCAAAGTGTCGTTATAAGGTGAACCACTCCGAAACCGTTCTTTCCAAGCCGTGAAGACGAGAGAGAAGTTGTAATTGTATGAATGATCAGCGGAATCTGTTATATTCATGCTATCGAACATACCCGACCAAACAAAATTACCAACAATGAGCTCGACATCTTGATGCATTTTAATGCGACGTCGTGTAAAATCGGCTGCAAGCGGACCCTGCCCAGCTTGTTCGCCCTCAAAAAAGTATCCATTGTTCTCAAAGACCATAAGGAGTTGCTGGAGATTGCGGTAAGATTCAGTGAATTGATGAAACTTATCTGTTAAACCATATGTCCAGTATTGACCCGCTGTCTGACCTTGCATAGATATCTGCTGCATATCCTCGCCCCAAACCCCGAATTGCCAGCCACCACGTGTAAGGGATTGTTGATCTACGGTGCTGCGATTAATCTGCAAAGTTTCTGGATTAATCAGAAATTGATAAGTGGCTGAGTAACCTGGATCCGGTTTTCCTTGTGGGTTCACGCCGCGATGAGGAATACGAATGAACATATAATCAACAAAGGGGGATGTTGATGCCGTAGTCGTAAAATCTGAAAGTTGTATGCTCGAAAATTCTGATGGATTGCCACCTTGCTGCTGAATAGCAGCATCTGCAGCACTTTGAAGGGAAGAAAGATTGATCTGACTAGGAATAATGCGCTTCTCACCACGAATAGGGAGCTGTTGTGGCGTAACCTCAGAGTAAGCTGGAGTTGTATACTGGATATCCGAAAGATCGTTCGGCCCACTGCTACCCGGATTGACAAAACCATTAGCCATAAATCACTCTGTAGGAAAAGTTATAGTATGAGTAACCACTTCTGTTGGTTGGGGCACACTAGTTACTGGTGTTGGCACAGAAGCCATATTCGATGAATTACTCGAAGGGTAATACAGCATCGTCGACGTGCGTTCCACTTGATAGACAAAATTAAAATGCCACTGAAAAGGATCTTTAGAATCCTGCGTCCAGCTTAAGGACTTGAAATAACCAAAATAATTAGCCCCTTCTAACTTCATAACAACAGAACCCCTAGTCATTACATCATTGTTGCGCCCGTGCATCTGCTGACTGCTCGTACCCAATTTGGGTGACCACGCAGAGGCGTCTGCTTGATCCTGATCTATCAATGAGGTGTTGTACGCCTGATTGTAAAACCAGACTGTGGCGTTCATTTTGAACAATGAAAGAAACTCCACAAAAGCATCTTGCGCCGTAACACGAAATGAACTAGGAAGCGAATTAGTTTGCGTCTGTACAACCTGAGTAAAGACATCGGGTGCCTCTTGATTAACTGCACCATTTGAATTTATCGAAGGGGGAGCTTGAGAAGTCTGTTGAAAGTTTGAACTGGTATGCGCGAATCCAGAAGTTACTAATTGAATAAGATCGGGGGTGACATTGCCCACACTCATAAAATCTGTTAAGCCGAGCTGATTCATAAATATGCCCGTAGTGCCCGAACCTTCTATTATGTCTGCTTGCATACCCCACAAAGTCAAGTGAAAACCTGTTCTAGATGGTTGCTTAAAGTAGATATGCTTCATATTGACGTTGAAGGTTTTTAGACTAGCTTTCAATTGAATCTCAATTGGTATACCTGTAACATTATTAGACAAGAAAAATCGAGTCGAATTATCAGTTAAAATCACATTGAAAGAAACAGGAGTAGCCTGCGCTCTTGCCCGAGCATTAAAGATCACCATACCAGGGTCTTGATACCAAGGCTGATTTGCGAGCGCAGCGGCACCTTGTTTTACAATAACAACGGAGGGATTCAGACTCTCGTAAGTCGCTGTGCTAATGTCGTTATTAGTCAAAGAATTATAAGCACCAGCAACTCTCTCCTGACTTTGATTAGCTCCTATTCCAACAAGGTTAGCTGTATCCCCAGCAGCGGATTGAGCAGAGGGTAAAAACTGTTGATATGCTCCGTTGTTATAAGTGGACCAAGAAGAAAACGAATCGCCCTTATCTTGGTAAATAGCAAAGGCCGCATCGGCATTTGCTTGTGGATCTTGAAGCTGATCAGCACTATACTGCGGATGGGCTTCTAAATTAACTTGCCAAAGCCCCACAGAACCCCCAGGAGTCAGGGTTGTATCCCCGTTAGCATTAGTGTACCCAGAACTTTCTGCCTCAGCTATAGCCACAGCTGTGGTGAGAGCAGGACCAGTGAAGCCGGCATTCTCTGCATACTGTGTAATCTGCGCTGGAGTTAACGGGGTTCCGGTTCCGCTAGCCATATTACTGTCCTGTTCCTGTCACTCCCGCCACTTGATGTCTGGTGCTTGGAGGCGGTTGATCACCTACTTGTTGAATAGCACTGTGACCCTCAGTCTGATTAATGCTCGGGGTTTTGCCCCCTAGATTCGGGTACAAATATGATCCATTGTTTTGAATAGTTACATTGGTTGTAGGAGTAGACGTTTTAAGTGCAGAGGTGGGCAAAACGGGAACCAAACTCCCAAGCCATTTAGGATCCAAATATTTTAGAGCCCCCTCTTGCTGACTAGAGACACTCTCGTCTATCTTTTTCAGCCCCTTTTCCATAAGAGGCATCATATCATCTGCTGCCTTCATTAAACCGTAGGCGTTTGTCCCGGCTTCTCTATCCACAATGCCTCGCGGACCTGTTGCCGAAAGAGCTGTGTGTTTTAACGATTCTTCTAACCCGATGACCCGTTTTTGTGTGCCTTCTAATTGATTCTTTTGCGCTTGAAGCCCTATGATCTTTTTCGGGTCTGTCTGAGTCTCTAATTCCTGATTAACTCTAGCGAGGTCTGCCTTTGATTGAACTTTCATATCTTCAAGGTGAGCGATCACTTTTTCAAAATACTCCGCTTGAGGTCCAGAAACACCAGTGGTTGGATCTGCACCGCCGTACATTTCACGAAGACGAGCAGTTTCTTCTTTATGTAATTTAGACCCTAAAGGTGAACGTGAGAGCAACTCATAAATATCTTCAACTGGTGCACTAATTGTAACAAACAAATTTTCGAAAGCATCAGCGAAAACATCTGCTAAAGGACGCGATGCAGTTGCGACTTCTTCAGCTTTTTCACGTTGACGATCCTTTTCATCCTGATCAATCTTGTCCTGAGCTAATGCATTGGCGCCAGCCTCAGTCTTCATGATCTCTTTTAGAATGTTCTCATTGTCCGCAAGATAGATAGCCAATTTATCTTGATCTGTACCGGACAAGCTCTGAATTTTTCCTTGAGGTGTGCTTCCCTTCATCTTCAAACCATGCTGATCAGCAATGCCCACAAGCTGTTTATAGGTTTCTTCCCCCAGGATTCCTTGCCGCGCACCCTGCATAGTGGCATGCCCCTGTGCATCAAACACACGTAGCATCTTTTGTAGTATTGATGGGTCAGTCTGCAAGGCTTCCATAAGTTTCACGAGTGTTGGATCAGTCGCACCTGCTCCTCCCATAACTTGTTGCAGCGTGTAACCCTTCCCCTTGTTTGCATGTTGTAAAGCAACCTGAATAGCGCGAAATTGTTCCATCGTTGACCCAGTTAAATTGTACCCTAACATCGAATTTTGCGAAGCTTGAGCCAAACCAGCTTCACCAAATCTCCCGGCATGCGCGAGATCTCTAACTTTCTTAGACCCTTCTAGACGCTGCATTTCCATATCCAATTGATTGAGCGCATCCATAGCAGTCTGGCGTTCAGCGGGTGTACCACCGCCAGAACGCGCAAGGTGAGCTTTCATTTCTCTAACATCGTCGCGGCTTTTAACTTGCGTTGCATCCAAGCCAATAGACGGTATTCCCAAGGCTTCCTGCGCACGCTTCTTAGCTACGGCAACGTTAGACTCTTGATAACGAACCTGTTCTTCTGGAGCACCAGGGGTTCTAGCAGTCTGCATTCCTAGAAAAGCCTGCATTTCAAAAGTGCGTTTCTGCCCTGCATTCGTAATAGCTCCCATAGCATCTCTAACATCTTCCGCAGATTGAGTGCCAGTACGACCCAGCATTCGCATTGTAGTTACGGTCTGTTCAAGTGACATGCCAAAACGATCAAACTGCTTGTTAACTTCATCAATGATGCCGATGTATTTCGTGGTTGTAATGCCTGCTCGAGCCGTGTCACGATTGATATGTTCGAAGAAGTCTTGAACACCAGTGAAGGATGTATGGTACTCCTGCAGCACTTTCATGATTTCTTTTGCTGCCGCACCTTCGTCAAGATAGCCTGCAAGTTTCGCGCCATGATAAGCGATATTCTTTACCATGCCTACGCCACCAGTTTCTTCAGGACGAACGCCTCCTGCAAGTTCGGGGAGATTAACACCACCTTCTTTGATAGCTTGAGCAATCTTTAGATTTTTCTGATAACTCTCTCCAGTAAAGTTAAATCCCATGTTTTCAGAACGAAGAGCTTTACGAACATTCATCAAATCCTTAACGCCGGATGCTCCTCCACCAAATATGCCTGCTTCTCCCAAACTAGTGGCGATTTCTGAGTTCGCCTTAGCATTAGCATCGATAAACTTTGCAATGAGTTCTGCCACCATGAGGTATGGGCTCAAATTAGCAGCTGCCTCTGCCTGATGAGCTAAAAACCCGGCACCCGCGCCCTGAGCCATATTAGAGGCTCCTCGCATGACCGAACCACCCCCCGCTTGGTAAGCCCTCCCTAAAAATCCGGTCTGTGATTGCCCACCTTCTGAAGTTCGTTGAGCAGCATCGGCAACTTGCTTCATGGCCCGTTGTGTAAGGAAGCGATCAATGAATCCACCCCCACCTGCCTGCTCTGTCACGTTTCTGGCTAGATCCTTTCGAATTTGTTCGCGAGTCTGCTTGCTCAATCGCTTGTCAGAAGGTTTACCCGTCAACCCAGCAGCTCTGGCTGTCAACTGTTCCCTTGGAGTCAATTTGCCAAAGGTTTCTTTCATTGACAATTTCGCAGTGTGGGCAGCTTCACTCTTAACTTTTTCCAGTTTGGTGGCAATTCCTGCAAACTTAGTTGCTCGCTCTGTAACTCTGCTCAAAAATTGAGAAGAACCTCCAAGAGCGTCATTCATCCTTGCCAGATTGCTTGTTAATGGACGCAAGTGAACATTATTCCAAGCTCGTCCCATCTTCTCAATATCGGCAGAGGCCTTACGTGCGTTTTCGCCCACTTCTGCAAGAAGCTCTGGATCGATAGCATCTTTTGCTCTCTTTCCCGCTTTCTCCATATTCTTACCAACCTTCTCAATAGCCATGCTGAGAAAATCAGTTTGCCGCTTCAATTCACGTTGCTGAGTCTTATCAAAGAACCCGTCTTTCATCAGCTTGTTTTGAGCTTCTTTTAGATCTTGCAGATTCTTGAGTAAGTCACCATAATTCTTGGCCCGGAAAATACCAGTTTCCCCATATTGCTTACTGAGCTGCAACATTCGTTTAAAAGCATCTTCATAATCTTCCGTGTACTTGACGATGCCCTTCAACTTGGTTTGCCAATCCTGAGTTACATTGACTGTAGCTTTGATAGAATCCGGGAGTTCCTTCCAAATATCTGCTACGGTGTTGGTAAGTTTAACTTGATCCCCTAACAAATCATTGACTGCTTTCTGCGCAGTTTGCTGTGCTTGAAAATTCGCAGGCGGAACTCCAGCTCCGGTCTGCGAAAAATTGGGCGGCGTATTGATAGGTTGATCAGCCATCTATTAAACCTTGGGAGCACTTTCTTCTGCGTTTTCTTCCACCATCGTGCTGAGACGATCTTTGATCATATCTCGAGTTTGATCTTCGATATCCTGAACAGCGAGTTCTACAAATCGCTTCTCAACGTCTGTCATCAATGCGGAATCTGGAAATGCATCTTTTAAACGATCTTCAATACGCTGACTGTGAACCATGAAAACCTTCCAGAGCACATTCATGATCTCCATGCCCCAAGTCAAGATGACGTTTCGAAGAGCTGGCTGCCAAAGCATTTGATTTTTAGTTGTCGGATCAGTAAACATCTTGTTTTCAAGAGTTTTAACTGAAACTCCATCTATATACGAAATAGCACGCGAGAGCACTTCTGCCTTAACGCGCTGGAGCCATGCATAGCCTTTAACATCCTCACAGGCCATAATAGACATCAACTCGCCCTCAGTCGGGATGTTGGATATACGGATGTGATGTTCTTGACCGCCTGCTTTCAGGGTAAGGATTTCTTCTGAATCCTCAATGCCAAAATTTTTCAGGTTAAATATGATTTCATCAACAGACTTTGGTGTTTCTTCCTTAACTTGCGACTGCACTGTCTCTGCCATAAACACTCCTTGTTCTATGGAATTCTCAGGTGACATACCTGATTTCGTTAACGTTCCCGTAGCATATGAATGGAGGACTCAATGATAAGCCCTAAAAATCCCATTGTTGCTCGTAGAATCCTGGAAGGATTCATTGAAAAACAGATCCTTTCCTATCTTAAAGAGCAGGCTAATGTTTCAGAAGAAAACCTCCCCGGTACTGATACAGAACTAATCATCAATTTTGTTGATTTCCTCCATGACCTAAATGAGATTTAAGACCTGTATTTCTGAATCCGTTTCTCTGGATCATCCGGCGTTTCCCCACGATCTCGAACAGGCAAAAGAACGGGGCGTCCCTTTTTAAGATCCTGCTCTCTCTGCCTAACTTCTTGTTCTGTAAAGACTTCCGTTCCAATTGTGGACCTAACACCAGGGCCACCGCGTCGAGCCAGCATTTCTTCAGCTTGTCTCTTTTCAGCTTCCGCCTTTTGTTTCTGCTGTTCGTAGAATTTCATCATGAATTTCTCATGCTTATCGTTGGAAAACAAACCTTTGAGTTCTTTCTGCAACCCTTCTACAGAATCATCCACACCGGAATGAGCCCAACCATCGTCCAAATCAGTTTCTCTTTGAATACGAACAACTTCTTCCCAAGGTACCATAGAATCCACAGCCATCGCTTTTTGTGCAGATCGTAAGTCATTGCGAATAGGCTCTGCACTTTTGCCTGCCCAAACCCCTACGATCATAAGGGCATTAAAATTGTCATCCAATCGTCGTTTGGCCGCTTCACGATAATTGCAAAGTGTAGCCCAGAGTTTTGCATGCTCCGGTGGAGCTAGAATAGTCATGGAGTGTCCATCGGGAAAATGGACAATTCGATTATCATATGATGAAAGTTGTGTCCCTCGGCTGTACCAAAGATTTTCTGAAGTTGATGTTGTCACAAAAGCGGATAAATACGGGAAAAGTGATAAATCGTATACGCCCATTTTTGCTATTAACTCAGCTAATCTACGCATCTCAAAACCCGACAATTGATTGATTTCTTCTACTGTCAAAGTTGTGCATGTTTTCATTACGGCAGCAAGAAATTCATTGGTATCAAAAATCCATCTTTGCAAAAGCTTCCGTTCTACAATGTGCAAGCCTCGAACCCAACCAATCTGTTTATTGCCCGACATTAACGGGCGAATACGCGCTCCTTGTTCAATCAACTCTTCGCAATTTTTGGAGATCACCGTTCGCACTTCTAAAATTTGCGCAGTAGAAGCTTGTGGAACTACACCTTCGCTAATCTTACGCATCAGATCTACCCCAGAGACACTCAATGCGTTCTTCTCCTTCTGATTACGCGGTCGAAGAAGCTTAACCCCAGCGCCAAAAACCTGGGAGTCAGTCTTAGCGGGTTCGGTTTTAAGAGACATTTTCTGGACTTGCCTTAATGGCTCCACGTAATTTAGAAGCCTTTAAAATCTGAAGATCTACTGCCGTGGCTGCGGCAACTTCACGATGACCAAATTGCTGTTCCAGTCGTATGCGCGCCCGCTCAGCAAGTTCGTCTTTCTCAGTCTCATCGTCTTGTAGCAACACCCGGAACTTATTGGGTTCTGGGGCTTTGTACAAAGCTGCCGTTTCAAATCTCTGATTGGGTTGAATCTGTCCTTTATAGATACGAAAAACTCGACTAGAAATGGCTGATGGAAGAGCCTCCAAAATACGTGTGGCTTCTTCAATCGTTTCTACCGAAAGGCCAGATACTTCTTTAAGTGCATGAGAAAGATACACCCTTGTTTGATCCTTCCCTTTGGGAAATTTGATAAGAAACTCCTCTCGCCATGTAAGTCTTTTGAAACGAAAGGTGTAATTAAGGAGTTTTACTTCAAATAGTTCATCCATACAACCTGTTGCTGACAGCCGTAAGTCCAAGATTCACTAGCGGTGTCTAAATACCTGAGTATTAAACAGGATGAAACATGAATTGAAATGCTGGCCTATCTATTTCACCACTATCTTATCCGGTACCAAAACTTTCGAGGTACGCAAAAACGACCGTGGGTACCAAGTTGGTGATGAATTATTACTCAGAGAATGGGATCCCACAACAAAACTCTATTCTGGACGAGAGATCCTCCTCAGCGTACCCTACATAGCCGCGTCCTGTCAAGCCATGCAGCCCAGTAATTTTGTGGTCATGTCAATTCAGAAACAATCTTACCAAAACAGAGTTCGCGATTGGTTGTATGCTTGCTTCGGCAAAGAGATTGCAACCGATAAAGTGGAACGTAATCACAGATTCCTTGAGGAAGCCCTAGAACTTGTTCAGGCCTGTGGAACAACTCAAGAAGAAGCGCACAAATTAGTGGACTATGTCTTTAATCGCCCTGTGGGAGAAAAATTCCAAGAGGTTGGTGGCGTCATGGTCACACTTTCAGCTTTATGCAATGCCCAAAAGTTAGAGATGAATGAAGCTGGAGAAGCAGAACTAGCTAGAGCCTGGACAGTGATAGAAAAGATTAGAGCAAAACAAAAGGCCAAACCTAAATTTGGACCCCTACCTGGCAGTTCTTCCCCAACTGTCTCGTAAAACAAATGGGGCACCTTTTAAAGGTGCCCCGGTTAATCTAAATTATTAACGTCTAAGGGTTTATCTTTACCAAGACTCCGCACCCACTTCTGGAACAACCGGGTGCCATTGAACCGCCGTTGTTTCCGCCTCTGTTGGTCATGGTATACATACTGCCACCGTCAAAAGTGATGGGAGCATAAGTATTACACCCATCAGTAGTTCCGCCCTGGAAGTCATACACATCAGTGTATGTAGTTCCAGAGTACGAGAATACTACTCCACAAGAGTGAGCACCGCCGTAAGTTGTAGTACCCCACAACTTGGTTCCGGATGATACCAATTCACCTACAGGTTGCTTACCATCGGAATTACCGAAAGTGTGAAGCACGGTTAGAAAACCGCCAGGAACATACTGATAGATAACACCGTCGCTATCGGAATCTCCCCCACCTCCAGTGGTTCCATATAAAGTTCCCATGCTGTCGATGAAAGGGGCACCGTATGGAACAGCACCATCAACACAATTTCCTCCTGCGGGGCAGAAATTGTAGAGAACAGTATACCCAGATGTTGGACTCCAAGAGAATATCACTCCTTGCCCATAAGCACCACCGCCTGACGCAACCCCGTAGAACACCCCGGAACTCCCTAACGCCAAGCCTCCAAGAATGCTGTTACCGTCAGGGTACACCCCACCACTGACCGCTTTCAAATCATAGACGTCGGTAAAGTTGGGGTTTGTTATGTCATACTGCCAAATCTCACCGTTACCGTTAGCCCCGCCTTGGTCTGTAGTACCAGTGAGACACTGGTCTGAACCACACGAAGAGAGAACGATGTCTCCCTTTGGAGGCCCACTTACGTTATTATACGGTTCGGTTAAATTCCAAACACCGCTGGAATACTTGAGATAGAATATCTCACCGCCGTTGGCCCCAGTTCGGGTTAAAGTTCCCCATATAGTCCCGGTAGAATCTTGGACTACATTTGTCTGTGGGTAAAAACCATCGCCTCCTGCAAAAGTTGTTAGAACAGAGTAGTTCGCAGGGGGTACGAACTCAAATACCACTCCGCTGCCAAACTGATTAAAGCCTGGGTTACAATTGCCAATTGAACCACCACCATTGACGATAGTTCCAAATGTCTCATTAGCAAATGCCCCGATTGTAGCCAAAGATATTTTGTTACCAAAGTAAGGCATCATCCCGTAATTGTCGGTGTCACAGCGGGCAAAATTGACTTCTACTGTATCCGAGGATGTAGCAAAAGCACAGAGTGAAAGGACGAGAGAAGTTAGTACCATTAACGCAAATCGCTTCATGTTTCTCCTGTTTAAAAGTTCTAATTTACTGCTAATAACTAGTGCTGTTTTTAAAGTGCTGCGCTCTTTTCGCACGTTGATCTTCAGAGTCAAACATTTGCGAAATGGTTCGCTTAACTTCACGAGTCCAATCCTGAACAGTCTGGCCCTCAATCAATTTGATAAACTTAACAGGCTGACGTTTGTAAGTATCAATGGCAGATTTCCAAACAAAGGCAGCTCGCTCGCGGAATGCCAACATGTTCTCGTACGTCTTCGGATTCATCTCCGTTTTACCCTTGGCTGCTCTTCTTGCCACTAAACGTCGAAGATTCTCTTCCAGGGGGATATCCAAATACACATAGACAACGGCGCAGTCCAACTTCTCCTGTACCCAGTCTACATCCCATTTCTTACTCGAACGAACACCATCTGTGACCACGAATTGAACATCTGGACGTTTAAGCAAATCCTGGATTAGTAAAGAACGGGCTTCCATACTGCTGACAGAATCAGAGGTGCTTTGTAGGTTCCCCGCTATCGCAGCGCCGTTTGGAAAGAGGACAAATTTAGCTTTTTCTGCCTTGCCTTCTACATTGTAGAAGACAACTTCTTCTTTTCCTCCAGAACCACACAACGCACGAGTTAGCGTGGACTTACCCGATGCCCCCGCCCCGAGGATAGTTATAAGGCATTTCATGTTGCTTCAATACTCAAAATTCTATCGTTAAAATCATTCTTAAAACAGGACCAGTCCAACATCATGATAACCTGCCCAGTTTCTCGGTAGTGATTTTGTTTCTCAGGCTTTAAACCAGGATCCCCAGGACTATCCTCAAGACGCAAATACTGAGGCAACATTTGCTGACGCATCTTCCAAAAGACCGAAAAATCCTCTTCGGGCCAACGGGCCTCGGCTTTCTTAATTCTTCCATGAAAAATATCAGCATAAACTCCAGGGTAACGCCGATTTAAGCGATGCCAGCCCTTGTAAGTACAGAACTCCGATTCCAGCGTAAAATAAGTCACATCCTGAGCGAAATCCCGGCCTTTGAATCTTTTCTTAGCTTCCTCAAGAAGGATGGCACCTTCTTTTTTCAACCAATCCATCATCTGAGGAGTATACTTTCCTTCGAACCCTGTAGGGTTATCCGGGCCACCCCAATCGAGGTCATCCCGGCCCAATACTTTTGCCAAACCATTACGAAGCGATTTACTCCCGGATATGTCTTCTAGAAACAAAGAGTTCGGCTCAATGTTCAGCCGAGCGATACGCAGGTACTCAAGATAAGAAAACGTACTCATACGACCAAAAGAATAGAAATCCTTACGCACCATATCCCATACAACTTGAAAATTCTCAAGTGGGTCGTCGCTTACTATTTGGTTGTGAAAAAGCCACGCTTGATCTCTACATCCACAGAGTTCCTTATAGCGAGTAACCGATTTGATAAAATCGCGTTTCTGGTGTCGACGATCTGTGTCAAATTCAAGACGAGGCCATTCCTTGTTGTACCAAGCATCCAGAGCCGGGATATCTAGATTAGCAAAGTCAGGGAACTGATTGAAAATAACCCAAGAAGTCAACGGATGTTGAGTGTTCCCGTTGATGAAAACGAACCACAGCAACTCCTCCCGCCCCCAACCAATTTCTTTGCTCAAGAACGGGAACGTCATGTAGGGTAGACTAGCCCCGGCGTGCAGCCGATACTTCAGGCAGAACTCGTAGAAACGTAGAAATACTTCCCTTCGGAATTCCGGCTTGCGAAAATCCATGCCCTCTTTAAGATCCTGTTGTTCAAACAAGCCCAAAAGTTCACAATAGCGGCCTGGAGTCGTATGATCTGCTGAACACACGAGTATTTTGTCAAGCCCTATGACTTCTTGATCGAACGGGCTGTAGAAAAGATCACTCATAAAAATCCCCAAATTTCTCCTTCAATACCGGAGCCATCGCTGCCGCAGATGGCTTAGATCCAACAATCCAGAAGAGTGTCTTGTCATTGAGATACTGTTGGAATTCGGATAGATGATCTCCCATGAAACACATCATCTTACCCTCATACCTCGGGTGAAAATCCAGATCATTAAATCGATAGGGCATCAGATCGTTGTAGGTGCAATACCCTCCTTCGCACTTCTTACACTGTCCACAGCCCCCATTTACATCATAATGGGTTAATGTGTAGATAGGTGAGAATTTACGAGGCCAAGTGGCCGCGCTTTGGCTAGGATTGTTGTGTTTGTAGTTCAGGAACCAACCAAACATGTCCTGAGAGTTTACTCCACTTACTCCTTCGATAATTTGCAGACGACGATGGATGTAAGTCGGATCAGAACTACCGCAAGAACCAATGCCCATGAGGATAACATTCTGGAGATTCTTGGGGCGATATTGGGCAATCCCGTATAAGACAGAGGTCACACTGTTGCAACTACCCGCTGGCACGATGATGTTCTCAATGTGATCAGGAATATTTTGGACCTGCACACTGCCGACCTTGTGAAATGCTTCCACCCGAGCCGCAGGATTCTTCTCCTGATCTACAGTGATGTTAGTTTCTAAATGGAAATATCTAAGTTCTTTTGCAATCTGTTCGGCCTTGCTGTTTAATGTAGCTGCAAAGCCCGGATTAAACGAACGGAATTCTGCCCCCATCCATGCAGCCGTCGCTAAAGTTTCGTGTTCAAGTGGTTTCTTAGTACCAATACAATCAATCACTGGAACATTGTAATGAGCAGCAATACAAGCTACCATGGGATGTTGAGGGGAACCTATCACAGCACCATGCGAAACCCCCTTGGCCCCTTGCTTGAGTGCTTCGTTAATTAGCCAAATGCAAACACGGAGTTTGCTGCCATTGATACCACCAAATCCTAAAGGGGCAAAGAAATCCTCTCGTTTAAACCACATGCCACCAATTTTTTCGCAAGGACTGAGATCCAGAAGATGGTCTTCCCAATGGATCAAATTACGGTCGATGGACTGTATTCTGAAAATGCTGTCATTCATGGTATATAGCATGATACGGGAAAAAGCGGTATTATCTACTCCACTGGAGGGCCTTGCTCTCTTTGTTTAAGGAATACTACATGATAAACATTCGTTTTATCGGAGGTATATAGTGCCTCCGACTAAGAAGCCAGACCCTGTTTTCAACTGGTGGCGTCTTTTTCACTCCCTTCTTCGCCACGGAAATTCTTCGGAAGAACAAATTCGTTCGGCCAATGTTTGGTCCTGGATGAATGACTATTACGTCATTCTTAAACGAATTGCCGCCGCTGACGATGTACAATTTGACCTCCTTGCTGCCTTATGGAAAACTGCGCAAGAAACAGGCACACTCCCTAGCTACGAAATTCTCCTTGAAGAAGTTAAATCTACTGAAAAAAATGATGAATTGCTGGATGCTCTTAAAAAAGATTATCGAAGCCAAACCGATCTTACTATTCATGACCCAGCAGATCTTGCTGTGGTCCTCAAAGACTGGTGTACAGATTGGGAAATGCGTCGGATCACCAACGTTCTAAAATTGACTAACGGCATTAATTTGGGCAGCATCGAAATGAATTTCATGGGTCAGCGCAACAAGAAAATGTCTGGTCCTCGTGATGCACTCAAATATTTAGTGCACGAATTAGAAGAAGGACTTCTGGTGGATGCCAGCAATACTCTCAAGCCCATAGTGGTGCAAACAGAAGCTCATCTTGGTCCTGAAGAATACCAACAATCATTGAGTATCCCCCAATTAGAATGTGGATTCAGCGACTTCTACCTAGAACGCCAGGATTTTATTGGCATTCTTGGGTACTTAGGCAGCGGGAAATCCACTGTAAGTCGTTTTATGTTGTATAACATGGCTGCGGCGGGAAGAAACGTACTTCACATTTCCGTTGAAAATAGCCAAACGGTTGAACGTGACAAATTTATTTTTCTGCACGCTAACAACCCAAAATTTGGTGGAAAATATGAAGCCTTAACTTATGCTAAAAAAAGAAAGAAGCAGCTTACAACCGATTTACTTCGTATGTGGATTGAAGTTGCTCAAGATTTTAAAGAAACCATAGAAGGAAGACTTACCATTAGAAAACCCAGTGTTGCTTCTTGGGAGCACATTAAAACTCTAATTGAAACCGAAGACTTAGTGGCTCCTTTGGATGCAGTCTTGCTCGATTATATTCAGTTGCTCGAACCGCCCTCTAGAAATACCGATGATCAACGATCTAAGATGAGTGCGATGATCAAAGATATCCGTCAATTTGGCATGGTCTTTGACGGTGGACGAGGGATGTGTATAATTTCTCCTGTACAAGTTAATGAAGAGGGGTTGAACCGGGCAGCGAAAGAAGAACAGGACGGTGTGTATAAACCCAGCGCCATCAACAATGAAAAAGAGTTAGGCCGTAGTATGACTTTCATCGTGGGAGTATTCAACAAAGGACAGGACCCACAAGGTTGTTACGATGTAATGTTCTCCTGCCCTAAAGATCGCGACGGCGTGGGCTTTGACCCTTTTCTAGCAAAGATGTCGCCTAATGGTTGGGTTGGTGGTTCTAGAGCTAAAGTATCCGACATTAAGCCACCTTCCGATTACGATCCAGCATTGGCTACTCTCGAGAGTATAAAATGAACGATGGATTTGCAAGACTTCGCAATGGCCTACGCGAGCACATCAAACAGGGTAAAATTTCCCCCCAAGATTTAGGCATTTATCTGTACCTACACTACGAGTGTAATTGGGCTACGGGCATCTATCACGGGTCCGCACTTGGTATTGCCTACGGTTTTGACAACCCCCGTCTGAAACAGTCAATTCAACGGTCGCTAACTCGTCTTAGAGAAAACAAATATATAAATTATCGAAAAGGCGATGGCACACACAAGGGTTACAACATACTAATTAACAAGTTTGAACCTCAAGGTGGAAAACTGAGCAATAAGCGGCTAAACGCTTGGAAGAACGGGAGTAAGTGCGTTCCATTTTATGAGGAAAAAACGGATGGTGATACGGATGGTGATACGGAAGAGCGGCGGATGGTGATACGGAAAGGCGGCGGAAGAGCGGCGGATGGTGATACGGAAAGGCGGCCTATTCCAGAAGTACCAGATATACCAGACGTTCCAAACAGAACAGAAGAGCCAGCGGCACGCGGAAGCAAAACGGAAAATGAACTGAGTTCAGATTGGCAGGATATTATGCAGGAAGTAGGACAATGAGCGCCGTTAAGCCAGTGGTGGTGGTTTTAAAACCAACCCCGGAAGCAGCTAAGAAATTAGCAGCCCGTTTTTGGTCATTTCTTGGCTGCCCTCGAAGATTTGGCACCGAAGGTGCCCTGGAACTTTGGGCGGATGAACTTTTCCCTATTTTGAAAAAATATGCTTACCCAGATATCTCCGAATCTTTGGAGTGGGCAAAACAAACAGACGATCCGTTTTGGCGTAAAATTCTCCAGTTGCCTTGCAATCTTGTTAACTCTATCGACACTATGATGGGCCAGTTTTGGACCCAGAAACGACGAAAAGAAATGGAAGAGATTTTGACTAAGCAAACCGGGGGCAAGTTGTCTATCGAGGAAAGACTAAAACACGGCCCGGTGCCTCTTTCCGAAATTACAGGTAGACAACATCGTTGGCGGCCTTACTAAGAATGTCAGTGTTTTACCGAAAAATTAGAACTTTTCGGGATTTTAATAATACCCCGCAAACCATCGTAAACACAGTATTAAGTCACCATGTTCAATTTTTCGCTAATGAATTTTTCCCATAAATTTCTGACCCAGGTTGTTGCTCAAACCGCTGTTAAGTTTCATTTCGCAAGGATCAGTCTTCATGTCTAGTACCAAGATGTCGCCTTTTCAACAATTCATACACAAAAGCCGCTACGCACGCTGGCTTCCAAAAGAAAATCGCAGAGAAAACTGGGACGAAACTGTTCATCGTTACAGTGAATTTTTTACCCCAAGAATCCCCGAAGACGGGCGTGAAAAAACTTCGGCGGAACTAGAAAAAGCTATTCTTAATCTTGAAGTCATGCCCTCTATGCGTGCTTTGATGACGGCTGGCCCGGCACTGGAAAAAGATCAAGTGGCTGGCTTCAACTGCTCTTTTGTAATTGTGGACGACCCACGAGCATTCGATGAGACTCTGTATCTGAGTATGTGCGGTGTGGGGGTGGGGTTTTCAGTTGAACGGCAATTTGTTGGATTAATGCCAACTATTGCAGAAACTTTCTATCCAACGAACACTGTTATCAAAGTCATGGACAGTAAAATCGGGTGGGCTACTTCACTGCGGCAGCTAATATCTTTGCTGTACGGTGGTCTTATTCCTAAGTGGGATACCAGTGCTTTGCGTCCTGCGGGTGCTGTCTTGAAGACCTTCGGTGGCCGCGCATCCGGCCCGGAACCGTTGGAACGTTGCTTCCGTTTTGCTGTTAATCTTTTTCAGAATGCTGCTGGCAGAAAACTCAACTCCTTAGAGTGTCACGATCTCATGTGTACGATTGCCGATTGTGCAGTTTCTGGTGGGGTTCGGCGGAGTGCTCTTTTATCTCTTTCTAATCTTTCAGATGATCGTATGCGTAATGCGAAAAATGGAAAATGGTGGATCGATTCACCTCATCGCGCGTTGAGTAACAATTCTGTTGCTTATACGGAAAAACCTGAGGTTGAAATCTTCATGCGTGAATGGCTCACGCTCGTGGAGAGCAAAGCAGGCGAGCGAGGTATTTTTAATCGAGAAGCCGCAGTTCATCAAGCCAAGAAAACTGGTAGACGTAAATACAAGGGTATTAACTTTGGAGTAAACCCATGCGCAGAAATCTACCTTCGGCCTTGTGGATTGTGCAACTTAACTGAAGTCGTTGCCCGCCCTGAAGATACTAAACAAACTTTAAAACACAAGATTCGCCACGCAGTCATTCTTGGCTGCTTGCAATCGACCTTGACTGACTTCCGCTATCTTCGCAAGATTTGGCAGAAGAATGCCGAGGAAGAACGATTGCTTGGAGTGTCTCTAACCGGCATTGCCGATAATGTACTCTTAAGTACGAACGGCCCCGAATTAGAGACACTCCTAGACGAGCTTCGCGAGTATGCACTAACTGTCTGTAAGGATTGGGCCAAGCGGTTGGGCATTAATGTTTCTGTTGCAATTACATGTACAAAACCTTCGGGAACAGTAAGCCAGCTTTGCGGAAGTTCTTCGGGTATTCATGACCGTTGGTCGGATTACATCTTGCGAGCCGTAAGAGGTGATCGTAAAGATCCCTTGGGTCAATTCTTAAAAGCTTCAGGTGTACCTAGTGAGCCGGACGTTACTAAGCCGAATGATGTGGACGTCTTCTACTTCCCTTTAGAATCTCCAAAGAACAGCTTAAAGCGTGGAACCAGAACGGCTGTTCAGCAACTTGAACTATATTTGACGTATCTACGTCATTGGTGCGAACATAATCCCTCCACAACAATTTATGTTAAGCAGCATGAATGGATACAAGTGGCTGCCTGGGTTTACGAACACTTTGAAGAAATCGGTGGCGTAAGTTTCCTCCCATATTCAGAAACAATTTATCGGCAACCACCCTACGCAGAAATTTCAGAGGGAGAGTATCAAAAGAGAGTGTCGGAATTTCCAACCCTTGATTGGTCTCGGCTTCCAGAATTTGAAAAGGAAGATAGCACGACTTCAGCCAAAGAATTGGCTTGCTCTGCTGGGGGAGTATGCGAGCTCGCAGATTTTGGTACTGTTGCTGCTGTCGCTTATGACGAGGGTCAGAGGCCGTGGGCAATAATGAAAAAGACGGATGTCCGACTAATGATTACGGACAAACCTTAGGATTGATTTATGGAGTACAAATTGATTTTAAAAATGGTGACCTTCGACGGTCGAGAGATCACCAAGTCATACGATGTATCATCAGATCCAGCAGCAGTTCAAGCAGCCATTAACAGACTCGTTAGCACGTTTATGCAAGCTGGATTTATCGAGCCGACGGAATTCGGCATGCGTGTAACTCGCCTTAACACCATTGAAGTTGAGGTCCCTTCTATCCTCGTTGCTCAGCCCGGAGAGATTCCTTCAACTCTGCCCAACAATGGGAGGATTAAATTAGGATGAAGATTGGCATAGCGGGTGTAAGCGGTGTTGGAAAATCCACACTCACCAAGGCTGTATCCGAGGCCTTGAAAATTCCAGCCATTATCGATACTGATGTTCACGCAGCCGTGTTCGCTCGTATGGAGCAACTAGGCCAAATACCACATACAAAATTCTTTCCCAATATGACTCCCGAAGAGCATGTCAATTTTGAACGAGTGTATGTATCCGTGCGTCTTGAAATGGAAAGTTTGCTCCCTGATTTTATTGGGGATGAAACCCCATTGGATCTCATAAACTACTTCTACCATGTTTGTGCCCCGCACCCGGAACTTATGTCACCTTTAGAGTTTGGGACTACTGTAATTTCATTGTGGGAACAGGCTCGTAAATATGACTTTATTTGGTACCTCGCACCGGGTCAAATTCCTATTGTTGATGATCATCGTCGTTTTACTAACGAACATCTTCTTACGGGTTGGGATTTTACACTGCGAGGTCTTTTGGGGCAAGTTTTAGACCAAGATAAACCGATGGTGGGATTCTTAATGGAAGTTCCGGAATTTGAAAAGCGAGTAGGAGTTGTGTCAGAATCAGCGAAATTACTGAAAACTATTGAAGCAGAACGAAAACTGATGAACTAGGCGATCCTTTACCCGAATTCTTTGTAAGTGCCGTAGAATAACTACATGAACACACCCAAGATCTTCGCGGCTCTTGGAAACAAAGCTCCTCGATTTCAAGAGCAGATTGCTGTCCTCGAAGCAGGCCTCGCTGCACAAAAGATCTGGAACGTTCAAGTTGAGGATGCAAAATACGTCATCAGCAGAAGCATAGATGACGCTACCAACTCTTACGCAGAGCCTTTCTACGTCCAGAAACGATCGTCTGCCGTTACTTGGGATTCGAATGATCCGCGTTATGATGTCTCTTGTTACATGAATACCACTAGCGCCCCCAAAGTTCTCCGCAATCTAGAGAAACAGCACGGCTTTGGCAACCCTCTCATCCTCGAATACATGGAATTCTTGCGGGAAGTGGTCGAGATTGGCAAACTGATCAAAGCTATAAAGCCCTTTGTTGTGAAGGGTCGCCGCCCAGTTGAGAAGTCAGAAGCGGACTTGATTGCTGAAAACTTTAACACAGGCATCTGCGCGATTTGCGCTCGCCGCCAGAAGTTGGATGTCGCCACTAGAATGGTGATGCATGGTTATCAGATGTCCGATTATAATCATGCTGGATATCGTGTGGGAAAATGTTTCGGAGTCGAATATAAGCCGTACGAACTTTCTAACGAGGCTAACATCGCCTTTGCTCCTGTACTTGAATCACATCGCAAAGGAATTGTTGCGGCTCTTAAGACGCTACCGTCGTTAGTCAGCGTGGACGTACAGTGCCAAAAGTGGGAGAACGGCAAGCGCGTGGGCTACACCAAGACCTTTACCAAAGAAGCCAATCAATACGAATTCAATCAGGAGATTGCCAATCGTCAGTCGCGCCTAGAGTTTGAATTAAGCACAGTGAAGCAAGACATCCAGATCAACAAGGCAAAGATCGAAAATTGGACTCTACAGCCGTTGAAGTACGGTTGCTTGGCAGAAGTCAATAGCTGAAACTCGTTGCTGTGCCGGAGTGAACAACAAGACGCCGTACAATCTGAGAGGATGTCTCGCAGGACGGTGCGCAGCAGTAAAGGCTACGGCCTAAGAAACCAACAATAACCAAATAACGGCCTCGAATATCGAGGCCGTAACTTTTAGGAGGGGAGATGTTAAACATAAGAACAAGGTTGAAGATGAACAGTCGAGTTAAGATTCATTGCGACAAACATACGCGATATAACCCAGAAAAAGAAGGGCGCGGTGGTGTCAAAGGAGCATGCGCTCGTTGTGAGTTTATGTATGCCGTGTACGCAACTCAACAAACGATGTTGAATGCTGCCCGGGATTTCCAACAGATGACTCAGCTGTATGAACAGATTAAGCCGCGAGTCGTCAAAACTATTGGGTCGCCCCAGGGAGCACAATGAAACATTCAAAAATTTCAACTTCGCATCCAACGCACTGCCTCATTAAAGATTCCTCCAGCCCAACAACGCCAAAGCACGAATGCTATATTGATGAACCCAATGATAATGAGAAAAAGTATGGGCTTTGTACTGGAGATTTCGTGGAAGCCATGAATGGTCAACGACCTTGGCTAAAGGTACGCGAGCTTTGCGGGAAATGTGAGTTGTATTGGGGTGAAATTCTTTTGGGAATTCGGTGTCAGAATATTGACTACCCGATTTCTATTGCAGCCCCGTAGTATCTAAACATAGAAGCTGAGTGAGTGAACCGGAGACAGGCCGGAAACGGTAAGCGTCTTCGGATGACTACGAAGCTCAGAAGTCGAGGACTGGTTGGCTGTACAAATGCATTGCCTACCTCGCAAAGAATTGCTGGCAGATCCGTCAAGGTTATGTAAGACGACCGTCAAGGTTATGTAAGACGACCGTTCCGGATACTAATACCCAAAGGTCGTTAATCATGGGAGCCAGCAGCAAAGATTGCCGTGTGGTATCGCGTTGGTTTGGTCGATTCGTGCTTAGGGTAGACTCGATAGCTACCAAGTACCAACAGGAATCGCTTCATAAGTTTGGAGCAGAGTATCGTCGATAAGGTCAGGTCGGGGGTTCGATTCCCTCCTTCTCCGTTAAGGGGATGTAGCGCAATGGAAGAGCAGACCTCAGTAGACGATGCGTTGACAGCTCCAGGGTCTGGGATAGACAGCGACGGCTGGAACTATCGTGAAATCCCCTAGACCTCTCGAGTTTGGATGAAGCGCAGGAGGACCAGAGCGGGCAGCACCCGTGAGGCCTAACAGCTAGTAACGAAGAGCAACGCAGGACCACCAGAGCGGTCATCCAGAGGTAATCGCGCTGAGTATACGCGCAACGAGCAGCCCGAGTACTCGCGCAGTCCTGGCGGAGAAACGGATAGAGATGCGGCGGGACTTGCCTAGGAAGTTTCCCGCCGCGTTCTTCTAAGGCTTAAGATTCGGCTGCATACTGTGCACGGTTGGTTAGGGCTAAAACCCACTGCCACGGGAGTCATGACCCGCATAACCCGAAGCATCATAGGTGCGACGGTGGCAACGTCCCGAAGTCTAACTGGCAATAGTTCAACGTGCAGGGTTACTGTAGCCGATGTATTTTCTGTACTTTTGTATTTTCTGTACTTTTGTATTTTCTGTACTTTCTGAGTACTATGAGGGAAGTTACCCGGAGGTCAGGTGCGAGTCGGAATCGAAGTCTGTGAACGCAGAGCAACGCGGTATTCGGACACGCTGCTGTCGGGGGATTAGCTCAGTTGGGAGAGCGATTGCTTTGCAAGCAATAGGTCGCAGGTTCGATCCCTGCATCCTCCACCAAGGGTTCGGGAACACGGTGTATAGTGCATAACTGCCTTGTTGAGCGCAGGAGGGCGTTCCTGGATTAAGTTTAGCTGTGGGAAGCGTTAGCCGCCGTTTGCCAACGATCGTTCGGCCACGTTCGGGTCGGAGCGGGTCAGGTACACGTCCACAGCGTACGATGTAAACGCAAAAGCGCGGGTGCTGCCGAAACTGGATTCCTAAGAAGTCTTTAGGTCTAAAACGGAACCAAATTGCCGCTGGAAGTAGGATGCACCCGAGTGAATTGAGGCGGAGGGAGCCAACCCGGTCGACGACGGGGCAGAGATCTCCGCCCAAGGCCAACACCGGAGGACTACAATAACGGAGGAGGGTGTTGGCTCTCTTTAAAGAAGCGGGGATACCATAGGCCTCGCTGGGGATCGAATTTTGTGCAATTTAAGAAAAGGAGGACAATAACTATGCGAAAAACCATCATGGTTCCTTTCAACTTTTAATGTTGTCCTGTAACGATCGACGGCATCGGCAGTAGAAGGCCCGAAGAAGAAGATTCGGGCCTTTAGTTTTTATTTCACTAGTTATACCCGATTTTCCAAATACCTAGGTATTATTATAACATGACGACCAATAACACTTTCGTGCGAGATAGCGGTACTGCAGCTGAATGCTGCGTCGCGGCGGAGGGGCAAGTGTCCTCGGAGGGATTCGGAGAGTAAAACAAGACATCCGAATCGTAAAACGAGGACGCCTGTTAATGGCGTCTTTTCTATTTTACGATAGAATGTACAGGGTTAGCTCAGTTGGTAGAAGCGTCTTCCTTACAAGGAGAATGTCGGGGGTTCGAGTCCCTCACCCTGTACCAAAATTTAGATTTAGGCGCGACGAACGTCTTGAGCGTATAGATTCGCATCGTTTAAAGCGGGATTGGTACATTGGGTGTGCCCTGGTCTGCCAGACCGGAGAAAGGGTTTCGATTACCCTATCCCGCTCCAAGTTTTATGCGGTGACGTAGCTTAATGGTAGAGTGCCTCCCTGTCACGGAGTAGGATGCGAGTTCGACTCTCGTCGTCACCGCCAAAAAAGTTTAGATGGACCGTTGGCCAAGTGGTAAGGCACAGAGCTGGTTTTAAACTTCCTACTCTTATTTAGAGGGAGTTATGCCAACAACAGGCTCTAAGGGTGGTTTTGTTTGCTGTTTTATTTGCCGGAAAGAAATGTCCTTATTTGGCTTAACAAGTCACATTTGGAGGATGCATGGCAAAGGAGTAAGTTTTAAGCCAGCTGAACGCACGATACCTTGGAATAAGGGGTTGACTATAGAAAACGAAAAGGTTCGGGCTTTAGTAGAAGCAGCAGCAAGGGCTAGAACCGGGAGTAAAGCAGGACCGCCGTCCGAAGAAACTAAGAAAAAGATTGGTGATACTAGGAAGCGATTAGGATTGGGCAACCAGGGAGGTGGGCGAGGCATTAAAGGCCGATATCAAGGAATTTGGTGCGACTCTTCTTGGGAACTTGCTTGGGTAATTTATCAATTGGAACACGGTGTTCCTTTTGAAAGAAATCGGGAAAGATTCGGTTACTTAGACCGTAATGAAGTGGTTCATTTCTACACACCGGATTTCAAGTTGGCGGATGGGAGTTTAGTAGAGATTAAGGGTTTTGTAGTGGACAAGGATATCTTGTAGAGAAAACTGGATGCCGTTGGAAGCAGGAAGATTCATCTTCTAATGTGGGAACAGATGCAGGGTATTTTGGATCATGTTTCTGGCAAGTACGGACAAGATTTCGTACGACTTTATGATGAAGTACCCAAGTCTGGCTAAAGGGGCAGAGCTGCAACCTCTGTAATCGCAGGTTCAAATCCTGCCTTCATCTCCATTTCGAAAGCCTGTGCATCGATCGGACTCAGGTCGTTGGTTCGAATCCAACCATCCCGACAGGGGTGTAGCTCAGCGGCAGAGCAGAGTCCCAGTAGGTGCACGTTAGGGCTTTCAGGGTCTGGGATAGACAGCGACGGCTGGAACGTTTCGTGAAATCCCCGAGACCCCTCGAGTTTGGGGCTATAGATCAGTTGGGAGATCGCTTTCATGGCATGAAAGAGGCCGTCGGTTCAAACCCGACTAGCTCCACCAATTTATGAACGAAGATCTCATTGAGAGATTACGCAAGCGAGCTGAGATAAGACGTCAGATTTCTACACGGAAGAGCGTGCAAGAAGGGAAGCCTGATAGATTGGCTGATTTACTTGAAGAAGCTGCCAATGAGATTGAACGATTAAGGGGGTTAGGGGGATCGGGACTGCTGGGAGTGGCCGCTGCACTTGCAATGCGGAATACAGACGGGTTCGAATCCCGTGTTCTCCACCAAAATTAAAGTTGCTCAGGCAACTTTGGTTTAGATCTTTGAAATTTGCGTTGAACTGGACGATCGCGTTAAGCAGGATGGAATTGCTTACCGAGGAAGTTCAGGACTCCACAGGATGGCGTGTAGGGTAACTCCCTAGCGTTACGCTGAAAGGCGTAATGACGATTAGAGCAACAGAGACGAGTCTGTGACTTGGTTCCCTCGACTGGGGATTAAATGCGGGAGGGGCTCGCAGCCATAGCATAGGGTGAAACGGGCAATCTCCACGTGGAGCAATCTCAAATAGGCTGAGCAGGGCTGATCCGGCCCGTTCACTTCGTAAGAAGTGGGGAATCAGCGGGTAGAGAGCTTGAGCCACACGGTAACGGGTGGCCTAGAGGAATGGTCGTCCACGACAAAATCCTGGCTATAGGTTCAGCGCGAATGTTTTGCGGGAGTCGCCAAGTCTGGTTAAGGCACTGCGCTTCCAACGCAGCATTTCGTCAGTTCAAATCTGATCTTCCGCTCCAAAATAAGCGACTGTTGAGTCTTGATTTACAACTATCTGAGTTGATTATAGAGGTTGTAAACCAATGACTTGTCAGTACTGTGGACTAAGTAGGGAAGGATTTCCTAAGGATGGGCGAAGTTGGGGAGCGCACATACGTAATTGCTTCAAACGTCCAGACAGAGTAGCCTTGAATTTGGCAGTGGCAAAGAAAAACAAACGAAAGGTTCTTTACCCGGTTCAGTGCGTTGTTTGTGGAAAGCAGTTTTTGTTGGAATGCACCCCAAAACAATTTTCTAGACGTAAGGGGTTAACTTGTTCTGTGTCTTGTTCGAATACAAGACCGTGTTTGTTAACAACTCGCAGAAGGATATCTCAGGCTCACCATGATAGGGTTTCTTTATTACCTCCTAAGCCTCCTAAACGTTGTGCTTGTGGGCAAGAAATACCTAGGAATTGGACAGTTTGTCTTTCGTGTAGAAAATTGCACAATGAAGAAGGTTTAGCCAAAGCAAAGGCTGAAGGTCGCTGCGGTGGAATACGGGAAGGTGGAGGCCGTAGTAAATCAGGATACTACCATGGTATGTTTGTACAGTCCACCTGGGAATGTGCCTATCTCATTCATTCGTTGCAGCTAGGAAAGAAAGTAGAAAGAAATTGGCGGCCATTATCTTACGAGTTTGAGGGAGTGCGATACAATTTCTACCCGGATTTTTTAGTAGATGGAAATTTGGTAGAAATCAAGGGCTGGCCTTCTGCAAGAACGAGTGCTAAGCAGCAGCAATGTCCTCAAGTACAATTTCTTTTTGAAAAAGAATTGCAGCCCACGTTTTCAGAAGTGGCTTCGGTAACTGGGTTGCCAGTAGAAAAACTTTGGAGACTCTACGATTGATTTGACTTTCGAGCCTCGATAGTAGAGGTGCGAAATGGTGACGATAACTTGGGAAATGTGGGCGGGAGTGATTGTAGTATATCTCTCCTTCATGGTAATGTGGTATCAGGGGAAGCTCCCCTCCGTAGGAGTGTGGCAGGATTTTGCTACGATTACGAATTCTCGTGGCGGGAACATCATAATTCTAGCAGTCGCTTCTGTATTCTTTTTTTATCGTGCCGAGCACATGTACTACACGGTGGTGCAGTTGATCCAAAACGGGACAATTGCTTCGGATAACGGGATTGCTCTGAATGGTTTGACGTTTGATACAGGTGCATTTGGTTCAGCATTTGGCGCATTATTGAAGACAATGAGCCCGGATGCTCCGAGTCCAGCACCCTCCACCAGTACGGGGACAACGAGTACGACCATTACTACAGCGACTCCACCCCAAACAGGCGGATCGACTGTACCAGGGACAGAAGTGGTGATCCCTTCTCAGGTAGTCCCGGTTACGAAGTAAAAGCTCTGTTAGCTCAGTGGTAGAGCGTCTGTTCGACATGCAGAAAGCAAGCGTTCGATTCGCTTACGGAGCACCAAAATTTGGGGGATGTAGCTCAGTTGGGAGAGCGCATCGTTCGCAACGATGAGGCCGCGAGTTCGAATCTCGCCGTCTCCACCAGTTTGTACTGTTAGCTCACAAACAAGTTAGTTTTGGCATACCCGACTATCGGTTTGGTCCTCTGGCCTTCACCCAGATGATGAGGGGTTCGACTCCCCTGTATGCCACCATCTCGGCTATATCGTCTATGGGTAGGATTGTTGATTCTCAATCAGCAGAACCGGGTTCGAGCCCCGGTATAGCCGCCAAATTCGGTCAACTCCAAATCAATTCGCAAGCATCTAGTTGGTCGCTTGCGCTTTGATTAGCGTCCCCTGCTTCTTCCGTTAAGGAACGTTGCATCTGAATCAAGGTGTCAGTCCATCCAGTTTTGATGGCGGTTAGATTTCCCAATGAAGAAGGGATTTCAAATGCTTGTCCACCAATGGAAGCTGTTAGAATAGAATAGAGTTTGGTTGTTGTATTAAAACGGTAGACCAATTCGTACTGCGTTGCAACACCAGGAACGAAAGGTGGGACTGTAAATCCAGTATCTACCCAATCGCCTTTTTGATTGGAAATCTCTAATTTCCAACTTCCCACAAGCACCTGCAACGAAAAATTGTAGGTGTATTCGTCTATCGATAACTTACAATCAGTTTCGAACAGATAGTTGTTAAGCAAATTTGTATTTGGCGTTAGACTGAAGTTTAATTGTAGATTGCCGGTATTGGCCTGTACTGGGCGCGCAATGTACCAGTCTACTGTGGGGAGTGACCCCTGCTTTTTTGTACCTTGAAGAAAAAATCGGCAGCTGGGCGGAAAAGTTTGATCAATGGTGTATACTGCTGGATCCCAGCCACCCACATCTGAGCCGTCAGATTGTACGTGAGATCCCCAGCCGGGGGCGGATTGGATATTCGAATCAATAAACATAAGAATCCTCCATTAACAGAAATCAGGAAGTTCTCTCCCTTTGAAGTATACAAGAGTAATGCCTCGTTTAATCTTAATTTCTGATACCCATAATTTTCATGATAAAGTATAGGTTCCAGATGGGGATATTCTTGTCCATTCGGGTGATCTTACCCTGAGTGGGCGCGTATCAGAAGTTACCATGGTTAGTAAATGGCTTCAATCTCTTCCTCATTCTCATAAGATAGTTATTGCGGGTAATCATGATTGGCTTTTTGAAAGGCAGAAGAAACAGGCAATCGAACTGCTCAAGGCCGATTATCCGAACATCGTTTATTTAGAAGATAGCGGGATTGAAATCATGGGCTTGAAATTCTATGGGAGTCCGTGGCAACCATGGTTCTATTCTTGGGCATTCAACGTCACTCGAGGCCAGCTCCATAAATACTGGGATTTGATACCTTCCGGCCTCGATATATTGGTTACTCATGGCCCTCCTATGGGAATCTTGGACCAAGCCGCTGCTCATCTTGGGTCTGAGCATGTGGGTTGTGCAGAATTGATAACAGCGGTAGAACGCACTAAACCGAAAATTCATGTATTTGGCCACATCCATGGAGGATATGGTAAGCGGCAATATGGGGATACCGCTTTCTACAACGCAGCGGCTGTGGATGAAGCCTATCGTCCCGTAAATAAACCTTGGATATTGGACATCTAGTATCAATTAAAATGCAATACATTGAACCACGAGTCGCTTTCTACAGAGGTCAATCCGCTAAGAAACGCGGCTTCACGCGCATATCTCCATTTTACGAAAATGAGACTGCGGATCAGTTCTACGGCGGGTATGACGGTAAAACCGAAGAAGAGATGGGACTCGTTCCGATTGTTGTAGGCGGTATGGCAATCCCTCGTCCTGGTGACACTAATCCTCTCCATGATTCACCAAGATTAGAGGATCCTTATGTGGAGGGAGTGTGATCGATCCTTACGATCTAACTCAACCTTGGGATCGCCAGCGTCTAGAAGAGTGGATAATTTTTGGAATCTGTGTTTGCAACAAGCCTGCTGATGCTACAGCAGTCAAAGTAGAGAAATTTCTCTACGGACTGCCCTCCTTTCCTCCTTACATCCAAACCCCATTCCAGCGCATTCAGCACCTTGTCAACCAAAGGAATGCTCGAATGGCGGTTAAGAGCACATCGCATGGGCCAGTATACGCGAATTGCTCGTGCTATGAACGAGGTTGTACATAAAATTAAGGATCCGCTAAACACGACGGTAGCAGAATTAGAGACAGTGAAGGGCATCGGGCCAAAGACCGCTCGTATGATTATGCTTTATTATAAACCAGAGACAGCTTGTGTCCCGTTGGATACTCATGTTCTGAAATGGCTCCGTGCCCAGGGTTATAAGGCTCCGGTTACAACTCCTAGCGGTAAACACTATCTTGAATTAGAGCAAGTGTTTATAGCAGAAGCCAAGAAACGACGAATGTCAGCGAAAGATTTAGACACTCAAGTTTGGAAGAAGTACGCACTTCCTCAAAAATCGAAAGCCAGGAACTAAATCCTGGCTTTCTGAGTCTCATGGAACGACTACCGCGATAGTCGTCTCATATGGACCTTGTTCGGACAAGAGTCCGAACTTGAAATGCAACTCTAGCGCCCTTCTATAGGCACCTCTGAAGAAATGTCTTCATGTAAGTGGTTTTGGTAGCGTGGAAACCCAATTTACGAAGTTTAGTAGAGGGTTTCATGCCAATCCCATTAGAGACATTGCAAGAAGCAGCGCGGAGACGGCCTTCCATCCCCAAACTCGCGGGTGCCTCGTTTCCTTCTCTCAAGGTCAAGCCTCAATTCACCAACGAACTTCTGCAATCAGGAGCCACTTGGCCTCAGGACGTAAATTATCTCCGTGATACTTATAATAATGTTTCTGGCCTCTGGAATTCTCTTCCATTTAGCACATCAGAACAACAGAAGATCCTGTACGAACGAACTGAACCGAAACTAGAAGAGTTGCTTATGGGATTGAGAGACATCTTCGCCCAACGTTCGGGCCGCATTGATTTGTACAAAACAACCGAACGAGCTGGTCACGATGCCCAGGTAGCCGAGTTGTATGCCAAGGCTGGTGATTTCACCACAGCATCCTTCTATCAGTCTTATGCTTTGTCCAAACTTCACAGCATGTTGGAAGCTTTGACAATGGAAGGTAAGCGAAAAAGGGCTGTGTTTCTCGTAAAAACAGGTTATGGATACGATCAAAGTGGGGAAATTCAGGAGGGGGTTGGTACGAATGCAGATCAAAAGGCTCAATGGGATACAGGCGGCCCAGGCATGGATGGGAACAAAACCCCGAAACCCCAGGGTAACATTAGCGTGGATACAGACGCCGACAAAGATTTTCCCGAGCTGTTAGAAAAGAAACACCATAGGGTTCAATGGCCCGCAAGAACAGATTGACTTTCTGGCTTCCAAAAATAAATAGGTTGACTTTCTGGCTTCCATAATAGATAGAAGCATTTCAAGGTCAGAAATCTAAAGGCAAAACATCTATGAGCTGGCAAACGCCACAATATCAACTGATTAATGGGTATTTTATCGCCACAGGTTCTTTAGTGGGTCAGGTGGCTATTGGCGCACAACCATTGGGCGGTGACCTCTTCATTCAGTTGCCAAATGCCGCTCCATACAATGTTGGGGATTTGCTTGCAGTTTCAGCCATATCCGGATCAAATATTTCTTTAGGCTTCATTTCCAATAGTGGACAGTCTGGCGGAAATGTTCCAAATTTTTCTGATGCGGAAACCCCGGCAGGTGTTATTGATGGCTTTAATGCAACTTTTACTCTAGCCCATATTCCGAACCCCGCCGCCAGCCTAATTCTTGTTGAGAATGGGCAAGTGTTGAGTTCAGGAATTGATTTTACTCTTTCAGGTTCTACCATCGCCATTTTTACTGCTCCTGTACTGGGATCTGATCTAGCCGCCTGGTACAGATTTTAAAAAGGACTATTATGCGCAACGTCACAAAATTCCTCGCCGCTTTAGTATTAATGCTCTCACTCTCTGCATTTGCGCAAACTGTTCTTCGCATTCCTCAGGGTGGTACTGGGGGGCAAACAGCGGCACAGGACCGTATAAATCTGTTCCCCCCGGCATTGGAATCGGGGGACTTGGTTTATTGCGCAACTTTTTCATCCGGACAATGCACTTTTTGGGCGCTTTTGCCTGGAAACACTTCGGGAACTAGAGTCCTCCAAGAGACTAGCACTGGCGTACCCTCCTGGGTATCCGTCAGCGGGACACCTTGCACGACGACAGGATCATCTCTTCAGTATGATAATGCCGGAGTCTTTGGCTGCGTGGGTGATTTTACTTTTTCTGGTCACACGATCACAGCAGGAGGGAGTGGCATTTTGGACTTACATTCTGCTGCGGGATTCTTGCTACCAGGAGCACTTTCTACTGGATTGGTTACAGTAACCACGGCAACGGGTGTAGTAGGGAGCGTAGCGGCACCTGCGGGAACAGTAGTTGGTACGTCGGACATTCAGACATTAACGAATAAGACGATCAGTGGGGCGAGCAACACACTTACGAATATTGGTAATGGCTCTTTAACTAACTCCTCGATAACAGTTCAAGGGCAGTCTACTTCACTGGGTGGATCGGTCAACATCAACAGCGTGACGACTGCTCATGGTGTCGCTTTGAATGAAGGAGCGGCAACTCAATTGGGAGGAACGGCAGTCGGTACAAATAATACCGTTTTGCTTGGAAATACGGGGGCAGATCCAAGTTTCGGAACAGTCGCGAATGCGGCTCTTTCTAATTCTTCCATTACTGTGCAAGGACAATCCACTTCACTGGGTGGTTCTGTTAATGTTAATAGCGTTAGCACTGCTCATGGTGTTACATTAAATGAGGGCACCACAACACAGCTTGGAGGTACGGCTGTGGGAACGACAAACACAGTGCTCCTTGGCAATACTGGTGCTGATCCTAGTTTTGGTTCAGTGCCAAATGCCGCTTTAGCGAACTCAACAATCAACATTGCTGGGACTTCCGTCGCGCTGGGTGCGTCTACGTCATCCTTCCCTAGTCCTGGAGCTATCGGCGGAACGACTCCGAGCACTGGCGCGTTTACTCAGGTGACTGCGACTTCCGGGAGCACGTCTACGGTGGGTGCAATCTTCAATAACCCCTCGGGGACGAGCGTAGACATTGCAGATTTTCAGGTGAATGGGTCTACGCTGTTTAAAGCCCCAAATGCCGCTCCGTCAGCTTGTGATAATTCTGCCACCATAGCAACCACAGCATACACGGGATTAGGTTGTAAATTCGTGAAGACTACTGGGTCGCCGTTTAGTGCTACTCTTCAGAATCAGGTTATTTATAACAACACCTCTGGAGCTTATGTCGTTGATTTACCTGTGCCTACGGGTTCTGGTGCGGCGATTTGTGTGGGGAATTACCACACTGTAGCTCACGCTGTTTCGTTTGTTCCTACCACGGGTGTGACGATGTACTACAAGGGGATAGCGGGTACTGCGGGTTCAGCCACTGGCTTGGTATCACCTGGAAGTGCAGGGGATTTCCTCTGCGTACAAGATACAGATTCCACCACTTGGGAAGCCATTGGAGCAGGAGCGACGACAGCATGGACAAACAACTAACCCGCCTATTTCTAATTATTATTCTTTCGATTTCTGCTTATGCCCAGGGGGTAATGCCTGGGCTTCTTGAACCTCAGCCTCCGGCTGGTGGTCAAACGATACTCGATACGGATACGTTCAGTGGTACGGCTGCAACGAATCTGCATACTTACAATGCTAATTGGGAGAATTCGCCTTATAGTAGCGCCTGTAACGATGGTAAAATCTCTACGCCAAATGGTGGTGTTGCTGGGTTTGCTTCTTGTGATGATCGGACAGGATTTACCTGGACTAATAATCAGTTTGCTCAGGCAACGCTCGGCACGATTTCAGGTTCTAATACAACTATGGTATGTGTTCGCGCAGCTGGAAGCAGTGGTCATTTAACGGGATATTGTGGAGGGGCGGAAACACACATAAGTTCAACCACTTATTATATTCAGAGATCAGATCAACCAGGTGGGTTTACGACTCTCCAAACCTATTCTCAAACGCCAGCACTCGGTGATATCGTTAATCTGCAAATTAAGGGGAGTGTATTGACTTTAAAAGTGAATGGTGTGGCTCTTTCGCCGACTGCAACGGACACAACTTACACTACAGGAAACCCTGGAATTGATGTTGATTCTGGGTCAGGTTCGACTGTCAATCAGCTTAATACTTGGTCAGCGGGGTCGGTGCAATGAAGCGTTTCTTGTGCGTTCTTCTCTTTTGTCTCGCGGCGGCAGCCCAGAACAAAGTAGCGGGAATTGCTGAGGGAGAAACCGTGCTCAGCGAGCGCACTTGCTATGCCCGCCACGGTAATGAATTGACTATTTCAGAGTGCCGTACAGCAGCCACTCCTCGTTCTGTTGTGGGAATCAGAAGTTCAATCTACTTTAAAGCGTCAAATGGGTGTGGGTTTATTCAGCGACACGATAGCCACCCGATGGTACGGGATGGAAAACAATCTTGTTCGGACGGCGGAGCGTTTGACATTAAACCGAGTCAAGATTTAGGCACATCTCACGGTTTGACGGTCGAGTGCCACGATACGTTCACCTGGAGTTGTGAATGAAGAAAATTTTCCTCGCTGCTATCTTGCTGCTCTTGCTTGTCCTTGGGGCGAGTGCGCAGACGATTATTAACGCGAATTCGTGTTCAGCTTCGGATATACAGACGGCGTTGAACTCAGTTTCCGCATGCAATACGATAGTCAAGATTCCTAGCTGTTCGGCTACTTCTTTAGGTACTGGGATTACCGCAAGTCCCCCAACGGGCTGTCCCGCCTTTACAGGTACAAACAATCCTGCGCTCACTATTGAAGGAGCAAACACCTGTCAATTCGGTTGCGGTGCAAGTTCCGGGGGTATTTCTGGCTCTGGCACTGTGAATAGCAGTGGAACGACCGTTACTTATGTCTCTGGTACGATGTTCAATACGGGCTGGACGGGCACCGTTTACGTAGCTGGCAAACCCTATACAATTTCTTCAGTCAGTTCTCCTACCACGCTTATCACTACGGGTACTGTGCCCACTCTCTCAGGGGCTAACTATGTAGTCCCGATGATCGTTACGGACAATACCAATTTGACATTGGCCGCAAGTGGTGTGCAAACATTGAACATCACAGGAGCAGCCAATACGGCATTTGTACGGCTGACTGGAATGACGCTAACTCCTAATTCTGCGTACTCAAACGGCCTCCTTCAACTTGTAGGAGCCGTAGGAACTCTCGGTTACCGTATCGATCATATCCACATCAAGTCTCCGAACGCCGATCCTCGACTGTTTGCAATTTTGGACATGAATGGCTTGAGTGATCACCTTCTGTACCAGGACTCGTCGGCAGGGCCGCCTACGGCACCATTTGAAATTTACGGAGACTTCGGTACGGATGGATTCTCTAATTGGCTGCTTCCTAATCCCGTGGGTACGGAGAATGAACAGTACGTCGAAGACAGTTTCTTTTACTTCGCCACGAACGGGACTGAAGGAGTCGCTGATTTTTATACAGGGGGCAGTCTCGCTTTACGCTACTCATATGGTATCGGTTCTTTCATTGCGGGTGGGCACGGGTACGACAGCGGCGAAACGCGAGGCACAATCGGATTAGAACTGTATAGCCTTACTTGGGACAATCCTAGTGCCAGTTCGATCATCCTGTGCAACTGGCGTAGTGGTACGGGGATTTTAGAGAATAACACGTTCCTTAATAGCGGTGGTGGAGGCTGGAGTCCTTGCCCATTAGCGATCTATCGAGTAGACCAACCCACTGACGCTGCTAGACTAGGCACGGGAGGACCTGATCTTAATTGGGAAGTGAATGGAATTGACGGAGTTCAAAATACTCTTGGTGCTTCCGACTGGCAAGCCAGCAATGCCTACGCAGCGGACGCAGTAATCGGTCCCACCTCTAACAATTCCGGAACCTATAATTACAAGGCCGTTAAAGCGTTTACGAGTGGAGGAAGCCGTCCCAACCCCTTCAACCAGACGATTTCTACCCCAATCCCGGTGACGGCAGCGAGCGAGTCTTCGACAACCGTCACGATCACTAGTACGCTGAATCCTGGCACGGGAACAAACAATGTAGCTTGCATGGATATTACGCCGAGTGGTTACAACGGTCTTTGGTCGGTGACGGCCAGCAACGCTACAAGTTTTCAATTCACTGCTGGGGCGGGATTGGGAGCGGGAACACTTTTCGGCACGTGCTTCGTTGATCTTACAATTGACAACGGGAGCGCCTGGGCGAACGCAGGAGGCGTGGTGGCTACATCTAGCCCGCAAAAGTTTCTGTCCACCGATAACGAGACTCAATGCGTGAGCGGGGGCACCTGTACTCGATATGTAGATAATACGAACGGCACGAAGCCGTTCAGGGATCAACCGGGATATGGGCCGGGTCAGGTATCCGCTCCTATCTATGCATGTAACAATACAATTTCCGGGTTGACTGGTTCGATCATCAATGTACCGAACGCGGCGGACGCCCCGTACTTAATTTCTGGGACGGACTTTTTCCCGAATACATGTTCCCCCACTTGGGGCAGTGGATTTACTTATCCTCACCCATTTCAGGGTACGGCACCAGCTCCAGCAACTAGTTATAGCCCATCTAGCCTGGCCTTCGGCAATCAAGCGGTAACTACCACTAGCAGTCCGCAGACGATAGTTCTTACGAATACCGGAACGGCGACGCTGAGCAGTATCGTCATCTCGCTGACGGGTACCGGGGCGGCGGCTTACACGCTGACGGGTGCGGGAACTTGCAGTTCAACACTGGCTGCCAGTGCGTCCTGTAATATTGTGGTTACGTTTACGCCGACCAGCGCAATTTCTTACTCGGCGAACGTGAACGTAGCTTCGAACGCAGCATCCTCTCCGGATTTGCTGCCATTGACTGGAACTGGGGTATCCTCGGGTGGGAGTCCTGTGGTTACTATCAACAATGCTATACTAAACAATGGAACAATCAACTGACTTTTAGAAGCATTATCGAGCTTGAAAAGGACCAATGGCCACAATTCTTCTAATTCTTAACCAGCAAACCTTCTTCTATGATCTTGTTGAGGGTGCAGCTACAAGCCCTGCCGCTCCAGGTGTTCCTATTGTGACAAACAGCGATGGAACTTTGGATCCAAGTTTCTTTTCGGCGGGAGCCGCCGCTGGATTTGAGAATCTCCTTAGTGGTACTAATACCAGTGCTTTAATGGTAGTGGGCAGTGGGGCCAATTTAACATTCTCTGGTTCGGGTATCATCAATGCCAATAAGATTTACGGGGTACAAATTAGCAGCACCCCGCCAAGTTCAGGGCAGGTACTTGTGGCCACGAGTTCTACAGCTGCTGCTTGGGCAAATATGGGGGATAGCGTACAGACTTTCACGGCTTCTGGAGGTACTGTGGCTGCTGGAGGAACCAACTTTAAGACTTTAGTGAAAATTTCAGTCGGCGCTTCTGGGAATGCACCAATTCAGCTACCTGATGCTACTTTATACCAAGGCCAGACCATCAAAGCGATTTTGACAGCAACCACAGGAGGGGGTGCTTCCTTGAACCCCGTAGCCGGGCAATTTATAGGGGCGGCTTTCTCCATGACTTCCTATGTTTTAACCAACCAGGGTCAGTGTGTAGTTTTAGAGTCTGATGGATCCACTACTTGGCAAATAGTAGGTTTGGCAAATTGATATTGAAACGTTATGCAATCAAGTATTGAAACGTTATGGCAACGGAAGTAATAGAATCGGCGTCTCCAAAGTCTTCTCCACCTGTAAAACCCACTCTCGATGTTTTTCAAAAATATAAAACTCGGGAACTACAGTGGCAACAACTCAATTCTCAAATTCAATTTCAGAATGCTACAACGCATGCGCGAACAGCAGATGCGAGTTTTCGAGACTGGATTTCTGGATTGGTGAAAGACTTAGCCATTGATGTTGCTGTTTGGCAGCTTAATTTGGACACACTCGAATTTGAACCTCGAATTCCTAATGCTTCCTGAAGACGATATTTGCCCAGCCTGTGATGGAGATGGTGAGATTCATGACCAACTTTGCAAGGCATGCCTTGGGGCTGGGCGTGTGACGCATGAAAATCGAAATAGAGAACCTGGGAACCCCGAGGCAGAATTTTTATCTTCTACGTGATGATTTAATCGCTCACGGTAAAAGGTTTGATGAAACCAGCCTTCCTTCAATTCCTTATCAAGAATTAGTTTTGTGCTGTGTAGGCGAAGCAGGCGAAGCTGCTTGCTCGTCTCGTCTGATACGAGAAGAAAAAGAACGTCGTCGCGAACGTTTTCTCAGTATGGAACCAGAGGAAATTCAAGGGTGCTTGAATTTCCTTCGGGTTGAGCAAATGGAGGCGGACATCCTTGTTGCACTAGCAGTTCGAGCAGCACCAAAATGGGATGATCTTTCTACTCGCCAGAAATTATGGTTTAAACTTTGCTGTATCTATAATCACATTGATGCGCCTCAGCAAAGATTGGAGGATGCTATTCTTCTTCTTCGAAAGTGCGGGGTGGAAGTATATAGTGGCCTGCCTCGTGATTTTTGCGAACACCACATAGGCAGGCTCCAGTTGTATTGTGCAAATCTCTCTGGAATGAAGGATAATCAGTTTCGTGCGAAGATTTGGGATATTGCGGAAAACATTTTGGAGTTTCTTCATGACGAAGAACTTAGTATTTGTAAGAAGGAAGCCTTGCAACGTTACAGTTGCACAAGTGATTGTTTTAGAGCGATACTATGAAACCCATTAAACCAGAACTTCGTGTGAACGCACGTTTTGTTGAAATAGCTAAGAGTCAACCACAGTATTTAACACTTCCAGCAAATATTATCGGGCCTTACGTGGAAACCAAATGGCGATTGACTCTACGCGAGCGATTCCTCTTATTTTTAACTGGGTATCTGTACTTAACATTAAAGACTTTTGGGCAGCTGCCACCAATTCGTTGTTCAGTTGAACGTCAAGAGCAGATTTAGCTGATCCTCTCGCCCCAACCGTATAATATGAGTGGAGAGAAGATGGCAACCGTCAATAACCCGCTGGTTCAACTCGAATCGACACCAAAACTTTCTAGTGGCAAGAAGCGGATGAACATCCAAACCAACTTCTCGCCCAATCTGCGTGACCACTTCCCTTTTGAGGCTGTTCGCCCTTCACAAGATGCTTCCCTTTCTGCCGTTGAAAAATCCTATGAGCAAGAAAAGAAGTTCGTAATCATAGAGGCTCCAACAGGCACAGGAAAATCCGGACTGGCAATTGCTGCCGCGTCATGGGCAAAGACCAAACCGTGCTATGGTGGGGATAAACATCGAGTTGGCGGGTATATTTTATCCCCGCAAAAATCTCTAACTGCACAATACATGTCAGATTTTGAAGAAATGGGTCTGGTAGAACTTAAAGGCAAGTCAAACTATTGGTGTAGCGATCACGATACTGATTGTGATACGGGTGCCCTTCTCAACAATTCTGCAAAGCAGGGTGATGAGCGGACGGTTTGTGAGAGTTGCCCTTACAGATACGCGAAAAGAACAATGCTGAGTTCTGGCGTTGGTACGATGAATTTCGCCTATTTCCTGAATGAGACGCAATATGCTGGGCAGCTGGGTACTCGAGAAATGCTGGTGCTGGATGAAGGGCATAATGTTGAATCACAAGTCTTAGGCTTCACTGATACTGTCATCACTCGCAAGCGTAATGAGGAAGTCGGTGCTGGTCCGATGCCTTTTATCAAGCCGGGTGAGAATGCCAAAACTTATGAATGGTTAGTCAGTGCATTTCGCCCTGCTCTAGTAACTTACATGCAAAAGCTGGAAGATCTTCTTGAAGAAGCCAAACTTTCAGGCAATCGAGATGAAGCCATTAAGTATGCTAAGAAACTCGATTCGTATGATAAGTACACTTGCCGCCTGAATCGCTTCATCAACAGTAATGATCCGAGTAATTGGCTATGCTGGACCAACACGGATAAGAACAGCAAGGAATCGGGTAATCTCACCATTAAACCGTTGACCGCGACGTTGTTTGCGGATGAGGTTCTTTTCAGCAAAGCAAACAAGATTCTGATGATGAGCGCGACGATTCTCGACTTCACAACCGTCATGCGCAATTTGGGCATCTCTAAAGAAGAAGCCACGATCGTGAAGCTAGGCAGTGAATTCCCGCTGGAGAATCGCCCAATCTTCTTCTGGCCTTGCGGATCAATGTCACAGAAGTTCATCGAACAAACGATGCCTCATATGGCGGATGGTGTTGTTCAGTTGTTGACTAAATACGCAGGGAAGAAGGGCATCATCCATACCCATAGCTACAAGATCACGAATTACCTTGTGGAATATTTGACTTCTCGAGGATTTGGTCCTAGAATTATTACCCATAATTCGGAGCAAGGGAACCGTGAAGCTGCTATAGTGCGGCACATGGAAAGTTTGGAACCCACGGTGCTTATGTCCCCTTCAATGGGTGAAGGATTGGATCTTAAAGATGATCTAGGTCGGTTCGCGATAATCTGTAAAGTAATGTACCCAGCCCTGGATGTTTATCAGAAAGCTCGTTTGGAGCGAGACCCGGCATATTATCAGTGGTTGACAGCACTTGCAATGGTGCAAGCCACGGGCCGAACTGTACGATCAAAAACTGATAAGAGTCATACATATATCTTAGACTCAGCTTTTGAGTTTTTCCTCACCAAGAACCAGTATGTGTTGCCGAAATGGTGGACGGATTCGATTCAATTCCTGCGCCCAAAGGCAAAGGTTTAAATGAGGCGTAGTTTTATTCAATAGACAGATTCAAAGGAATAATCAACCGTTTATTGATGCCGTTCGTCGTGGAGATTACTCGGTCTGGGAGGGTGTTGTTTGCAAGGGCGATGGATGGATGTGCAAAATCAAAACGGATGCCTATTTCAAAAAATTGAATGAGATTTACGGCACCCAATATCGGCTGTATTGGGAATAGCAATGCTGCGTTTTCCTAAACCAAAAGACATCAAAGTCTTCAATGCTACGTTGGAGAAGCTGATTCCTACCGATACCGGGATCACCTATGCCTGGCGTCGCTCGTTGAAAGACGTTCCTGCTTGGCGTGCGATGGGGAAAACAAATGATTGGAATTGGATAGCCGATATCTATGCCGGAGATTTCTTTGTGGCTCAGGTTGGCACTCGCCCTTCAGAGACTTTCGATAATCTTCGTCCCCTTGTTGTTTACCTCACTCGCATGCTCCAAGTTAAAATCTAAGTAATAGAAAGCATGAATCTTCGCCGCCCTTCTCCACAACCAGCTTCTATCCCGCTAATCAATATCCGCACCATTGAGGATCTCAAGAAGGTCTTACTTCGGCAGAAGCTCTGTACTCGCCAGACTGCTGAGGAACTCGCTAAGATCGCCAGCAATGAAAATTTACAGGCTATTGAAGATGAACCTGAAGAAAAGCAAAAGGAAAAGGTTTTTACAATTATGAAGGCTGAATCTCTTTTGCTTGAAAAATATGCTATGTATCCAACCATGACAGAATTTAATCTCATGCCGAATACACCAGACCTTGCCATAAAGTGGGGGGCAACGTTTGGGGTGGCTCTCCTCGTTGGAGAGTTGATCTTAGAGCAGGTTCGACAGCTTCAGGGTACATTTGAGACTGCATTGAGAACTCTTTATCTTGTGCTTCTCTGTGAGCTGAATGATCCCAAACATGAGTACATGGTCGATTCGCTTTCGGCAGCGGTTAAAATAGAGCTGACTGATAAATCCGGGAAACCAATTTCGCCAGAACAGCAGATAGCTTTTAAAAGCAATCTCCTACGTCAATTGGTTGAAGCATTCTGTCTCGTTAGTGTCTGCTATGGGATAATGGATACTCACGAAGAAGAGGTGTATTCTCTAACCTCTTTGGGAAGGCGAGTGATGCTGCATTTGAAGGATGCTCAAAAGTACATTTCTCTAGTGGCGGAAGCACATAAGCGGTTCCAAAATGAAAAACCTACAGAATCAACGAGCTACCCGAAATAATCGTTAAATACGTAGACTCTAGGTAGAGGATCCATGAAAATTCTAGACATTCTAAGTTGGATTGGAGATTTTCTTGTAGACACAGTCATTCTTTTCCTGTGGCTGCTTGCAATGCCTTTCCTCATCACTGCTTGGTGTTTCTACCACCCGGTGCAAGCTAAAATCTATTTTGTGAATGCTTTACCACTTTTGGTGAGTAATTGGGCAGCGTGTTGTGTTTTGCTTGTGATGATTCTGGTGGGAATGCTCGCTTTTGACACCGCAAGAAAATTTTCTAGCAGAGTATTGAAGACCGCTCTTGCTGTTGGTGTGTTGTTTTATATCATCGCTATTTTCCAAGGTGCATAGGAATAAACAGTATTAAATCGTGATGAAGAACATCTACCCGGCAGGCCCGTTTTCTTGGCAGGGACGCATTCTTGGATATGCTGACCGATTAGCAGCTATTGGGTACACCATTACTGCTGAATGGCTTCATCAGAAGCAACAGTTCACTTCTTCAGATAACAAAACCCTCATCTACACTTCTCTACATTCTGAATGTCAAAATTTTTCTGAGCGTGATCTCTTCAATATTGCTAGTGCAGATACTTTGATTCTCTTTGATCCAGGTATCCCCATGGAACGTAACACGCGCATTGCTGAATTTGGCGCGGCGTTGGCTTGGGGTAAGAAATGTATTGTTATTGGCCCGGAAGAAGAAGATAAAAAGGATGTTATCAGCAGTATCTTTGTTCATTTACAAGATGTAGGCGCGTTTAAGCATGGAGGGAAGTACGATACCCGGCTTAGTCACCTTAGAGCAATTCAGCCCGTTACTCGCTATCAGACTTTCAATCTATTCATGAAAGATATTCTGGATCCCGAAAAGGTGGAGTGTTGTGCTGGTTGTGGTACAGAGTACCGAGTAAGGGATTGCGGCTGCCCTGCCGGTTCATTTTATACATGGAAGACTAAAGGCAGTAATTATGAGGTACTTCCTTCCCCTTTAGTATCAGCATAACATGGGCGTCAAAGAAACCTCCTACCCGTCTACTCCCGCCTTGCTTGATCAGAAAACTATAAAAAAGCACAATATTCTTATTGGTTATGATCCAGTTCAGGAGCAGTTTGCCGCAAAATTCTTAGGTCTTCCTATTCAGTTCAAGGATATTGTTCGGGATGAAGATGTCCTGGGGAACCAAGAATCGTTTCTTTATCAAGTAGAGCATTCTTGGAATCTAGAATTTTCACCACAAGTTCGTAGAATGATTGACTTATTTTCTATCTCCCCACTCGTTAAAGGAAGCTCGGGTCTTTATGCTGTAGTTCGTCATGCTGCGTCAATTCTAGGGATTAAAAAGACACCTACAGAAATTGCTGCTTTCGCTGACGAACTCATCAAGGAACCGATTTTGGACATAACTGCTGCCGTGTGGGAATCTGTTTGGTTGCTTACTGGCCTTACTCCAGAACCCTTTAAGCCATGGCCGGAGCCTTGGTCATCAAAAGATTGGCTTCCAGTGAACGTGGATCCTCAGTACAGGTTAAACACTCTCTATCGAGATTGCATTGCACTTGTCTATGCGAAAGACGAGGATGAGGAAGCTGCGCATAAGTTTGGAGTGCGTCCCAGTAAGTTTAAAGTACTCAAGGACATTAGCCGTTCTCTAGAGTTGAATCGTTTGCGAGCGTCTATTTTAGAGCTGAATAAATGGCGAATTCTGAGATATAACCCACTTCTATGCACTCTTAAAATCACTAACATTTGGCATGGAACAGCTCAAGCACTAAGAAACAGTAGTATCTATTGTTAAGGAAACAATGGCTGACAAGATCAAAGGTCGCGGGCAACTGATCACACATCTTCAAAAGATACTACCCCCGGTTATTGGAGATAAATCTTTAACCAAAAAAGAAACTGAAGCTATTCTTGCCACTGTAATTTCCGGCATTGAAGAAGTTCTGCTGGATAACATTGGCATCGACAACTTCAGTTTGAAATTGAACAGTTTCGCAAAACTAAGAGTTCATCATCGGCCAGGGATCCTTCGAAAGATTCCTTTTAGCAGAGACGAAAAAGGTGACTACGTTGTTTCGCTCACTAAAGACAAGCGTAAAATTAAATTTGTAACGTTGGGAAGACTCCGCAAAGCGGAAGAAGTAAAGGAGAATCAAAATGGCTAAGTTTGTTGAAGAAGTTACAGATGAATTGGCGGGAATTGTACCGACTAAACCTGCCGTAGAGACACCTGCTCCTCAACCAGCCACCGAAGTGGCCGATGCTGGAGAAGAAGTTGAGAGTTCAGCACCCGTGAAAGGCGTTGTAGAAGATGTAGAATTCGGCGATGAAGAACTTATGAAGGAGACTGGCCTTCGTAAACTCCTGCCGCCAAAGGGTACGACTGACAAAGTTCGTGCTAGTATTATCGGAGACGCGACGGGTCTTCCTATTCTTGTCAGTGTGAAGCCGAAGAAAGGCTACTCTCATTGGATCAAGGGGAAGGGCACCTTTGCTTGTCATTCTGTTCGTGATAAGCACGGCAATATCACTGAAGAGGCCATTTGCTGCACTGATTGTAAGGAACCTGCTGAGTTGGCCATCGCTTGTTTAGCCGTTCACTACACTAACGTCGCCAAGGACGGTAAGTATGCGACTGTTAAAGGAGAAGACGGGAAGACGAGATATAAGGATCCTGTTCAGTTTGATATTAAGTGGGTCAAGCTATCTCGTCAGGGATTCCAGACTTTGAGTGGTTTGCCTCCCGAGGAAATCGCACGTCCTTGGTCCACGGACAGTCCGACCGTTTATGATATTGACTTTACTTTCGCGTGGAAAAATGCTGAAACGGGTGGTGGCTACAACTACGCTTTGGCAGGTAAGGCGCGGTGGCGTTCTGACCCGAAGGTGCAGGAAGCTGTTCTTGAGGCCATCAAACCGTATTTAGATGGTAAGAAGTTACGAGCCAAGCTGGGTAAGCAAGTCACGTTACTCGAGTTGAAGGCGGCTTTGTCGGGAGCATCTGCTGAGACTTCGGAAGAGGCAGAATTAGGAAATATCGATGCACTTTAATGGAAACTCACTTTAATGGAAACTCAAAAATCAGTTCACGCATGGGTTTCTGAGACATTCCCAGAATGGTCCGGGCCTCAAGGCCGTGCGCTTGCCATCATCGAGGAAGCGGTTGAACTTGGTTTAACCGCTGGCCTTTCCAAAGAAAAAATTCAATCTGCCGTCAACCTATCGGTTGGTCAGGCTGAACGTCGCGCAGCAGCTGGGACCCCGGTTGAAGCTGACGAAGGTGAAGTCGCGGACATCCAACTCAACTTGTGGACATACGCCGAGGAGCGCGGGTTTAGCGCGCAGGACGCTGTCGATAAGAAGATGGCTAAGAATCGACTTAAACCTCTCGAACAGTATAAAGCCAAGACTAAGTTGAAGCGGGAACTGGGGTTACAGATTCCCATATGCTGCTCTTAGGTGGTGACTTCGAGGCCAACGGCCTTTCTCCAGAAAAGAATGCTATAACAGAAGTTGGCATGGTTCTTTGGGAGACTGAACTACATGCACCCATAAAAGTGATGGGTTATCTTGTCAAGCCATGGGCTGGTTGTGAATGGGACCCTATTACAGCTAAAATTAACGGCATTACACCGGAATTGTGCGAAAAGTACGGCTATGAAGACGAACGAGCCCTGAAGCAATTCCTCCTTTGGTACCAGATGGCCGATTATGCGTGTTTCCATAATGGTACACGCTTTGATCGAATCTTCTTCAATGCTTGGTGCGCTCGATACGGCTATGATCCGGATCTGAATAAGACTTGGATCGACACTAACACTGACATTGAGTTGGGTGAATTAGAACATAAAATGAGCCGCAAGCTGGTTTATATGGCGGCGGACCATCAATTTCTTAACCCATTTCCCCACAGAGCGGTATTCGATGTAATGACCATGCTCAAGGTTCTGGACAACTACGATCTTGAACGAGTCATCTTCCTCGCAAAACAGCCCAGTGTAATGGTGGAAGCTCTTGTTAGTTATGATGATCGAGAGCTTGCTAAGGCTCGAGGCTATCGTTGGCAAGAGGACCCACGTAACCCAACCGGCAAGAAGATTTGGGCACAAAGTTTAAAGGAGTGCTTTCTGGAGAAAGAAGTAGCTGAGGCTGGGTTTCCCATTACGATTATCAAGGAGAATAAGTGAATATCGAACCGAGGCACGTCGTCTACATTGGAGTGTTAACTTTGATTTTCTTGTTAGGTGTAATGGGGTTGGTACATTTGCTGGGAGGAAATGGGCTCTTATCCCGTTAGTTTACAATTTTTGTTAAGGAGAAAACATGCTTACCTTTGAACAGGCAGTGAAGTGTATCCAGAAAGAAATGCAGTACTCACAAGGTTGGGCCAAAGGCTCACGAAAGATTTCTAAGGTAGAGGGAGTGGAAGACAACGATGTTCATTCTCTGGAACCGTTGGTTGGCCAACCTTACTCGATTGCGGATTTCAAAACTTTTGCTAAAAAGTATTGGGACGAAATTGACGCAGCAATGACTAGCTTTACACCAGATGGCGGGGCAGTGCGCATCCGTATAATCAAAGTTTTGAATTTGCTAACTCGAGCATTAATGGTTCACGGGCGACCAAGCGATATCGAGCGTTTGGCTGGAAAGTCATCTAGCGAATTTCCTATTCTTAGCGGCGGGTTGAAAATATTCGATGCTTTATCCAGCGAAGAAGGATGTTTGATCCCATCTGCCTTAACTAAAAGTCTGAGAAACGAAAGCCCGAACTGTAACCCATTGAAATAGTCGCGATGCCTAAGCCTGCTGTTCTAAACATCCCGCCTGCGGTGACTGATGTCAATCACTGGCTCATCATGGGGCTCGACCCGTCACTTTCTTGCACGGGTTACGCTTTCATGCACGTTAGTCCCAGCGAGGATGTATCAGGAACCTCAACCGCTAAATGGTTGGATGTTGGATCTTGTAAGCCCCAGGAAACTAAGAACCCCGTTTGGCTTCGCGCCAAATTGATGGCTATGTACTTGAAGCAAATGTTAGATCGAGTTTCCCTTCCTTTTTGTGCCCCCCAGCTTGTATCAATGGGTCTTATGGTTGTCATGGAAGCCCCCACTCCCGGAGAAGATTTTCTTAATCGAGTAAATGCAGTGTTTCATGAGCACATCTTTTCAGATGGGGATTTAGCTAATCGCTTCCAACAGATTAAAATTCTAACCATCAATGCTAGTACACTCCGTTCATTGATGGGTTTGTACACTAAGGGCAATAACAAAGGGGAAAACATCAAACAAGCCTACACTTTTCTTGATAAAGCACGTTTCCCAAATCTTGATGGGGATGCCTGTGATGCAGTCATGCTTACAATGGTAGCACGGGCTGCTTGTAGTGTTCTTCTCGGAATGCCCGAAGAGGTCCAGCCTAAGTATCTTCAGACACTTTGTGATGCCGCACCTGTAGAGCGCGGTAAGGGCCGTAATGTTCGTGTCACAACCAAAGGATTACTTCATACAACCGGGCAGAGACCCGAGTATTACTACAGTTACCAGAAGCAGAATTTTACGATTTGTGTCCGCGATGCGGCTCAACCCAAGAAAGTTCTGAGTCGTTTTGATTATCCAGTTTAGAGAGGGAACGCTCCATGGCAGAAACGAAAGAGAAGAAAGCAGCTGCAAAGAAGACTGTTGCGGTTAAGAAAGAGAAAGTTAAGCATCCTCGGGATTGGACGGCTGCTGAACGTCGCGAAGCACTGCTAAAGGCTCGTGGTGAGTTGGACGACGATTATAAGGTGCTGAAGTCGGATGATGTGGAAGAACTTGTTCCCTATGGTATGCTTGTTTACGACCACGTTTTACGTTTACGCGGCATGGGATTTCGTGGTCGTGTTACGCAGGTTCATGGAAAGGACGGAACCGCTAAATCTACCAGCATCTACAAAATGCTTTGTAATTTCCAGAGGTTCACCAAAGAACCTGTTTCAGTTTATGATTTTGAACGAACTGGTACTATAAACTATCTACGGGAGATGGGAGTAGACGTATCGCCCAACATGCTGTTTTTCAAGCAGCCGGACTCTGTTGAAGATTGTCAGCAGGACATGATACGTTTGATGACAGCAGGCGTTCGTTTATTCGTCTGTGATTCTATCCCACGTATGAAGAGTAAGGTTGCGATGAGTGACATTTTGTCTGGAAAGGCTTTTAAAGCAGACATGGCGGTTCATCCTCGCGTCATGACAAAATTCTATGATAACATGCTTCCTCATTTAGCAGAGTTTAACTGTCTTTTAATGATCACGAATCAAATCCGGGATCGTATTGAGGATGGCAATGACGCTAAGAATGCGCAGAAATACCCAACCTTTGCCAACATGCCCTACACTCTACCAGGCGGCTGGATTTGCCGTTTCACTCCTGCCATCATGATTGAAAATGTCAAAGTTATGAAGAGTTTTAAGCCAGGACCTGTTGATTTATACGGTTCGGGCACCAAAGACGATTTCATCCTTGAACCCGCTACTCCTGAAACTAAGGATCTTGAAGTGGTACAACGCATGCGCGTCCGCACTTTAAAGAATAAAGTTGGCGGGGGAGGCTATCGTCAGGGATTCATCTGGATTCGACCTACAGGTGTCGGCAAGATCCCGGGTCAGGATGAAAATTTAAGCATCCGCGAATTGGCCCGTCAGTATGGCTTGATTGATTATAGTCCTAGAAAACTTTGGTACGTAGGGACTTCGGTTGATGATGCTATTGCTACTTATAAGTCCAAAGAAGAAGCTATTCAGGATCTTGTCATTGATGAGAATCCAGAAGTGCTTAGCAAGCTAAGTGTATTGGTTGGAGAAGCAATTGATAACGATCAGTCCACTAGATTTGTAAGCGAGGCACCATCGGGAGAAGAGCGTGCGTATTTGGATGGTGATGAATCCACCAAAGGGTTTGACGAGGCTGAAGAATCACTCACCATCAGTAAAGCTTTCGAAATAGAGGAATAATGCCAACGATAGAAGACCAAGTCGCATTAGAAGGGCGTCGCAGTGTTTGTGATGTCGACGAATTTGACGCTCAAATTAGTTGTTGGGCTGGTGAACCGTATGGTAAATGGCATTATCACCAAACACAAGCTGAAAAAGATTCATGCCTAACTTCGCACTGTGTCTGCTCGAATGATGAGATTACAGATTTGGACGGAGCAGAAATAAGTCTCGACCTTTACGGTCATCTCTGCGGCTGCCCCTCGTTTTCGTTTCCATTTCAAAGAACACAAAGTTAGGAGGAGTTATGAGTGAAGCACGTAATGGACTAGGTACCGGGCTGACCTTTGAGGAAGTGATTGACTGCATCCGCAAGGAGGGAGAATATTCTAAGGGTTGGGGCGGTAAGGATGGCAAACGTAAGATTTCTCTTATCGAAGGTGTAAAAGACCAGGATGTCCATGCCGGAACCACAGGCCCAGCAGGTTCCCCTTTCTCCTTAGGTGATTGGTGGGTTTTTGCCAAGAAATATTGGGATGAAATTCCTCTAGCAATGAGCAACTTTACCCCGGATGGCGGCTCAGTTCGCATCCGTATGATTAAAGTTGCTTCTTTGATTGTTCGGGCACTGATGATCTATGGTCGCCCGAGCGATATTGAGCGATTGGCTGGTGTTTCATCTAGTGAATTTCCTATCTTGGGTGGGGGTTTGAAGACATTTAACGATTTGTCCAATCAACACGGTTGTCTGCTGCCGGGACCAGAAACTAAAGCACTTCGTAATGAAGCGCCGGGGTGCAATCCTCTTAGTTCATGAAATTCTCTGGTAAAAATTTCCAAGCCTGGCCTGAGTTCTCCCTGAATTTAGACGGTTTTGTAGTTATGATTGGCCCGTCCTTTGCGGGTAAGAGTGCCATCTTCCGCGCCCTCAAAGGTCTTATTCGTAACGAAATTCCCGAACAGCGTGTCCGTATAGGGGCAGACCAACTTGAACTTACCCTTGAGCACGAAGGGAAGACAATTAAAGCTGTTCGTAAAGCCAACAGCTCTACAAAATACCTCACAGACAAAGGTGAATATACCAGTCTGGCTAAGGGTATTCCTGATGCTCTTAAAGATCTTAATGCTGGAGAAGTTCAAGTTGGTGAGTATAAGATCGACCCGATCTTTGCTTCGCAGTTTGGCGAGCAGTTCATGTTGGAAGGTGCTGGGCCAACAGAGCTAAACACTATTCTTGGAGCCTTCTCTTCAACGGAGAAACTGGAATACGGTAAGAAACAAGCCAATCTCTTTGTTACCCAAAAGAATAGTGAGGCTAAAACATTAGCTGAGCAGATTGGCGATTCTGAGGAACGTTGTGAAAATCTAGAGCAGATTTTTACAAAAGGAATTTTGGTAGACAAGGGGATTAAAGCCCTAGAACCAAAACTACGCTCATTGGAGACGATAGGCTTTTGGTTTCGGGAACTTTCCTCTACTAAGACTCGACTCGTTCCTCTGCGACGATTGCAAGCGTCCCTATTCATACCTGACACCTTAGAGGCAGAACGGTTGCAGGATATGGTGGCATATCTCCGAAGTACCATCCATTCGCAGATTCGCATGCTCCGACTGCGAGATATGGATGTTCAACTTGAGGCAACCATCAATCGTTGGAACAATATTGTCAACCTCAGTCGTAATGCTAAAGTCATCAATGAGACCGCGAGTTTAGCCGGGAAGTTAGAAGCTTTGCACGAGCAAGCTGCTGCGAGGAAACTGAATGCTGTTGTTGGAGAAATGGAAAGTATTCTCTCTGCCGCGATTAGCTTGCAGGCTAGTATTAAACACACGGGTCAAGCTGCACAGGTAATTCGGAGAGTCGTGGATAAAAAAGTCGAACTCATTCAGTTAGAGACCGACCTTAAGGAATTGTGTACAAAAAACGGTCTCTGTGATAAGTGTGGGAAGCCGTTGGAGCATATCTGTGGATCTTAAGCAAGTTCAAGAGCAGATCAAAATTTTCGCTACCAAGCGTGATCAGATCATCAGCGATATTGGGCGTGAAGAAGGTCAGTTAGAGAATGCTCAAGAGAAGTTGCGAGAATTAGGAATCGAAAAGCCAGAAGCCCTTTCGGCGGAAGAACTTGAAACTATGGCGCAACAAATTCAGGCTCAATTAACTGAAAAGGTTACCGCTTTGGAAGAACAATTAAAAACGGGCGAGGAATTAATCGCCGAGTACAATTCATTACAGGAGAAATAAATATGTCGAAGATTTTCCCGGTCAAGGATGTAACCGTTGAAAAGCAAGGTGACGGAACATATATCGTTAATGTTATTCACCAACAGGGAGTTGTTTCCCAAGTTCTCTTTCCTTATACGTATTGGGGTCAGGATTTGGCAGAAGAATATGCCAAGCATATTAGCCAAATTAACCACATAAAAGAGGAAGTTGAGCAAGTTACAGCCGGGTTGGCGGCCCAGCAAGCTACTAGCCCTTCGTTGGAGAGCGCACTCACTATGCTGCCCTCAGTTGTAGAAGGAGTTTCTGCTGCCAAAAAGATTCTTGATGAACCTGATAGTGGCGAAAAATTCAGTCCCGCTGGATCTCCCCCAATCTCTGTATTGGAACATGTTTCTGTAGCCGTCCCGGTTGAGGCGCAGCAAGTTCTTTCTAACCCGAAGTCGACCAAAAGAGAGATTAAGGCCGCTCTTCAAAAAACGGTTGTCACACCGGATCCGATTCATAAGGACGATGGCATTCCTGGTATTGGTACAGCCGCAGTTGGTGAGCCTGACCCAGCTATCACGGGTAAGCTCGACTCCAAGGAATAGCCTATGGGGATGAGTCTTTGGGATCAGCGGTTGATGGACATGGCCGCGATGATTGCTAGTTGGAGCAAAGACACCACCAAAGTTGGCTGTGTTATTATTGGCCCGAGTCGAGAAATTCTTACGGTTGGTTATAATGGTTTCCCGCGTGGGGTGGATGATACAGTTGAAGAAAGATCTGAACGCCCATTAAAATACATCTGGACTATCCACGCAGAAAAGAATGCTATCTTCAATGCTTCACGTGTTGGAATTTCTCTCACGGGTGGAACTGTTTATTTAAATGGTGATCACGGATTTCCCTGTGGGCCTTGCGCCGCCGCTCTTTGTCAGTGTGGCATCAAAAATCTTGTGGGGCTTATGCCGGATCTCAATAACGAAAAATACGCTGAAGATTACAAAGAGGCGATGAAGATGTTTCAGGAGGCAGGAGTTGCGTTTCGCCACATTCGAAGTATTAAGCCTAAACCTAGAGAGGCCTAATGAATATCGCTCAACAACCAGAGTTCTTTGGTAAACTGATCTATCTGGCTTCTCCCTACACTCACAAAGATAAGGAGATGTGGACTGTTAGATTCCACAAGGCCGTAGACTGTATGGGTTGGCTGATGAATAATATCAAAGATGGTCGCCATTTCTATTCTCCAATTGCTCATACTCATCCGATCGCGGAACGTTGTATTCTGCCTATTGAGTGGGAGTTCTGGGCAAATTTTGATGAATGCATCCTTTCTCGCTGCTCGGAAATGTGGATTCTTACTATTCCCGGCTTTTCAATTTCAACTGGTGTAAAGGCAGAGCGTAAGATTGCCGAGAAATTTGGCCTACCTATCTGGTTTGTTATTCCTGAAGAAGATGGGACTTATACCGTGACTAACACGGAGCCAGAAGATGTTCCAGTCTAATGCTGGTTAAAATCCTACCATCGAATGAGATAAATTTTGTGTTTTTCACAGATGCTCATTTATCTGCCATTCCTATTGGGAGAAGAAGAGACGACTACCAACAAGCCATCCTAGATAAGGTGAATTTTGTTAAAGACCTCTGTTTTAAGGTGGATGGAGTGGCCCTTTTTGGAGGGGATTGTTTCCATTATAAGCAGCCCAAACATCCTGGAAACTCCTGTTCTTTGATTGAAAAAATTACCCGAATATTCGGGTCTTTTCCAGAGGGAGTCGTGATAGGGGCAGTGGGAAATCATGACATTCAGTGGGACAAAATGTCCACACTACCCGATTCTCCTCTTGGAATTCTTATCGCAGCCGGGGTGTATCATGACCTGACTAAACAGTCCATTCTTTTTGTAAATAAGACAGAAACTTTCGGGGTATTAGTCGACGCCTTCCCGTATGAACATGATGGTTTGAAAACTCTTGAGCGTATCCTAAACGCTCCGCTCCGCACCGCGCTGGCGAAGTATCGTGTTGGAATCGTTCATCAATATGGGGCACTTGGTGAACGCGGCTCACTATGGGGGGCGACTAAAATTGGGTATAATGAGGTTGCGGATTGTGATTATGATTTTCTGCTTTGGGGCCACGATCATAGCCGGGCTGGCATAAATGAAGTGGGAAATGTGACCCATGTTCAGCTAGGATCCCTAGCACGGGCGGCTTTACCTACAGACGAAGACGGTCACCCGGTAGTTGCTACGGTTCTTCGATTCACGGAAAAAGGTGCATATCGTCCCCGAGAAGTTCCCATTCCCACAAAGCCTTTAGATGTTGCATTTCGTACAGCAGACAAAGGAATGGAGACCGTGGGTAAACTGGAGAACATTACGGACTTCTTTCAGTCTATGGACGAAGCCGTAAGCAACGTAGCTACATCTGAGCCACGCGATGTGCTTATTGCGTTAGCTGGTGATGATAAACCAACACTTGATCTTGCTTTGGAGCTGTGCCCTGGTTTATGAAATTCTATCCTTGGTCTCCGCTTGCTTGGCCTTCTCTGGCGTTTCTAGCTTTGATTGCGCTTGTTGTGGTAGTTTTAAGACTGAATGGATTCTTTATAGAGCGAGCATTCCGCAAGGATTGGGAACGTTCTATTGGAGAATCTCATGAGAAAAGATCTACAAACGGAGCGTGCGTATAAAAGCGTCTGGCATTTGGCGATGTTTTCTGTTGGCATCTACGAATTAAAATATCGTAAGTCAGCATTGGGAAAAGTGTTAGGTGCAGGTATGGCCCTGTTTCATTTGGACGCCTGTATTGCTGATGCTATGGATGTTCCTCCTTTGTCCCGTTCATTGCTTGAAAAGGTATTAGACAAATATGGCGAACGTAAATCGAGGAATCCCGATGATATGGTTTTCGGGGGACAAGCATCTGTTTCACGAGATGTTGGTAAGAGGAAAACGCGGTTGCGTTGCCTGTAAACGTCCTATTAAGACTTCTGAACCTGACGGACTCACCTCATGCTGCCAAGCGAAAATGGTGCAGACTGAAGCCCCTCCACGTCCCATGTTTGCAAACATCTGGGACATGAACAAGCGCATCATCGACAATCATAATGAAGTTGTTGAAAAAGGCGATCTTGTCTATGAATTAGGAGATATGTTTCTCAAAGTTAAGCCAGCATTGGCTCGAGAAACTCGTTATCAGATGAATGGAAATTTCTACTTCATCTACGGGAATCACGATCAGGTGGCTGCTGAGATTCCTGATTGTTTTGTGTGGATGAAAGATCTAATCCGAATTAAACCTGCTGGCTGGGATACGCCGCATATCACGTTGTGTCATTATTCTATGCGTGTCTGGCATGGTAGCCACAAAGGGGTCTGGCAGCTCTACGGGCATAGCCACGGAGCCTTACCAGAAGACAATACTTGCCCGCATTGTCATCATACGCAATATCAGTGGTTGTCTATGGACTGCGGTGTGGATCCAAACAATTTCTACCCGGTGAGTATTGAAACAGTCATTAAACGAATGAAGGAAAAGATTCCTCTCTGGGAAGCATGGAAATCTTCAATCAAAGGGCAGCGAAAAGTAGGGTTGTGATTAAGCCGAGGACGACCCACGTGTGCCCGATTTGCTGCAAGTCTTTTCCTGTTTTGCCTATAACTTCTTCAATCCTGCAAAGTCATTACCAAAGACACTTATGGATAACAAGAAAACTGTACGAATTGTTGGGAGTCGCGGATGCAAGAAATCTATCAGAAGGTTGCGAATTGTTTTAAAAAACGGATATTAGAAGTTTGGAAATCTGAAGAAACGATGAGGGCAGAATGGGAGAAGCGGCTTTCTCATGTCCCATTTAGTCGTACAGATCACTGGCAGGCTATACTTTATCACATGTTTCGGGACTGCTGGATGGAGGCAGGGCCAGCGGTCAAGGTTGAGCCGACAGGATATGATCGCCATTGTGTTTTGAAATTGCTGCACCCGTTGTTGGATTATAATATCTTCAGTCAAATTCTACTTAACCTTCAGCATTACAATGGCATGGCTTACCAAACAGCCGATGCCCAAAAAGAAATCCAAAGAATTGAAAAAGAGTGGAAGAAAAAGCAATCAACTCTGTTGCGACCTGGAGAGCGCCCGCTCGGTGCAGCAGACACGATGGTAAAGATTCCGTTGACTCAGCAAGAAAATGCGTTCAATTTGTATCTCAGCACCATTCGTTCCCTTAAAATTATCACCAACTTTACGCCTGCAATCAGCTTCCGTGTTTCTCCGATGGGAAAAACTCCTGCATTTGCGGACAGTAACAACGTAAGCATGCTCGGCATGGGCGCAGATAAGTACTTGCGCGTTTTATCTCAACTCGAAGTTTACTATCTCATTTGGTCGCCAGGCACAAGTCCACTTATGGCACGACGTGATACCGGGCCGGGGTTTCCTAATGTCGCGGCTGAGACCCAAAAGAGCGGAACCTGGTTTTGGGCAGACGGAATTGAGTATCCATTCGTCTCTAAATCTGGTGGAGAAATTTTGCACGATGTTCTCTTTGCTCGTAAATTGGTGTATGAGATTTTTGGAGCTATTGATGTAACTAAATCGATCCTAACTATTCTGCCCCGTATGAATTCTCTAATGGTGGTGATGGATAAGGATAATCAGGTCGTGGTTAACATACTGCGCAAACTGCAAGCTCAGTATGGTTGTTTGCAAATTCAATTAGGAAGCCGAGTTCGCGCAGAAGACGAAGCCGTCAATCCAACAGTCACAGAATTAGAATCTGCAGATGAATTGATTGAGATTTGTGCCAAGCTTGCCAACCCTATCGAAGCGGCTAGAATTCGCAGTCTGAAGGGAAAATTCAGTATCAAACAGCATGAAAGTGATTTGCGAGCCGGATCATCTCCATCAAGTGAGTCCCCTAGCAGCTCGCTTGAAAGATCTGTTGGAACGGATGGAGTATCGGCAAAGAGACTGCACTTGGACATTGCAAAAAGATTACAAGAGGATGGACTTATACCGTGATGATTCTTCAATTTTCATCTTTTTGACGGTCAAGGTCAAGGATACCGTTACAGGTAATCTTATCGATTTGGGTCTTCCTGGGCCAACTCTTTTTGCAGACATGGACATGGACTTGCATGGACGTGCAATTTACAACATGCTTCGACGATTTGAGTTGCATGAGTTGGACGAGCATTTCTATATGGACGGTGTCAAAATACACGATCCCCATAAAGATGAATCTAAGCTAATCGTTCACGTTCCCGAAATTTTTGATGTAGCCGAAACGACGTTACTCCCAGAAGGTCAACAATTAGTCAAATCCCTCCTGCCCGCCGTAGTTTAGACCAATGGCAGTTCCTCGTCGCAAATCGCCCAAACCTTATGTAGCGGCAACCGATCCTAAACTCACAGCAGCTGAGGCTCTCGCTATAGCTTCTACAATGGTGGGTACAGACCGTTCTATCCGCCGCCGCCCGGTTGTTCAACTTGACCAGTCGTTCAGCTCCATGAGGAGCGACGGGCTGGTCAGTCCGAGAAAAACTATTACGGTCAACATCTTCAGGCATTCTATGTCATGCGCGATTCGCTCGCGCCGTTCATGAGCATGGACTGGGACTCGTGGCACGACTGGTACAATTTCCAGCTTCGCAAAGACCCACCGAAACTCGCCGCCGTCCTGCGCCGATATGCGGAATCGCTAATTTAGCTGAAATTCTTAACTTCCTAGTATTATATCAATATGAAGAATATCGCAGCCAACTTGTATCTATATTTACTGCTTACCAGCGGCTGCGCCGAGGTCTGCGTCGGATAACAGAGACGTAGATTAGAGGAAAGCAGCCGACCTTAATGGTCGGCATTTTTATTGTTCGGAATATGGCGTATCGGGGAAGTGGGAGAGTCTCGCGAGTCTGTAAAACTCGTGGCCCTAGCGGCCTGAATAGGTTCGAATCCTATATGCGCCACCAGATTTAGATGTTCGCGCAAGTGACGGGAATTTGGAATACCTCGTTGATTCAGAATCAGCGGATTTGTGGGTTCGAAGCCCACCTTGCGCACCAAACTTAAGTTTGCACCCGTGGCGTAAAGGAAGCCGCGCTGGCTTGAGGTGCCAGTCCCAGCAATGGGGTGGAGGTTCGATTCCTCTCGGATGCACCAAATTTGAGACCGGGTCAAGCCGCTCGTAAGGGTGCCGGAACGTGCGTTAGCGAACGACGGATGCCGGGTAGGTCTCAATGAATTTGCCTGGTTGGTGGAACGGCATACACGCGGGTTTTAGAAACCCGTACCGAAAGGTTTGAGGGTTCAAATCCCTCACCAGGTACCAATGTTTGAGCTTTCTATCCTCTATTAGAGGGTAGTATGGCAGACACATTTAGAGAATGTGAAAATTGTGGAAGTTCGCATGACGGCTCCTACGGGAGCGGACGGTTCTGTGGAGAGAAATGTGCTCGAGGTTTTAGCACAAGAGAAAATCGAGGAGAAATCAATCTTAAAATAGCTCTAAGTTTGAAGGGGCGTACTATAGGAGGAAATCAGTTTCAAACTGGGTTTGATCCTCGACGCTATAAGTATCAATGCTCAAACTGTAAGGGTTGGTGGCGTAAAAAAGATAAACAGGGGTATTGTGCTCACGTTCTTCACTGTAAAGATGAGGTTCCGAAAGAAGTTAGAATTCCTTTTACCTTAGAAACAAGGCACAGAGGGCACGACACAGTTAGAGCTAGGATAGCTGGGGCGTCCTGGGAAAAGGCTCCGAGGGCGGAAAGGTACCGTAGAGTCTTACGTGAGCAGGGGAGTGTCTGTGGATACTGTGGTTTGAGTAGTTGGTGGTGTAATCGGGAATTGGTTTTAGAGATTCACCACGTAGACGGGAATCACGGCAATGAACAGCGTGAGAATCTGGTATATTTGTGCCCTAACTGTCATTCACAGACACCAAATTATTGCCGGGTTGGCGGAAATGGAAAACGCGCTAGGCTCAAGCCCTAGTGGAGCGCAAGCTCTTTAGGAGTTCGACTCTCCTACCCGGTACCAAAATTCAGGGAAACTCGGCAAGGCATAGTGGAATCGCACTCCATCCTTACAGTGGGATACTTCCCCCACCAATTCTCAATTCGCTAATTTCTTAGTATTGACACTTCAGCTTTTCTAAAAGCGGTAAGTGTAACAGCGGTTAGCCGCGAGGCTATCTCAACCAAGGAGGGTTATGAGAATTGGAAAATCGTACATTTGCTCAGAAGTGGGCTGACATCGTTACGGAGTTTAGTGGCAGCTGGCCTTTCATTGCATGGTTCGGAGGGGGGCAAGCATCCTCTGGGTCTTCGTAAATCTTTATCACAAAACAACCTTTGATCCCTACCCGTTTCTTTTCCTCAATTGGATCTTAACAATCATCAGCACATTTCAGAATCCGCTGATCATGATGTCTAATAACCGGCAGAATGACTTAGATCGTGAGCGCATGGAAAAGTTGCTCGCGAAAATGGATGAAGTTCTTGCCAAATTACCTGAATCAACTTAAACCTCAGTAGAATATCAATGAGAGGTCGAGACTCTGGGTCTCTTTTCATGGTAGGAATCCAACCTCTCATTGGAGATTTCGTGCAAGTTAATACAAAAGCTCTAAAACACACCATCGATTCAGCTACATCGCGATTGGAGTGTCTCAAATATCGTAGTGAACGCCGCGCTTACTCGGCTCATCGACTGTTTGCTGACCCTGAGCATATTGTTTGGGATGCTGACAACTTGGATGTCGGTCATGAAATTGGCTGTTTGTATAGCCTTTTCCTCCAGTTAGCTGAAGCCGTTCAGGAGTTACAGAAAGAACACAATGAATAAGCTAGCAGAGTATTATGGTTCTGTGAAGGGAATGCCCATGGAGATTTTACGGGCGCGATTTTCGAATGCTACCATGGAGGTTGCTGAACTCAATGTTGAGATAAAGCGTCGGGAGGCCTTCACCAGCACTGAATTGCTGTCTGATAGACTGCATCGCCTGCTTCATTTTGGGACAGACTGCGATTATGCTTATTCAGATTGGCCAAATCCCTCTGGGTGTCGTACCGGGTTTCACCAACTAGCTCTGGTTGCTGAAAATTGGTTTGAAACTGTAGCCGATCCTAAGAGAGTTGAAGATTTTCCTCTAGGACAACTCATTCGTTTTTTAGAAGTTGCGAGGTTTGGGATCAATGGTTAAATGTTACTATTGTCTCGCCAACGAACCCAAGATCAAAATGAATGGATTCGACTATCATCCTAGCACTGAGGATGGTGGGCAATACTGTCCGGCTGATGACCATGAATCAGTTCCCGAGCGCGAATTGGCTGGGTGCATGGCGGATTACGGTTTGGAAGATATTCCAGTTGTCTTTAAGGGTCTCGGAATCGAGGCTATCGCAGCGAAATTGAAATGACAGTACAGCTCCCAACTTTAATCGATCGTTTTGAAGGCCCGTGGTTTGTCTATTCTAATTTCTATGGCCCGGTTAAGGTCAAGCTGTTTGTTGCTAGAGTTGGGCTGGGTGGCCAGACTCTGGTTTGGGGTGGGATGACTCATTATGCCGTGCCTGGTACCACATATACGGAAGAGGTCTATGACTCTACGGAACATGCCTACCAAGCTGCTAAGTTCCTAGACCCGGAAATCCGAGCACGGTTTCGTTATGAGGGGTTAAAACCGGGACAGGCCAAGCGCATGGCGGCCAACATGAAGTCCAGGGTTAGGAAGGATTGGTTTCAAGTAAACATCCCTATCATGCGTGACTTACTCCAACAAAAATTCACGTATAGTATCCTCAAGCGGAAACTAATGGCCTCGTTTTCTGCTGAATTGGTAGAGGGAAACACTTGGCATGACAATTTCTGGGGTAATTGTGTTTGTGGTGAAAGACCTGAGTGCGAAGCGCCGGGGCAAAATTGGTTGGGCAAACTCCTGATGGAGTTGCGAAGGAGTTTTATTGTCTAAGATCAATCAGGACTATGCTTGGTTTCGGCTTAAGCTAATCAAGTCCCCTATCCATCGTTATGGGGTCATTACTGAAGAGAAAATTCCAGCACGACGATACGTCATCGAATATACAGGTGTCCTTTATAACCGAAAGGCGGCCAAGCAGCTTTTTGAGGATACACCAGAAGAAAATCTCATCTACATTTGGCAGATTGGTGATCCTTGGTATTGGCTCATTGATGGACGCACGGGTGGCAGCGGTGCAGAGTTTATCAATCATTCCTGTGATCCTAATTTGACGGTTAGGTTTCACGGACATCGAGTTTACTATGTCGCCCGTCGCTCTATTAAGAAAGGCGAAGAGTTGACCGTAGACTATAATTTCGATTGGGCTGCTGAGCTGGTTGTTTGTTCATGCAGAAGTAAGAAATGCCGTGGGTATATCAACGTTAAGGATAAAAATTAGTTTTCCTACCCGATTTCCTGACTTCCGAAGTAATTGAATAGCAGGCAGGGAACATCACCCGGCACCCGTGCCTGTGTTGATGTTGTTGGAATGTTGATGTTATAGGTTGTTGCTGTACCTGAGTGGGGAGCATAGATGTGGGTGCTTGACCCAAGTTTTACTCAATAGTCTACATCCTCGGGAACGTATGGCAGTAGCGTTCAGAGAATTACCCACTGCCGTCATTTTATGAACATCATGCGACCATTTACGATGATTCGACCGTGCATGCCTACCGTGCACGAGGGCATGGACTTCGTTCTCTAGAGTCCGCCTCGTGCTGCTAGGCTCGAGGCCGCTGTAAAGTAAGGCAATTCCAAAACATCAGCCTCGATTGTACCCGCTCTGCTTCGGCATCGGGCTTGTTTCGGTGCGTAGCCTAGAGGACAGGCACTCGCTTTGGGAGCGAGGTCACGCAGGTTCGATCCCTGCCGCGCCGACCAACTGGAAATGGTATAACGGTAGCACCCACCGTTCGGGGCGGTGTAGTCCGGGTTCAAATCCCGGTTTCCAGACCAATAAGTGTGAGACTAAACCGTTTTTCCTGCCCTTAAATATGGACAGGAAATCACAGCAATTAGGTCTTTCGTTTAGTACAGCTTGTGGCCGTTTAGAAAAGCAGATTAAGTTCTCCCTCGTGAAAAAGGCGGGATTAGACACATGTTTCCATTGCCAAAGGAGGATTGAAACTGCAGACGAATTGAGTACAGAACACAAGCAGCCTTGGCAGAATATAGATCCTGCGCTATTTTGGGATTTGGATAACATTGCATTTAGCCATAGGCGTTGCAACTACGTTGCTGGTGTTAAAGGAAAAATTCCTTGGCACTCAAAATACGACAAAGCACCAAAAGATATGGCTTGGTGTAGTGGTCACCAAGCATTTCTTTCAGTTGATAAATTCCACAAGAACAGAAGTACGAGGAGTGGTTTTCAGAATGACTGTATAGAGTGTTTCAGCAGACGATTTTGTTAGCCTCCAAGGAGGGCGCAAGTCAGTATGAATTGGCTGAAAGCATTATTCACCCGCAAGTATCGTCCTTGCGGGAAGTGGTAGCACAAATCGCGACGTTCTAGGATCGTACAGGTGAACGACATCCAGTGGAAGTCTGGAAACAAGTTTGGTTGTACCGATGTTCCATGAGTCGCTGGGCCGACCAGCTGCCGCAAGGTAGGCTGGATGTACGGAAAGAAAGACCCGCCAGTCGAGGGTTCACGAGGCTGTCGAGGACGCCTACATTGGAACATCGTTTCGGGACATAGCGCAGTCTGGTCAGCGCGCACCCTTGGGGTGGGTGAGGTCGCCAGTTCGAATCTGGCTGTCCCGACCAAAATTTTGGCAGTGTAGCACAGTCTGGCCTAGTGCAGTCGGCCCATAACCGAAAGATCGGTGGTTCAAATCCACCCGCTGCTACCATTGTAGAGAAGTCCCGCACATATTCGCAGAGAATAGAGTGCGCCGATGTCGATGGGCGGAGATGCCCAGACCATCTGTAAGTGTTACGGATTAGAACTTCACGGTTCAGCCTGAAAAGGAATCACGTGCACGAGGGCTTCCGTAAATTTCGGGAATTAGCTCAGCTTGTTAGAGCACTCGCCTTGGGCGCGAGGGGTCACAGGTTAAAATCCTGTATTCCCGACCAAAATATCTCAGAGCACGGACACGTAAAAGGGAACTGGTAAAAGGTTTGGTCAATTCCGAGTACTATACACAGGGAGATTGACCATGAAATTTGCTGTGGAAGCACGAGGTATACGGGTTAAGCGTGATGGCGATAATCTCCACCCTGAATTAGATGCTCCACTAACATTTGTAGATTTGTGGCTGGCAGAAAATCCAGCTGATAAAGACGAAGCCGCGATGGATGATATTTCAGCTGTAAAAATCGCAGCTGCGGTCAGTGGTAACTTCGTTGGCTTTGAGAAAGAAGCTGGAGAGGTAGCAGCGGGAGTAGAGAAGTACGGTTCTTTGGAAGAATATCAGAAGCACCAGTTTGAGGGTCCATCGCTTTTCGCGGATTCTCCAAGAGTACCGTTCAAAGAGCAATTCGATCGAACCTTTGCGAGTTCAGCTCCTAGAAATGGAAGTTTTCAGTCATATTTGGGCAACAAAGGAATTTATCGGACACCGATTCTAAAGTGCAATGGAGTTCAGAATCTCTTACTTAATGAATTGTCCGCGCCGAGTAAAGAAGTGAATCTAAGCGATGATTTTAACTTCTAGAACCTCATGTATACCGCTGTAGTGCAGTAATGCAGTAATAAGGAGGTCACATGCTAGGTTTAGGCGTATTAGGAACCATCATCGTAATTGTTTTGATCGTATGGCTTATTAAGAGAGTCTGACAAGGACTCATATAAACAGGCCGCTATAGCTCAGAGTAGAGCACCGGACATTTAGTCCGGGGGTCGGATGGTTCATACCATTCTAGCGGCTCCAAACTTGTTAGGGACGCCGAGAATCTGCGGACCCTTCCGAGGCTATAGCGCCAAAGCAAGCAGAGGCGATTAACTGCCCAAACACAGTATCGGATACTCGGCAAATTTCTAAGGAGGATTCATGGCTAACACTACTCAAGCGGCATAGTAGCCGTTCAAGGAGGCAGGTCATGAATCATCCAAGTAACCGTCAGGAGCGGCGGACTGTACGAGAGGGTATTATTTCTCGTAGAAAGTTCATTGTTACCCGAATTTGGTCATGTGGCTCGTATAGTATAGGCAGCGAGTCTAATCGGAAATGGTTGGCGGAAATGCAGTGGGGTAAGTACGCCAAATTCAATTTGAATTGTGGCTGTAGAATGTGCCACTCTGCTAAGTATTTGTCGGATAAACGAAAGCGTCGTAACGCCAGAAAATTGGCTGAGTCACAAAATGAATTTAGACGACACGACAAAACTATTAAGTATTGAATTAAGTATTGAATAGAGATGAAAGCAACAAAAGGTTCAAGCAACGCCGCTTGGATTGCAGCGGGACGTAGGAATTTAGAGGCTTTTCGTGGGAAGAATCATAACAAGCCTGTGAAGCCTTTTACGTCTGAGACGGGAAGCCAATCTAGACGAAATCAACTCGCCGCCGAAGAAGCAATGGCTGCGAAGCTGAGAGAAGAGGGGTATAAAGTCTTCTCACCCACGGTTGTATGCGATCGTGTTGCCATTAAAGATGGTAAAGTTTTGTTTGTGGAGTTCAAGCGCAAAGGTCAGAAGCTAAGACCATCGCAGCAAGAAGTCCATGACGTTGCACCGTCGATGTATTTGATCCGGTACGAATAATTTGCGGGGTGGAGCAGTCTGGCAGCTCGGTTGGCTCATAATCAACAGGTCGTGGGTTCAAATCCCACCCCCGCTACCATGTTTAACGGAACCCGAAAGATTTTCAAAGTAAAGCTGGGTATGTTGGTCCCGGCGCACGGAGTGGTACAACGTCAGTCAATGCGTTCTAGACGCTGGGAGTTGTAGCTGATGAAACGTTGTGAGTCACTTCCTTTGAGCCGCTGGATTCGTTTCTGGCCAGAAGCGATTGGTGTAAGACTAGCGGCAAAGAGATCTAGCGAGGCGCTTTGCGCCTTGTAAGTGGAGTCGCCTAGCGTCTCCCAGATTTATGCGGGGAAGTGGAATGGGCCACACGCAGCCTCATAAGCTCGTACTCCGGTTCGAATCCGGCGACCGCACCCAATTTCTTCGATGCACGGCTCTAATACAGTCGAGCTTGTTTACAGTGCAGCTGGCAACCGGGCAGCACACCCGGATCGAAGATCAATACTTCGCCTGAAGACCGCTACCGCGCTAATCTGGTTGCACGGATTGCGATATGTCCAAGGTTCGGCGTTTACCTCGGATTGCAAATTACGAGGCCGATTGCCAATTAAAGTTTTCAGGACGCTCGATAATGCTGTACCCTCGGGTAGATGTCCCGCGATCCTGCGTAGCCAGTCGCAGTATAGTCCTGAATTTTAAGGGTCTCACTCCCCGGTCGTTGATTTAGAGTGAGTGGTGGTGGCGGCGAGCCTGGTTGGTCGCTCCTCTAGTTTCTAACTTCTATCAAAAGTTAGTGGTACCCCCGGTAAACTCGGGTCCGGAGTGAATTGATAACTCGTTTCGTTAGCGTCGCTGACATCACAGTCGGCGTCTAAATGTGTTCTGTATTTTGAGGGGCAGTAGCTCCAATTTCGGTAGAGCGGCGCACCGAAGATGCGCGCGTTGTAGGTTCGAATCCTACCTGTCCCACCAATCTCTAGAAATTCTTACTGCATTCCTTTCTCACCTTGTTGTGCTGTATTCTTAAATTCCCAGTATTACAACGATAATGCCAGTCTCCGACATCAACACGTTAGGTGACCGTATTTTACGTTGTCTCGGAGTCCCATATCAAGATATTTGGGGAGTAAATTTAGATGGGACAGAGAATTACAACGACCTCTATCTACGAAGGTATTACATCTATCGCGGAAAATACCGCCCGCATATCTACCTTCACCATATTGTTCGCAGTGATTATGAACGTGCATGCCACGACCATCCCTGGAGTTTCGTCTCCATTATTTTAAAGACAGGGTATACCGAGGTTTGTGAGTATCCTGAGGCTGACGATTCTGATTCTCTTCAGACTGAGAAATGGAAGCGCCCAGGATCGATCATTTATCATAAGGCCACCGATTTTCATCGTTTGAAATTAAAAGCCCCTGCCTGGTCTTTGGTGTTCACGGGGGCAAAGAAACGCACTTGGGGATTTCTTACTCACGACAAGGGGTGGATCCCGTTTAATACATTGTATGCCTACATTAGAGATATGATGCCATGAAACTAGATCCCAGCATAAGGGTTTGGAGCATCGCAAGTTTCATTCTTGCGTGGGCAGCAATAAATCTCCCAGATCAAAGCGTTAGAGCTTGGGGATTTGTTCTGGGATGGGCGATCACAGCATTCGGATTTATGCTAATGAATTTTCCTCTTGGGATTATTTTCATTGGAATATCTATGATGTGGTTTTTCTGGTGGTTGCAATGGGCATAAATAGAAATGTCGAACCGATTTGTTTGATTGTCATTGCTATCTGTTTGGTTGTTCTATCTTTTTGTGTCAGTCAGGATTTTCACAATATACATCAGATTCATGAGGTGCAGAATGAGAGTCATTGAACCTCAGGAAAAGAATAGCCCCGTTAATCCAACGAAAATCACCTTCCTGTTTTAGAATAGGAGGGCAATTCTCGTCATGCCTCGCACACTTTTACAAGCTTCGCTTAATACTTTACTCAGTTCGGGCGCACTCCAGGGTCAACTGGATGCTTATGGGACAGGTGAATTGGTCTCTGCCGACCCAGTTAACCTCAACAATTTCACAGCAACAGGCCGAGATCTTCTACTTGTTTACAACGCTGATACAAAAGCTGAATCCGGTGTTTTAACTAACGTCGCCATCGTCACAGTTTCAGGCTCGGTTGTTGGATTAGGTGGTATCATTATCGTCAATCCCAATGTCTTGACAGTCACTTTGGCAAATCCCCCCTTTGTTGCCGGTCAAACCGTCACGTTTGGGACAGTTGTAACATTGGCCTCCCCGCCTGTATCTTCTCCTATCAGTGGTTTGACCCTTCAGGTTTTAAACGTGACCTCAACTGGTTTTACTGCCATTGTCAATCTTGCACCGTATTCCTCAACTCCAAGTACGGGAAGCGTTTCTTCCACTCCTTCCACGCATTATTTCGTTCTCCATTCTTCGCCCGATGCCCAAGGCCGTCAAGCTACGGTGGGCAGTTCTTGCGAAGGACAATATATGGTAGCCTCAGGTGAATTTGCTCAGGTTTGGATTCCTTCAGCTGCCCTGTTTCAACAAACTGACGGAACAATCTGGATTGACGCAGATTCAGCAGATGTGCAGTTTTTGATATCACATTGATCTATTTCCTAACGGCGACGCTAGGCAAGTATTAAACCCAAACAGGAATAGTCCATGATTGATAGAAGCATTGTTTTCTGTATTACCTGCAAAGGTCGCGCTCAGCATATTAAACAAACCTTGCCTCGAAATTTAGCAGATAATGCTAATTATCCTAATTGTAAATTCGTTCTTCTGGACTACAATAGTCAAGACGGGCTTCTAGAATATCTTCAAACTGTTCACGAACTTACAATTCTTAATGGCTATCTAAATGTCTATAGTTACAGAGAAGATGTACCTTTTCACGTAGCTCACGCAAAGAACATAGCAGCAAGACTGGGTATCCTAGAAGGTGCGGATATTCTAGTGACTCTTGATGCTGATAATTTCACTGGCCACGGCTTTGCTCGTTTCATAAATGAAAAATTTAATGAATCTGGAATTTTCCTTTGTCCTGACTTCCCCTTGATTCACAGTCTTCCGCATGGCCCCCTTCGTCCTGCTCGAGGATATGCGGGTAGATTAGCTATTAGGGCGCAGGATTTTGTTAAAGCTGGAGGTTATGATGAAATCTTCTCTACTTGGCGAGGAGAGGACATGGATTTGATTTATCGCCTAGAGCGCATGGGTTACACAATGCGACACATAGATAATCGCTACTTGGAAACAATTCCCCATAGTTCCGAGGTTCGCTTTAGAGAATATCCGCACGCACGCCAATATGAAAATAAGCATGAGGCCAGGGTGCTTTCTAATCGCGTTGAAACCGTAGTTAATTTCGGTAAATTTGGTCTCGGCACAGTGTTTAAGAATTTTGGCTCCAATCCCACCGAATTGAAAGCGGTTCCCACTAGAGTTTTTGGCATTGGCATGCATAAAACTGCCACCAATTCATTGCACAAAGCTTTTCAGATTCTTGGATTTGACAGCCTACACTGGGGGAATGGGGAAGCCCCGCTAATTTGGCACGAGATGACCTCCCCGTTGTGCACTTGTGGTCATGATTACAACGCGCATTTTCACGGCCACCATGGAGATAGTGAATGCAAAACTTCAGTGCAATATGGTGCTACTGAAGATACAATTCGCAAATGTTCCTGTGGCAATTTTACGGTCATGCGATATCGCTCAAAAACACTCGAACGCTGGTATTCTCTTTGCGATTTACCGATTCCTCTTCTTTATCAGAAATTGGACCGAGCTTACCCCGGCTCCAAATTCATTTTGACAATTCGTGATGAGGAGAAGTGGTTGAAGAGCATTTCGAGATTGTGGGATCCAAGGTATAACCCAACCCGCTATTTATGGGATATCTATCCTATCAGCAACCAACTTCATTCAGCATTATATGGCCAAAAAGACTTTAATCCTGATGTGATGTTGGAAATCTACCGCCGTCATAACATTGAAGTTCTAGAATATTTTAAAGATCGTCCACAAGATTTGTTAGTCATGAACATGGAGGGGAATGATCATTGGGCTGCCCTTTCTGGCTTCTTGGATAAGCCAATTCCCCAAATACCGTACCCTTTAGAGTACGTGTCAAAAGTGGTTTCAAAAGGAGTCTTATCATGCTCGATGTAACTACGCTGAAATTAGGGAAGAAAGCTCCACTAGTGGATGAAAGAACGCTCAAAGCTGAAAGACTATTCGCCGGGTTGCCTACTCCCCCTCCCAGCTTGAGCTGGTTTGGTGATGTCACTAATTGGGGTATGATGCTTAATGACACACTTGGAAATTGTACTTGCGCCGCCATCGGCCATGGAGATCAGGTCGTTTCCCTGAACACGCCTGTGGGTTTAATTACACCCCCCGATGTCTTGATTCTAAATCTTTATGAACATGCCTGCGGTTATGTACCGGGAGATCCTTCGACCGATCAAGGGGGCGTTATCATTGACGTCCTTAATTATGTTCGAAAGAATGGTTTAGGGCATAAGAGAAAGCCCTACCCACACAAGAAGAAGTTCCCTCTGTTCGCTTATGCTGATCCTTCTCCAAACAGTACACTTCACATTATGCAATCTGTTCAAACCTTTGGGATAGTGGACATTGGTTTACAATTGCCGGTCTCAGCTCAGTCACAAGTTGGAGGAGTGTGGGATGTTGTTGGTGACCCAAAAACCGATGCTAACAGCCAGCCAGGAAGCTGGGGTGGCCACAGCGTTATCGTTGCTGCCTATGACTCTGTTGGCCCAACTTGCATTACATGGGGTCAATTACAGAAGATGACTTGGGCGTTCTGGAATACTTATTGCGACGAGAGTCACGCCTTGCTCTTCAACTTCTGGCTAGATCACTTTACAACCGCATGGCCTTTGGTATTGAAACAGCTCGAGGCTGATCTTGCACTTGTGGCTAACTAGGGCACTTCAGGAGAACCTATGGCAGGTAAAGCAACGAATTACTCAGCAGGCTTGTTAGCCCTGATTTTTCAAGCCGTAACAACCGGAGGTTCTTCTCTTTTAAATACCTCCGGTTTTACACTAGCACAAAATGGTGGCGGGACCCCGGCTACCTCTTTGTACGTTAGCCTGCATACTGCGGACCCGGGAGCCTCTGGTGGAAATTCTCAAAGCACTAGCGAGGCGGCCTACACAGGTTATGCACGCCAAGCGGTTGTTCGCTCAGCATCCGGTTGGACGCTCTCTGGTCAAACGATCAATAATGCAGCAGCAATTACCTTCCCACAAGCGTCAAGTGGACCAGAAGTAGAAACTTACTTTGGCATTGGGCTTGAATCTAGCGGAGCGACACCTCTACTTTATTCTGGGGCTTTGACAAGCTCGTTAACTGTCAACAATGGAATAACCCCATCATTTGCAGTTGATGAATTGACAATTACGGAAACATAAAGGACAACTATGGCAATCTATTCTCTTTCTCTCAACACCACTGTAACTACAACCGGAGCAGCTGCAGGCGATATTATGGCTTCTTCGGCCAACGCTCCACGTATTATGGAAGTTGGCATCAACTTAATCACTGCTACGGCCTCTACTTACGGGCTTGGTCGTTCGGGTAATACGGAAACGCAAACTTCCCCTGTCACTGTCCAGCAGGAAAATCCAAACGATCCGGCTGGCAACTCTAAGTGCGCTGTGGCCTGGTCAGTGGCACCCACTGTTCCATCCAACTTCTTCCGCAGGATTGGTCTTCCTGCCACCGCTGGAGCAGGTGTAATCTGGACATTCCCACGTGGTCTTATTTTGGCCCCGAGTGCAGGAATTTTGATTTGGAACCTTGCCACAAACTCTGCTTCTATGAACTTCTGGTTCGTGGTGGATGAATAAACGACAGTGATAACTTCTGAACAAGCTCGAGAAATGCGTGAGGATGACATCGTTTCAGAGATACGTATACGATGTCGTCGGGATGGTTCGATGAGTGTGGCGGGCAACATTGATGATAAGATGTATGCGCTGGCAATGCTCGATTCTGCACGGGAGTGTGTAGAAAATCATCATCAGCGTCAACAGTTGCAAGCTGGCAAAGATGTACTAGTCCCCGCCTAAATTGAGGAATCAATGTCAACTTTTTTAAATTCTGCTACAGTGGGGGCGGGTACTTGGAACTCCATACTGACTATTTGGGACGAAGAACGAGGCAATTTGGCCAGTCCTCAGTTCTATTGGAACTATCAACAACGTAATCTCGGTACGTTGTTTAAACAGTATGTGCCATGGCTGGAATTGTGGTATGCTTCTTCTTTGGCGGCAGGAGATATGACCCAGGGCTTCGTGACCATGGGAGAGGACAACGCAGGACTTTCAGGAGTATGGGAGGTCCCTCCGGCGTATTCTCTCGGAACCTTTCGCCCCTATTTCTTCCGTGGAACATGCACTGATCAATACTCCAATCCGCTTGGAGGAGCAGTGATTAAGGCGTATTTAACTTCCAGTGATTTGATGGTGGGACAGACGACATCAGATAGCAACGGAAACTATCAATGCCCCACTTTTTACTCTGGTCAAAATCATTATCTGGTCTCTACAATTGTTTCGGGAAATCTGGCTGGAGTAACTATAAACACACTTCAACCTTCACTCTAACGGGGATACATGAATATAGTATTGGAGAATCCAGCCTCTACCCCGATACTGTACCCGTTAAGTGCGGGGCAAACCACTGCACCCATTCTGACTCTTCTTGGAAGAGTTTTGGTTCCTGCTGCTTACACCACTTCTGTTATTGTCCTTGAGCCTCCCTCTTCTGCACCCGTAATTTATGCAGAAAAGGCTGCCTCAGTAATTTCTCTCCCTGCAATTCAGTTGTTTAACATCGTTGCATACAGCTCGAGTATTGGTGTTTCGGCTGGGTTAGCTTCTGAATCTGCTGTGCTTTTAGCAACGGGTACACTTGTCGGCGCTTTAGTCGCTAGTGCCCAGTCGACGGCTCAACTCACTTTAACAGGTCTACTTGCTGGTTTAGTAACTGGAGCTGCTTCCGAATTCAGTTTGCTTCAAGCAGTGGGGAGTTTGGCCGGAAGTATATCCGCTACTACATATCAGACGGCTTTACTTAGTGGAAAGGCGACCTTAGTTGCTTCTCTGACGTGCCACGCTTCAGGAAGTGCAACAGTAAAGGCGGCTGGAGTACTGATAGGATCTTCGACTGCTAGAGCAACTGAATCTGGTGTTTTAAAAGGAACAGTAGTCCTCATTGGGAGTTCAACTGGACGCGCAACTTTAGCTGGTCATTTAGTCGCCATGGTGGGCTTGCTTGGAAATTCTTCCGGGCATACTACTATGACCGGATTGCTGAGCTCTACGGGTAAGCTCCTGGGCGTGGGAGTGGGAGCGGCAAGTGAAACTGCTCTTATAAAGGCACTCGGTAAATTATCGAGTTTTCTAATTGCTACCTCAACTGTAACTGGTGTCACCCAGGATACTGGGCGGCTTCGCGGCTCTATTACAGGCTTTGTTTTTTGCCTTAGTGACTTAAAAGCTAAGGGCGCACTACTCGGAAATTCTACCGGGCTTGCTACTGAAACTGCTCTGCTTCATTCTCCAGGAATCCTAATAGGAAGTGCTGTTGGTCGGATTACCCATACGGCAAAACTGGGTGCGAAGGGGGTCTTGATTGGGGCTTCAATTGGTATTAGTTCTGGATCAGGAACCACGGAATCCGGGGCAACTTCTGCTTATGTTGCTGGGATTTCTGTTTTGAAGGGAGTTATCTCTTCTGTAGTGCTGGTAAATTCAGGAAACAAATCCACAGCAGTGAAGCAGTCTGTCTCATTGTCCAGTGTTCGCGGTCTTAACAACATCTCAAATTCTCTAACAGATGAGGTTTCTTCAAACTGGGTTGTTATAGGTTTGGCGGGTAATGATTCTGTAACGATCCCTGTCTCTGGTTTTAACTTTGAAATTCCCACAAACAAAACTGTAGCTGGGATAGAGATTTCTTTTCAGAAATTTTATAGCCGTTATCCCGATAATTCCAGAACAATCTTTACTCAGAGCGTACAATTATACGGCCCTTATGGTTCTTATGCCAGTAGAGTTTTGAACACTCCCTGGACCTCACAAGTTCTTAAAGAAGTAATTGGAGGACCAACTGACAACTGGGGTGGGATTGTCACAAGCACATTCATCAATGATTCCAATTTTGGCTTTGCGATCCAGTTAATCAATACAGGTGCAGCTGCAGTAACCATTTGTTTGAACAATTTACAAGTTCAAGTGTTTCTAATCTGATCGCTAATTTATCCCGAATCTACAACTTCTAGTATTTAGTTAATGGCGGAGAGAAAACCGCCAAGCTGTTAAATCCAACCCACTTTCAATCTGGACGTCCTAGTGGGTGCGTCCTGTACAAGGAGAACACCATGGTGTATTTTCAGAAGTTAGTTGCATGCATTAAAGTTGGCGGTCAAGTCTTACGTGACACCGACAACACTGTTAGTATTCCCTTCGGTTCAGAATATTCTATTCTACTCAAGAACCTCAACTCTAAACGCATTCAAGTAAAAATTCTCGTAGATGGACAAGATGCTACCGAAGGTACTTGGCTTATCATCGGACCGAATCAGTCTCTTGAATTGGAACGTTACATCCGCAACGGAAATCTGCAATCGGGTAACCGCTTCAAATTCATCCCTCGTACCAAGCAGATCGAAAAGCATCGTGGGCTAAAGGCCGACGATGGGCTGGTTCGTATTGAATACAGGACAGAAAAGGTCGCTACGACTCAGGATGTTCATATTACACGGACTCACTATCACGATTACTATGATTATTATTGGCCTTGGAACAGGCCTTATTATCCGCGTCCTTGGGGTTATCCATGGGATCCAATCTGGTGCGGGTCTTTTGGCTTTGGGCAGTCTACTTCTGGCTTTGTAGGATCTTCGGATAACGTTTCTTACTCAGCGACTTCTGGAAATATCGGTGCCATGCAAAATGGCAATACCAACATGATGGCGTTCAATTCCGCAGATGCTTCCTCTCAGTCTGGGGGTGATAACGTTGATGACAGCGGTATTACGGTGCCGGGAAGCGAAAGTAATCAGCAATTCTGCCATGCGTCTGATTTCGCATGCCACGAACAAACTGAAGTCATCGTGATTAAACTGCGGGGTGCGGTAGGTGGAGAACCTGTAGCGAAAGCTGTCACTGTCAAAACTAGGTCAACTTGTCAAACCTGTGGTAAGAAATCTAAGGGCGATAAGAAGTTCTGCGCTCAATGCGGAACGGCTCTATCGCTCATTTAATCAACAAATTGAGGGATAGGTTATTAGCCTATCCCTCACTTACTTCCAGAGCACCGCCCAACTGCGGCCCACTGCCTATGATGAGAGACCAGTTTAAGCTGGTCGGCTCGAGGCGTCGGGGATTGAACCCGCTACTGGAAAATTTCGGTTAAATTGCTTGCATGATTAAGGACTTCAGAAAAACCAAACGAATGCCCTTCTTGCCAAGCAAGTGAAGCGACCTTGGCAATATATTGATCGGGCACGCCCTCACCCCTCAAAGCTACTCGTAAATCATTCATGAATTTCAAAAGCAGAAGGTCTTGATCAACTCGAGCTGCTGCACGATCAGTCTTATAGGACAGCTTGGTCTCGTATTTGTTGCTTCGAACTGCGTTGTATAGACTTTCGAGTTCCATGTTGTTCCCTCCATTTATATTCTACGGCGTTGTTCAATGAATTAGGTATGGGATAATATGGAATCTACTGTTAAGCTCATTGTTGAAGCTCTAGAACAGCACCAATTCTCCTACAACAACGAATGGGAGCTTCAGGCCGGAATTGCTAAGGTGCTGACCGAAACGGGTTTGGAGTTCAAGAAAGAAGTCAAACTCGGCCCGAAACAGCGCATTGATTTCCTCCTTCCCGAAGAGAAAATCGGTATTGAAGTTAAGATAGATGGTGCGCTCGGGACGGTAACGCGGCAGCTTTGGCATTACATGGACTCGGATCAGATTGAAGCGGTTATCCTGGTAACAACCAGACACGTTCACCAAAACTTGCCCTTAGGGATGAAGGGTAAACTTTTGCGTGTAGTCTATCTTCTGAATTTATGACTGAAGACTTTATCCCTGAAAAGATTTCCATTAGTTCTTCTATGCGTCCGTCCTGCTCTTACCGCACCGATGAACCAGCGCACAGTATGCCTGCTAAGTGGCTCTATGAATCCCCAGGAATGGGCAGTGGGCCGCAGTTGCATTCGTTTGCGAAGAATGCAGAATGGAAATCATTCATTTAATTCCCCAGACTGAGGAGTATTCCATCTGATATGAAGGTCATGAGTTGGAAAGAGTTTGAATGTCACCATCTTGCTGATTTTGATAGAGATCGCTACCCTAAAGTTTTAAAGGGCTTAGTCAATGTGATTAAACGCATTCCTCGAAAGGTTTGTTACAAGCATGGCAATGTTCTTGTGGTGGCGACGGATTGCTATGGTGTTTCTTTTGCGTGTCGTGGTTATAAGGATATCATTCTCTTAAATCTTAAAGATTTAGAGTTAGAAACTCAGGAAGAAATCGAATTTACTATTGCTCATGAATTTGCTCATGGGTACTTGGGTCATCATACTAGGAAACAGGATAAAGAGTACGATACAGATATACCCTGGGAAGATCGTCCACAAGAAAAAGCAGCTAACGATTTAGCCGCTAAATGGGGATTCTACCGACGTCCATGAAGACTTATGGCTCCATACATTTTCATCCCAAGAAGAAACACTTCGAGATCGATTGCCAGCCACATGTCGCAATCCGTTTAAAGCGGGTCTTTGCCAAAATTCACACTCACAGCGGTCTTCGTGGCAATAGTACCCTGACTTTGTCCGCAACTCCTGAGAATGCTTTTGATTTGAAATGGTTTATTCAACGATATCCTTTGGAGTTTGAAAATACTACAACGGAGACCGAACTCCTCGGTCGTGCGATTAAATGGTCAGAGCGCGAATCGCTAGTTGAAAAGATACTCCATATGGGGTGCGTGGAGCAGGAGTTCCCTATGAAGCTCCCGCCGCGTGAATATCAGGCGCAAGCCACGGCAATGTGGCTGGCTGCTGGGGGGCTCCTCCTCGCAGACGACGTTGGCCTTGGAAAATCGGCTGTTGGGGTCGCGGGTATGACGGACCCTCGAACACGTCCTGCGTTGGTTGTGACGCTGACCCACCTGCCATTTCAATGGCGGGACGAGGTTGCCAAATTCACAGATCTTGAATGTCACATTTTGAAGAAATCCACTCCCTATGATCTATGTAACAAGATAACCGGACGTATGCCAGACGTCGTTATTACAAATTATCACAAATTGAACGGCTGGCAGGAGACATTGGGGGCTATCTGCAAGTCCGTCATTTTCGATGAATGTCAAGAATTGAGGCATCGCGGCACCAAGAAATACATCGCCGCATCTTATATAGCCAATAAGATGAATTTTCGCCTGGGCCTCAGTGCAACGCCAATCTACAATTACGGGGGCGAGATCTTCTCTGTTATTGACGCATTGCTGCCCGACTCCCTAGGAGATTGGGCTGAATTTCAACGTGAGTGGTGCGAATATGATGATCAGAAGCCCAAGATCAAGGATACTAAAGCGTTTGGCATTTATGCCCGCGATGCTGGTCTTATGCTCCGCCGCACTCGTAAAGAAGTTGGTCGTGAATTGCCCCCTGTAACCGTTGTACCCCATTACATTGACGCTGCACCAGAAGTTATTATGAAGATGGAAAGCGATGCCATCAATCTGGCGAAAATCATTCTTCAACAGCATGATGCATACAAGGGCCAACGCATGCAAGCATCTGGTGAGTTTGATATGAGGATGCGACAAGCTACAGGAATTGCCAAAGCTCCCTTCGTAGCTGAATTTGTTCGTTTCCTCGTAGAACAAGATGATGAGCCTGTAATTCTTTTCGGATGGCATCGAGCTGTTTATGACATCTGGATGGAGAAGCTCAAAGGAGACAAGAGTCGGAATATCCGCAATCTCAATCCTGTGTTGTTTACAGGTTCAGAGGACGCGAAAGAAAAAGAAATCAGCAAACAAAAATTCCTACGGGGCGAATCAAAAGTTTTCGTCATTTCCCTCCGCGCCGGGGCTGGGTTGGACGGTCTTCAAGCGGTCAGTCATATAGGTGTCTTCGGCGAATTGGATTGGTCACCTGGGGTACACGAGCAGAATATTGGTAGGTTTGCTCGGGATGGGCAACTAGATCCGATGACTGCTTACTATCTGATTTCTACATTAGGATCTGACCCGTTTATGAGCGACATCTTAGGTGTTAAAAAGCAACAAGCGGAAGGTATTCGGGATCCAAATCAGGATCTCGTGACAAAACTTTCAGTGGAATCTGGTTTTATCAAAAAGTTAGCTGCAAAGTTCTTAGCGGATCGTGGAATGACGCCAGCAGCATCGGTGGGAGGCTAAGCTAATGATCGACGAGGACAACCCGGAAGTTCGGGAGCAGATGAAGAAGGCGCTTCAGCTTCAACAGCTAACACGGGAGTGGTCGGATAGATACGACGCAGCCGTTAAAGATACCAACACAACAGAGGAGGAATTGCGTTTACTACGGAAGGTGGGCATCGATCTTGTTGATTGCGGGTTAGAGATTGCAGTCCTGTTTATGGATGATGAAGATTTCCCGATCAATGTCCGCGAAATGGTGTTAAAGATGATGGCTGATATTCCCATCTTTCGTGAGAGAAACAGTATCGTTTGAAGAGGGTTAATCATGGCAAAGAAATTCGCAGATATGAAAGTCGGAGAACAGTTTGAAGCACTGGGAGAACGGTATGTTAAGTCCGGTGAATTGACTTACCGTAGCCTTGACAATCCAACCATGGGTGAGTACAACGCTGGCCCAATTTTAGATCGTCAAATTGGTGTTCAACCAAAGGGTGCGGTTAACAACGCTGTAAAAGTAACTAAGGATCCTGAATTGGAATCCACCGATGCTGCTGTTCAAGCAGGACTTCCACCACTCAAAGGATCGCCAGTGCGCGTTGGGCAGGTTACGCCTAAAGAGACAGGGTCAGCTCTCCGACCCGGTCAAATACGCGGTAGGGTGAAATAATGGGAAGAGGAATTCTAAAACAAAAGAAGTTACTCAAACACCAGTACAACAAAGCTCTTTACACCGACTACCTTCGTCTTGTAGAAGAGAACAGGCAGATGAAGGAAGATCCCAACGGTGTCATCGCGCCGTTCCTCAATCGCTATAATGCTGTAGTGCTTCAAAACAATCGTTTGTCTGCACTTTGCGCCGGGTTGATCGATCAATTGGGTGGAAAGCCCGAAGTCACTAAAGAAAAGATCGAATCTTTTAAAAACAAAAAACTTCTTATTAAGATCGAAACGCCAGACGGTACCACTAAATTCGAAGAAGCTGATCGCTACGTCTTTAGCTATGAACTAAAAGAGGCTGATTCTGACACCGTTCTCCCGGTTCCTGCTGTTGCGCCAGAATGCGCTGACTCTAATTGTACGTTGCCTAAGGATTTGAAACACACTCACGCAGAACTCAAGTAAGATTATGGACAATCCTCGCATTAAAAACGAATTTTGTCAACAGGAAATTCCTCTTCTCTATGAAATGGAGAAAGAATGTTTCAAGCCGCCGTTTCGTTGGAGCAAAACTGAATTCACTTCACAATTAAACAGAAACAACGTTTGGATTATAGAAGATGAGTTTGTTGAAAATATAATCACGCCTCGTAGTTTTGGTTCTATCCAAACTACCCAGCGTTTAAACCGCATCGTGGGTTTCCTTATTGCCAAGGTTTTTCGTGGTAAAGCTTGTATCCTCACTGTTGAAGTCCCAGAAAATTACCGGGGTCGAGGATATGCAACCCGTTTAATCACTGCTTGTGAGCAATATTATGAAATGCGCGGGATTAAAACGCTTCGACTCGAAGTCTACACAGAAAATCCTGCGCAGTTGATGTATTTCAAACTAGGCTATCGTATCACTGGTTTTGAAAAAGACTGGTACGATAAAGGCAAGTCTGCTGTGATCATGACAAAAACTCTTTAAAGTGTTCTTTAGCTCACGTCCTATTAGTGAGGGAAGAAATTATGCCCCCCAAGGAGACTGCATGAGATGGGACGCACACGGGAGTTGTTGTTGAGACTACTGCTCGTAATTCATAGCTGCCTTGGATGGTTTAGAGGCAAGGTGTTGAAAATAATTTTGAAGGTGAGAAATTAGCCGAAATATTGTAGCTGTCAGTATAATTACCATGGGAGCAACTACCGCTCTAGTCGAGTGGGATTCAGTGACAAAGGGCGGTAACTCCCCCAATTTCTTTAACAAGGAGGACATCATGACGTTTATAGATAAGCACTAAGTGCGAGGAGGCACAAATCTATGCGTAATGGTGTCCGTAAGGACTATCTTAAGGGGTCTCGCCGTCACGGGCGTGGACATTCCCCCTATCCGTTCGATCGTCTTTTAACGTCCCGCTTGGGGCGACTCTGGGACGATGTCTATTCCGAACTCTGTTCTGAGTTCGATTCCCGTTCATTTGCTGGCTATAGATTCCGTGATAATCTTGACTGGCACGTCTATCAGCATTGTTGGATTGGGGCTGAAACAGGAACTGTCTATTCCGATCATCGTGGCTGTGTGACTGCACTGTCCGATGAGCACTATGTTCATCCTTGGACCGGAATACTTTGTTACGCCTATCCCGTTCCTCGCGATAAGTCTGAGAAACCCGTAACGCACTATGATCTCAAGGATGGCAGATCTTTCGACAAGATTGATGGTATCTGGTATTTCCAAGAGAATTACAGCATTAAACACGAGGGTTGGTCGGAGGTTGGAAAAGCCGACCCTTGGCTTGTCGAACGATCTTTGGATCGCATGGAAATCAACGGGGTAGAGTTCATCAAAGTGAGATGGACTGAGAACATCAGCACCAAGCGTCAGCTTTCCAAAAAGGAACTTCGCAATAACGGGCTGGCGAATGCTAATGACATCCCTTTCGGAAAACGTTGCGTGGTCTGTGGGTTTGACGGGAAGTGCGTTCACGCCATTAGAGCAGAGGCAGAAGTTAGAAAACTTGGGTTCTATAATTTGTAACAGATAAGAGATTCGCTTGCTTGACATCTCCAACCGGGGCATTGACCCCCGAGTGGGTAGTCTTTCCAGTCTTCCGGGTATGAGATTATTCCATCTTTTTGGATGATGACGGGGCGCACGACGTGCCTCCCAAGAATGCGCATGTCCTGACATAATTCATAGATTCCGAAATTAATCTTCCGAAGATCTGGATGTAGAATTTCTAATTCCATGATGATTTTCTAATTAAGTTTGCCAAGGAACAGTTGCCAGTTCTTGAGGCGATATTGAATAGGGGTGCGCAAGCAGGATATTGGTTAACTCTTGATTGTTAAGTTTGTGTGCTCCTATTGCTGCACGGGCTTCTATAGGGATGCCGTCTGGGAATTCGTCTTTTGGACTCAAAGCTGCATCTACAACTAAAGTTCCATTCTTTTTATCCATCCCCCAGAAATCCTGGCCCAACGACAAATGCAAACGGAACCCAAGGTAAGTTTGGCAAATCGATTTAACCCGTTTGTATCCCCAGGCGTGAGCTAGATTTTGGATATTTATCCCTAATTGCGAAGCATATCCTCGACGACGATATACCTCAGGAGTGTACGCGAAATGCCAAACGATATACCGCCCCCAAGCGTTTTTGGATTTCTTTGAACTGAATCGAGCAGTAAAATAACTAACGGTTTCGCCATCTACGATGAGACCAAAACAGTGATCGCCATAGAATGGTAGAGTCCCCCATTGTTTAAGAACTTCCTTGTTTATTGAGTCTTTACGATCCGCTGGAAACTTCTTGTATTCCGCCGCCCATTCTTGTACAGAACGTTTACCCTCTACGCTATCAGTTTCATAGCGTCGGAGCCAATGGTTTAAATCTAGGCTGGGAATGTCTAGGCTGGGATTTTCACTAGGTGTGGGGTTTTCGCTGGGATCAGCACCGTATCTAATAATCTGAAAAGTGCTCATGCCTAGTAATACTTACGCTCTCCAATTACCAGCGTATTTCGTAACAATGCAGCGTTTGCCAGATGGGTAAGTCAGTACGTCTGAGTGTGACCAGTTAGAAGGGCCATGATTATAGCCCATGTCGAGTTGAGTGCTAGTTCCGGCTACATAATTTCCATCGTATATACCTGCACTGTGGGTGTGTGCAGTTATAGATTTCCGACCCACTTTAGACAGATTTTGAGGAGTTCCTCTTGCGCCATTAGGCCCAAGGTGCCCGTGCATACCACACTCAATCTTCTTGTTGCAGATAGTGAAGGATTCATCTGTAGCAAGAAAGCGGATTTGTTTTGGCACGCCGAAACGTCGAAACAGCCATTCTGTCATGTTGAATTTTTTATCTTCTTTTTCAATGGCATACAGCGCAGCTAAACTGCCTGCGTGGTAAAGGATAGCATTACAGGGATTTCCCTTACGGGGATCATTGGACTTTAACCAGCGATAGAACCAATTATCGTGATTAGAATCGACGACGAGAGTCTGAATATCGGGGCCGCCGTTCTTAACATACTCTTCAAGAACTGCTCGAGTGCGTGTTACTTCAGTTGTTATGTTATCCAACCCACGAATGTATGCTTTGTGCCGTTCAAAGGGATCTTTCTCATTATGGTGATTAACTGAGGCACCTTCCATGATGTCATGAAGGAACTGGTATTTTGGTCTTAGAATGCGGAGCATATCCATGCTTTGTTTCATCACTGAAGGTTCAATGATCGTAGCATGGATATCCCCCCAAGTTATTGCTTCAATACGATGTCCCTCGGTGACCTGGCCATTATTCGCGAGTACAGCTAAATCTTGGATGCGAGCGTTCCCATCGGCCTCCAATTGTCGCACCCACCAATTGCCGTTGCTGTTAACCTCGACTAGTAAAGCGCCGTAAACATGGTGGAATTCGGCTTTGAGCCCGGCTTTCTTCTGAATATAATTTTTCTTGGTGACGGTTCCCGTGGTGTAATTGAATTTGGTGCCTTCACCCTTCATTGTAGCAATGGAACGCATCGCCATTTTAGCATGGGGGAAGATTGCTGACTTGCGCCCGGAGTAGACTTCCAAGCCTTCCAGCGGGTCATTAGCAGTTGGAAGAACATTCATCTCGCCGCACCACCATAATCCATTGCCTAGTTCAATGCGTTTATCCTTGCGATGCTTTTCGATTTTCGGATCAAACCATAGTTCTTTTTGATCGCCCGCATCGTAGGTATCTGCTTTTACAGCCAGAGGCCCATATGCATTTTTGTCGTAGGAAAAACTGCCTACGTACAATTCGGCGTTGTAGTATTCTGCAAGTGCAAGGATATTTTTCCAAACATCATCATGGACATAAGTGTTATTCTGGGCTGATGTAAGGATGTATCGCTTAATCTGGTCTTTGGACGGGAGGGGATTAACAACGAGAGTGACGCCAGAGACAGTTCCTGCAGCTAATGTCGGACGATGCCCACTTCGTTTGATACCACCCGTTTGACGGAGGGCTGTATAAACTTTTTTACGACTGACACCACACATTCTGGCCGTTGCTGATATGTTCCCGCCGTTTGCGTTATAGGCGTCAAGAATGGGTTGAAGAATTTCTGGGGATAACGTACCTTTTTTGCTCAAAATAGCGTTCCCTCCGCATTTCATGTTGAGTGAAATGTGCTTCTATTTAGTTTAGAAGTCCCATGATTTTCGAACTAACGGGATCGTTTCTAAAACTCGCGACGTGAATGTAATACCGCTTCTGTCGGAGATCCAACATATACGGCACACTCAATTAGAGAGGATTTTCTAAACCCCCTCATAATTTTTACTGTAAGATTGGGATTCCAATGAGTTTGACTGCTACATTCCTTAAGAGAGCAAGCGGAGACGTTAATCGACCGTCTTCTTACCAGGGGCTGCCGATAATCATCGAAACCCCAAAGGGAGGAATTCGAGAGGGAGATTTACCCGATGGAACTCATTGGGAGAAAGAAATGTTGGCAGATTATGGATATATTCCCGCCACTTCTGGATCCGGGGATCAAGAACCAGTGGATGTGTATGTCGGAGAAGATGAATCGGCTGAATATGCCTATGCTGTTGAACAACTTGACGATAAAGGTGAATTTGACGAATACAAAGTGTTCCTTGGCTTCCCGGATCTCTTGAGCGCAGAGAAATGCTACACCGATATGTGGGGAGACAAGAATCTTGGGGACATTGACGAGATTCCTCTCAAGTATCTCTTTGACGCTGTCGCAGAGAATCAAAATCAGGTGAATAAGACGGGTGCAGATCAGCATCTGAAGGGTGTCTATAATCCTGAACTTATCAGTAAATTGCATTTTTCGAATTACATCATTTCAGAAGAAGAATACAAGACCTCGGGAGTATTGACTGCACTGTTGGAAGGGAGAACAGCCGGACAGTTACCCTATACAATTATTTCTGGAAGAACGCGATTGGGTCGATATGAAGTAGCAAAAGATCTACAACATGCGGGAGTTTTAACCGCTATGGTACAGAAATTATACGAACTCACCGAATACCCGATTAATTTTGATTCTCGAATAAGACAAGCGTTAAAGCATGATGGAGGATCAGATTCCATAGGAACTGTTTTGAAGACTTCTGCCAGTGTTCCCAAGCTCATTATGCGGTTCCTCGATAGTTACGATTTCGAGTTTTACGAACACGTGGCTTTGGAGGTGCAAGAGTTTCTTGAGGATATATTCCAAGCAGACAAGATTAAGGCGCTGGTCACCAGCCGTGCCAAACGTACGAGAAGTTTGCGTGATAAGCTAATGAATCGTAACAACAAAAATCAGTATGAGGATTTGGCAGCAATTCAGCAAGACATTAAGGACCTGGCTGGGGTACGTGTAGCATTGTATTTCCCTCATGATCAAGAAAAGGTTCGAGCGATCATTGAATCAAATTTTGAACAGGCCAGACCCGTAAAGGAATTTCCACGCGATGCTGATCCAGAAGACGGTCAGATTTATCGAGCACTCCACTATACTGTTTGGTATGAGGGCACGGTTGTAGAAATTCAGGCTGCTTCCATTCTGATGCATGCTTTGCAAGAGGTGAACCATGACTTGGGCTATAAGCCGAGCATGGGCCAGTTGTCTGAGGCTGAAGTTCAGATTCTGGAAATGCTGGGAGCATTGGTTGGTGCGGGCGAATCAAGCATTGACGAACTGCAAGGAGAGATTGAGCGTCGCACGGGCTGCCCGTTACAAACAGGGGTAGTGGCTCATTTAAAACGTAGGCTTGCTGCAGCGCGGTATCATCTTACAGCGAGCGAGGATTTTGAGATTAAAGTCAAGAAAGCAAAGAAAACTCGCTTGCAGAAGTTATGTGAGCGCCGGGGCGAAACAGAAGGTCGAGTAACGACCATGGTGAATAGTATTTTAAACTAAGGAACTAAGATGATCGCACCTTTCTTGAAAGTCGTTGTTGACGGCAGGGAAGAAGGGCGCTTTCGTCGGCGAGCGTTGCGTTATGCCCCCAAAGAAACCATTTCGGCTTTATGGGGTTATGTCCGTGGAGACACAGTGTACATTTGTGCCTTCATTAAATGCGACATCAATAAAAAGGAAACCAACACTCGTAAAGTAGTCTGCATTGATGAAGACCTAGAACTAGATCGGCATGAGGATGATGCCAAGGACACGGAGATCTATGACTCTGTATCTGGTCGAAGAATCAAACTCGAGTTCTTGGGGACGATTCATACTCACCCCGATTGCGACGACGCGGTTTTAAGCGAACACGATATCCGGGACAGTTTGAACACGCAAGAATCGATTTTGGCTGTTTGTGCTATTCAAATTCCAAAAGATGGTAGTAGGCGGAAGACGGTTGTGAGCTATTGGCCGTGCCTTCGTCCATTAGCAGTTGAACGAAAGAAGAACTATGAATCCTTTGTTGCAAAAGCCGGGGCTAAGTGTCGCGCCAAAAGGCGTCGTCGCTAAGTATTTCCCCCCAGAAATTTTCCATGGCACCCCGGTGGAAAATGTGGAAAAAATCAAGCGCGACGGTCTTTATGTCCCAAACGGAGGGATCTACTTCGCTGAGGATTTAGATTATGCTGCTCATTGGGGATCCAGATATGCTGAGGTTGATGAAATTGCTATCGTTGTTGTAGACCCTTCTAAGTTGGAGGAGGGAATAGTCCTTTTAGAGGATAATGTAACTTGGGTTTACCCCGGTAAGAAAATTCCTAAAGAATTGATAAAACGGATTAACATCTATCAAACGGAAATGGGAAGTCCTATTCGGGAATCTAGGAAGACCGCAACCCACAAACAGACTCCCGGACGAGACGAAACTTTCGTAGAAGAGACTAACGGATATGTCAATCAGCCTGAGAAGCAGAAAGGGACTCAATCATTTATCCCTCTTGAATTGATGATGCCCGAGGAGTTTGGGATTGAATCTAAAGCAGCCTCGGGTGTTCCCAGCTTTGATCAAGTCTTAAATTACGGCGGTTTTTGGGATACAATTCCTTCTGGAGAATTTCATCAGTATCTTCGGGAAAATAATATCAATCAAAACTTACCCGAAGAGCAACTCGAGGTTGCAGCAGAGCAGTTTCTAGAACTTTCCTATGCCCCTGTTGAAGAGCATCTTAAGGAGCTCGCCAGGACAAATCGGTTACCCGTTTATCGAGCTATTTCTGCTTCCATAAATCAGATAAATCCAGATAATTTCGGTAAGTTTTGGTCTTGGGAAGAAAATGCAGCCCAGCCTTACAATGCTATGGGGGGTGCAGCTTTAGTTTTTAAAGGAACAGTTGTCCCAGGTCAGGTTGACTGGTTGGCAACAGCTTATTGCAATCTAGCTGCCCCTGAAGAAGCAGAAATTCGTTTAATAGAGGGTACTACAGTCTCGATTATCGGGTGGAAAGAAAATGGGGGTGCTTGGCAAAATCCTCCCGATAAATTAAAGACTGTAACCGCAGCTAAAACCGCAGCCTCTCCACCTGTTTTCATGAAGGGTGAACAGATTCGCAAATTCCAGCAAGAAGACAACCGTTTGATGGAAGAGACAATGTATCTTCGTCATTCTGATCTTCGTCAGGAACCCCATTTTGATATCCTTGACGATGGCAAGATTGTAGCAGATTGTGAACTCTACCCTAACCCAAACAATCCAGATCAGTTTTGGTTAATGCATATCACGACTCGTAAAGGTTATGAAGGACGAGGGTATGCTCGCCAGTTACTCGAAGCTGCTGTAAAGTTTGTACAAGATTCTGGTCGTCATGAATTGAAAATCTCCACCTTCTCTTCTGAAGGGGAGACTAAGATACGTCCAGTTCTTGAGCGTCTGCGCGAAAAATACCCTGATGTCAGAATTGCTTTCAGCAACAGCAGGATGGGCTACGACCTCAGAATGGCTAAGTATTTGGGCAAGGATAAGAAGCCTCTTGTGATTATCGGATTATCTGGTCCAGCACGAGACGATGTCTTCGCTGTAGCCCGCCGTATACCTGCCGAGGATCTAGATGTGAAGGGGATTGAAGATGATCCTCACATTACGGTAAAGTTTGGTGTGGAAGAGAATCTAGAAAAACTGGCCTGGGCTGTAGGTGAGCAGCACAATTTTTCTGTCGTATTGGGTAAAATGCATGCTTTTACAGCATCTGAAGCCGGAGGAGTTCCTATTGTTGCCGAAGCTCATGCTGCAGATTTACATGTCCTCCATGAATTGGTCGATTCTGCTATAGGAAATCGTAAAGATGATTTTCCCTATAAACCCCATGTAACTATCGCTTACGTGAAGCCAGAGGTTGCTCACAAGTACGAGGGGTCAGATTGGGCGCAGGGTATCTCCTTCTCCTGCGGCTCTCTCGTGCTCTCTCGAGCCAATGGAGCGCGTAATGGGGTTCCGTTTGGAAGTCATAAACAAGCAGCTTTCCATTCGGGTCATGATTCTTTAAAATACATGGAGCCGACAGATGAATCTTTCAACGATTTGTTGGAGTTTGAGGCCGGTCGTTTGACACTTCTAGAAACGACTTCAATGGACCCAAGTCAACTTTATACGCAAGAAGAATTAAACAACCCAGAGGGAAGTAAACAAAAAGCTCAAGAATACGCGGATATGTGGAAAGCGGGAAGCATCCCTCCGCCTGTGCCTGTTTCTCGGTTAAAGGATGGTCGTTTGGTTATTTTGAATGGACAACATCGTGCTATAGCGGCTTTGATAATCGGAAGGAATCTGCCGATCGAAATTTGGGGGCGCAAAGAAAACAAACGAGCTAAGGAGAACGATGAACGATATCCAAGTTTATTAACCCCCGATGGAATGCTCGAGTATGTTAACTCTCTCCATAAAAAGGGGTGGGAACGAAAACCATTTGAAGATCCAGAATGGATAGCTGAAGCAGATGAGTACGTTCTTCAGACCATAGATATTAATGATCCCAGCATCCATTGGGGGCAGGGTAAACATCCTCCAGTGGCTTGGGGATACTCGCAACGCAAGACCGCGCTACCCCCAATCGTTATTGGCAGCAATAAATACGTCGTTGACGGCTATCATCGTCGGGATGCGGCTAAGATGCGCGGTGATAAAACCATCCAAGCATACATTGGAACCAGAAAAACTGCAACCGCGCCGGCAAATCCTTCAGAAATTCAGATTGAGCATACTGAGAAAGAGGCTGGAGTCAAGTCTGGGGCAATAATCCATACATTCGAGGCTAAAAATCTCCAGGGCGTCTACATTGGCAAGATTCAATTTATTGTGTATTCTCCAGGGACTGTCGCAGCTGTCCATAATGTTTGGGTTGAATACGATTTTCGTCGGCAGGGATATGGCTCCTACCTCTATAGGATGGGGTTTGACTTTCTCAAAGAACACGGTGTCAAGAAAGTAGAGAGTCCAGCCAACTATCGCATTGGAGAATCTGGAAAGATTTGGGAGGATTTGAAAAAGACTCATCCAGTTGAAGAGACACCCAGCGCAACGCATGGGCAGAAGGATTACAGCTTAACCTTGGCGTCCAAAATTGCTTCAAAGATGTATAACGGAGGCAACAGCAAACCAGGCGGGGCCGTGACTTATTGGACTCCTAACAAGGAAATGGCAGAGTCCTATGTTGAGATGTACAATGATCGTTTCGGAACGGGCGGGCAATTAAACGAGGGAGAAATATCCATTAGTAATCCTGCACCTTGGGATGTCATCGTAGCGGAAGCTTCTAAATTGGGCATTAACAATGAGATGAATACGCCTGCCTCGATTTTCGATAGCAATCTTCACGGCACGGAAGTGAGTCAGTTGGTTCGGGTACTCCAGAAACAAGGTTACGACGGTGCTATACTGGACGATATTGCTTACGGTAGGCAGATTCAGGATAAGGCATTTGTAAAATTTAGTGCTTCCAAAACTGCAAACGCGGACATTGATAGAGAACTTCAGCGCGTGACTTTCGGTAACGTCGTCGGACTTTCTCTCAAGAACGGCCTCATTCGTGTCATGGACAACCACTATGACGTGATCAAGCCCAAGGACGTCGACCCGGTTGCTCTGTATCTTTGGCTAACAGAGCTGCCGGATAATCTCCCACTTCAGGAATTTGGCGTGGAGTGGCAGAAGTTTCTGTCTCATAAGACTGCCGCATCTTCTCGGATCGCTGCGAAGGTCTGCGTCGCTTGCCTGTCCGGAGGATGCCTTGAGCATACCGCCACCCGTAACCGGACTGTGCTTCTTCACTACTTGCAAGAAGCTACACTGGAGATGGCAGCGGAAGCGCAGAAGATCTATGATGCTTGGGACCAGAATGAAGCAGGTGAGGATCCTGAGAACGGAACAGGTGGAATCTGTGACGAGATCGCTCAGGCCATAACCGGGGTCGTCTATGATCGGGTCCCGATTGAGTGCAGCGTGACCGAAGGCGGACAACCGGGTGATGATCATGCTTATGTCATAGTCTACATGGACAATGAGTTCGGTAAAGAAGTTTATGCTGTGGACATTCCGCATAACGTCTATGAAACCGGGGGCGGTTACAGCTGGAAGAAGATCCCGGGTGTAGTCTTCACGCCGGATCATGTGGAGATTTTTAAGTTGGATCTAGATCCTGCGGAACTCGCGAAGGAGTCTTCTAAAAAGGCAGGGCGGATGACGAAACGCTCTTTCAAGATCGAAGTTCCCAAGGCGTCTCGTGAACATTTTTGGGAAGAACCGCCTGAAGGTAATCTAGAATTCTGGGCGTTCCGTCATCCCATCGTCTGCTTGCCAGGGGAGAAGCTCGTTTTTACTTTTGATGGTACTCCCGTTGCAGAAACAGTTGTATCCCATACGGAAGGCCCAGGTAAGACGGAATGCGTGAACACTGGAAAATACAAAGATCAGCACAAAGTGTTCTGGGACCCGAAACTGTTCAAGGAGGTCGGAAAAACAGCTTCATTCTCGTTCTACAAAGCAGCTGTGGATGAGCAACAAATCCGTAGATCTAGTATGCTAGCGGGTTTACAACTCTATGGGTTACCTAATCCTTCTTGGATGGCTGAATTTGAAAAACAGGCTTCTGCATTGGGGGTAGATCTGAAACCATACAAATACAAGGCTGGTTCCGGTTTAATGTGGTCTCCAAACATTGAACAGATAACGGCTGAACAATATGCGGGACTCCCTCTACCAACTATCTCGAAAGAGAAGAGCACGTTTGTCTCATACACAGATGAAATTGGAAAAAGATTAAATCAGGTGCCAGACGCCGCTCTTCCTCGCACCAAGATAAAGATTACTCAGCCTGTTCCAGTTCTTCTACAAACAGGGTCTAGCATCACTCGCCGAACTTACTCTGCTCAAGTAGTGACACTTCCTGCAGGTAGCTATACTCTCCAATATCAAAGCTCGGGCGGTATAGTTGTGCCATTGTCTGAAATTGAACAGGCGGGTATGGAGATACTACCTGCTGTGGGAAAAGAAAAAGCTCAAAAACGGTATAGCAAGGGAGCAGAACAAGAGGCTCAGCAGGTGGGTACTTATTTGAAAGAGCATCCGGACCAGGAGTTTCTCTATTTCATGTCTAAGTCGGGTAGAGTTTATCTCCCGGTCAGCTTGGCCAAGCAGGTTGCAACGATTAGTATTCCCTCTACTGGGCAGAAAGACACTTTATCCCCTTGGGCTTTCATTACTGTAGATACATTCAAGTATGTGTTCTTCCCGAGCACAGGTAAAGGGATAGATGCTGCTGACGATTATCACATCTTTGACCCACGCCTTAGAGAGAAAGATGGAAAAGTCTATATGACTGGAAACGACGAAGGCACTTTAATTGTTACTCTACCGCCGAATGCTGATGCGATTCTGAAAGCACTGAAGCAGGCTGATCTCCTTAATTTCTAACCTCTAGTATGCGCAAACATTCTTCTCTCGCAGGCCGTAAAGCAATCAATTGGGCGGATACAGTTGCCATCCAAGCAGAGGAAATTGCCACTGCAGATGAAGTGGAAGCTGCTCTCGAGGTTGGGCTGGAGACATCTGGGGGCGTCGGGGCTACCCGCATCAAACGTGCCGACACCCCGAAATTTCAGTATGGCTCAGTAGGCCCGCTGGGAGAAATTTCAGGTGCAAGCGAAGAATTTGAGTTTGGTTCCGCAGGTGGTGGCAGTGGCTTACGCGGGCCTTCTATATATCAGCCATCCTCAGGTCGTACTCTTGGGGATGGAGCTGGAGGATTTAATAAAGGAGAGACCCCGGCTTTAAACACCGCTCTAGCTCGTCATGGAAAGATGGCTGTAAAACGTGTTGTGGGAAACGGGGGTCGCTAGTGGGGCAGGTCAGTAGCAAACTTCGACGCGCAGCAGGCTGTTGTTCAGAAGGTTATTTTCATTGGTGTCCTGCCTGTGGAGAAATGCATCCTCTCCCTGATAGTTGGAAGTTCAATGGAGACCTAGAAAATCCCACATTTACTCCTAGTTTTCGCCAGTCTGGTTTTAAACGTCAATGGAAAGATGGGGTTTGGACTGGAGAGTGGGAACGTGATGCTGCTGGCCACACAATCCCGTTCACCTGTCATTACATTGTGACCAATGGTATGATTGCTTATCAGGGAGATTGTACTCATTCAATGAAGGATCAAACGATTCCTATGCCTCCAATCCCAGAAGGTTTTACTGATGATTACGGCGAATAGAGTTTCTATTCGCCGCTAAATGCGCGTCGATTAGGTCAGAAATCTCAACAAAACAGCGAAAAGAATACGGTAAAAGTTACCGGATTAACTGGCAACAGGGACATCCAAGTATGCCCAGTCGTGAGAAAAATCAATGGAAAGAACCATATTGGGGCCGCTTCCAACGGCACCAGGTTGTATCGTGAATGGTCCAACTAAAGATGGTGGCGACCCCGCAGCCTCAGCATCCACGGAATACGCTCCAATGTCAGGAGTATAGATAACAGAAACTATTCCGTCAGCGTAAGTTACACCGCTTGGGTTCCATCCATTCAATAAAGGATTGGGGTAATTTGAGTTCCCAGTGGAAAAATCATTAGCAAACATAAAGGAATCGCATAGTAGAAATTGCATCCACATTGGGAGTGCCTGGTTGCTCTGATCGAGAATCGTAAGGGAAACGGGTGATAGCAGGAGTAACCCGGTTGCCGGGAAATTGGCTTGATCTCCCCGATAAGGGTTTGGAAGAGAAGTGTACTCAGTCCACCATGTTGCATGAGTGTATGTAGGTGGGCTTCCTGAAGCAATAGGAACTCCTGCTCTATAGAGCCTCCCATCAAAAGCAAACCCTGTGTGTAGATTTGCTACTGGATTATAGAAACTGTCATTCTCTGTGGGAAGAATAAGAGCTGTTGCTACGATATCTTGGTGAATATAATCGTAGGAACTGGAAGGCACGGGTTGTGGAATAGGAATTGTGGACATCGAATGACTTCTCCCTACTTAGTGAAAGAAAAATCGCTTCCGGAGTTTACATTGTAATGCAAATCCTTTATCCATCTAACGTTTCACGAACATTGGACCCAACCGGCAAATCACTTATAACAGTGGTTGCCCTCCATGATAATGAGATTTCTGATGCTGATTTAAATCTTATGCAAGACCTTGCGGATTCTAAACGCACGCGTCTTCTGGCAGATCAAACAACTTCTGGGGCGATCCTCTACTCCCCGATGCAATTTCAGCCATTCTCGAGCAGTATATTCTTGATCCCATCGTTTGACGTTCTTTTCAATAATGAAGTTGTCACCATTACCGGGTTTCAGTCGGCTGACCCAACTACGAATCGTGTGATTTTACCCGCTCCACAATATTGGACTGCCGGTACATTGGCTGAACCTGCCAGTATCTATGTTGTATTTTTGGAACTTTGGTATCAAGCGTTAGACCCTGAAACAGGGCAAGGCTATTACACGGATCCTATCACAGGGCAAAACTACTTCTTTCCTTACGGGAATGTCTCACCTGACCCTAGTCAAGCTGAGTCGCTCCCAGACGATACGCTGGATCCATTTCAAGGTATTTTCACAACAGAAAGAGCGCAAATTCAATGGCGCTTGAATGTTCAGCCTGTTTCTCTGGCTTACAATTTTTCTACATATCAGTTCGGGTTGGACGCAGATACGGTTGATACATCTGTTTATAATGTTCCGTTGTCAGTTTTCCCACAGACAAGTAATTCTCAACCAATCTCTATTTACACCTATGCTAATATGGGTGGTTCTACTCCCAATGTGGCTGCAATTAACGGCGACACGGGACTTTGGCGTGCAGGTGATGGCAACGTCAATAATGCATTAGGAACTATGGATGGTTATAGCTACGCCATGCCTGTTGCAGTTGTCTTTCAGCGTAATTCTGGGCCATTCTCCCTATCCACCAACCCCTTTGGTTGTGCTGTGCCGGGTAATTCAAGTTCAGGTCTACTAGCATATGGTGTTTCAGGTCGTTTCGATGGTAAACTAGCTGATCAAATTTTTCCTGATGATTGCGTGGATACACGCAGCACAGTCAATGTGGAAGGTTGGGATCTTCGCAAGATTATGGCAGAAGGTTTCACCGATATCATTACAGGTGCTTCACGCTATGCCATTTCTCGTGGTGTTGCGCCGGGAAATTCTCCGCAAGCATTGGGATCAACTCTCTCCTATACAATGGCTGTTTCTCCTACGGCTGTTACCAATGCTGATACCGTGGGTCAATTTGACGGATTCTCCAACGGCTTTAGTACAGATCAGCGTACTTTCATGACTACGCAGGCTTTTCCTATCAGCTCAAAAAGCACGGGTACAGGCAATCCTTCCGGTCCGTGGATCCTGGGGGATTCCTTTACAATCACATTACCAGCGACATCCAATGCCACCATTACAGACGTCGCCGTGACTGCGCTTACAAACGGTATTAACGGAACTTTCATCCCAGTCAATTTATTGCAAGGACAACTGGGCTTCTCGGGTTTGAGTTCTAAGGCCGTGACAGTTTCTTTTGTCAAATCATTAACCGGGACTCCATTTGACCCAGCTTCTAACCCACTGTACGTCACACTCAGTGTTCAATATCCTGCTTCTTCCGGAATTGACCTACGTGTTGTGCCGTTTGCTGTAAATGGTGGGGAATTGATAGATGCGGTAGCGGGTGAAACACTCCCGGTATATGGTATTTCTGCTTATGAGATTCAAAACCCTCAGCCTATTCTACCCCCGTTGCCAGGTTCTGCTGCGGCTGCGGCGGGTATTGTATGTTCTAATTTTCTGGCCATCAACCCAGAATATAGCAATGTTGTATTTGGGACGCGCATCTGGCTTCAAATACCAGGGTCTCAGGCTACACTCTTTACTGTCGGGGGTTCAACTATTGCAACATTTGTGATCCCTCGTGATACCATTAGTGATCAGGTAGGCGGGTGGTATTGCACGCAATGTTGGGATCTTACTACTGGAACTTTCTATAATATCACAAATTTAACAATATCAGCTACAGGACCCGATGAATTGGTGGTTAGCATTTCCCCGATTTCGGGAATCAATATCACAACTTCTACGATAGTGTTCTCGTTTATTGGGGAAAACACCTGTCAATTAGCCTACAATGCACCAGTAAAGGGTGCTCTTACAATTGAAGAAACAGTCTTAGTTGGTAACGTTACTGGCATTGCAGGTTTTCCTATGGACAACCGAGTGTCGGTAGCTTCTATTGCGTATGATCCGATAAACACAAACACTAACACAGTGGTTTTGGCTTCCAACAATGCCATCTTAAGAGGCATTAGCGGGAACGAAACTGTTGCATTCATTTGGGTTTTGGATTCTCCTGTCACGGGTTTCACTGCACTTCAATGCAGCAGTGCTAGTTTCAATGACGGTGTGGTTACTGTAGTCTGTCCAGCTAGCGTAAATCTGTTGACTCAGCAGTTTTTCTTTGTAGCATCTTTACTCCCAGCTTTCGACCCAAATTCCACTTTGATCGTAGAATCTCAGTATGTTCCATACCAAGGCGAGGGTGTTGCTAATCGCAATTACGAAATTTTGTACAATGAAAACGATGCCTTAATTACCACGAATGGAACAGGTGCTGCACCTGTAGTGGGTTTGGAGGATGTCTACCCGTATAATCGTGAATTGCCGATTATTACAACTCTCCCATCTCAGATTTCTTGGAATGACGGTGATCTGCAGAACATCCCGTTAGAAACGATTTTTGACGATAATTTCAGTACCATGCGAGCAGCCAACGTCGAAGACACATTCCTGGCTCCTCTGCACTCTAATGACTTTATCGTCCCAGTGAATCATGATATTCGCAAGGAAATTCAATTTTTGACGGCTGGTAAACGTGGTTGGGCAACGGCAATCCCGCATTTTGGTTTTGCTATCCAGCCTCCAACGCCTAAAACTGTATTAGGTCAAAATTTGCAGACAACGTCTGCCCCGATTATCATCTATGTTAATAATGCCAATGGCAACGATAGCAACAATGGTTTAACCGAAGCTGCTGCTTTGCAAACTATTGGTGCTGCCATGGCACTCTTCCCCCCTGTACTACGTGACCCGTGCTCAATTCAATTGATCTATACAGGAATTCCCTACGCAATTACCCCTAACAATTCTTCGTTTTTAACTCAAATTCCCTTGGGGGATGGGACTATTGTTCAAACCAATTGGTATGCTTTGGCTAACATAGCCTTCACAGTTCAAGGTTCAGGGCGTTTTGTAATTTCTACAGCGCCTAATTCGGTTCAACCAGTTGTTATTGATGCCTCGGCCTTTACGGGATTTGGCAACGGCCCCACCTCCGCATTTTTTGTGGATTCAACTCGCGTTATCTTTAATAATCTTCAATTTCAGGGATTCACAAACCCTGCAGTTTACGGAATAAATTCTGATATTGAATTCGTAAATTGCACTTGGCAGAATAATGTACAGGCGGGTGGTTTTGAGCAGGGCTGTGGAATAATTCTGACAGCCTGTTCGATAAGTCTAGGCGATAGTGCCACAGGCTTTATCGTTACAGGATCAGAATTAACAGTTTCTAACCCAGAATTGATAGTAACTTCAGGTGCATCGTCACCTGGTACATTCTTTGTAGCCGAACGACAGTCTAATATGACGTTACAGACACACGGAACGGCTAATGAAAATGGCGTTTCTAATTCCATAGTGATAGCAGAAGCAGAGATTAGTTCTAGTATTGTATGTAACTCAGATTGGCAGTCGAATGGATCTGCTGTAGTTCAAGTAAACTCTGCGCTACAACGTACAGTGCTCACTAATCCATTCTTGGGAGGAATTACAACTGATGATTCCTCAAGTATTGTGACAGGCGTGTGAAAATAGATGGCAACCCCACAACTTCCAGTTTCCCCGGCAATCGCTACTATTGACCAGGATTTCTTCCTGGTTGTTAATTGGAATCCCCCTGCTATTCCTCAAGGATACAATGATTACCTCAACTGGAATATTTGGGTAGAAGGGCCGCCATTCACTCCACCTGGTGTGCTCCAATTAGTCAATGGACATAAACCAACTGGATTAGAATTCCCTGGTTCTGAACCATCAGCTCGCATTTATCAAACACAATTGTCTGCGGGCGATTATGGCATGAACATGCAGGCAGAGAATGCCAACTCTGACTATACAAACAGCCCGTTGTGGAATGTTTCCACGTTAAACCCGAATGGCTCCCCTGCTCTTTTGCTTTTTCCAACATCACTTCAAGCTACAGATGTTACACTTAACAACACAACATTAGAGCTGGGCCAGACAGTTACCGTAACTTTAGGACCAGACTATCCAGAAACAGGAGCAGGAGCTAATTTTTGGCAAATTCTTTGGCCAGATAATACATCCACTGGGCCGCTTCCTCTTTCCAGTCGTTCTGCAGCAAAATCTTTTACCACAGCTGGATCGTTCAATATTATTGTGCAGACCTGGAATGACTATTCTTCATTCATTCCACCTGTAAAATTGCTCCGCTCGTTATCTTTGCCCATTCTCGTGGTTGATGTGCAGTTCAATCCCCAACAGGCGTCACAGGGCTCACTTACAGGAACATTGGGATTTGGGGGTCAGACAGAATTTGAAATTGTTGGTACGGGTGGGGTTGTACAACCAGAACCTTATGCTGTTATTGCCCGCACTTTAGTTCGCGATACAGTAACCAACGAGTTGAAGTTAGCTCCATTTGTTTCTCGATTTTCTAATGCAAGTTCAGAATTGGGTTCTATGGCTGGAGATGTGTTCCCGCTTGAAGGACGTCCCCACGCAAAGGAACTTATTGTCCCAGAAGAGATTCTGCAAGTTACTCCAACCACTACTGCAAGCCCAGCCACCGTCACTACTACAACATTGCCTTCAGTAATTGTGGGTAAACCTATGCCTCAGTTTAAAATGCAAGCCATAGGGGGTCTTCCATCGTACAGCTGGTTTAATGATGGTACTTTACCTCCGGGTTTACAGATGAGTATCGATGGTACCATTTCTGGTACAGCCGTGGAATTAGGGACATTCCAAGTTAATTTTGCGGCCATGGATTCTGGAACACCGCCATTTATTGCCGAGACTACGTTGCCTATGACCATTGCGACGGATCTCATTATTACTACGACCACCATTCCAAATGCACAAGTGCTTACTCCATATAGTCAACAAATTGCTTTTACTGGCGGCTTGGCACCGTACACCTGGTCTATTGCGGCTGGAGCTTTGCCTATTGGTTTGAGCATCAATTCATTAGGGCTGCTAAATGGAACTCCATGTACTTATAATTCTACAACGGACTATTCTATCAATTTTACAGCGACAGTTCAAGTTACGGATGCTATTGGTGCGGTAGCAACTAAAACATACACGATTACGTTGTCCCCGGCACCCCTCCAATTTGCCCCGGTGATTGATCAAGAACGCATTTTTCCACAGCAAGACTTTGTTATGGCAGTTGCGGTATTTGGAGGTTTCTCTCCGTATACGTTCCATCCTTCCAGTTTCTTACCGGGAGATACATACGTAGACCCAGGACAAAAATTCTTTAGTGATGGCCGAGTGGAATTTCGTGCGGGTAATGTCAATGATTCACCGCCTAATCCCATTCCAGTAACAGCAGTGGGGGTCCATAATATTGCATTCGCAGCGGGGGCTATCGTAGATAGTGAGGGAAACAACTCCCCGTTGACAGGTCTAAGCTATGTGGTTGGTCAACAAATTAGCGACTTACGCATGGCCGAGGCATTCTTCAATTATTATTGGGGTTTTAATGACGTTAGCACAGCAGATATCATCATTGTGGGCGATTTACAAGGTTTTACTCTAAACCCAGTTGCACTTTCTCTTTCCAATGGGTTGGACGGTTCTATTATTCCTGCTAGTAGCCCCACTGTCCTAAATGATGGTGTTGCTACCGTTAATGGCCCTCCAGCACTTTACCAGAACACCGAATTACGTTTCCCGCTACAGATGCTGCAGGGTTTGCAGCAAATTGCTCAGATTTCTCGCCCATATACTTTGCTGGCCCATAATAATTCTTCACCATTTGCCTCGGACGATGTTGGGAGCATAACGACTTATACTCACCCTTATGTCGTTGGGGATTTTGTAGGCTTAAATCCACGTAAGCCTAATCTGAATTCTCCTACACCGGATGTAATCTCGTCCTTCACTCCATTTGTGGCTCTTGGTAGTCCTCCTGTTTCTATCCCATTGACTGCAGAAGTAGAAGCGAGTTCTTCTTTACCAGAGGGACTATCTTTAGATTCAAACACAGGCTTAATTTATGGCTATCTGCTTGGGGTAGCCTCCGGGCCAAGTGTTATAAATTATGTAGATTCCTCTGGTTTAATACATGGCACAATTACAATCAATTGGTCTACGGTGGCTAGTGCATTCTCACTAATCAACAACGGCGGGTTAGATGACTTGGTTTTCGGAACGACTTATGGAGCAGGAAGTCCCCCAACTGGTATCGAGGTTTTTACATCCCCAAACATTGAAATCACGAGTGTTTCAACTTTCAATGCTTATAACCTGCTTAATGCATTGCCGCTAGGTTTGTCAGTTTCAACAGATGGGACTAACGTTATTGTAACTGGAACTCCAGTAGAAGCGGGCTATTTTGACGTGTGGTTTGCGGCAACTTCAGCGAATAATGGGACAGCCTATGCTTACTACCGTGTCTCAGTGGATTTTGTTGTGCCGTTGGTTATTCTAACTCAATCATTGCCTACGATTAGTGCACAACTCTATACTACTTTCCTTGCTGCATTTGGCGGCGTTCCACCTTACACTTGGGGTGCCAGCGATATGGTTAATGGCTCTTGGGCTGTAAGTGGGGGTATTGCAGCCCCGACAGTGGGTAATTTTGTTGGTTTGACCTTGAATATTTCAACTGGAAAATTGACTGGAACCCTCGCCTCGCCCCCAGGTGCAAGCCCCACAGACTTGGGAAACATCACTTTTATATTGACAGATTCACGAGGAGCAACAACTACAGCTGCACTCGACTTAACTTACAACAACAATCTGCGAATTGTTACAGATCAAATTGCTACAGTTACGAATGATCCAACTGGGTATTCTTTTAAGGTTCAGGGAGCAGGAGGCGTCCCGCCTTACACTTGGCAGATGAACAATATAGCATTGCCTAGTGGCATCACATTTACGGCAACGGCTCCAAATCCCCCGGCTACTGAAACGACTACTCCTCCTGGTGGAGGATGGTTTTATGGGACATGGCCCGGGACTTCCTATAGCCCGACGCCTGTTATTATTACGTTGAACGACAGCCATGCTGATGGCCCAGTCAATGAGAGTTTCACCATTCGTACAGGAGTATGGACATTCACGATTAACTCCAGTGGGGTAAATCAGATATCGCGTGGTATCGCATATCAAGGAACACTGATTGCGGAGGGAACATTTGTAACCCCTGTTCAATGGGAAATTGCTCCATCTTCTACTTATCCAAATTTGCTTCCTACTGGGTTAACACTGCAGGTAAATGGGACGGGCGGCACAGCTACGATATCAGGAAACTATACAGGAGCTTTCCTGACTAGTTATCCGGTACGAGTTGTCGCAGTTGATGTTATTGGCAATACAGCAGAGGCTGTTTTGATGCTGAGCACAAATCCTAACAGTGTGACTATCACCACAACCAGTCTCCCTAACGCAATTGATACAGTTTCGTATCAGAATACAGGTTTCCAGCTAACAGCTACAGGTGGAGTAACACCGTACACTTGGGTCATTAGCCCGATGACTCCAGGGTACATTAATCCGTCCACTATCCCGACTTCTGGTGGAATTGCTACAGGTCTTACTCTTTCTAGTTCGGGTGTGATTTCGGGTGTTACGAATATCGTTTGGACAAACACAATCTACTTTGTTGCATCTGACAGTTTGTCCCCGGCGAATACTTCTGTTCCAACTCCATTATCTTTAACGGCTCAAGCAGCAGGGTTGACCATTACAACAACGCAGGCTCAGTTGAATGCCAATGAACCATTGTCAGGGCAGGCGTACTCTATGACATTCGCTGCGGCAGGTGATCCAAACACCCCGTATACTTGGGGTATTTCCCCGCTATCTGAAAATCAATTACCCACTGGATTGACCATTTTAGCAAATAGTTCCACAACAGGACTAGTTTCAGGCACCACTAATGACACAGGTTACAGTAAGCCTGTCACTATTCGTGTAACAGATAATATTGGTGCATACACCGATGGTACTTTTACATTCACTGTATCCGCACCTCTCGCTCTATTGTCCGGGATTGACTTTGAAGACGGTACTTCTAATTTCTTCTTGGGTTATGTTGACAACGGTGCAGTGGGTAGCATTACAACTCGCCCTAATCAGTCCTTTGTTGTTGTAGCAACAGGGGTTACAACCAAGTCATCATCCGGTTTGCAGGCTTCTGTAAATTATCCTAATGTCACAGCAACACCACAAACGCCGGGAACCATCAATGGTGTTTCAGTGCCTGGAGCAGCTGCCATTATTTTATCTGGAACTGGTTTTAATCAAGCTCCAGGTAACTACAGTTTTGTTCTTACATTGACAGAAGGTCAAATCATTGTTTCACAGACCTTTAAATGGACTGTGTACAATCATGGCTCCGCGCTAACCCTATTTCCTGCTCTTCCTACTGAGAACGGGGCGCCATATATCCCTATTTTGGAACGTACATCGGGTTCACTGGAGCTCCAGGGATTTATTTTCCCCCAAGTGGTCGATGACCCAACTGCAGCCACAGCTTCTCTCAGCCTTTCCGGCAATAACACGGCTTATTCAGGTCTCTTATCGGTTTCTGCTCCAGCGGGAAATAGTAATGAACCTACGTTTGTTTTCGGGTACAACGGCGGTGCGATTGTTTCTGGTATAGCCTCCACCAACCTCACTATTTCTGCTAAAGATGTAGCTTGGTTTGACAGTTCCAATAAATCCTACGACGTATTTCCTGTGGGTCAAGGAGGACTATCGCTCGGGGTGGTAGTAGACTACTTGGCTAACCCGTCACCATTCGTTGCAGGTGTTTCTCCGACTACTCACGTGGCTGATGGCTCTACTATCAATTTTTCGATTACTCTCACTAAACCTTTATCACCTCAGCAACAGGGTACAGGTTCGGGTACCAACAACACAATCGGTATCACCGTTACTTGGAGTGGGGGAATTACGACAAACAGCATCACCCCAGTAGAGAATGGGGCTGGGTTTTTAATAGGTTGGACTGTAAATGCAACTCTGCCGCTTTCTGGAACTACGACTAACGCGAGCATGATTGCCACGATTCAAGGCGATCTAACTCGGCTAAGTGGAGTAAACACTTTTGTAAGGAACAATTTCCTTTATGTTAATAATGCTACTATTGCTACGATCACTTTAACTGGTGATAATTTGATTCCTCCTCAATTTTATAGTTTTGTTTATGATCAAACTCAGAACGGTCCTGATACTTGGGGTGGAACACTCACAGCGACAGTCTATAATTTTACAAATGTTAGCAACACTGTGGGCTTTTTAGCTCGTAAGCCGGGTGGAACACAATATTCAACGGGTGGCGGAGTATTGATTAATTCCTATACTGGGCAAGTGAACGGCGAAACAGTGTTTTTTAAGGTGTATTCAGGGGAGTATTTGACTTTTTCTGCATTTAATGCTTATTTAGGCTTCACTTGTGTGGATCAAAACGGGTTACAAATGAACCCTGTCTATTGGACCCCTGGCTTAAACCAAGTCTAATCGTTTCTGGAGATTTTATGACTAAGTTCGTTTATGCCCTTCCTGGCCCACCATTCAATTTTTTGGGGCATATGTCTCAAACTCAATTTGGGAATCTCCAGTCTTGGGTGAACGCTCGGGCTGGAAAATTTCCTCCTATTCAAAACAATGGCCAGGCGGGAATCCAGTTACACTATCAGATTCGCGCCCAACAACTTCGTAAGATGGCAGGTGTTCTAGAACAGTATGCAGCCACGCTCAATGATCAAAAATTGACCACAGCTTTCCAGAAAGAAGCATGGAAACCAGGTCCATACGGGCACTTCAATTACGCTTATCGTGATGACCATATTCCAATGACCGTCATGACATATCTAAAACAATACTTGAAGCCTCAATTTCAACGAGATGACGAACTTTGGTTCTGGATGAATCATGTTCGAACTATGATTGAAAAGAATGAGGATAATGCTCAGTTTGCCAACGATGCTGTAACCTCGTCAACTCCAACGACTAGCAGTTTTCAGATGCCTACGATTACAGCTTTGCTGAATAGCATCAGCAATTATTTTGCTCAAAATCAGTATCAGGCCGTTCTCGTTAATGATCAAACTGATACATATGGGCAAGGGGCTGCAAACGGGCCGCGATTCCGTGTTCATCAGTTTGATGCTCCGACAGAATGGGAACTTGAGAGAATGAATCATTCTACACCACAGACACCCATTTTAATCAAGGAACCAGCCACAGTCAACACATAACGAAATCGTGAAAACGAGCTGTTGATTACATTAACGAAATGAAAATCACTGATACAACATGCGCGGGGGTCATTTGTCCTACGATCTAAATACTGCCCTTGCACCCTGCGATCATTCTCAGTCTAGAGAACGTTACATCGTGGATCAGAACGACTTCCGAACTCTGCATCTGGCTTCGAATACCACCATAAATATGAGAGCACCTGTGAATTCTTCCAATGCTCTTCAGCTTTTCATCAGTGGAGAATTAGTGGATCCAGATGATCCAATCTATGGGTACACACTTCTGTTGGATCCCAATCGAATCGAATCTGGTAATCAATTTGTTTTCAAGAAGATTCTATTTAACAAGCAAATACGATTGATTGTCCCATTGATCGAGGTTGATTATTTCACATTTCAACCTTTTTGTATCAAATGCAATGGGAACGGGCAATTAAATGACTATGCTGTTGCTTCTAATGGTTCGTTGCTTCATATCTGGGGAACAAATAAACTTGTCCAGGAATGCTTAAGATTCATTCTGACATCTACTTGCCCGTTTTATCCTCAGTATACTTGTCCTATCAAGAGTTATATTGGGCAGAAGTTCGGTGTTTCTATAACGGATGCTGACATTGCAAACGCCATCACAACATCGCTAGGATACATTCAACAGATTCAATCGGCTCAACGAACACTCGTAGGTCAGAACATGGATCCTTTTGAGATGTTGAAGGACATCACCAATGTGGTAGCGGTATTGGACTCGGTCAATCCAACGCAAGTAGATGTATCGCTTGCAGTGTCCTCGTATGGAACAAATACGACACAGCCGTTGGGTTTTCAATTGTCTACAACAAAGAGCTTACAATATTATACACCAGGAGGGAACAATTAAGTGCCAACACCAGCGCCATCTTTAGCCCCGTTGATCATTGTCGTCCCAGCTTTAACAGGCATTCCTGCGCCAGGTGTATTGTCCATAGATACGACTGTTCTCCCTTATGTTATCCTTACAGATCTTAGTACCAGTCAAGTAGAATTTAGCATCTACAATACAACATACATCAATCAGGGTGCAGTGCCAACTCCAGTTTCAGCATCTGTAACTTCTGTTGAAATTGTGAATAATGTTTTAACCGTGGGTTTCACTTTACCTGCTAATGCAGCATTTCCACAACCGAACACTGTAGTCACGCTTGCAGGTACAGACGAGTCGTTTTTAAACGGGCAGCAGTTAACGGTACTTCAATCAAACATTGATTCACTCTCTGCCAGCTATACGCTCCCAGCAACGAATCTGATTGTTGCTTCTGTAGCGGCAGCTGTTAACGGAACTACTGTATACACTTTGGGTGGAAGTCCACCTCAGACCTTTGGCACTAACTATTTAGTCGGGCTTCAATTTAAATTCTCAAATTTTCCGCAGCCCCAAAACAACGGCACTTTCACGGTTGTTGCAAATGCTGGGAATATGATCACCGTTAACAACGCTTCAGGCGTTCCCGATACAGCAGGAGTGGCAACATCTTCCTTGAGCAATATATCTGACTCAGGTACAGCGACTTGGACAAATCAGAACACTTTCATGGCTTCTATCCCTGTGGATCCAACTCAACCTTTAACATTTGTCCAGATCATCGGTCGTAATTATGATCCAACAGTTGCTTGGACTGCTAGTACGACGTATAATCTTGGGCAGCGTTTGGCTGATCCTAATGGAAATGTGCAAGTTGTTGTACAGGCAGGAACTTCAGGTACTACGGAACCAACTTGGAATCAAACTCTGGATGGCATTACTAACGATCCGACAGTGGCAGGTGTGCAATGGGAAAATGAAGGTGCGCTTGCCATTACACCGATTTTTAAGTTCCAACTTCTATACTATGAGACCAGTGACGCGCTTGTTATCGCCCCTCCTTCTGCTTTCCAATCTTACAAAGGGCTAAACTCCTGCCGTATTGAGTGGCAGCTTCCCACGTACCAAGGATTCATTGGCGTTCGCTTGATGGTGAGCACGGATCCAGCAGGCATCGATCCACCTTACATTCAATATGGAAACTTGGTTAATAACCAAACTCGTGAAGCGAATGTTGTAATTTCTTCAAATTCCTCTACACTGGTCAACGATAATCAGACCGTCATCACGACCACTGAATCTACACAGACCGTGAATTACTCTTCCGTGGATATCCCGTTAACATATTTTAGCAATTTAACTAACCAAGAATTCTACGCTTTGATAAGCACGGTTATTCAGGATCCAAACACACAGACTATCTATGAATCCCAACAGAATGGCCCAATTACTTGTGGATTTGTAAATCTAAGGCTTGTACAACCAACAGATTTTCTTGCCCTACAACGGAAGGAAGATATCGCTGGTCGTCTCATTGCTTCCATCAACAAGGTGTATCCTGCATTAGATTTGACACCACGTAGCGAAGCGCGAGACCTCATGATCGATCCGATTGCTTTAGAGCTTGCTAATCAATCAGTTCGTGAATGGTTTGCTCGCTGCTCTGTTTCTATCTCTGCCATTAGTTACATAGACAATGTAAGTGGTAACGGGATCAGCGACCCATTCAATCAATCGCCCTTTAAGCAACAGATTGCTCGCGCTTACGGCCTGAGTGCGACCGATACTCAAAATTTAATCAGCAAACAGTTTGACATTCTTGGGGAGGATGCCGGGTTAACGAGACTTTCCGCAGCAGGTTCCACAGGCACAGTAACTTTTTTCACATACTCAGTTCCTACCACAAGCACCACGTTCCCTGTAGGGGTTACACTATCATCTGTAGCTGATGCTCAGACCCCGGCGCTCAACTTCCAGACTACAGGTTCGGGAACTATTACCCCGGCGACAGCTAGTTCCTATTACAATCCGCAGGAAGGTCGTTGGGAAGTTACTATACCAGCGAATTCCACTTCTACAGGCAGTGCTACTAACGTGGGGGAGGGGACTATTCGAGTTATCGCCAGCGGTGGGCCGGGTGGATGGAGCGTCACCAATGAAGTCTCATTTGCTTTCGGAACGGATAACGAGAGCAATGCTAATTTCGCGGCTCGTATTGCTGATGCATTGGTAGCAGGTTTTGACTCTGGAACACGATACGGGTACAAAAAGGCTGCTCGAGCAACTCCTGGAGTTGTTGATGTTTTAGTTGTAGCAGCGGGCGACTTAGAGATGCTGCGTGATTGGGACCCGGTACGTCAGAAGCATGTTTTCGGCTGTGTAGACATTTACGTGGAAGGAACGCAAACTTCTGACCAGGAAGAAGAAGTGTTCTTCACTTATCAGAATACAGGAACATTCAATTCATTGTCCACTTATTGTCCTCTTACTTTGCTGAATGCCCAGCAGCTGAAATTTAGTCTTAATGGATTTAGCACCTTAGCATATTTGCCATATACAGCGGTTCAACTACAAGTTAATCGCACAGGAGTAAGCCCATTTTACTTGGGGGTTGAAACCGCGCAGTTTGACAATGTCAACGGCAACATTATTTTGAACCCTAACGAACTGTGCTATCAGATCAATGGCAGCGCGATCAGTGAAGTTCGAGTCCCTCTTCTCATTGCAGGACAACCAGCAACGAACTTAACCGCTGTTACTGCACTAATCTCTGGGCTGGGCAGCAACTACTCATTTAGCTTGTTCGCTCGTGAAGAATCGCCGCTAATTCACATCCCGGTAATTCAGCCCATACAGTCTGTAAACTCAGTTACGGGTAATGGCCCAACTGGACTCGTACCTCCGGGAGACGTGCAGTTAATTCATACATCTAATTTCTTTTTGAATGGCTTGTCTCAAAACGCAGGTGACACAGTAGAGGTTGATTCTAACATCTCTGCTCCTGTTACAGCCAATATCGTTGCAAACACTACAAGTCCAGTCTTAATCGATTCAGCCATGGATGTGCCCATCAACTCCAATGGCACCCCACAAAACATACTCTCTGTTCGCTCTTCGGATCTTTCGCAACTCTATGTATTTGGTGTGGATTACAGCATCACTGCTTTTGGCCCGTATCATCAGTATGCGCTGAATGTTCTGCAGCAGAAGATGAATATTACGCAAATCGGTATCACTGGCAACATACTTACGGCAACTTGCCCTGTGAGTAATTTGGTGCCAGGAGAAACCGTTACATTTGCGAATATTCAGAATGCAGTGTTTCTCAATGGTGTGTCAGTTACTGTACTAGCTTTGGTTGGTACTGCCCCAAGCTATACCGGGTTCACAGCAACCTATAACTACGCGGGAACATATGGGCCAGCACCCGATTCCGGGGCGGCAAACTATACAACCATAAGCACAGGCCAGACTGTGGTCGTAGCCTACAACAAATTTGTACTGGCGGAACAGCTCACCTTCGTGTCTCAAGAACAACAAACGCTCAATGGGTCCATTGCTACCCCGTTGAACAATCTTGGTTTTGTATACGATACCTGGCTCCCCGAAAGCTATGAGTTTGCCAGCGATGATGTTACTCCAGGGACGAAATTGACTTTAGATGGTGCAGTGTATAACACGGATCAAAGTTTGAATTTGCCCGCTTCCATCATAGCGGGTTCAGTTTACTCTGGAACTACGTTCCTGGGCTACAGCACGCTTATTGCTGCCCAGGTCCCGCACGATTCTCGCTACATCAAGGTTACCTACAATGATGGAGTGGGAGACATTGTAAAAATAGAGAACATCGACTTTACGCTTACAGTCGACCCTACATCAGGCCAGGCTACACTTACACGCATCTTGACAGGCACTATTCCAGATGGAGGTACGGTAGAGGTTTCTTACTTCTGCAATGAAACATTTGATGTCTCCACAGAATACCCATCTTTCGTTCAGATTTTAACGAACACATTGGCTTTACCCAAGGCTGCAGGGGCTTCTGTTCTTGTGAAAGCTATGGTTGCTAACCAGGTGAACGTCACGGCAACGGTTGAATTACAGACCAGCGCCGATGCTGCTACAGTAGATCCTAACATTCGTACAGCTATCGATATTGCGATGGATAACGCTGTAGGAGCGTTGTATCAATCGAATATCGTGAGCGCAATTCAATCGGTTACAGGTGTTCAAAATGTCCAAGTGCCGCTTATAACGCTGGCTAAAGCTAATGGAGCATACGACATTGGGATAATTATCCCAACAGATACAACCTGGCTCCCGCTTTCCAAAGATCCAGAATTCGTAAATCAACAAGTTCCATTGAACGCTTTTATTACAGCCGGACCAGTTTTGCCAGATAATACAATTCCTAGCGGCGGTTTACCTGGTGCTGCTGTTGGATTGTTATATCAAGGTCAAGAATATCGTCGTGCTGTTAGTGTTCAGGATTTTCTAGCAAATTCCACTGTTCCTTCATTCTATATCATTGGCTTGAATGATCAAATTAACGCTACAACGCCTATTCCTAGCTATGCACTGCGCATTTTGATTACGGAGCCTGCGGTGCCAAATCCTGGTTTGCGGAGTTACATATGTACGTACCAAACATTTAACCAGGGGGGAGCTAAGGATATCGTGATGAGCAGTACGGAATTTTTAGTGCCGGGCTCGCTAACACTTTTATACGAAACAGCCTCGTAAACCAATGACTCAACAGTATGTACAACCCGATATTCTATACACTCCTAGCAGGGGGTTGAATTATGCTAATATATAAGATAACAAACGTGATTAACGGCAAGGTGTATATTGGCAGGACAACTAAATCTGAAGAGACTCGTTGGAAAGAGCACCAATGTTGCGCACGAATTGGCACTCCTGGTTATTTTTATCAAGCCTTGCGATTTTATGGGCCAGAAGGGTTTAGAACAGAAACATTACACAAAGCGGGTAGTTTTAAAGAGCTCTGCGCGATGGAAACCTTTTTTATCGTTCTTCATCAGTCGTATGACAGAGAGATTGGATACAACATAACAATGGGAGGTGAGGATATCCCCAGTTTTGCGGGGCGTTCCCATACTGAATTATCCAAGCAGAAAATTCGTACTGCCTTAACTGATATTCCAAGATCAGAAGAATTCTGTCAAAAAATAAGAGAGGGACAAACAAAATGGTGGGCTAAAAATCCTCATCTTCGAAAAGAGCGGGCTGCTATAGCCAAGAAAAGATTCAAAGGAATTCCCAAAACTGCTGAACACGGACGAAAAATCGGTCTTGGTAACAGTCGTCGAAAAAACCCTATTCTTGGAAGAAAATGGGTCAATAATGGCATTTTCAGTCTATTGATAAAACCGGGGGACATAGAAAGCCACAGTGCAGATGGTTGGGTCATGGGGAGATCCTAATGACTAAATACGTTCAACCTGATGTCTTATACACCCCGAACAGAACTGATCTTTTATTGTATGAAGATGCTAGTACTCGACGCCTCTTCAACAACACGGCCAATTTTTATGCCACTAGGAACGATCAATCTATATGGGGCGTGGCTCTTCGTGCTGTAGCGCAAGAAATTGCTAGATGCGAGTATTTCTATGCTTACGATCTAATCGCTAAAAATCCTCAGTATTTAACTCCATCTGACATTAAACGTCGCTGGGCTGACCCGCTGTTTATCAGTAGTGCTTATCCTTCAACTGGGGTCTTCGATCTCCCGGACGGACAATCTGATTTATCCTATCGTAACATGCTTGTCGCCCTACTTCAAGCCTACAAAGAAGGTGCTACGGTCAAGGCGATTCAAGATGTCATCTTTGCATACACTGGCCTTGTAGTGGTTGTGCAAGAGCTTTACAAATTTATCCCTTCTGATGCCTCAACTCTATTACCGCCCCCCAGCCCGTACGATCAGTCTGATCGTAATGCAATACAAGTTTCTATCAATGTGGGCGGAAGCAATCCGCTGGAAGACATAGAGTCTCTCAATCAGCTTCAGCTGGTTGTTAGTTCATTGTATACAGCCATTGATTTGACTAAACCCGCCCATGTGGGGCTTGAATTCATTGTAGTATTCGGCGAAAACGATAACATTGATGCCTACACGGAAGACATTAGTTACTTTCCGCAGGATATGTGGTCTCCCACTGAGCCAGGAATTGCAGACAATTTATCGATTATCTTTAGGATTGTTGAAGAACCACCATTCAACCCGATGTTGATTGTAGCTCCTATTTTGAACCCCGTGAATCCTCAAACAACAGTTGCCGCTCACGGACGCCAATTCTCTGGTCCGCTTATGAGTATACCAGAATCCCAATGGGTAACTTTGCCGGAAATCACGTTCAATATTGTTAACACGGTTGCAACTGAAACTTTAGCAACTTTTACGTACACAAATGCTAATTATGCAATCCATGATGGCATGCAAGTCACTATTACAGGCTGCGTAAATGGTGGGAACATATTCGATATCACAGGTAAGATCAGCGATACGACTACGATCCGAACAGGTAATCCTCCTTCTGTGGGCAACCCGCCGTACTCGGGAACATTTAAGATGGTTGTGCAATTGCCCGCTCCCGTTCCTTCTGCGGCAGAAGCCGGATCTGGGCTTGTAACTCCAACACTACAATCAGCCTATGTACCTGGCTTGAACGGAGACTATGTTCTCGGAATAGCAAATTGGGCACCTGACACAAATTTCTTTGAAAGCCAGATCATCATGGATTCAAATGGGAACACTCAGATGGTCGTTGGCACAGGCTCGAATAGTCCGCCATCGTTGTTTGGAACCAGCGGGTACTATGGTATGACTGGTTCCACCCCGAATCCACCTACGCTTAATTTCACATTGACATCATCTCAGGGCCAAGTGGAGTTTAACGGCAGCACAACTTATTTAGGTAATATCACAGGCGGGGGCGACAATGCCTATCTGGGGAGAACATTCACGATTACAGGTTTCACAAATCCTGGTAACAACGGCGTCTTTTCCTGTTTGGCTTCTACTGATGAATCAATTACGCTGAACAATGTAGACGGGGAATTTGAAGTTGACCCCGGCAGTGCTTCAGTCTCAGCTTGGGCTATCAATGTCAATGGCACGACTACAGATGGAACGTTGACTTGGCGGATGGTTGGTATTGGTCAAGCCTATATTCCTTCGTATAGATGGATTATGCTGCTTCAGCCGGGTACACCAAGTATTACGGAGCCGCTGCCTCCAACGGGAGAAGTAAGTAACTGGGATATCAATCATCCGAACGGGCTGGTTGCCCCACGTTTACGTCTTGCCTGGGAGATTTCTTCAGATGTATTTCAGGGTCTAGAAATGAATTGATGCATATGGAAAAACATGCTGCACCCATCCACGATGAAGCGAAGGCTCGTGTATATTATCATGGGACCGACCGTGAAGATCTAGCGCAAAAAATTATGGCAGAGGGTATTCAACCTCGTGAAATCACTATGCCTGAGAAAGCAAAGAGTCGAGCCATGCAAGCACCTGTGCCGGACAGGGTGTACATGACAGATAATTTTGGTTATGCAGCGATTTATGCATTGGGCGGTTCGATGTTTGGATCTAAATCTACAAAGTTCATAGAAGGTAAGGATCCATTTGGCTATATTTTTGCTATAAATGGCTCTGATCTTTTAGGAGATGTAGTGCCAGATGAGGATAGTATAGGCGAGGCGCTGTACTGGCGTATAAAATACACTGATGATATACGTCAGAAGCAAGAACTTGAAGAGAAGCTTAAAAAAGGACTTGGAACAGAAGCACAGCGTAAGTCTTGGCAATATCTTTTGGATGGACGTAAAGACCAAATTGTAAATGCCCAACCTGTCAATAGACCAGAAACACCGGATGATATCAAGTGGGAATTGGACTATCTAGCTAACAAAATGACAGAAGGACAGCGTCGTCGTTTAGAAGAAGCTGCTGTACAATCTCAAGTGGGCAAGAAGCTTCAAAAATATCTATCAAAGAATTTGTCTAAGTGGCTGTTAGAAAACGGCGCTCATCTTGCCCACAGAGGAGCTGTTCATCCTGTTAAGGCATGGAAGATTGACAAAGTGAAAGCCGTACAAGTAGGTGGTGCAGTGGAAAATTGGGCAACTGAGATTCCATTAACTAAAGTAGCTTCAAAAACAGCTTATCTATCCTCGATGAACGGAGAACTAAACATCACAATCGTTCGAGCTGAACGACCGGAAGTTACTCTCCAGTTGGATCTTGGTATCCCCAATTTCACAGTGTTTACTCTGAAGTTCCCCTGTGTTGAGGACAATCCTCAGGGCATGCAGGAGATGGTCACCGAGGGAATTCGAGCATTACTAGACGAGGTTTCCAGCTTCATGTTGTCTATGGAGTATGAACAAGACGTGATCGTGAAACTGTATGCAGCTGTGCTCCAGTGCTACAAAGACATGACCAATGAGTCGGACACTCAGTCTCAGTTTTCCGATGTCAGCCGAGATCCGACGATCAAGACTTATGAGGGCACCTTCAAGATGCCCATCAGTTTTATCGACGAGACACAAAAGCGAGTGGTCACGGGAGCATTGAATCGGTACGATCTATGGGCAATTGTCAATGGCCAGGTTGAGATTTTTAAAAATGCAGATTTGAATAAGCGATTCGGCCACGTAGCGTGGTTCTCAAAACTGGGTTTGCCCACTTCTGGTGGGATGTTTGATAGCATTCCTCGAGGAGATGCTAGAATATCTCCTTCCGGTTTAATTACAATTGGTGAAAGTTCTGAAGGTCAGTGGTGGACTGGAGATGAAGAGTTTTTGTCTCAAGTTGTTTCAGCTTTTGAACGGGAATATCCTCAGGCTCATGTGGTGACTCGCAAATATGCTGGCTCCGGCAAACTCATCCAGCGGGCACCCGCCTATCGTCATTTGGAACTTCTCACTAAGAAGCCCGATAAGAACGATTTGGGAGATGTGGCTCGCGTTATCCGTCAGTACAAGTCGCGTTCCCTGAAGACACAACCGAAGCCATTGTATGTGGTGGTTTACGACCAACGTGGTAAACCCTCAGGAACATTATCGTTGGGGAATAATTTTCGTAATAAGCTGTTTCAGATGATGAAGGGTTCTAGTGCAGAAACCCCGGAGTTTACCGATGCCGTAGCAGTGGAGACTGACAACGATCTGCGTTATGAGGTTGCCGACGGGATTCCTAAGAGTATCTCAGTCGGTACAGATATGTACTTCCCTGAAGGATTCGTTGGAGCTGATATGGCTATCTATCTCTGTCAATCCAAAGAGAAAACCAAAACCTGGATGGTTAAGTTTTCTGACGGACGTATGGTGAGGTTTACGGATCGACCTTCGCTTCAAGCATTACGTGCTAAGAATTATCCAGTCCCGGATCGTTACACTCGTTGGAATTTTATTCGTAATGGAGATGAACCTTTGAGTAATGAAGTTACGGGCGTGCAAAGCGATTTCGAATCTTAAAGCACGAATGAGGACTATTCTTTAATGGATATGGGTCCATGGACACGAGGAGATGTGATCGATCTGCACATCTTCATTTTGTTACTAATCTGGTTTACTATGGATCGTTGCAACATATATGGCACTAGGGTGTTCCATTTTGTTTGGGATTTCCTTGTGGTACTACGGGAAAGGTATAGACCATGAATTCTGTAATGGATGATAATCAGAAATATTTAATTGGCTCTGAAGGTAACACAGCACGGGCTGCTCAACAAGCGCAACGTAATAACTTAGCGGAACAAATTTCCAATCCCATAGGTCACGGACGTGTCATCGCTCGTCGTGAGGATAACGGTGAGGTTATCTTTCAGGATAATAACATCATTGTAAATACGACAAAATATCTCTTCGCCTTCTGGGCTTCGAATTACGCACCAGGTGAAGCATTCACTCCCCAGAACCCCTATCAATTTGGACAGACACCCGCTAACTCAGCAAACCCGCAACCAAATCATACTGGCCCACTCTTCGGTATCTGGGGGCTTGCACTCGGTACTGGATCTCCTACATGGGCACCACAAACGCAGCCTACTCAAACCCCTCAGCAGACAGCTTTAATCTCTCAAGTGCTACGCAAGGGTTTGTCTTCGATTCAATTCGTGGATTCGAATTTTAACCCGCTGCCCAATTTTTCTCTGCAGGTTAGTTTCCAAACCATCTTAAATGCAACCACTGATAATTTAATTGGGGTGGGTATTCGCGAGATGGGGCTTATCGGTGGTGGTCAGTACACGGCAGGAAGCTTCACAGGCACTAACATGCTAACCGCTCCCTATTTTGTTCCACCGAATTCGCAGGGTGTCCCGGTTCCGAATCTGAATTCTGTGGTTTTGGTGAATTATATTACCACACCCCCGATTATACTTCCGGCGGGAATCAACATAATTATAGAATGGATACTGCAATTTTGATTTCAGCCGAAATTGCGCAGAATCATCGAAGTGAAATCTCGATATTTCTTCAACCGGGATTACGGTGTTCTTTTCTGTAAGGGAGCAGCATGCCTTGATTCTGGATGGGAATTCTTGGTGGCAGTTTCAAACGATGGTGAAGTTTTTGAATTTCTACCTTTTGGTGTGCTAAACAAACCATACGACAGCTTTGCTAAAGGAGCATCCTAATGGCCCGCAATCCAGCATCTACCGAACGTCACACCAAGGTTCTTTACCCAAAGAGCAGAGGTAAGATTCTCGGCGTCAAATTGATGCCTGAAGGAGAACGATTTGAATGGGATGCTGAAGGTGGTTTAGCTGGAACTGGTTCGTCTATTAAATGGTATGGCCTAGCCCCGGTTCTCAGAGTCAATTTCATTGTTCCCAAGGTACAAACTACACTCATTTACGGCCATTCTCTTTACATGCTCCACAACGATGTGAGTATCTTTGACAACGTCACGGGTTGGGAGAAATTCATGGATCAGTTTGTTAATAAACAGAAGACTTGGTCCGAACTTGTAGATATTCCTATCTGGCCGCACCTTGTTACCATGGCTATGCAACCAACTTCAACCCCGAACATAGAGCGGCCTGTGGCAGAAGCAAAACTGACTTTGATTGGGGCCGGGTACCATCCTTTGCATCAATTCTGGTTGGAGTTTCAGGGTAACTTCTTCCTCGGATTCCCACTGTTCCAGCCAGAGGGCGGTGGTAACTATCAAATTGCTTATGGTGGAGGGCCAGCGAAGCAAGGCGCGGCTGCACTAACAGCTAACGGTTTCGACGTCCCACCGGGAGATGGTGAAAAGAAGTGCTAAGTTCTTGGAGCAACAGATTGGTATTCGGATTTCCCGGTTCGGCCAAACTGACGTATGTCTTTGCATCTGTCGCTTTGAATTTGCGAAGTGAAAGTGCCAATCATAGACTGCACAACAGCGGCTACCATGAGTGCTCCCAAATCGGATAGCCACGCCTTGTCTTCAGCTGTTAACATTGTTTTCTCCTCCTATGCTCGTGTTTCATGCTAATCATACCAGAATGTGGCACCAGGACCAGTTCTACAGATTCCGTCGTCACCAGTACTTACGTGCCCGTCAGAAGTGTTCGTTATTCTGATCTTAATTCCCAACTCTTTAAGTGGCTGAACGTATTCCGGCATAACTTGGCCATCCTCATCGAAGATGATGTCTCCAATGTCGGTTTCCTCATCTTCGCCGCTCAAGATTGCTTGAAGCTCTTCTTTAGGAGTCAAGGGAGGTTGAATGAGCTGATCTCTCTTTTGTTGGCGGTGTGCGAAATGATCCCATATTCCCCAAGTCAGCCAGGCTACAACAATCGCGCTAATTCCCAAAGCTGCCGTCGTGCCGTCGGTCATAAGTCTCCTTTTACCACTAAACAGTTGCTCTCCTTACCAATTAGCGTCATCCGAGCTCACAAACATCTCTTTCGCCACGTAGCATTTTAGTCTGCTTCCTTTTTCTTGATGACCATGGGCAACAATTTTTCTAATTTTTACTTTAATCGCCATACTTTCCTGTTCTCTTTCGACCCCGACTTTGGAAGCATAGACATGAAAACCTGCTGGATATTTCTTATTGCGTTTGCCTATAGCTCTTCCTGACGCTTTTAGCCAAGTGTCAGTTTGTACAAATCCTCCCATAAAAAGAAATTCCAGAGCCTTCGCACCCCGTACGCCCTCACTTAAGCCAAAAGACTTATACCCCGTGACAACCTTAGAAGAAGGTTTTTTGATGATTTGTTTTACAACTGATAAACACATTTTATTCCTCCTGAATTTACCTCAATCCAAATTGATTTTTAACCGTTTGCGTGTTGTGAAATTCACAGCATAGGCTTGCTTAGGCTTGCTTCCGGTTCAGGATCATCCATGGGGTTACCATTGCTTCGTTCATAACGTTCAAGCATCTTAATAAAGCTTTCACGCCCCTGATTCATCAGGAAATCGTACCACTGAGCGACAATTCGGCTGGGACCTTCATTCTGATATCCAGCCAGTACCGTCACATGGTGAAAACGTTCACGCAGAGACTGATCTGGGTTCGGCGGCACAGGCGTCCAGCCGCTGCACCCATCAAATTGTTCGTGCGGCTCACGGCTGTGAAATCCTTCGATAGTTGGGCAGATACCGTACATTGCCTTGTCTTATACTACGGTGTTTACCGTCGAAAGAGGTAATTCAACTTTCTGCATATCTAGTGAGGACTCCTATGATGCATAATTGTAAAGGTTGTGGCAGGACTGGATTGTTTCAAATGAAGAATGGGGCTATTTACTGTGCTCCATCTCCTAACGCTTGCCCCGGTATACAAAAGAAAACCATTAAGACCTGCACCGAACGATTTGGTGTGCCCCACCCTAATCAAAATCCTGACGTTCAGGCACAGCGTAAAAAGCATAATATTGAGAGGTACGGGGTTGATCACCCTTATAAGACTAAGGAACTTCAAGACAGGGTTGCCGCCACTAATTTAGAAAGATATGGAGTGAAGAATCCCTTTGCTTCAAAGACAGTTCAAAAGAAAATACGCGCCACCTTAAAAGCCAACTATGGTGTGGAAAACCCCAGCCAAAACTCTGATATACAAGCCAAGAAGGTGGCAACATTTATGAAACACTACGGCTTCCCTCATCACTTCCAGAATCCAATGATGTTTCGGATTCTCCAGAAAGGTCGATTGAGCAAGAAAACCGTAGAGTTGCAGGGCAAAACTTTTGTGTTTCAAGGAGCAGAAGGTAAAGTATTAAAGGAACTTCTGAAGAGCGGGGTAGCCGTTTGTTCAATAGAAACTGATCCGACAAAGATGCCGGCAATTTGGTACACTAGAAGTAATGGTAAGAAGGCGCGGTATTATCCAGACATTTTCATCCCAGAACAGAATTGGCTCATTGAAGTTAAATCAATGTGGACGTTCATGGTTCAGAAAGAAGATAATCTGAGGAAGCGCGAAGCCTGTTTGAAGGCCGGATTCAAATTCAATTTTGTGATTAGATAGGAAACTTATTACCACAAGTTTGGAGACCATGCTCAGTATAGACTCTCTGGAGCCAGTCTTCTCCGACTTGCTGTACACCTAGTTTCTTAGCGGCATTCAATTTGGTGCCGCCAGCATCTTCCCCGACAAGGAGGAGATTTGTTTTTTTAGATACTCCGCTTTTTGCGGTAGCTCCGAGAGAGGATAATTTTGATTCAATATCGGTACGTTCCCCAAAGTTAGGAAACCCGCCTGTGATACAAAAAACGACATCCCTGAGCGGTCCATTCACGTTTTTTGGTGCAGCCAGCGGAGTCGGCTTGACACCAGATTTCGCCAGAGACTGGATGATGTCGATATTAGCTGGTGTCTTGAGCCAATCCTGTAGAGCAGCTTTCTTACTTGGTCCTACGCCAGCGATGGTCAAATTTAGAAAGTCTCGGAACTTGCTGACTAGATTCACCATATCATCAGCGGTCAGTTTCATCTCCTTTGCGATGATCTTACCCAGCGTGTCCGAAACCATCGGTATGCCCAGTGCAGCAATCCAACGCTCCCAAGAAGCATGCTTCGCCAGTTGAACCGACTTCGCCATCTTTACGACGGCGCTGGTGAAACCCTCTTTCTGGAGTGATTTAGTAACTGGCCCTTCACCATTCTTAGTGATGGCATCGTTAATTTCGTCAGCAAACTCTACCAGTTCAGCCACGTTTCGTGCATAGTCATCCGTGACTAGTTTGGCTGAGAGTTCCGGCCCAAGGCCGTCAATCTCTAAAACCTCGCGATCGCCCACGAAGCAAAAATGCCCAACCACACGACCTTTGCAATCTGTGTTGGTGCAATAAATGTGTTCGGTTGCATCTTCTGTGCTGTCTTCAAAGACATCTAACTTTTGGCCACATTCAGGGCAGTTTTTAGGAGGGATAATTTCAGTAGTGGTCATCATTCGTAATACTACCACTAATGCTCAAAAATCGGGTAGCTTTCTAATCCATTTGTAACAAAGGAATTAGTATGCTAGTTTGTTCAGAATGTGGCAGAGAATTCAAGAATAGCCAAAGTCACAATGCCCATCGTGCTCATTGTCCGATCGACAAATTGAAAGGAAAAACATGGACTAAGAGTAAGCCACAACTCTATGTAGGGTCCGGTTTTTGTGCCTACGGTTGTGGTGGAATCGCAAGATTCCAATTCAAAAATCAATTATTATGTTGCGTGGACAACCTCGCAAACTGCCCCGCGTTGCTTAAAGATAGAAATCTCTGGATGAAAGACGCCGAGAAACAGAAGACGATGAGAGAGACTCACGACGTTGGTTTCCAGAATCCAAGGATCCGGGCTAGAGGAAAGCAAACTTGTTTGGAAAGATACGGTTTTGAGAATCCCTTTTCTGTCAAAATCGTTCAAGATGCTATTCACCAATCTATGGTAGAGAAGTATGGAATGGACCACCCCTCAAAGGTGCCAGAGATCCTCGCGAAGACTCAAGCCACTTGGCTTTCTAGATTTGGCGGGCATCCTTTGAAAACAAAGGCTGTACAGGCAAAATCGGTGGCGACTTTTATTGAAAATTATGGAGTAAGGCATCCAATGCAAAACCATGAAATTGCCAGAAAGGTCATGTCTACAGCGGCTAAGAATCAGCACAAAAAATTTCGGTTGCCATCGGGTCGGGTACTCGTTCTAGCTGGGTATGAATCGGGAGTTCTGGAGCAATTGTTACAACAGGGATTTCGAGAAGAAGATTTTGATTTTGAAATGACTTCGTTGTTACCTATCTTTTACACTGATGTGGATGGGACAGAACGACGTTACTATCCAGATTTCTACGTGCCTCGCCTTAACTGGATTTTTGAGGTAAAGAGTGAATACATATTTCAGTTAGAAAAAGCCCAGAATTTGGCGAAGTATTACCGCTGCAAAGAACTGGGCCATCGAATGAATTTCATTTTGAGGGATCGTCATCCAAGACTCGTTCTACTACAGGAATTACCGACCCACTGCGAAGCAAAGAAATCCGACTTCCTAGCTTTATCCGCATAGCTCGAATCCAAGTAATGTTGTTGAGATTGACTCGAGTAATAGTAGCCCCAGCCAAGACTATAGGATCTACAATTCCCACTGGAGAAATGCGACCTGTTCTTCCCACTTGCCACACGACTTCACGTAGATAAGTAACTCCCTTGTCACCTTGCGGTTTGAAGCATGTCTGATAGTTTGTGTACTTGGAGGCCAGTCCTAATGAGCGACTTGTTTTCACGCTGTCGACCTTCATCACTACGCCGTCGCGGTAGATATCGGCAGTTTTATTCAGTTCCAGCATCTTGCGCAGCGCCGGAATCACTTGGCTACGGTCGGTGAGCAAGATACCTTCTGGTTCGCTGAACCCCGCATTTTTAATCATGCGGAGACGCTCGATGCGGCTGTCAGGAACTTGGTCAGCAATAACGTCCCAAGGGCGAATGGTGATCTTGCGCTCGCGGATCGTGTCCGCATACTTGGCCGGGTTCAACTTCATCGTGCCAGCGGTCAGGTTGCGCGTGTTGGCGTAGGTCTTCTGGCCGGATGCGGCATACTTGGCGTTCAGAGCCTTCAAGGTCGTTTCGTGCATGACCAGTTCGCCGCGAATTTCAACCAGCGCGGGGACCTTCACGGGCTCGCCGTTGCTCCTCGAAAGAACCTTGCCCAGAGAGGTGGGGATTTCGGTGCAGCGAACCTGCGCGGTCATGTCCTCGCCACTGGTACCATCCCCGCGAGTCAGCGCCTTGGTCAGTTCACCGTCCACGTAGGTCATGGAAATACTTACGCCATCAAATTTCGGTTCAATCACAACCGGGACGCCACCAAAACGATCATACTGAGCGAGGAAATCTTCTTCAGTGTACATGTTTTCGATGCTCAGCATCGGGATACGGTGAGGAGTGCGACCAGAAACGGCCTTCAGGTCAGAGCCGACTTTCTGTAGATAGGTGGCAAGTGAAGCATACAGAGGGTAGGCTGCAACCAGCTGTTTTAATTCTTTTTCACTGGCGTCGAATGCCACGTCAGACATAATGGGAGAGGCTTTTTTGTAATAAGCGTCGGCGGCTTCAATGAGCTGCTGATTCAGGTTGACAATGCGCTGGTCTACAGGGGTAGTCATTGTGCTCATGGTTTAAACTACGGGAAATACCTATCTTTCAGGTACTGTTGTCTTTTTACCTAGAAAGAGAATGCCCGCATTATCACACTCCAGACCTTCCCAATTCTCATTGAGGATTGCAACAACTTTCCTAGCATAGTTATTAGCTAATTTGGAGGGAAAATCATCTTGGTCGACTCGAAGAGTGAACCCTTCCGGTCCTATGATATTGAAGAATTTATCAAAACGATCGTGGGATTCAATACTAAAGAGTTTAGGCATCCCCATCTCCTGTAAGCGCGGGACGAATAAAGACGGTATCTGCTTTGGGAAAGAGTCGTTTTAGCGCGATCTCCAAACGAGTTTGATCCTTCTTGATGATAGACTCAAGATAGGCCGCATTGAGTTCAGTATCTTCTACGATCTTCTTGGTGCGGTCGTAGCTTACGAGGAATCTACTCATCGTTCAGAATCCTTTCCGCTCGGAGATACCGATTCAAGATGCCTTGTTCTGATGGCGGCAAGTTATGAATACGACTCATGTTGTGGTGAAGATCGGCAGTTTTGACGATCCGCGAGCCGGGCTGTCGTTTGGCGCGGTAAATGAAATCTATGTAATTCTCGTCGCCAATATGATCTTTCCAAGAGTCACGACGTCGTGTCACACCATCCACAATTTCGCGAACAACCGGGCCGAACTCTTGATCGATTTGGTCAAGTGTAACTTCAGTGTCTTCGACTGTGTCGTGGAGTAGTGCGGCGATCAGCAGATCGTCTAGTGTCACACCCGCTGGAATCTTTTTGGGGTGTTCGGCAAACTCTTTTCGGATCATTTCCATCACCGCAATTGGATGCAGGATATAGGGCTGCCCGGCTTTATCGAGTTGGCCGTAATGGGCTTTAGTTGCTAAGAGGAGTGCGTTCTCAAGACGCAGCACAGAGGTTGTTTGAACATTCATGTTGCCTAGATACTACCGTGAGCGACGCATTTTAGGGTAATCGCCGTCAGATTTGCGAGAGATGTCGTCGCCTTGCGGACCGCCCTCTTTTATCGTTTTGTTCTCACTCTGGAATATGCTGACTGGCTTGGTTTTGCGGTAAAGGATCTTGCTTTTAAAACGGAACCGACTGGCCTGCTTGACGTAATAGCGCATCTGCTTAATGCCTATCTTACCCTCAGCACGCAGGTGTTCTAGCATCCCATAGGCTTGTTCATACGACCATCCGAATGCTTCGGCTACTTGCTGTGGGAGTTTTGGGCCATTAGCTTGGAGGAAGTTTAAAACATTTTGAGCATCGCCCAACTGTGCATGTCCTTGGTGATCTGTCCCCGTAATGCGTTGCACGTTAGGTCCTTCTCGCCTAAAAGGAGCAGGAAGAGGATTGGTCTCCTCATCTTCCAAATCAGCGTGTATAGCTTTGGCTTTCTGAATTGTGGGTAGAGCCTTTTGCAGAGATTGAAAACCTTTACCCTGTGCTGCTGGATCAGCGTCTACATCTTCAGAACGATCATAAGCCCATTCTTTAGTTCCACGAGTGACAACTATCTCGCCAGGCACGCCCTTTTTCTTGAAGATCAACCACACATTATTGCCACCCGTAAGCATCCATCCTTGAGCGGTCATCATTTGAGTGAATCTGGATTCTTCAGGTGATTTCTTGGCGATTCGTGAATTCATTTAGCAGCCCTCTATTTGGGTTGCGGAGTCAACTTTTTGAAGATTCCACAATCTTAGACTCTTCCTCGAAGGGGATTGGACGGACACCTGATGTTCCATAGATTCTATGGAAGGGATCAAGGTCGTTTTTCATGATTTGCAAGTACAAGTTGCCATAATATCGCAACAGTAGGGAATCATTGCTCCATGTATACAGATTTCACCAGGGACAAATAGGGTTAAGGCGTTTTTACCTTGCTTACCATGAAATATACAGACAATCTCAGTGAGATCTGGGACTTCGGTGGTTCCCCAAATTTTCTTGTCATTGCGTTATTAAATCTGCCCGAAATTCTCTTTCTAGAATCTCAACAGCTTCTGGATTGGAGAAACATGCGAATCAGTGCTTCTCTATCCTTCATCCAGGATAAGACACCTTTGCCATTTTCTGTATGAAGATTTAGCACGAAGCCGGGAATATCGGTCTTGAGCGTGATGTCCATTATCACTTTCGTCCGCTACTTACGTATACTGCAACACCGATACAACCCAGGACAAACAAAGCCAATCCAGTTTTAACGACGAAAAATGAATTGACGATTACGAAGAGGGCCATTAAGATCAAAACCGACAGAATAATCATTCTTTTCATAGCGTTCGGAACCTCTCTTTTACAGTCCGCACAAAATCGATGAAATCAGGACGTGTGGTGATATTTTCTTGCCAACACAATCCCAAGTCGACCATGTTGTAATTTTCTTGAATCCTAGCTCCCGGTAAGCCTGCGTCACGACCCATCAGCCATAAATGATCGGAAACACTCGCTGCCGCTGTGATGTCGTGGGTAACCACAATGATAGTATTAAGCTCATCTAAGCACGAAACATCCACGATCAACTTGCAAACTTTTTCTAGCATTACGAGATCAAGGCCAGAAAATGGTTCATCCATTAAAATGAAATGGTCGCTAGAAAGTAGCTGTTGGACAATTGCGATTCGCTGGCGTTGACCTCCTGAGAGGTGAGCCGGATACAGTAGTTTCTTGTCGTACAGCTCAAACATGTTGAGATAGTTATCTACTTTTTCTTTCCTCTCATGATCATCCTTGTACTTTTTGTCGGCGGCGAGCATCAAATTGCCGTAAATTGTACGATGCTCGAATAGTGTGTAGTTTTGAGAGACAACACCCACCATTCCGGCGTGAACAGGGTCGTGATGGGAGTTCACAAAAACAGCACCAGAGGTCGGTTTGTTCAAACCCGCCATGATTCTGAAAAGTTGAGTTTTGCCGATACCCGACGGGCCAAGGAAACCTACAACCTGCCCTTGAATATGGCAACGTCTTTTAACCTTTTGGACTTTGACGTCCACATCGCGAAGAATTACTTTGTCGCCGTAGGAAAGGCCAACATGGGAAACGTCAAGCAGAGTGTCTTCAAATGAGACGCACCCTGAACAATCCGTATTGTAAGGGCAATGCTGCATTTATCTCTCGTGTTCTTTCCAGGCCAAAGCATCGTGTTTGTCAACGTGTTCCTGAATGAATTTGCCGAGTCCCGGGATGGGAAATTCTATGCCACAGGATTTGCAGACGATTGATTGCTGGAGAAGTTCCCAGTGTAGACAATCCCCGCAAGTGCAGATTAACAGATTTGCTTTCATAGTGTTACTCCTATCATTACAAAGGATTGATGTGCTCCAAATTTATTTCCAGGGTTACCAATCATGTAGCCCGGACATACGAAAAAGGATTTGTGCATGAAAGACAGACCTGGACTATAATACCCGTTAGAACCTGCTCCCGAGGCCCAGTCAATGCCTGGCATCAAAGTCCACCCATTTCTAAATGTCCTTGTGGTCCATTCAACCCCGGCAAATGCCCCTGCTCTGTTGCCCATCTGGACACTGTTATGAGACTGAAACGAACCACCCGTAAATCTTAGATTGCCCGTTGACCAAGCTACAGCCTCATACGAATTATTACCTGCATTACCTTTGTTGGGTACGATGATTTGGTCACCAACATAAGCTATCAGGTTATTTTTCTTCCACACTTGCCATTTAAATCCTGGGACAAAGACCCTTGATTCGTGAGTGGCATCGGCGATGTTGAACGACGTTTCGGCGTTAAAACCTAATCCCACCGCCGTATTGAATATCCCGGAAAAATAGGCGGGGTGCTGCGTGTAAAAAGAGTCAAATCTCAAGAATACCCCACCTTGATTTGGTACATCGGCAGAGGGTTGATTCATAATGACTTCTTGGCCGTAGCTAAGGCCAACAAAGAGAGTTAGAATCATCAATAGTTTTGCTGTCACTGTTATCTTCTTTCCAGAAGCAGATTGGCGTAAGGACAAGTCCAGCCCTTTATAACCCCAATCAAGTAATCCTGCCCTAGCCCGAGCATTAATATCGCAATTTGAAGAGCGGCTACCTCTGATAGTTTGAAATATTTACTTTGGGTATCTAGGAGCACCCCAATACCACCCTCAGATCTGAACAATCCTTCGATCATAGGGAGCATCATCCATCCGATGGCTGCGTTTTGCCTGATAACGTCAAAGCAGACATCAATCCTACCCAGGATTACTACTTCCCAAAGCACCTGCCATTCGTTCATTCTCAGTGTCCTAGCCAAGTCATATTTTTCCTTCGGAATAAGGTCCACCACATCAAGCATGGACGTGATCATGAACACCGAGATTGAGAATGTTAGAAGTGCTAGTTTTAAGTTGTGCGCTCCTTGTACATAGAGAGTGAAAAGAAAAGGCAGCCCCACTAACCCGAGAAAGCGTAGCTTTGCCCAAAAGTTGGCTACAGGCTTAAAGAATGCTATGGTTGAAGCGTAAGCTAGAAGCATTGAAAAAACAGTTGCGCATAACAATGCTTCGGCATACAATGAAAGGCTTGTTATCAACTCCATAACCAGCCCATTACCCCAAAGTTCTTTTAATGACTCGAGTACTTCAGCGGGTTTTGGTATTACGGCGGGTGTTAAGAACGCCCAGTAAAGGACAAAGATTACTATTTGTCCAATCACCAGTGTTCTTAACACCCGCTTCGAAACTGCTTGGTTAGGTGACAGAATTGCTAAAGCTTCATTCATGGTCTTAGTTAGCCAGAATTACTTCTACTCTGCGATTCTTGGCCCGTCCTTCGTTGGTTGAATTATCTGCAACAGGCTTCGATGGCCCATAGCCATTAACCCTGAATCGCTCCGAAGGGAAATCGCCAGGAGCCATTTTTTGGATTGCCAGCTTCACAGCTTCTGCTCTAGCCAGGGATAGCTTTGTGTTGGTATCAGCGTTTCCCGTGTTATCGGTATTGCCGTCTAAAGTGATATAGCCTTTAGTGATGGCGAGATCATCCTTCATACCAGCCACAGTTGCTAGCCCTTGTGGAGTAAGTACGGCTGATCCGGTGTTAAATTCGATGTTTTTGTTGACATCACCGAATTGCTCCGTAGGTTGCTCGTCAGCCGAATATTGAGGTTTGACGGCGGCGGAGCCAGGATCATCCATAAGACTCTTGGCTTGTAACAAATAAGCCGCCGTTGCTATATCCTTGAATTCTGGGATAGGAGTTTTCTCAAATAGAGGGTGGTACTGCTGGTCCACAATCTTTGCGAAGATGGTGTATGTAGCCTTGAAGTTATTGTTAGAAGGCATTCCAGGATCGACACCAAACTCAGCTAGGGCGTCATGCATGTTATCTGCATAGCTACCACCAAGTTTTACTGCCATCTTGCTTGCTCTGCAAGCGCCGTCCTCTAAATGTTTGCTGCAGACTTGTTCAGTGGTCCCGGTGTAATATTTCTCCCAGTAAGCTCCATTTTGCTCCCCATAAATCTTAGCTGAAATATCAGCCGCGATCGTGAGCGCCTTCGGATAAGCTCTAATTTGATCGCCTGCTTCAAGCGCAGCAGCGAGTAGAGCAGCGAGTTTGTCCGAGTGAGTTTTATTCCACTTCTTGATACCGATTAAAGCACTCGGCATTTGTGAACGGTATTGTTCGGTGCTAACGATATTTTGAAGACCACCGCCCTTTTCAGCAGCAGTTACATCGGCTGGCGTCCAAGTAACTACGCCTTTCACACAAACATTGACAGTTTCGCCCGTAAGTTTGCCGTTTTTGATGACTTTTCTGTCTTCACAATATCCGGCAACATACATCTCAGCTGCTTTGACGTAATCCCCAGCGTTAACCCAGTTAACCGCGTCAGGATCAAATGTTTTCTCATCCGGGTTGTTCTTAAGTCCATTGTCTCCAATATACTTTTGAGCCGTGTTCCAATCACCGTCACGAAGAACCCCGGCAATTAAGCCGTCGCCGACCATTGAATGCGGATTCTTCCATGAGGGCGGCCCCATTAGTTTATCTTCGCCTCTGCTGAAGCCCGTAGTTCCCACAATTTCAGCCGTACAGTCAGCACAGAGCTTTTTAGCCTGAGCGTTCAAAGTTGCAAGAAATGCTCCTGCCCCATCGCCCATAATGGTGATGAATTGAACCCCGTTAGAGCATTCGGTTGAATGTGGTTCTTTGAGGTCCTTAGCACAGGCAAGAAGATCATTCTGCATCTGAGCATTGTCGTCTTGCCGTCCAATGTGTTCACAGACGCCGTATTTTTCGGCAATGCTGCCTTTGGTGGTATCGATTCCACCATTGGAGTAATTCCAACCCATATTAGCATTCCACGCCCAGTTTTCAGCGCGGATAGGATCTTGGCACCCGTTAGGGATTGAGGATGGGAAGACTTCAGGTTTTACATCAGCAATCTTAGCATCGGAAATGTCTGGCAAATTCGCCTTCTGTGGAACAACTGCCTTCAAAATACCGATAGCAGGAACTGGGATAATCCCGTAATGTATCCCGAAAAACAATCCTGCGATAATCAAACCGCCAACCCAGAGTTTTACTGATTTCTTCACGTGAATCTCTGACATTTTAATCTCCGTTTTTATTTGAATTTTTACTTTTGTTTGAATTTTACTTAAGTGAAGCGAGGTAATCACCACTTACTGCTTTTGATGAGTTAGGAACCGTAACAGCGTCAGCCCTAACAATGCCCATGGGTACAGTATCACCACCCCCACTGGTTAGTTGCATTGTTTTTTCAATGTTACTAATCATTTTTTCAGCATCAGCAGTAGCGGCACCTTGCTCGATATCCATACCCGTTAAATACTTTTCAGAGTAGGCTGAGAAATCTTTCATAGCCCCGAGCATCCGTGAATTGTCGCGTGCCGCGAATTCTCTGGCAGCATTGAACGTCTTTAGTGCTTCGGGTTCCCCGCGAATCAACTTCTGCATAGGACCGAGAGATTTGTAGGCTTCCAGAATAGCGTTTCTCTCTTGCTCGTCATTCTCGATCTGGGCATTCAGATTTTCGATGTTATATTCAGCCAACTGCTGCATCCGTTGAGAACGTTCATACAGACCGTTAGTCATGTCTAGTGTCTTCTGCAGGTTTTGGTTGGTGGCCATTTTTCTAGCAATGATTTCAAGAAATCGTTGCTTGCTAAGATTCAGACCGTTCAGTTTAACCGGGTTCCTTTCTGAAGCAATCATGCGATCCGTTTGAAAAATTTCAGACTTGGCATGCTGAATAGCGTCGTTATTGTTGGCAATATTGCGCTCAAGCCCCTCTTTAGCCCCGGCGCAGCCTTCCACGCCTTTGTCCAACTTTACTTTTTCCTGAGTCATATCGTCTCGGTAATTCTTTTCAATACCGATAGGATCAAGTTCAATCAATCGACCCAAACTCCAACGCATGATAAGTTGAAAACCATTTTTTACAGCCGAACGAAAATCGTTGTTAGAAATGACCGCAAAGATCGCAAACAAAGTCCCGGCCAAGTACGCCATATGGAGGGTATCGGCGAGCATGGCAGTGAGAAATGGGAGAGCCAGGCCGAACCCGTATATCCCTGCTGCACTAGCAGCCAATAAAACTACTGCTCCTGCTCTGCCTTCTGGCTTTTGCCAAAAGGTCTTTAAACCGGGTGTTGATGTGTCCATCTCTAATTCCTCCTATTGAATTGTTGAAAACTGGCTCTTCAGTTGTTCTACTTCGTTAGTTCGGCGAGACAAAGCAGAAGAAAATCCAATTTCAGCTCTGTCCAATTTTGACTTTCTGTCTGAAATCTGTGAACGCAGCCTGTGTAGGTCTTGTTCTAACATCGATGCGTGTTGCTCGTCGTCGGCAATTCCTTCTTTTTCATGCTGCATGCTTGTTTGAAACTTAGTTGACTCTGCTGTCACTAAGCTAGACAAACGATCAAGGTCGTGACTTACATCGGTCATTTTAATACCCTGCGCCTCAGCCGTAGCAAAAGCAGCCTTAAGTCGAGTAGTCGGATCAAGGATGATCTTTTCAAGGGACGACTGTAGGCTTAAGACTTTCTGAATAGCAGATGATGGCTCAAGACTGGTGTTCTTTTTGAGCATATCATAAAGATCGGCCTCTACTCCCGTCCCAAGTTGTACCGGAGTTGACTGATAAGACAGAGGTTGAAGAGTAGCCACTAAAGGTTGAAAAGAGGGAGTTGGCGCCACTTTGTCAGGAGTTTCTTCACAAACGGCATGAATCATTTTACTGCCCAGCTCCGATAATTTCATTGTAGCTCCTCCTTGTATGTAATACGTGTTTTCCCAATAAGACTGTGATTATTTTAGCGGATGAATTTGCAACACATCAGCTTTATGCTTAGCAAAATCTGTTTCAGTTTTATCTGACGTCAGGATTTGGTAATCGTCTGTTGACCCATCGGGGATGCCGCAATGGATACGAGGATAGGATGCTCCTAAGACTGCACCAAGTGCATTGTAGATACGCGAATCAGTGTTAGTCTTAAGAAATCGCCCATATGCCTGTTTCTTAGCGATCATTTGAGTTTGTGAAGCACTAAAAGTAGAGTGGAACGTTTCAACCTGTTCCATGACTTTTTTGGCCAGATCTGGCGATAAATTTGGGTTCGCTTCTTTAATAAATTCGAGAATGGTGATTTTGCCTCGAAAAATGAACATCGCCGTCGTAGCAATCAGTAATGTAGGGAATAGCAACAAAATAAGATTAAACATCGAAGCCTCGAAGTACAAACCCAAGAACCATAGTAGTATTGCCAATCACAAACAACCAAAGCAGTACTTCGATAAATTGTGTGTTTGTCATTTAGGCCGAGGGCGTCCTGATGACCAGCAAGGATATTGTTTACAGAAGTTTGTATCACGTCCACAGAATTTACAATAGGTCGCACTAGTTCCAGCCGGATTCCAGTTGTTGGCTTCGGAGGCCACTTCTTCCTTGAGCTTCAATGTCTTCAATTCCTTGCTCAAGCCCATTGCTACTTGATAAACCGAGTGACCCTTGTAGGATAGGACAATCTCTTCCGCAGCACCGTGAAATCGTTTAATACAGCCATAGACGCAGGGCCGCCCCGCTGGGATTTTGTATTTCTTGTTAGTGCCGTCCATTACACGACGATTTTTGTCATTGCGGTGTGCAGGGAGCTGAGCAATTAAGACACCAGGGACAAATCGATCATGCGGGAATCGTTTGGTGACTTGAGCGAGGAGGGCGTCAACAGCTTGTTTTGTGTTCACTTATTTCTTCCCATGCCGCTGTTAATTAGTTTGTGCAAACAAGACTGATTCATAGAAAATTGGAGGTCATTGTCGTTCTCTCGAACAACATGCTTTTTGCGTCAAAGCAATAGGTGCCGTAACCTCTTATGTCTAGAGTCTACGGGGTCTAAGGAAAATCAGCTAGACAACATAGGAAAGGGTATCATCATCCCCATCGAGGATGGTATACCCCGTGAGTTTAGCAGTGGAGGAAACAACCCCGGCTAGTTGAAGCCGGAATAGCGGATTGCTGTAATATTCAAGATTTGGAAATACTTTCATGCGTTGCATCAAAATACAAACATCTTCAATAAAAGGCGGTTTGGCACCACAACCGCTTTTAAGCATCTGACTTCGTATATGTTTGGGCTCCGAGGTTAGAAAGAAGAGTCGGACTTTCATGTAACCTGGTTTAGTAGAAATACATGGAGGTGCATCCAACGGAGGAGCAATTCGTTGCCCGAGAGGTTTGGTTGTGCTATTCACCCTAACCAATCCTCCACGATACTCTTGATGTGCAAAGATGTTTGTTTCTTCTGTGGGGCTACAGCTGGTGCAACTGCACCGGGCGGTGGTGTTGCCGGGGTGGCTCTTTGAACTTCTTTCTGTACTGCGACAGTAGCATTTGTCCCTCGTTGAGCTAGATAACGATCAAGCCAAACACTGTCATTTGCCAAAGCCGTCTGACTAAAGTCTTTTAGAGTCACCACAGGCTTAACATTCGACCATTGAAAAGATAGAGTTCGGACGCCTTCACCTTCTCCACTACGATAAGCAAATTCACCTCTTCGATCCAGTTTCATTCCCGAACCTGTTAAAGCATAAATCACATCTCCAGATAGAGGGATAGCCACAGCAATTTCGCCTAACGTGATATTGTCCTCCATAATTGCTGGATCATCAGCATCATTTGCAACAGCTTCACGAGCGGCATCTAACAGCACTGTGTCGGTGCTAATGCCGTATAAAAATATGTTGCGCTGTTCATCTGGATCTTCTCTGATTCTATCCAGAATATCCAAACCATCCCGTAATTTTAGCAGATCATCTGGACGAATGTCTACGAATTGCATGCAAGTCCCTCGCTATAAAGGGATTTGGAAGTTCATCGCTTAAAGAAATCTCTGAACATGTATTTGAGATCACTAAAATCATCCAGGTTGAAATCATCAAACGAGGGGGACTTATCTTTAGATAGGGTCAGTTGGATCTGAACGTCGGGTAAATTGAGAGTAATAGTCTTCTTTTTCACAAGCATCTCGAGGTGTGATTTTGTGAGTTGGATTTTCGCAACTCGCTGCGATTTATTTATTTCTGGTGCTAAATCTTTGTTGGGGGATGACCCATCCAACCAACGGATGAAAGTTTGTAACCTCGTCATTTTGTCATCTCCCTGTACTACCGAATCCGCCTGCACCACGTGCTGTTTCTACAAGTGCGTCAGTATGCACAGCATCACCAGCGTATAATAGCGCATAGCCAATTTGGCAAAGCCGCTCCCCGGATTTCCAAGAGAAGGGCTCTTTACCGACATTCTCCATACTTAACTTGATCTCTCCACGATAGTCGTTGTCGATTAGGCCTGTGAAGGAAAGTCGGATGCCCTTCTTTGATCCTAGCCCTGAGCGATCGAATAGAATACCTTGTATACGAACCTCAATATGAGTTTTTCTGGAATTGCCGAATTCATCGGGAATCAAACTCTGAAGATATATCGAAGGTGGGAGATCGTGAGCAACCCCGGAGGATATAAGTTTCTTTTCACCGGGCGCTAATTCGCCATCTTCAGGGACAAAGAAGTCGAACCCGCCGGAGCCATCTGTACCACGTTTAGGGAGTGTTGCACTGGGGTGTAAGAGCTTGAATTTGACAAGATTATCCACTGAGCGTTCCCTCCAATGAGAACTTTTTTAGCGACTCAGCTTATTACTGTAACGTGAACCCGTTTCCAGAATGTGAGAATTTAATCTAGTGAGAAAGTAGATGAACCAGATATCGGATGAGGAAGACAGTTCCAACGAAGCCGATTGCTAATCCCCAAGTCGACCAAAAACCAATCGCCTTCGGGGGCTCTGTGGAGAACAAACTTTTCAAAGGAACTGATTCATCAACAGTGGGCTGCTCAATAGTTTTAGCTTTCTCTGCATTTTCAGGATAACAAAGACAACAATCCTCATCCTTACACTTTTCTTCTGATTGAAGCTCGTTAGAGGCTTTTTCTGAGGGCACTTCTGGAGTGACAGTATACGACCTAGTATCCCCAACAGTTATGTAAGTTCCGTCCGGAAATGCGATCAATTCACGATTTTCAAAATGGAACGTCACCGATCGATTTAAGCGAAGGGCCGTATCGATTGCGAAGTTTACTGTTTCCGGAAACGTCGACTGTTGAATAATAAAGAGAGGAATCGGAGGTTTGACCGAAGGCTGGACTGTGCAACCTGGATCTGCATATCCATCAGCCTGAGCAACAGCCTGGGGTTCTTGAATAGTCAATTGTGGCCCGTCAGGATCCAGTTTTGTACAACGCCCATCGACAAGATATTTTGACCCATGCCAACGGTAAGTGCCAGGAATCTGACTACTGGCTTGGGAGACACTGGTCTTCACAGACGAAGCTGGAAATCTCACGCCGCTCTTTAAAGGCTGAAGTGAACTGGCAGTGGTTTCCTTGGGTGTGAAGGTATCCATCAATTGGTCGTGTTTGTCATGGCTTATTTGACCCGTAAGATCCTTAAGGACATCTTTGGTTGCTTGTGAGTCCGGGCCGGACACAATATACCATGTTTTACGTGTTGGTTGCTTCAAGGTCCGATAGAACGGGTATGCTTTAACCGCTTTGGCAGTATTGCCGCTTTCTACAATCTTCTTGGCTTCATCGCCATTGGTAGCGTCCACAACAGTGGACAGAAGAAGTGCTCGCCCGTCAACAACATGGGATGGGTTATAGTAACTAACACGGAAGGGCTTTGTTATTGTGCTCATGAGTTTCAATACTCTAATGTCGCAAAAATGGGCATTATTTTTCGAGATCCACTGGGAAAACTAGTAACAAATCCGCTAATCGAGTATCGGTAGGAACGTCGAGATTCTTGGCCACGTTTTTAGCCCAGGTGTGCCAATTAGTGGCATACAGTCGCGCCATCTTATTGATGGTTATGTCTGGTGCATAGTAAACAGATTTACCAGTTGCAATCTTACGCAGGTTGGATTCCAAAGCAGAAAATCCAGCAGCGTCGCTACAAAAAATAACATAGCAGTGGTGGCTGATCCCCACTTGACCAGGATAGTGAAGACCTGGACGGCATGTACGAATATCACCAGGATTGTGATAGCGGGTAGGGATTGTGTTTTTTACCCCGAACCCTTCTGCTTTAGAAATTGCTAAGGCAAGCTTGTGAAGATTACCTACGTCCACTTCCTGAGCGGAGACGATGGTTCCTAAAAGAAACACGATAGTAAACACTGCGACCGCTAGTAGTTTCCTCATAAGAAACAATACCGTTGTCGTAGTATTTTAAGGAATAAAAACCCTTACAAAATCCCTATCTCTCCTGTTTCCAACCACTTAGCAAACTTAAAATTTGACTGAATAAGAGGAGGGGTACCCGTAAGCGTTTGCCGTCCGATATTCTTGGAAAGCAGATAATCGACTTCTTGAGAATCTTGGATGCGAGGGAATGGCGTGGACGTGAATGCTACATCCTCTGCAACAAGTTGATCCAGCATTTCATAATGACGAGTGTAGATGTGGAAACTGTCAGATGTGTGATGATAGGTCCCCATTTGGAGATCGGGATAATATTTATCACGAAGCAGAACAAATACCATCTCTTGTAGAAAACTAAAGGCTGGAGCGTCATTCCCCATCCCGTAAACTGCATCCTGAGAGCGCATATGAACGCTCATGTTCAGTTTGTCTTCCCGGATGCGGAAGTTGATGTAAGCAGTGCAAGGTACATCTTTCTGGCGTAAGTCCAGATGCTCCCGTTCCACAATTACCGTACTAGCCCGCCTGGAATCCTTGTCTTGAATCAATTGCTCAACGACAAAATCGAAACCAAATTTGGTGTACCAAGCATATCCGTAATTGCTGTTCAGTTTGCCGTCAACAACGATGTTACGCCAGATGTTGCTCGCCTGCCCAATACTGAGATCATAGGGGTCGCCCCGGAGCATCCAGTTGGTTTCAGCGCGGATATAGTCGAATTTCAAATCACGTGGGACCAGGGTGCAGAAACGAACAAACGGCGGAAGCTCGTAGTGATAGTTTTCAACCTCTATAATCTCTCTATCACGCGGAGCGACAATCTTACCGTCCTTTTTGACATCAATAAAGATTTGACGCCAGAGGTCACGTTCATTGTAATTCATGCAGTTACTGCTTTCATTTTCGATCTGTGCTTGTATTCAAAGGATACTTGTTTGAGGAATCCAGAAATGTCTTCTAGGCAATCCTCTTCAAAGATAGTACCGGGTGCCGGGAAGAAGCAATACTTCCGCCAGCGACCGAACCACTTTACTTCGCCCAATATTTCGCCGCCATCCTTGGTCTTGACGAGGAACCGCTGCGTCTTTTGACCGGGAGGTGTTGGGGCAAATTCGAATTCAATCCACTTTGCCATTTAGGCTCTGGCGATGATCAGAGGATCGATCTCGTAATTCACGACGATGACGGGAGGGACGCCGCCCGCTTTGATTGCGTCGAATTTGCTGCGCAGGAGCATGACCTCAGCAAGAGGAATTCCGTCCGCCGCCGCGAGAAGGAATTCATCCTCCCCAAGTTCCACGGCCTTGACTTCGTAGTTGGTCACGACGGTGTAATCAGGATCGTTCCCGGCCTCCAGAATGTGCTTCTCAAGTGCTTCGCGCTCGGAGTTCGGGATGGTTGGCGCGATGATGAAGGTAATCTTCCTCATTAGAATGCTGCTTTCTGCGTTGCCGCTTGGATTTTCTCCCACTGCTTGGGCCATTCGGTCACATACCACTTCTCGGTCATCAACTCAGCTTGTGCCTTACTGATTGGGGTCACGCGATCGTACTCCATATAGTGGCAGCGGTCCCCCAACGAGCGCCAACCGATGGTCATGCGGAGCAGTCCATCGTCGCGCTTCACGGTTCCGGTCAAGGCGTCGACGCTGTGGAAAGCGTTCACGTTGTCGAAGATCAGAAGGTCTCCAGCTTCAGCGCGAATAACGATAGAGTTGTCGATCGCGTCAACCGGGTGCACGCGAGTCCCCCCGGCCTCCGTATCGTTGACCAGCGTGAGCACAGCCACGAGATCCGGTCGGATGCTACGCTTGATATCCAAGGACCCGTTTTCGCGGACATCAAACTCTAACAGTTCACCGTCACAATGCATTGGTACATGTTCGGACCCGCCGTAATACTCTTGCACGTTGAAGAGCATGCGATTGTCTTCGCAGAGCCCCATTTCGTTTCGAACATTGCGATAAAGTTGAGTTAAGTGCCATTTTTCCCAATCATCTCTATCGCGTAAATTGATATAGGGAAGTTCTGCACTTAAATAACGTCCTGGTACATGAGAGGAGACGGCGTAAGCATGCGAAGTGCGGTGGGGTTTGTCGTCCGAAAGATAGGCAATATGGTGCTCAAGATTTTCTGGGGTGTAGTATACCTTCTTGAATACAAAGGTCTCAGCAATAACCTCTTCCAAATCTTGAGGCGGTACAAATCCTTTAATCAAACGATATAGCGACACGTTCCCTCCAATTAATCTTCTTTAGACCAGGCGTGAATGTATTTCGGCGCGACTTTCCGAACCTGTTCCAATTCAGCTTCTCTAACCGCGATTTCTTCTTTCTTGATACCATCCCGGATACGACGAACCTTTTGAAGCACCCAATCGTGAGCACTGGCACCAGGCCGAAAGTCGGCAGTAGCAATCAGGTCTACCCAACCATTGCTACGAAGCATTTCTGCTTGATCAAATTGCGGTTCATTAGGATTATACACAGCAACAGCAAATCCCCCGTCGCGCCGAACGGTTTCAAATGCATGGATATCTGATACTCCGTCGCCAATGTAGATCATGCGTTTAAATGGAATGCGACGTCGCTCTTGAACAAGAGTAGCATTGGTATCGAAATTTCCGTGGGCGCAGCCTTTAGAAATCTCGTTCATGATGCGAGTCTTATCAGTGGGAATAACAGAGACGACAATAGACTGAATTGTCTCTTTCGGAATCTTCTTTCCCAAATCGTCCAATTCATAGTCAGCGAAGTCAGCTGCGTAAATCTCGGTTACAGTTTCTTTGACAAATGGAATGCCCTTGAGCATGGAGCGAATCCCGCCACTAACAACATAAAGTTCGGCACCTTCTTCCTTCAACTTACGAAAAAAGTCTTCTACGCCAGGGTAGACCTCTATGGTCTTACCCAGCTCTTCTAACTTGGCGTTATTCAATCCTTTGAAGACGCCGCGTCGGGTGTAATCGAGGATGGTATTTAGATATTCATGCTCAACGAAGCAGCGATTCTGAGTATAATGTTGGTGAGCGCGAGTGCGAGTATGCGTTAGCTCCCAAAACGTCTTTTCATCAACGCCGTATTCCTTGAAGAGGGGACGTTGTTGATAGGTTGGGCTTAATGTCTTATCCCAGTCAAACACGCAAGCAACAGGTTTCTCAATAAATAGAGCCATACTACACTGCAACCTTAGCGGCAACGAAGTCATAAGCAACAGGACCCACCAAACAGATCTGGTGTTTAATAGTGATGCCCTTACCGTCACGATAGAGTGACTTAATCTCTGCCAAGATATCTTCGGCAGGCAGTGGAGGCTTGCCTAAATTCTTACGTTGGCGTGTGATTTTGTTTAAGATGGTTTTTTGAGCCATGCTACGCCTTAGTCGCCGCTTGATTCCTTCACTAACAGGCTCTTCAATTTCTTCATAAGAAAATAGTGGAGACAATTGTAGCAATTTTTGAACTTCCTTCCCTTGCGAACTAATGGAAGTGATGAAGTACGGGCCTGGTTTAGCAATGCCATCTCGATAGCGCAAAACATCCGTTAACTTACGATGAATAACATCCGGATGAAAGCGATAGAGAAGTCCCTCCCAAAAATCAGCGGGTTGGATATCTTGAGGAAAGGCATTAGCCCATCGTTCAGCAAGTTGTGCTACTTCCATGTTTAGATTTGCCATTAAGATTCTGCTTTCTTTATCCCACGAAACGCCAACCACTCAATTTCTTGAGAGGATAATGGGCAAGGAGATTCATCACCGGGCTTCCAATTAGTCCGGTGATTGGGAAGTTGATTCAGTGATTTTGGCCTAAAACCCAGGTGCACCCAAATTGACATTTGGATAGCATTGATGATGTTCCAAGCTGCTTGTGGAAGATGGGGTTCTGAACGATCCCCAGAAATATACGCCGTGATGTGATTTAGCGCACTTTGACAAAGATCGATGATGGGCATGCCGTGCTCCCAATTTCGATCGTTCCCGTCCCCATTTGCACTTCTACCCTTGTTGCCTAACTCATAAATACGGGATACAAGAAAGAGACTGTCAAATGGAATCCAGTGGAGGGCACCTTTTCCGCCACGAGAATCGCGGTGGGCACCAGTCCCATAATCGTGCTCTTCATTCGCGACTTTTTTGAAGCCAACGTCTGTAACCGCCATAATCTATCTACCTGATACCCGGAGTTACAATAGTGAATCGAGTTCAGGTTTATTTGCGGCCCATAGACGCAGGCTTGACCGAAGAAATACTAAACGATTGCGTGCATCTATACCACTGCTAACGGTGAAGAATGGGATGGAGTGCCGCTGAACACGTTTTTAGATAGCGCCAGGAGTTGTCAAGAGAACCTTTGCTACGTCTTTAACGGAGAGAAATTCCTTAGGATAGGCTGCAAATGCGACTGCTGTCCAAGTGTGGTTGGTGCGAATCAAATGATTGATTTCTTTTAGCGTTACCATGATAATCCTTTGCCTAAACCTCAATACTTAAAAATGGCTTAATTTGTCGGGTCTGCCATTAAACCTTCCCTTGTTGCAAATTCGTTGAATTCTGCCATCAGCTTGGTGCCGTCGATCACGGAATCTTCCAACCGAACGATAGTGACGCTAAATTCCGTTCTGTGCGGCCCCAGTCCCATACGGGTGGATTCGCCCTTCTTCTGCATCTCTCGCTGCTTTGCCCAAAATTTCCGCTGATTCTCTATGTGTGCGGCGTCCAGTTTCTCACGGGTTTCCGTCACCCGGCGATTGAGGGCGATCAGTTCATCCCCGGTCGTTGTACTCCGAGTGCCAATAGCCGCTGTCGGTGATCCCTGACGGGTACAGATGGACCGTGACGTGATAGAGCTGTGGTGCTTCGTTCTTCATGGCCTCACTCCTTTACAGTGCGCCTTAATTCGCTTCTTGAACCACCGCTTGCAATCCAGGCAGTACCATCGTTTAGACCCCAACGACAATACGAGTCGATGCTTCTTCGGCTTGCTTCCCTTCTCGCTCGTCTCAGCCCTCGCCTGTAGCGTAAAGCCTGTATGCCTTGCCTAGCATTTTCCCTCCAGCTTCTCATTTGCCGCGATGACCCCCCAAAAGTTGTATTACAGAACGCATATTGAGATTTAATTCTGAAAGTTGGGCGGCGATTTCAATTCTTGCTCTAGCTCTAGCAACTTCCGCAGTCACACTTTTATCATCAAAGGTCTTATCCCATTCACGTATATTTTCTGGTGTCATTTGGCAATCCATCTTTCTGCGGCGGCGACATAATCTGGGTGATCTAGCACTTGTCGGAAGTCGCGAGTTTCGCTCGGTTTAAGACCAACTTTCGTGAAAAATTTAAATCTCTCCGGGCTGCCCTGCTCGAGAAGATCGGGATTCAGGATAAAAAGCCGCCCAGTTTCCGCGAAGGACTCATGAAGGTTCGGTTCGTAAGAAGTGATGGGCTTGCTCAGGCGGACAACCTTAGCCCACTCAGGATGCGAACTTGGCGATCCTCGGAAGAGAGTGTTGTAGAGACGGATAGTGTTGGCATCCGGGTTCATCCCCGGCGTTAATTTTGGATTTTGCCCTTCGCCTAAGACATGGTCAACGTGGTGCCCGGTTTCGTGGGCAACAACTCCGCAAGGCTCCCGGTCGATCTTGTAACCAGGAAAAGACCAGGTTGAGCAACGCGGCTTCTTAACCAGAGAGGCTGCTTTTTTCAAATTCACGAAGGCCGTATTATCATAATACCAGCCCGTGCCATAACCTTGTTTTGGACCGTTAACTAACTTGATTAAACGACGATGCATGGGATCTGTAAAAGGACGTTTGAGAACTTCTTCGAAAGTGAAATACTCCGGGGCACCTAAGTGATTTACTGAGAGGAATTTTCGACTCAATTCAACGCCTAACATGTAAAGCTCGAGTTTCGTCGCTTGGAGGCTTATCATGAATTCGAGTGTGGTTGGACTTCTACGTGAACTTCGTGGAGAATTTTCTCAGCACGGTCGCGCTCTTCAACCATCCTGGCTAAGTCTACGCCCATGCGTGGAATTTGAGGTAGACCTGCAAATTCTTCACTGGTTACCCAGCGCATCTCCTGGAATTTGGCTGGTTCGAGGATCTTCGGTTCTCCTTTCCAGTCCACAGCTTCCCAGATTTCTCCTCGCCAATCTCCGCTGTCTACATGAATGAACCTCTCTGCTACATATCGACAGACCGTGACTTTGACACCTGTCTCTTCCGCAGTCTCTCGTCTTGCTGTTGTTACTAGGTTCTCACCAGGATCTGTCTTACCGCCCGGAAACTCCCAACGGTTGCTTCCATCTTTGATATTCTTGAGGATGAGGAATTTGCCTTCTTTGTTTCGGATGATCATGCGAGCGTAGGACTGCGACTTGACTTGGCTGCTGTAATGGCTGTAGAACCAATCGCTGTTTGGATATTTGTGAGCTAACTCAAATGAATCGATTGGAGTGGCGCTGACGACGTGTTGAGCGCACAAGTCCTGTTCCTTGTCGTCTGGAAAGCAAAAGCACCCCTTTGATAACTTGTAGTGACCTACAGCATCAGCAGAGCAGAATCTGCATTTAGGGATGTCAAATAAAGTATCGTTAATCGTGCCACCTTCTATTTTCAGTGTCATTGTGAAATTCTCTTTTTAACTTCTTCTAATACGATCAATGTCCCTTTTCATAGTAATCCTTGTCTCCGTTGTATCTGCTCCATAATCTGTCGCGCTCGTTTAGATGGTTTTTAGTCAAGAATCCACAAGAAATGCCTTTAGTGTAATCGGGCATGCCATTCTGGAATTGAGATCCGGTGGGATCAACGTACATAACTTTGGACTTATCTCGTAAGAACCAATGTGTGGTGCAAACTCCCGGCGCAACCTCGTAGGCAACATAGTGAGGAGTAAAACCATGTTCTTCCCCCCATAGATAATACAGAGCTTCCGTTGCAGGATAGCAACATCCCCAAGAAGAATGAGCGTCCTTAGGACGGAAAGAGAGTAGACGCTTCGGGGCTAGATGTGGCCCCAGTACTTTCTGTATTTTCAGTATGGTTTTGAGGAGATCCATGCTCATTTAATACTTGTTTTCGTTTCCAGTCGTGAATAGCAGCACGGATGGCATCCTCGGCAAGCACACTACAGTGGATTTTTACTGGAGGGAGACTCAGTTCTTTTACGATTTCAGTGTTCTTGATGGCAAAGGCCTCGTCTATAGTTTTGCCCTTCACCCATTCAGTTGCGAGGCTGGAAGAGGCAATTGCGCTGCCACACCCGAACGTTTTGAACTTGGCATCCTCAATGACATTCGTATCTTTATTGACACGAATCTGGAGCTTCATCACATCGCCGCACTCAGGTGCTCCTACCAGTCCTGTTCCTACATCGGAACTGCTCTTGTCCATAGAACCGACGTTGCGTGGATTATTATAGTGATCTATCACTTTGTCGCTGTATGCCATTATATTAACTTTCTGTTCAACTTCTGAACCACGACGCTGCTCCAGTGCTCTAGGGCGTCATCAATCCTATACATTTTTCGTATGATCTCTTGTTTAGGTACGTGGAAAATGAACCGCTCACTAAACGCCCAGATGTTGGCTGAAACTACAATGATAAGAACGAGAACGGCAAGTTTCGCTACCGTTCCGCCCACCCAACGAGTGGTGTGGAAAGCCACACCATGCGGGTCTTTCAGGAACCGATACACAGCCAGAATACTAATCCAACTTCTCCACCAGCCAAACCATGCCCATACGACCATTTAGGCCTCCGCTGTGCGAACAACTTTGGCACGACCCGTAACAGTTTTCTTGAATGTACCCTTGGGAGCAATGTCTCCTGAAACGTGAACACGAATTTCGCACTTAGTGCAGTAGACACTGCCTTTTTTGGCCTTATCCGAGCACAAGATGCATTTCTTCATACTGTTAAATACTCCACTCATGGGCAGGTGTCAACAACTGGCTAGCAGTCAAACCGGGGATCTTAACACCTTTGCTGCGAAGAATTTTAAGCAATTTCTTGTTGGCTTCCTGCAACTGCCCCACTAGTTCTTGAGTTTTCTGCAACTGCTGGTGTTCTTGTTCACGCTTCTTGGCTTCAGCTTCAGCGGGGGATCCCGGGGCTGGCTTGAAGGGGGTGTAGGTTCCTAACCCACCCACATCGTTCAGCTCAAAAGGTATCCAATTGTGAGTTTTGCCCTCAGCAACCCAGTTGTTAGCTGTCTGTTCGTTATCGACAACTGCCACTGGACGTTCTTCTTTGCCTTCAACCGCAGTCAAGACGAAGAGCATTTAAGCCTCTGCATTCGGATTGATGAAAGGGCCAACCGGACCACCGAAATGTTTCGAGAGGACGTTCTTGAGATCCTCTAGCATGGCTTCTAAGTTGTGGTAGATTGGTATGTCATCCAACCGGCAATAAACATCGAGGTTGCCCTGTCTGTAGAAACCTTCTTCGGCACAAACCAGCGCGGTCTTCTCCCGTCCGAAGCGGCCCATCTCATAGAATGTAATCGGGGCTTTGCTGTCTTTGAGGAAGACGAAGATAATGAGGTCTGCTGCCTTCATCGCGTCATGTTCCCAGGTCACTTGTTGAGCAAACTGGGCATTATCAGCCGATTGCTCCAAACTATCCCAGTCGTCACGGCGGGGATTTAAGATGAGAATATCAAATTCAGACAGAGCCTGAGCGACTTCTTTTTGCCAATCGACAGATTTTCCTTGGTCAATTGCTCCAGCAAGGAAGATGGTATATTTGCTTGCGGCATCATATATACCCGGAGCCTTAATTTCTGTAGCAATTCCCTTGGAGCTTTTTTCTTTCTCGACAGGCATGAAATCCCTCTACTTAGAGGTAGGGGAATTGACTTTATTGCCCGGCCTGAGGAATCAGTTTAATCTTCTCAACCGATTTCTTGTTGCCAATTTGTGCGTGATTGGAACGCTTCCGCAAATAATTCATTATGACTTTGTTGTTTTCAAATTCCTCGGGATCTTCTGGACTGTCCAGACTATATAGACTTTCCAGACAGTCCAGAATTTCACTGCCCCAAATGAACATAAAGAGGCGCGGGTATCGAGCGAGTAAGAACAACTGAACGTGTTCCCAGGGAGTGGTTTGGAATACTTGGAATACCTTAACTTGCTCCATTTGCTGGGCCTTATAATCATCGTCACAATTCGTTGTGGATTTTACTGATTCTAATGTTACTGTTCCTTCAGACATTGGTTTATGCCTCCAGGTACCCTATTACTTAGATTTGGGTGAACAGTTACATTTTATGGTGTGACGAGGAGTATTTGCACCCAATTTTCCAGGATTCTCACGCAGTAACATGACACGAACTGGGCATTCTGAATTGGGGTGAGAATCCTTCGCTTTGTTGATGATGAATTGAAGGATTGCATCTTCCAGAAGTTTCTTGTCCTCCGATACCTCCGACATAGACCCATCGTAGGGCCATGCCCTCAACATCTTACGGGCACTATTCAACGTTGCAACAGCCGGGTTCACAATTGGTCGACAAGCCATTATATAAGTGAGAGCATCGTTTAACTCCATCTGCTTACTGTAATGCAGATATGCTGCAACGGTGGTAGCAGAACGAGATATACCTGCGGCACAATGCACTAGGATCTTACCCCCGCTTTCACAAGCAGATTGCATAAAGGCCATGCATGCTGCAAATTTATCTTCTGGAATAGGATGGCCATCATGGAAAGGACAATCCATGTAAGAGATACCTTCGGCTTGCAAATATGGTTCGTTCGTAGAGACATTCAAAACATGGGTTATTCCAAGAGGATTCGCCGACCAAAGATCCGCTGCGGGCTTGTAGCCACTTAAGAAAATGTTGTCGGTAATCCGAGATGTGGGAACTTTATCGAACCAATTTTGTTGTTCTGTTTCAGGCATTTACGCTCCCCAAACCCAACCGCACAAGCAGCGCAGAACTTCCTTTAGTGTCGCTTTGTGAAGTTCACGACCACACAGAGGGCAGGTTCTGAGCCACATGTTAATGGGTTCCGTTAGTCGTCTTCTAACGCAATCTTGAGACGTTCAATCCAGGTTTCTACCTTAAACCCAAGTTCCGGCGCAACTACGAAACACTGCTCATTGACACCCTTCACTCGAAGGTCCGTCCGTTTGGTCATCTCATTTAACGCACTGACAGCTTCGTGCGCAATGACCTGAGCCTCTGTAATATCTAAAGCAAGAACGATGATGTTCTCCCCGAAAGTGTTGATATCATTGTCAATGCTGACATCGAACGCTTTGATGATTTCGCCGCGTTCGGTTCGTTCTTTAAGAGCGTCACTCATAGCATCATTCATAGACTACGGGTAGCCTTGTTAAGTTCGTGTAGATCTCGCATCTTGTAGCCGTATTTTAAGGCATATTCACGGAGGGCACCGAATACTTCAGACATGGGTACAAGCATTTTCATGCCCAGCTGCTCCGGGACGACAAGTTTGTCCACTGCCTCTCGAATTTTTGAAATACTAGCCATTGCAAACGCCTTGCGCCTCCAATCCCAGATTGACGTAGCATCGTTTGTGCCCCCGTATTTGCTCTTGCAGAATCTCGTAATCATTATCAAGTTCTGCCTGTTTACCGTTCTCCTGGTCGGCCATAGACATAAACTGCCATTTGAGAAATAAGCTATCTAACATGGATCAGTTCCTCATCAAATGTTTATACCGCATTGCTTCTTCAATGGGTACACAGTTTGTGTTTTCTAGCATTAGATACGCCGCATCACGGGTTAAAACTGTGGGGGTTGATTCTTCATCAATGTATACGCGAACCATACTTGGAATGAACGTGTTGTCTGCCGTAACCATAGGTTCCATACGGATAAGTTGAGGTTGACCATCCGAACCAATGCGCATAAAAATCTTAATATCCAGAAATTTTTCTGAGATAGCATCTTCAGTGTCGAGCACTAATCACCTCGCGTTTAAAGCTGCAATCCGCAGTAATACGTCCGCGTCAATTGGATTCATATTTTCTAATACGCTTTCCGCAGCAATTGCTGCTAATCGAGGACGACCACCTTTGCGGATTGAATCAGCGGATAATCTAGTAAGGATACTACGAGACACCGAAGATCCCACACCCTCCGTAAAAGCACGCCAGTTCGCAATCTTTTGATGAATGAGGGCAGCTAACCCAGATTGGTAGACATTCGAATCTAAAACATAGTTTAAGCCCAATGCGGTAGCCGATTTTTCCATGATAGTCAGATTATCAACATGAAGAAGAAAATCTCGACCACGATGTTTCTCTATGAGAATTTGTTCAGCATGAGAATTCATCCAATGAACGTTTACCGTTCCTTCAATAAGATGTAAAATAGGTGCCAGATCTATTATAGTGGGGCCATCGAATTGTTGTACGATCAGGTTGATCATTTTATCAGTTTCGGAAACACACTTTCCAGAAAATGACGGGCTGCATGCCCCGGCTCCGCAGGGTGTGTCTCTCTGTTGGCCCATTTTCGCCAGAGTTTTGGGTTTTGTTTGTACAGCCAGCTGTTTAATTCTTGGAGTTCGTCATTAACCCAATGACCAGTGTTACAACGAGGGCAGTCGGAGCAATATCTAAAACAGTTTCCATGGTTGTGTTCTGGATTAGTACAACTATGCCCAGAACAAACGGAATACCACTTAAAATTCTGTGGAATAGGTGGTCTTGTATCTGCCATTAGCTCGCCCAGTGGTTCAGAATTTCTGCAATCGCAATCAAGAGTTCTGCGTTAAGACGGCTGGATCCCTCAGGAACGAAAACTAACCCCTCGTTGTCTTCTAGATGGACACGTCCTACGCACTTGTTGCCATAGTAAACCAAGCCCAAGACTGGCCCAGGATTGTTCAATCTGACTATTTCGATGAAGACACTTACAGCTGTTGCCATTTCTGTTCCTTCCCTTTATCGTGCCACAAGCGAGCACTAAGGACATCAATACAATGGCAAAATGCACAGAGTTCATTCATTAAACGTTTGCCCGGTGTGTAATCTTCCCGCTCACCTTCTACATATTCCAGTGCTGCCCATTGTTCCTTTGTTAGTTCAATACCGAGACGGTTGATGATGTCTTTTCTAAACTGACGCCGTACCATTTTCCAGTCAAATGAATTCCAAGGTGCCAAAACAGTTGCTTGTGCCCATTCACAATATTCATTCCAAGATTTTCCTAGCGGGCTAACCATCGTTGGGCTGTCCTTAAATGGTTTTTCAATATCGTGCAAAAACATCACAACCAACGCATCTTTCCGAGTGAATGGTAACGGACGAAGCTGATTAAGTGTGTTGTACAGTTGAGCACCAATATTGAGGCACTCCATGACATGGTGTAAGTAACCACCCTGCCAGGCTTGATGATTGTGGCTTGATCCGGGTGCTTTTTGCATCACATCGAAATAATCTTGGGTCAATTTTTCTAGCCGATGTTGGTCGTCATCGATCTCATCATAGAACTCCCAGAGATACAAATAGGCAACATGCGCAGGTTTGTCTACAAACTCTTTCACGCTGCATCCGTGCTGGCAAACGTGTTTCATGATAGTGTAACCATCGCACTTATCACACTCGCCAATATTACAACTGAAGCAGATATCGATTGGTCCTAAGCTCATATCACTTCATCCTCTAAAAAAGCAATCCGTTTGCGCGGCGGAATATTCTGTACTTCAGACACAAGAGGTTCGTCAATCTTTATTGCTTCCGCCACCCTATCTACATCCTGACGAACTTGCTCCAAAGAACGTCCCGTATCAAGAGCTACATTCCCCGCTGTGAAACTACGACGTTGTTCTTCGGTTTCTTCCGGAGACATAGTAACCTTGCGCGCTTTGTCAAGAAGGTCGTTTAATTCATCAGGTACGGGACTTTGCATCATAGCCGCTTTCACAGCTAAGGTCGGATTCAAAGTCGCAAGGACAGGATTCGCCTTCAGAGTCTCGATAATCGGGTTCTCTTTTGTCATCTGGGCGATGATGGTATCCTGGGACGTGTCACCAGTGCCGACTACAGTAGCTTTAATTGGCCCGACAGATTCAAGAGGTTTCGTCTGGGGAGGAGCATCTGGGCTGTCTCCGAATGGTAACTGCGGAGGTTTAACTGTTTTTGTCGACGTTTCGCATTCTACTTGTACCGCGTGCGCCCAACCACCATCTCGTTCAAACATCTTTTGTCCTACACGAATTCGACGATCACAAACAACGCATTTAATCTTCTCTGGTAAACCATCCTTAACACGGTCGACTACAATAGCAACATCGGGCATTACAAATGTCAGAATAGCCGTATTTTTCGCTTTGATCGTGCTTGGATCTTTTGTAATCTTGGCTGGTTTCAATTTGACAGGTTCGTCGCTCAATAAAGCAGCGAATTGTTGAGCGTCTACTGGGCCTGCCTTGACAGCTTCTTTAAGAGCGTCATATTTCTCATCCGGGACAACAGCAACAGTTAAAGATGGGCCTGGTGCGCCTTGAAAAGTCTGAACTGCTACTGGAGCATTGCTGATAACCAATTTAGGCAGGCCATTTTCATCCCCGCGAACAACAGGAACGCCTTCGCTAGTTTCTACCCCACCATTTGATGCTTGACGATAAACGGGCGCTGGGATCACTTTAGGCGTTATAGTCATAAAAGCGGGGGTATCTTCATCTGCGGGTTCTTCCACCTCTTCAGTTTGCTCGGGTTCCGATTCACCTATTGTGGAACCAAAGGCAGGAAAACTGCTAGTCCAACTTGCATTAGCCTGATCTTTACCCAAATCAAACTTCTCTTGCTGAGTTTTCTTGTGAAGTTTCAGACGATCTATGGATGCTTTAACCGCCCCAAGCAATGACTCAACAGTCTGTACAGTTCCACCCATCAATCGAGCGAATTCAGACTCGGCCAGCGGTCTCAGATTAGTCGTTGGAAGTGTAATACCCCGTTGTGATAGAATCTCGAACGCAGCCAGTGTGTACCAAACCACGAATGCACCACGGAGAGTCTTGATCTGGCTATTGGCATCCTTTAACTTAGACTCAAAATGGATAATCTTCTGGCCGACTCGGTCAGTGTCGTCTAAGGCCTGTTCCAAAATTTGAACCAATTTGACAATGTATTGATTCTCAGTTCCGGTGGGAACGGCTGTCTCCAATTTCAGCTTTGGGCACCCGTCAATCTGTGCTTCAAGACTTAGCCACATATCGTCAAATGACAGATAAGTACCATCTGTACGATAACGGAGATTATTCTTTAAGTCGTCAATTTGCTTTAGAATAAAACTGCCCTGGAGAATTTTATCAGCTTGAAGGGCTGCTATGATTGTTGCTGTTTGTTCACTCACTGGTCGCGACTTCCTTCTTGTGAACTTCCATTTCATGGATTCCGCCCCAATCAGGTCTTACTTCAACCCAAGACAGACGGCTAAACCGTGGTTCCCACGGAAAGCAGATTTAATCCCTGCTTCAGTATATTACTCGCTGCATTGATATCTCGGTCATGTTTGCTTCCACATTTGAAACAAACCCAAGATCTGGCAGATAGGGGCAAACTCTCCAAAACATACCCACAGCTTCCACACGTCTTCGACGATGGAAACCAGCGGTCTATTTGAACAATTTGTCTTCCGTACCATGCAGCTTTGTATTTCAGCATAGTGACAAAATCCGACCAAGCCGCGTTACCTATAGCCCCAGCCAAGTGATGATTTTGCATCATGCCTTTAACGTTAAAACTCTCTAAAACTATGACTTGGTTCTCATCAATAAGTTCTCGAGAAATCTTATGGAGGAAATCACTTCTCCGATTGTTAATTTTTTCGTGCAAACGAGCTAAGGTCAAGCGAGCCTTCTCTCGAGTTCGACTGCCTTTCTTTGCTCGTGAAATTGCTTTTTGACGAATTCGAAGTAGGTTCTTGGGGATTTTTAATCGTCCGTACTTTCTACCAGAAGATGTTACTACCAGATCAGTTAATCCTAGATCGACACCGATCTGAGAATTTGCTAAAGGTAACCCGGCTATTTCTCGCTCCACCATAATCGCAGCAAAATATCTACCTGATTTAGACTTACTTACTGTGGCGTGCTTAATTCTCCCTTCCACTTTTCTGTGGTTATCTGTTTTTATACCTTCAGAAAATTTAGCAATGTATAGTTTCTCGTCGTCTACTTCTACCCCTTGTGGGTCCCGAAAGGTGTTCTTCCCGTGACGGCATTTGAATTTAGGGAATTGGGCTCGTTTTTTGAAGAAATTGTTATAAGCTGCGTCCAGATTTTTCAACGATTGTTGAAGGCTTTGAGCACCCACTTCTCTTAACCACTGAGTTTCTGGGGACTTCTTGAGACTTACAACTTCTGAGCAATTCTCTGCATAATACAGTTGCTTCTTAGCAAGCTGCTTCTCTTTGGCTTCTAAATAGAAACGTTGCCTCCGTTCAAGGAAATGGTTCCACACCCAGCGCACGGCCCCGAAGTGCTTGTTCAGGAGAATCTCCTGTTCCTTTGTTGGGTACAGACGAAACTTGTAGGTGTATTTCTGCTCCATATACTACAAAGAAAGATAGTATAGAAACTAATTTTATTAGTGATCTTCAGAAATCTCCTTCTTGTAAAATTTACGAATCATTTTGAGACGTTTTTGACTGGCTTCCAGGCGCTTGTTAAACTCCTCGGCATTGATGACGCCCGTCGTATAACGACTAGCAAGAAGTGTTTGCCAAACCGCAAAATACAAGTCCAGCCCATCGATGATCACATCGTCCAACTGGAGTAAAGTGGGAGCTTCAGAATCCTCCCACTTCAAAGAAGCATTCATAAAGGAATCTGACCCTTTACCGTATTCCTTGTCCCCGAAATTTACGCTGAGAGTAATCCCTGTTATCTGGGGCATAATGATCCTGTTATTTGGGTCATTTCGAAAATCCCATCATGGCAGGCCAAATGAGCAAGCCTAAAGCGAGCAAGATGAAAAATCCCCAACCTGCATAGCGGACAATCTTGCTTTTTAGAGGCTCTGTTGCTTTCGCCTTTTCGGCTGCTTCTACTGCTTCTGAAAATAGGTCACGTTTGTTCATAGATTCCATTTTGCATCTATCTCCTCGTCAGTTGGAAGACGGCGCTTGCGACGTTTTGCTTTGCCACCTTTTTCAAAAATCATCTTATAATCTTCATTACTTGCAGCAGCAATCAAATCGCCTTCAAGAAAACTTTTCATTCCTACGGAGCGACAATGAGCGTGAAGCATAGACTTAAATTCTGCATCTGAACCTACATGTTCCATGCCAGAATCAAGGTCGTGTAACAGCCTATCATCTAAGATACCTGCTGAATGAGATTCCCCAAGGATTTTCTCAAAGACCCCCTTTTTGCCCTTTAAAGTTTCTACGGTGTATTCATCAATTGTGCCCTTAGATATCAATACATGAAGAGTGCACGCTGAATGTGGAGAAGCCATGCGGACCATCCGACCCACCAACTGGATAAGGTCGCCCCAAGACCAGGGCAGATCAAGACAGAGCATGTGTGCAGCTTGTTGGAGATTAATGCCTTCGATGCCCGCACTGTTGAGAACAATCAGATCGTGCTTAGATTCTGGATCTTGAAATAGCGCCTTAGAAACTCTCCGTTGTTTCTCGTCTTCAGCTCCAGTAATGCGCAAGAATTCCCGTTTTGTAAAGTGCCCATTCTTAGTAAGCCATTCAAGACGATCAATCCAACTTCGATATTTAGTATTGTGTGTCACAATATAATCATCGGTGATATACAAGGATCGTTTTGTAGACACTTTTATGCATTGGACTTCGGTTTGGCCTACTAATTCGATGGTATGAATTGGATTTAAAGGATTTGCCGCAGGTTTCCATCGTCGCGCTTTGCGTTCTAAATAGAATGGATTAAACGGAACTTGGACGACAAGGTCCCAACTGTCCTGTCCTTGTTTTCTAATTCCTTGATGATTATAAAAGTTCTGGATTGGCCCATTGAAATAAGCTAAACCTCCCAAGGAGCGCACTAATTCAGCTACATCTAAGGAAAGCTGCTTAGACACCGATCCTGAAGAAACACACCCTCCTTTTGTACAGCAGCCATCTGTATCCAGATAGCCGCGCAATAGCTCTATCCTATCTTGTAGGGAGGCCTGCAAATAAATTCGGGGAATAAATTTTTTGTTAGAAGGCTGACAAAGACCAAGATCTCGTAGCGAATTGAGATAGCGGTTATTTTGACCAACATTGTAACCTCTATGGTCTTTTTTGGTGGGGACAGTTGTGGACAAACTATAACCTATGCATTTCGGGGAACCACTTTGCCCGCCATGATTTCTAAGCTCGATTCCTTCTAAACACTCCTTGCCTACTCTATCTGCGATTTCTCCATCTTCCACCCCAAACGTTACACCTCCGCTAGAGATGTCACCATCTCCTAAAAGCACACCCAATGTGTAAGGGGGAATTGGTAAAAATGTGTGGGAACAGAATTCTGTGGGGCCAGGAAGAGGAAGGAACGCCTTATGATATTGATTATCTCTCCCTGTTTTATCTATTCTTTGGAGTCCTTTTTTTAGAATCTGATATGTGGAACGCACTTTCCAAATTCCATGATCTCGTCCATATGGTGTTTGATACAACCACAGATGATCCCCAGTAACCTCAGTAGAAGCTCGACTCTTAGTCGTGACCCGAAAAATTTCTTTCTCTCCTTGAGGATATACTCCTTCCACATAACCCACACCGCCGTCGGGGTCTACCACAGCGTCTCCGATCCTTATTTTGCCCATAGTCTTCCATCCAGTAGGAGTGAGGATTTTAGCAGAGAGAGGTTGAGCAAAAGCAATGACTTTTTCATCGCGAAAATCCCCATCCAGCATGTCTAATAGAGCCTCTTCTTTAGGGGACAAGGTCGTAGTGTGGAAAGTTTTTTCATCATAGCGATCAATCAATGCCCAATGATTGGCAACTAATTGCTGAACAGACAACATGGTCATCTGGTTGTTGGGGTCACGTTCTTTTTCAAAAATCTGCCCGGCTTCTTTGATAATTGCGGGTGGGAGTTGGAAGGTCCCGTTAGGAATATCTTCCAACAAGAGCTTGGTTTGCTTGGCATCTAACTCAACCGGGTGAAACAATGTAGAGAGTAGCGGGAGGGGCTCTTTCACTTGCTTTTGAGAGCGTCCAAGAAAAAAGGGGCGGAGCTGCTCTTTGAACCTAGCAACGTTCTTATAGCCCGAAAGAACGGGAATAAATCGCCCTCCCCCGATGTGTTGGTCGTAGAAGTTGCAATGATTTTCAGCAAAATCTGCAAGGTCTCCCAAAGGACGAATACCGATGGCATAAGCGATGTTGTAGAATTCAGAAAGATCGTTTTTGATAACGGTAGCCGACAATGCCCAGGTTTTTCCAGCATATCGGGCTAAGGCCATGACTAGTTTGCGAATGGAAGTTCCTGGGCCTTTGTATTTTTGACATTCGTCCGTAATCAGGATGATGTTATTACCATGTTGCTTAAAGATGGTCGCCATGGCTTTGATTTCTTGCGAAACCAATTCCTTATGTTGAACACCATCTTTATCCGTAACAATTCGGCGTTTTCCTATAAGGCTGCTGTACTTGCAGATCATTACGTCTTTTTTACTAGTGTCTTCAAGAAATGCCATCATCTGAGCCAAACGAGCATTATGCCCACTAATGCCTTTGTAGGTGTCTCGCATGACATAGGGCTGCAGATAGCTGAAGCGGATAATTTCATCGAACCACTGCCATGTTGTTGACTTCGTCGCGAGGATAACTATTTTAGCTTTCGGGAATCGTTCCTTGATCCAAGTTGCTGCCGCGATAGCTTCGATAGTTTTTCCCAAACCCACGCTATCCCCATCAATAAAGCGAGGCATACGACAGAGATGGTGTACTTGCTGGATTTGGTATTGACGGAGGTCTAATGGAACGCCAGGTGAGAGTTCCTTACGAAGAAGAGAGGGCCAGTTAAAAGGAATAGGGTTAGTCTTGTCTTCTATATTCCACTGCCGCAAAACGAAGAGCTTCTCTAACATGTCCGAATTCAAGCCAATGAGTTTTGTGTACTCAGTGACTAATGGACATTGGAGAAGCTCTTCAGGCATTCTGTCTATTACTGTGATTGATGCGCGGGTCGAATGCAGGAAAATGAACCTTCTTCGTTATAGCACTTTGCGCATTGAACGATATTGCCAGCAATGATCTGACCAACAACTGCCACAGCACTGGGATTAGCTCGCGCCCCGCCAACAAAAGGTTGAGGGGTCATTTGCCGCAACACACATGTTAATTGTGTGGCAAGATCTTTTGCCTGAGATGGTGTAACGTAAACCACGCCCGAATCCCCACAGTCCATTCGAATACCGATAAGACCAGGGCGATCTTCCATCAACCAAATATGGTCCGTGGCTTCACCATCAAGGCGGAGCTGCTTCTTACGACGAAGATCCTGGACGAGAGCCTTGTAATAAGCTGCTACATTTTCTACTGGTCCACGATTGTTAACCAACGCCGTGTCTCCCATAAATCACCACTTGATCGTCAGGATTGTATCTCTTGTGTAGTAAATCTCTTCGGAACCACACTCGCCGCCACTGTTCAGGTAAGCAGCGGAGTCATCATGCTGCGTATTCTGATCAGTAACTTCACACTTGAACCCGTCGCACCGGAGCTTCGCCAACACGATCTTGACGTACTTGCCCCACGGAGCATACTTGAGATAACCCGCACCCCAAGCATGATACCAAGTACGAATCTCTCGTCTCTGATAGTAAGACGTGTCGTATCCCGTGACTTTGGTCGGAAGATACTTGTACTGCCCGCGCAGGAGATCATGGTGGTCAGAAGAGAGACAGATGGTCGTCTCTTTTGCTCCAGTTTCCACAGCATACTTGATGCTGTCGCGGAACTCCTTCTCGATTTTCTTGATGCGTTCGGCGCGGAGGCGTGGAACGGAAATCCTGAGAGCCGCACGGCGCTTCTTGAGCGCAGCAGACTTCTTAGCAGCTTCTTTACGATGGATCGATGTTGCCTGTGTTCTTGCTTCCGCTGCTTTCATGCGAGCCTCCTAGATTCAGAGCTTCTTCGACCAGTGCGACATAGATATCATCCAAGTTATGCACGCCGAAATACTCTTCGCCGTACCCCTTCTCACGAAGAAGATTTCGAACCGCCATGCCCCAACTGAAGTGGTAGTTTACTGACCATCCATTCGGTTCAGCGTTGTAGGCTTTCTGAATTTGCTCGGTGGCTGGCTTCAATTCGTTAACCAACATAGCCATTGCCGGGGCTTTGATCTCAGGAGTCAAGTCTTTGTACATTTGCTTACATTCAGCATCCGTATGGCAAATTCCCTTGATCTCAGCTTCTGATGATTGTTTTTCCTGATCGATCATATGCTACTGAATACCCGAAAACACTGAGGTTCCATCCAAGTGTTCCCAGCTTCGACACACTGCGGAACGGGTGATGGGGCTAAATCGCGTCCATCATTAGAAGATGCATAGGGAACAACAGGATGAAAATCTAAGTGCGGATCTTCCGATTTAGGGGAGAAAGATTTCTTCGGGAGAGTCTTTTTCAACTCTGGAGCCATTTGTTGTTTTTGCTCAATTTTTGGAACCAAGGCATTAAGAGCTCCCTGTTCATGGCTGGAATACCTCGTTAACATAGCCATGTCAATTTGATAACCACATATAGCAACAACGAGGAACAATAGAATTTCAAGTAGATATTGACGAGATTTGGTCATGATTTGATTTTGACCCCGTAGAGGAGGTTTCTATCGTCCCATCTTTCTTAAATCATTGCGTGCATCCATCGAATACGGGGGCACACCTTGGGATTTGTCCCCGATTGGATCAAGGCTGCGTTTCCACTGAGGCCATTTTTCAACTTCTTCACTCGCCTGTTTCAACACATCTGCTAGTTCCTTTGATACCTTCATGTTCCCTCTTTGAGTGTTTTTCTTTTGTCCAAACTTCAATCCCTTTTTCTTTAGCTTGAGCGTCAATAAATTCAGATCTTCTTTCTCGTATTTCAGATACGACCAGAACGAATCTTATTCTTCGTCTTTCTCGTAATCCTCTTCGTCTTTCTCGTAATCCTCTTCGTCGTCGATAAAGTCTTCCTCTTCCTGTACTACGCCACGCTGAATGCGCCCGTTCTCACCGATTTCAAGCTCACGGTATTCGCAGCCATCCTCATCTTCGTAATACTCTTCGTCTTCTTCGTAGTAGTCTTCTTCCCCGTAACTCATATTGACTCCTAGTGGGAAATCCCAATATTAAGAATGGTTAAAAGTTCAGCAACAAGAATTTTGCGCCAGGGTTGCCCGCGCTGCTTTACCTCAATATTAAAATCGTCGCTAATAGCAAACGACCCTAAAACAGGATCGGTTACTACAACTTCCCAAGGGCCATCTGGGTAACCAGAACACATCTGACGACGTAACGTCAGCTTAGAAGCAGGAACGCCGTTAACACGAACTTGCAAGCTTGCATTGCCCATATCTACTGATATACCCTATTGGGTGACAATTGCAAGTTTTTCTTCCAGAAGTAAAGTAGTTTTCTCAAACCATCGAATGGCACTCTTAGCACGTTTAAATTCAACGGGGGTTTGTTCGGCTGCAATTTTCAGGTAGAAGAGATCTTCAGGAAGCCATTCTTTCCCGGTTTTGGACTTGTATTCGCGAATTACGTCCAAAGCACGGCGTTTCAGTTGACGCCAAGTGTCTCGGCGTGATCGAACTTCTATTTGCGGAACGAAGATTTTCTTGTCGCGTGCTTCCGCTACAACGGCATTTTCAAGAAGCACCGCTGCTGCTCGGAGTTGAATCAAGACTTCGCCTTTGAAAAGGCGAAAGCATTCTTGCCCGATAGTTAGTTTGGAGGGGGTAGGACGGTCTGAAGTATTCTCTTTCAGAATGTAGCAGAACCTGAGGTCTGCGCCGCACACGGAGCACCGCATCTTCGATTGGAGGCCTGCATCAAAGTATTGGCCTTTAAAGATGTAGTCGGCAAGGAGTCCGTGCCGTCCTACCGTTTCCTGTCTGGTACTCATGTAGATATTCTACGCTTACAGTTCTGTTATCGGTTATTCGATTCGAGTTGTAATTTGACGGAAGATTCCCTCGACTTGCTCAATGAACCCATAGATGCCCATATGCTCTGTCAGCCAACGGTCTGTTCTATTACTGGAATCACCCCAGTGCCCAATAAGTTTCTTCAGACGGTCCGCCTTTGACTTGGCTCGTTCTTCAGAGACACAAGTGTATTCAACTCGTTGATGGCGAGGCGAAGCATCGTAGTTGTAGACTAAAAGTTCTATGTAGATGCGCACATGTGTACTCGGCGTGAATTGGGTGGATTTCATTTTCCCTCCATGAACAGCATTTCACACTGAGTACCACATTCTTTACATTCAGTGTGTTCCCCGAACTGCTCTGTCCATTCCGCTTGCAATTCTTCACGACTCTGCTTCGGCTTAATACCCAGAATGTATTCGTCCATCAAACGAGACTTTTCAGGAGAACGATGCGAATTGACATAGCGCAATACATTGGTCATATCGGCCTGAATCTCATCTTCGGTAACAGTAAAACTAGGCTTGTAAATGCCATCTTGCTCACTTTCAAGGTGTCTGACCAAAGATTGCAAAGAATTCCCGCCCATATTGTCTTGAAGATCATGAGCTATGTGCTCGTAAGAACGAGCGATAGGTAAGTTGCCCTCAGCGCGGTAGGCTGCACCTTGCTTTGCAGCTAAAAGGCGCGTCTCCACCATCAATTTTGCAATTCGATAGAAATTTTTCTGAATCGGAGTCATTACTTTACTCCTTTCGCGAAGTACAGTTGACCGCGCTTTTCCAACATACCAGCAGACACAAGACCAGACATGATTTGATTGAAATTGTCAAGGGAGAAACCGTGAGTCATCATCGCTGCGTAGAGACTTCCACCGGGAGCACCCATCGGGCCAGCTTCCCTAACGGACTCGATGATGGCTTCTGCGACGTGCCGCAGGAGTTGATTGATCTGTGCTGAAGTTGCCGTCATTGTGTTCCCTCCGTAGTTAATCTACGGATGGGACCGAACAAACGGGTAGTTTCTACCGTTCGCTTTTAGTAGCTTTCGCGACATTTAGCCTCCCATGTTTGGACAGTTACAGACAGGGCAATCCCAATCCTCAGTCTGCGTGATCTCGTAAGGGAGCTTGGTCTCCACTCCCTGCGCCAGACAATGATCGCAAAAGTAGGGATCGGCGTTGTACTCGATTTCGTTCAGTTCGGAGATCAGGTGGAAAAGCTGACGCCGCGCATCAGCGAAACTGTGGAAGGTGATCTCATGACCCTGAGAGTCACCGTTGGCATAGTCAGTGTTGACGCAGGAGGGTTCGATGACAAGGATGCCAGCATCCTCCTCGATGACCCACGTGAGGAGCGGATGAGATTTTTCGCGCTTAGGCGCAGGCGCGTTGCTAGTTGTCTTTAACTTAGTGTTTTTTAGCATTGCTGCCTCCCCACATGCTGACGGTAACCACTCCCCGGCGCGGTTCCAGAGGGTCGATTGTCTTACTCCAATGCCAGGTTGACTTCTGACAGATGTGGCAAGACATCATCTTCGTCTCCAAATTTTCTAAATCTGGAGGCGGATCACAATACATGCAAACGAATTCAGAGTGCAGCATTCTCCAACTGCTTTCTTGTAATCGGGAGGCGAAACTTGAAAGGCTTTATGTCGCCTCGCTTGACCGGAGCTTTAACAGGACCACCAAAAATACGGCTCTGCAATTTCCGAGCAGCAAAAGGTAGACCACAATCTACGCCATTAATGGTGACATAGTCGTAACCACAGGAAACGCCGCACCCTCGAAAAGCTGCACGTACAGCCAAAGTGATGATGCAATTATTTGGGTCATCAACGTGACTGTAACCCCGATTTATATGACTCTGTTTAACTTCAATGGTTGTGTACGTTTTCATGATTATCCTCTCGTTGAAGAATTGTCCTTGCATGACCTATGTCGTGGAAACCTAAAGCGCGAATCTGCCGGTTGTACTCTTCTGCTTGCCGTTCCAGGAATTGTACGCCTTGAACTTGGATGTCTAGAAGAAGACGCAGATCTTGTTCATAGCTACGTGCATGCACAAGTCCATTGTAATTTTGCACGGCTTCATGACAAATGCGTTCGACTTCTTCTCGATTTTCCATTAGATAGCGTTAGTGCGAATCAATTCAAATATGAGAAGCAGACTAATCATGTAACTTGGTGTCATAATCTTCGCCAGCAGAATGAAGCCTACCACAACTACTCGAATCACCAGTTTACCTCTGCTCATAGTTTCTCGGATGTAGCAGGACTTTCGAAAATATTTCCTAGCGCCTTGCACAATTCCGGGTACAAGAATGACGGGCTTCTTAGGCATAAACAGTCTCCTGACGGATTTCTTCGAATTCTGCTTCGCGTTCACCCTGTAGATAGAGAGCTTCAGGAAGGTGTGTGATATCCATGTTTGAATCCATGTTTGAATCCATGTTTGAATCCATGTTTGAATCTACGGCAAGAAACTAGATTTTAGCTAAGTTCAAAGGTTCGGTTACAAAATCTTTGTTTGGAGGAAACAAATTGTTTACTGCCTCGGTCAATCCCTTACCTTGGATGTAGGTGACGATTAAATAACAAATTGCATACTTGCAATTGTTAATTTCGTGATAACGAAGCATAGGCAAATCGAAAGTTTCAGCAAATGGCCAATCTGAGTGATACAGAGCTTCGGGGTCTTCTTTGGAATAAAAAGCAATTCGTTGTTTATTTTTCTCTTCCAGAGACACAACACCCGCGTGCATAGGTGACATCAGAGTGATAACGCTCAAGTTTAAATGAGGGCTCAACTCTTGGAGTTTGGCTGCGATTAAACCCCCTAGCCCAATTCCCACAATCAAGGAATTGGGGATAATTTCTTTACGATATTGTAGAATAGCATAATCAAGAGACTCTTCAGCTTTTACTCCTAGGTCCCGATGAGGAAAGTCGGGCCGCCAGAATTTAACATCATAAAAGGCATGTTGGAGAATTGCTTCAAGATTTAAAACAGCACCGTCGGGCGAACCTCCTCTGTCATGAAAAAGATAAATGTTTTGAAATCGAGATTGACTCGCGGGCAGTGTCCTCATTAGAATTCGCTCTTGCGTTCCTCTGCTCGCCGAAAACGATTTACTCACCTGGGATGTTCCTCCCTCCAGCGTTCGGCCTCGACCAATCCAACCAAACTTCCCAACTGCAATTCTGCGCTGTTTCGTAGGGAGCGAATTACAGGATGTGTGGTGGTTTTAGTGCTGTCTAAGAACTCGATAAATTCACGAGTTTTGGACAGGATTTCAGCAGCAGCACCCTTGGGCAGTGGCTGCCGAAGCTGATACTGGTTACGGTTGTGGTTCTTCATTCTCGGGTTCTCGTTGGTCATTTCAATTCCTTCTTTGGACAACCTGTGGCCGTGTCACAGATCGGGCTGTGACCCACGAAGATGAACTTCATACGGCGAGTGAGTACGCGGTTACACTTGATGCACCTGAGTAGAGTCATACTATACCTTTCTAAAAAGTGGACCACCCTGAGCTGTATCTGTCCTGAAATACCGTTCAGCCCCGCAATTTACGCAAGTCTGATACGCATCATAGGGTTTTGGGTACGTCTGCGACCTCAACGTAAGGGGCCAACTCCAATTATGACTGCACCCAAACACTGCGTCAAACAGCGAGAATCTCTTCAGTTTAACGCCAACGGGCAGAACTAGGCTTTTGCGACTTACTGCTGCGGTTGACATAATTCCCTCGCTCACAATCTACGGGAGGAAGAGGAGAGGCAGCTACATTCGTTGCGCCATCAAAGATAGAAGAGCGAGTTGTCGCTGTTCCCATCCGATGTTACCCGGACGACTTACATCCATAGAATTCAAGCAGTCCTGTACCTTTTGTTGGGCTGTGGATAGTTTTATTTCGTATGCTCGAAGTTGAGCTGCATAACCATTGATTTCCGCCGTAACTGCGGCAATGCGCTCGCGAGCCCATGTAACCTGATTAAGTGCTTTTACTAATTCCTTTACTTCTTCTGGATTGGGTTTTCCGCTCATTACTCATCTTCCTTCTTGAATGTCTCATCTGCAGCTTTTACTTTCAATAACTTCCAAATTATGGGTGCAGGATCCTTACCATCCAGCATAGCGAAGAGAATTGGGCAAAGATTGGGCGTCTTTTGGAAGTACAGTGCTATATCCTTGCGCGTTCCCTCTGGCTTAATGTAGAAAACCGCCGCTGATTGAAGTTCCATTATTATATACTGACCACGAAGCTGAGCCACCCAAGAACCGAACCACTTAATGAACTCCGATGGCATCGTAGGATCGTCGAGAATAAGATCAACAGCTTCACCCTGCCCTGCAGCCAGCATCTCCCAAATAGCCTTCGGGTTCAGCCCGGTCAAAATGCGATGGAGGCGGCAGTACTCGAGAAATTTGACTTTAATTTTTAGAGGAGGAGCATTATCGCCTTTGTCGTAAGTGAGGACATAGCCCTCTTCGTTCAAGTTGTTCTCAGCTGCGCATTCCGTCAACGTTTTATTAAATTTTTTAACGACTGGGATATCACAATCTTTGCCAATCTGCTCCAGCACCGAACGATCAACCTCATGACCCGTCTCAGTATCCACGCATCCCGTGATAATCAAACCTTCGTAGTCATAATCGACGACTATGCGGTTTTCCTTGTAAATTATCTCATATAGGATCGTGTGATCATTTCCCACCGTTGCGTAGTGTAGCAGATTACCGATAAACTGACGGTTACGAATCCAGTTATTCGCCCATTTTGCCTGCTCCGACATAAAAGAGCCGCGAGAGGCAACCCACAATTTATCATCCCAGAAATACTGAATGCCCATAGAACCATCCAGTTTTTCTGTAACAAGTGGAATTGTCTTTGGCAAATTAGCTTCCAGTGTCTCATCAACACCTGAAGTGTTCAGGTTGTGAAATTTATTGAATCCCCTCGCGATTACTTCATCATCGGCAACAATGAGACCACGAGTTACATTGGTGACATTATCCCAAATGCGACCAAATTGGGCCACTTCTGTGTAGTTGTAAATCCGAAGATTAGGATAAAGCGGGTGGGTGGCAAAGCGGACGACACCTTCGGCGATGTGCTTCTGGAGCAAGTCAACGTCAAGGATGTCACAAAGTTTTGTCATTTCTGATCTTGTTCTTCTCGCAAGGTACGACTAGCGTTAATCTCGCAAGCATTAGCTGCAGTTTCTTCAGACCGAGCTGTATTTGTTAAGATTTCTGCATATTGTCGATAATCTCCAGCCAATCTCCTATGGCTCTCAGCGGCTTGTTTCCATTCAGCTGCGGTCATAAATTCATCCTCTGAAACAAACGATCTGACGTCACAAAGTTTTTGTCACGCTAGTCTGCAAGAATTACCGGGCTCCCAAACGGCGCTACGCCGCAAAGTGGTAGAACAAACTTCACGATGCAATTCAGAAATTCGACGCTGGATATTCTCAGAATCAGGATTCCCTGTGAGATCAACGGCGATTCCGATTCCGCTCCTAATAAACGGTTCGGCTTCTTCGAAGGTCTTTACAACAGGAAACTCATTCATAAATACCAATGCTGTAACCAACGGTCGACACGATACGCCGCCCGATCAATGAGTGAATGAGTCTTCCAGTGAGCAGGGAATGCCCCAACATGCCCGAACCACCTGCATATTGGGCACCCCTGCTCAACAGTTCCTCGAAAACTGTCTCGCGGACCACCGCTCGGCATGCCGATTGTCTGAATCATTTAAATAGTCTCCTTAAAAATCGGCTAAGTCACGACCACGCGCCCACTGGACCTTGAGACCCCGACGCTCCCAAAGGCGACACACCACCGGGCGGTCGTCCACAACATATTCGATCTTCTCGATCGGGAAGAGTTCAAGGATCAAATCCAACATGTCACCCTTGACTTCCGTATCGTGACGGTTATCCTTGGTCAACCGATTGAGCATCAAATCGAACTTAACGCCGTGCATCTCCATCCAATCACAAGTGTCGTCACCCGACTTTTCCTTGCGGCCCGAGAAGATGAAAAGGTTTTTGGTCTCATAGTCCTTTCGAGCCTGAGCAACAATCGCCGGGTATGGATTGTCGTGGATTACCCGACTCTCGTCATAGGGATTGCGCACACCTTCGTGGTTCGCCAACGTTCCGTCTACATCATAGATAACGATGGGAGCTTCGGGCAGACGGAGAGTGAAGCCGCCGTTATGCAGCATCTCTCGCATCATCGCTGGCTTCGTCAACACTGGTTTGCTCAACGGCTTTCCCGCGTCCTCAACCTCGACGCGATTCTTATTCAAGTCCTTGTACTGCTTCAGGATTACATCTTTTCCGACACATTCCCCAGATTGATGCCGGGCCAGATCACGCTTAACACACTCATCGAATGACACGGTCATTTCAACGATGCATAGCTTGCACTCCACCTCTTTGGCGAGTTCCTCAAAGCTGTACCGCGTCTTGCGGATACAATTGGTGTCGTCAATGTAGACGTCTAGACCCTTATGTAGGGCGCGTTTTGCCATGTCCAACTCAACAGCTCGAACGTAGTTATCCTTATGAGCTTCCCAGGGCACATTGACATACAACATACGCCGCATGTCATCCCGATTGAGTCGGATTGCCCTACCCGCTGTCTTATTCAGGCGAGCTTTGCATTCCGTGGACTTTCCGGAGCCAGAGATGCCAACCATCACGAACAAAGTGGGGCGGTTCTCCCGACCTCGACTGTAATCGAAATAGTGTTCCTTGAACTCACCCATTGATTAGCTCCGCTCCACGCTCTGTCAGATAGAATTTCGTGGTCCCGATGTCAGGCGATGTGAATCCGGCTGCATACTGCGGGTTCTGACCGATGGCCGAATCAGGTTGTTTTTGAACAGCGTCCGAAATGTCGCATATCGGACCTTCTTTCCGTCTATTGCATAGTTCAGCTTGGCCCGAAGTCACCCAACGTGCGAAAGAAAATCTGGTCACGGCGGGGAGTCAGGAACTCGACAAGAGGAGACCCATTCAGCATCTCCAGCATAACTGCGCGTTGTGCTTTGGTCAATCTCATTTGAAAAGCCCTCGTAACCGTTGCCAATTCCCTCTTACGAATACCGTCGCTGCACTCAATGCGGGTAGGATGAATGCCCAATTTGCTGGGACAAAAACGCCGTGCACTGGGCAGAAAAAGAACTCCCAGATCGCATTCATTAGTAGCCCCGTCGTCCTTTACTTGTTTCTTCGGGTGGCAGCTTGTAATTTTTGTTCACTGGAGTCAGCATTTTAGCAACCTCCGGTTTTAACTGCCCCCACTTCAGAACAATCATTCGTTCTGGAAACTGCAGTGTCCCTCGTTTATCGTTCAAATGTGCACCATAGATTTTCGGGTCCCAATGCTGTTTAGAATAGACCATGGGTGCCCAGTCATCATCTACTCCCCAGACACTGATGCTCCAAAGGTCGATATCATTGTGGTCTTTCCCCCGGTACTTAATATCAACAACTTTACCCACACGGATGCCCGCACATCGGCCTAAAGCATGACCGTAAGCAACTGGATCACCAACCCTGATAGGCATACCCAGTTTATCAATAGGTTCTGGCGGCATCAATTTCATACCTGTTTTCCAGTTCCAAATAAATCTTTGGCTCGGCGAGTTCGTTCTTTTTCCCACTCACGAAGCGTTGCTTTACGCATCTGCTTAGTTAAGCGGTCAAAGAACATGATCCCATTCAGATGGTCATTCTCATGCTGGACAATTCGCGCTGGAAGCATTTCCAATTCAATCCGTTTCTCATTCCCGATTTCGTTCTGGTAACGGACGATTGCATTTTTGGGACGTTTGACTTGGTTGTGGACACCGGGAACAGACAGGCAACCTTCGTTATAGAGCCAGTCGTCGCCTTCGGGTATCACGATTGGATTGTAGAGAACGATTGCCTCTCGTTTATCTATATCCGGATATTTCATTGCAAATGCTCGTTTGAGAATACCGACTTGTGGTGCAGCCAGTCCAATTCCTGTGGACGTTGATAACATTTTTTCAATGAGCAATACACTAAACCGCACAAGGTCTGTACCAAACTCGCCTGGTTCGAAAGGTGCGCAATTTGCGGAAAGAATCGGGTCGGGATCCTCTTCGTAATAGCGCATATTCAACGTGCCGGTTTCCAAGGTAATACGAAGAGCGTCGTTCACTTTTGTCTTGATCATGCTTTATTCTACGGCGCAAAGTGAAAAATTAGGTTACAGCCTTTACTGCTCGATCGTATTTGGCCACGAGTGTAGGTGAATCTAGGTGTTGCTGGAATAAAGCCAAAAACCGACGGCGGCGTCTGCATCTTCACGAGTGAAACCTTCAACCATGATTAGATAATTAGCCGTGTCAAGGGGAGTCATTCCACGATCAATCACGAGTAGAGTGATCGTGTTTTGGATGCGATCCTCGAGTTTTGGATCGTGGATCATCATGTACATATGTGGTTCTCCTAGTTAAAATTCAATGTGCATCGGAAACCATTCTGCGTTCTGGGAACACAAAACTGATTCCTTTGTTTACCCTACGAGCATATCGAACGGTTGTCCAAGTACCGCTCCTCACTAGCTCTTTGTCAGTATGCGGAGCAGCAATCACATGATCTGCAATGTCTACAATATCATAGTCCCGCTTAATAAACTCCTTAGCAGAAAGAGTGATTTCATTATGAGGGTTAAATGCTCGGAAGGTTGTGTCTTCGGGTTTCTTTGCTGGGTAGCCGGGATGGGCTACAATTTTACAGCCCTCTTCATAAGCAATGGTGGCAGCCTCGTCATCGCTTCCTATGCAATCCCCATGGTGGAACTCAATGAAGGAATCACCCTGTTGAATCTCAGACCTAACAATTCCTCGAATTAGTGAACGAAACCCATCCTTCTGATCGGCGTTCATCCCCCGGCTGCTTCCGGTAAAACCGATGATTTTCATACTGCTCAATACTAAATGGAATGCCCTTCGGTTCAATGGTCAGAAATCGGGATCACGCTTCCTTGTTTGTGCCATTTTCCAACCGTGATTGTCTGGGTGACACCTTAAACAAACATACTCCCAACCTTCAAAACAAGGACAGTTAAACATTCTGAACTCATTGCAATTCCTCTAATGTGATTTCAACGTGACTGATTGTACTCATCGTGTCGTCGTAGCCATATCCACTGATAAAACAGTGGGCCACTTCTGCAACACGATAGCGAATCCCTGCGTGCCCGTCGATCTCGTACCCGCGTGCAAAAATGACAATTTCATCCTTACGTGGAACCTCTTGCGCCACACCATCGAAGAGCTCAACAAAACTGTGGTCAGGATTCTTTCGGAAAAATGTGATTTGGGAAGCCATCAGATTTTTGCCCTCGCATCCACTTTTTTATGCTGTTTCCACCAGATTGAAACTCTACGAGGCAGTTTGACTTTTTCTTTTTCGCACCGTTTACAAAGTGAACAAAGAAGCTGAGTCAACTCAGTCACCAAATCCTGAGTGAGCATCAATCTGTCGCCTTCAATGCTTCCTGAGTAAGTACACGGCATCTTTAAACCTTTGCGAGAATCTCTTTGGGATTGGCAACCTTATCTCGAGTAGTGACTAGCGGGATTGATGCCTGTTCCTTAGAAGGGGGCGTAGCTGTCTTCACACGACCCTCGCGCTCAGCAACGTACCAGAGTGTGCAAGCTCTGCATACAGAACAAGTTGCGAAGTCGCTCTTCTCGTTGTAGACGGTGTCGTTATCACAGTTACTGCAATGAATCTGAAACACAGTGGTTCGCTTTACGAAATTCTCTGCCATAAAATCTCCTTACCTTCGTTTCAAACTACCGAAGGGATTCAAATTACAGTTATTGTGGAGTCGTAGCCCGAATGCAGTAGCCGGTGTTCGTGAACTACTGGTTGGGCCACCGACGCTGATATTCATTTAGAAGAGCCTTGACGACTTTAAGGCGTCGTTTTCTTAATTTCCAGCCTTTCTTAGCAGCGTCAGATCGACGTTTTTGTAGCGTTCGCGCACTTCTACATCAAACGGGTGCATACTTTGAATGAATTCAGTGCCACAAGTAGGGCACTTGTCCTTCTTAGTTCTCATTTAATACTCTTTTTCTTAGATTTTGATTTTTGGGGAGGTACGTATTCCCGAAAAACATTGTCCTGCCCCAAAGCAACCCGAATGGCTGTTTGATATGCTCGCCGTGCTGTCGTCAACGGGAGTTCTTCGAAAAGAGTTTTCTCAAAAGTAGCAACTCCATTTTTATTGATTAAAGCAAGCTGCTTCTTGATCTGGGGAAGAATTGTGTTGTACTCATCATACGGGCATAATGTCATAGCGAGCAATGCGTCCGTCACGGTGCTGAGAACAGCTTCTTGTGGTTTCATTCAGTTAATTATACGAGCGGATAATGAAAATCAGCTATCGAAAGATAGTTAGACACTCGCCCAACCACAAGCGGGTGTCAAATTACTTGAGCCGAAGGACTGCGCAATGGCACCATTTAGCGGCTGGCAATCCAATACAACCATTCAATCTGCGCTCTGGATTTTCAAGCCTGACCCTGCTGTTGATCCTCTTGGCCGAGAAATTTTTGTAGAGACAAATGGTGTACAATGGTATGAATCGAATCAACAAGTTATCGTATCTTCCAATATTACCAATGTTGTTCTCAACAATAATAGTTTGGTTCTTTCGTGTAGCCCAGGTGCAGCTAAACTAAACCAATTGGTTATTTTCACCAATTTCACCAATGCAAACTTCCTCAATGGTCAAATTGGTCGCGTAACTGGAATATCCCCAACTGCCCTCACTTTTAATTTCATCGCTTCAAACTATGCCTCTGCGTTAGAAAGTGCAGGAGCAACTGTTTTGGATGCAAGTTCCCGTTTTATTGAACTATACTACGCCTCATCTGGCGTCCCCTCAACACAAGCCCCTCGCAGACTTGATGGTCCTGTCGCAGCTCGATTCATATACGATCTAGAACAACTGTTCATTGGTGGAACGGCATCATCGGGTGTAGAATTCTCTGATGCAGAGATCCCATCGGGAGCTATTGATGGGACCAATACAATCTTTACTTTGGCACATGCACCAAGTCCAGCAGCCAGTCTAATCCTTACTGAAAATGGACAAGTGCTAACCGTCGGTGTAGACTACGCTATTTCTGGCAACATCGTAACATTCATAAATCCTCCAGCGGTTGGATATGAAATAGTCGCGTGGTATAGATACGGGGGAGGGAGTGTAACTGCTGGTGTTGAGTTTTCAGATGGAGAAACACCATCAGGTACAATTGACGGGTCCAACACAGTATTCAACCTGGTTCATACTCCAGTTCCAACAGCCAGTCTGATTCTTGTTGAAAATGGGCAAGTCTTAGCTGTTGGCGTCGATTACACTATTTCCAGTGACATCATCACGTTTGTGAATCCTCCGGAAGCAGGATCTGAAATAATCGCATGGTACAGATATGAGTAACACCATTCAAAATCCAATCCAAGATGCACTGGAACTTTCGGTCATTGTCAATCGTCGTGACAAAGTTGGCCAAGTTCCCTGGACGGAGTGGCGAGCTGGCGCAACCTACAGTTGCTCTGCAAATCCCTACAGCCTTGTCATGACAGGTGCGGCAGGAACGATTGATCCTTGCTTACTGCCTGCTATCCCCTCTAGTCTGATCGAAGTTAATGGCACCCCGGTTACAGATCAAAGTACCTTGAACTTTATCCCGGGCACAGGAATTGTTATCACGTTTGGCCCGAATGGTGAAGTCACTTTCACCAACACTGGGGCATCTTCAACTTCTTTTGCGGACATTACAAGTGGCACAAATCTCACGTCAACCATGACCGTGAGTACAGGGGCTGTGCTAACCTATACTCTGGAAGGTGTTGTTAATGCCAACGAGGTTGGGACAATCGACATCGCGGGCAATTTACCAACTCATCCAGGAGAAATTCTAATCTCTCAACCGGGTAATACGAGTGCAGTTTGGGCTGACCCGCTGGTACAGGGATTGTATGCTGCTGGGAGCGCCATAAATTTTCCTCCAACTTATACCCCACCTACTACGATTCAACCAGTCTTAATGGGTGCCGAAGATGCGAATAAGGAATTGCAGAATCTGGTCCTGACCCCTTATGGTAGCCCAGCTGAGAATGCACTCAATGTATACGTTGTAAATCCAACTGAAGCTCAAGTGGTATTCCCTAGTAGTGTTCCAGTCACCCAAAGCACATCCCCCTGGGTAGTGCAGGACCCCGCTGCCGAAAGCTCTCTAGCAGCGATTGAATTAACTTTAGCCCCACTCACTTTCACTGATTATTCAGCAACGGAAGCTCTCAATGTTTACGTTGTTAACCCCGGCACTCCTACCTCTAATGCAGCCCCCTATTCTGTCAATACAGGGAACCTAATTGTCAGTGTTCCCACAACTCTAACCCCACTTCTCTCGATACGACCTAAGTCAGGAGCTGGATCAATCGTTTTTACGCTTACAGGGCTGGATATCACAGCAATGCCAGCCATTTCCCAATGGACCCTTTACAAGAATGCGACCTTGGGTGGGGGGACAAACTGGGTAAATGTGTCGGGTACCAATGCTCAAATGGACGTTGATTCCACTACAATTACTGGCGGTGTAGCCATAGATTCAGGTTACACGACTTTGGGAACTCGTGCTAACACTTACGAAATTCTTTTTGGATTTTCAGGGTCTCCTGCCGTTGGAGATATTTTAACGATTGCAATTGATGGAGATGTTAACGGAAACTCTACACATGCTGCTGCTGCTTTACGATGGACTGAACGATAAAATCACTTCCTGTTTAATAGATAGAGAAGATCTGCCAATAGTTTAGGAGAGAAAACATGCCTAATTTATACACTGGCATCACAGTATTTGGGCTAAACGATATCGCGGGTAATGCAGTTCTGGGAGTTCCTGGAGCTGCCGCTCCTGCAGCTGCGATTCAGGATGGTGCAGTTTATAGCACCACAGCACCCTCTCCAGCTAACGGACAGTTAGTTGCTGCCCAATCCGATCAATCGGGAAACTCGCTTGCCTTTCCTGGAATTCAGTTCAAAACGGGTGCTGCATGGAATAGCGGCACAGGTTCTAACACACTTCAATACGCTACAGGCACCGCAACCATTGGTGCTTTTGCAGGCGCTCCAGCTTATTTAATAGCACTCGACCAGACTACAACCATCACTCAAGGTGCAGTGACTTTTCAGGGGACCTATGATGGCACCAACTGGATAACAATTCCAACTGCGCAAGTTTTAAACCCTGCAACTTTTGCGCAGTTAACAAACCCTTACACATTCGTACCGAGCACGAATGTTCCGTTCCTCATCCTGTCTCAGGGTTTTATTGCAATCCGTGCTGAATTGTCTACTGTAATTTTGGGGTCAGGATCTGTTACACCAAACTGGGCGACATTAGCATATGAACCAAGCATCACTACTAGTGCGGGCTCTACAGTATCTGGCACTCTCTCGAATAACAATGCAGTCCCGTCCAATAACAACCTCGGGGTACTACCCGCAATTGCTGAAACGGCATATACAACCGCCACCTACACAACAGGCGACATGGTACTGCCTGTTACTGACCTACACGGGGCTCTCAATACTGATGTGCAAGCTGTTGGAGGCACTGCTGTTGTTACAGCCGCATCCGGCGTACAAATGGTGGGAATTGAAGGCCACGGGGCGGCCACATTAGATTCCACAGTTGGATCTGGCACAGCCCCAACAAATGCGTTGGCAGTAAGTGGCATCTACAGCACGACAGAACCTGCTCCAACAGCCACGCAAGCTACGGCAGTGCAGCAGGATCAATCAGCCAACCTGTTAAACTTTCCTGGCGTGCAGTTTAAGACAGGAACAGTCTGGGCTGGCGGTAGCACCCCAGGTGGAACGTTCCAATATCCAACTGGAACAACAACACAAGGTCAACTGTCGGGTGCCCCGGCTTATCTAGTAGCTCTTGATCAAACAACTACTATCACTGCTGGTGCCGTAACATTCCAGGGAACTTATGACAACGTAAACTGGACGACGATTCCTGTTGCTCAGGTGCTTAATCCAAACACTTATGCACCGTTGACGAATCCTTATACTCTGCAGGCCAGCACGAATATTGCATTCCTCATTTTGGCTCAAGGTTACGTCGGTATTCGCACTGATGTCTCTACCACATTCACAGGATCTGGATCTGTAACGCCATACTGGGCGTCGTTAGCCACAGAACCGACCAACTTACCTTTATCAGGCACAACAATAGTTGATGGTACTCTAACTAACAACAATGCAGCGCCCACAGCTTCGTTGATTGGAGTTTTGCCTGCAATCGCTGAAACTGCGTATACCACGGTCACCTACACCACTGGTGATCTAGTTCTTCCAGTCACAGATCTACACGGTGCTCTCAACGAGGATCTCCAAGCTGTTGCTGGAGTTCAGTTGGGTGCAACAGGCGTTACGGCCTTTGGTTCAGCTCCCGCCGCAGTCAACGTAGTGGGTGTAAACGCTTCTATTTTCCAAGGAACTGCGGCAATCAGCGCAGCTAATCCGCTGTTTACTGAAATTAGCGACGGCACAAACGCCATGGGTGCCATGGCAAACTTTGGTACGGGGCCGGGTGCTGTTAAAGCAGTCAACGCAAACGTCTCGCTCTTTAGTGGTACAACAGCCTTAACGAATACTGGCGGCGCACTTAACGTTGAAATCGCAGGTTCGTCAGGAAATACTACAGTTGTGGGCAACCTGACTAACAACAACGCAGCCCCAACGACAACTAATATTGGCTCGTTAGACTATATTGCTACAGCTTCTGCTGAAGCTTACACGCAGGGTGATCAAGTTCTAGCAACCACTTCTCTGGGTGGTGCAGTCCGTATGGTACCAGTTGATGAAGCAAATGCTTCATCTCTGTCATATTACAGTTTCGATAACGCCGCTACGCAGGTCGCAGTAGGTACAACTCTAATTCCTTTGCTTTCTATCGAGACAAACTCATCTTCAATTATCTTCTTGCTACGCGGCATCAACGTCGGCAGCAATGGTACTATCGCGTTGGTTCGTGTAGTAAAGAACGGAACTCTGACGGGCGCGACCTTTACTGGAACAGAAGGCAATATGAAAACCGATATAGTTGCATCTGCTATCACTGCCGGGACTGTGGTCTTTTCTGGATACGTGGGGACGGTTAACATTCAACAAGCTCTTCTCCAAGCCATCGCAGCAGGCACGCCAGGAGATAAATTCTCCATTTGTGGACAATCCATTACAGGCACTGCTCAAATGCTTGCATCTATTCAGTGGTCCGAACAAAGCGCGGCGTTGTAGTCAGACATTTGTAGCTAAAGAAAGTCTTCTGTAAAGGAAGTTTTCATGGAATCACAGTTCCCAATTCAAGCTAGTTTATCAGTTGGTGAATCGAATGCTTCATTTGTTACGTGGAGTCAAGCCACTACTCTTAATACAGTGGCTTCACTTGTAAGCCAAGATTACTCGTACAATACACTGATTGTTACCCTCAAACAATCTAGTACAATCACTCAGGGCACAGTCACATTTCAGGGCTCTTTAGATGGTACAAATTGGTTCAATCTCGAAGGCATCACACCCGGCACTACAACCATAATCGGTCCTACCTATAATCTCCAGAACAATACTTACGCTGCTTTTGAATTCAACCTCACAGCTATCCCCTATTTCCAGGTTCTTCTGAGTACAGTTATTCTTGGAACCGGAACCGTCATAATCGGCTATGCTGCAGATTCGTTCGTCAATGCAAACAGTGTTGTGTACGGGACTGTGGGCATTACCGGGGCAACTTTTACAACTGCAGGAAGCCCTCCTGTATCATCGCTCAATGTTTTTGTTTCGGGACAAACTGTTTGGGGAACCGCTCCAGCCGTCACGGTTGATGTGCAAGCTGTTAATGCCGAATTATTCGCTGGGCAGACTGCGCTTTCCGCTACGGGCAGTGCCCTCAATGTCAGTGCTGTTGGTACTCTCACCAACAACAATGCAGCTCCGGGCGCTACTCTGATTGGCGTATTACCGGCAATTGCTGAAACTGCATATTCTACAGTGACCTACACAACTGGGGATATGGTTTTACCCGTTACCGATCTGCACGGTGCACTTAACTCTGATTTGCAAGCCTGGGCAGGAACTGCTCTGGGTGCAGCCGTAAATTTTGGCACGACACCGGGTGCAGTAATTGCAGGTACTGTTAATGCTTCCATGTTCTCAGGCACTACGGCTCTTGGTACGCCTAACACTTTTGGTACCACTGCCCCAACTGGCAATGCCCTTGGTGTTAATGCCTCGTTGTTCATGGGGACGACACTAGCCCGTACAAATCAAACCACAACCGCTACAGGCGTGGTGGATGTGAACGTTGTTGGGAACTTGGGCGTAACCAACGCCAAAACCAATGGCGTATTCACTGCAATCTGCGACCAGACCAACGTCATCACGGCTGCAATTTCCGCCCTAGGAACTGCACCCACAGGCACGGAAGTTATGGCGGTTAACGCTGTCAATATACCCAATGCTTCATTGGGTGCGGCAACCAGTCTTGTCAGTTCTCACTCTGGCATTGGTGTAGCGAACGTCAAAGGGACTGCTGGAAACTTATATGGATTCAACGTCTTCTTTACAGCTACATCCACTACAACAACCCAGCTGTTTTTACAGTTCTGGAACACAACCAACACGACATTGGCAAACTGGATAATGTCTTTTGCGGTTTACACGGGTCCTGCAGGAGTTACTGGTTATGGTACAGGATTTTGTATCCCGCCAGGTGCCATTGCTTTGGCAAACTTCTCCAATGGTATCACGATCTCTCTATCGACAACATATTCTTCCACGACTACGACTACGACTGGAACTTTGCAAGGCACAGTATTCTATCTGTAAATGAGTTTCGACGGCATAGCAATTGGAATAGCAACTTCTGGGCGCAAAGTAGACATACGCTGGGCTATGAGCCTGCCTGGCTTAGGGCCGCCTGTTGGCATGTCTGTTGCGTGGATGGTCAGAGGTAATCCCGATATAGAACGTAGAAATCGACTAGAGAAGCACGCAGATAGGGCCAAGAATCGGGAGATTATAGCGGAGAAAGTCGTGGATATAGGAGCCGAGTACCTGTTCTTTCTGGACGACGATACTATCTGCCCCAACTTCACTTTGACTCATCTGCATACAGAAATAGAAAAAGACCCTTCTATTATGATATGCGGGGGTATCTACTGCACTAAGTCCGATCCTCCTCAGCCCATAGTGTTTAAGAAACTCGGTGGTGGACCATACTACAAATGGAAAGTGGGAGATATATTCGAGTGCGCTGGCTTGGGAACAGGTGCCATGCTTATCAAAACAGAAGTTTTTAAACACCTCTCTAAACCTTGGTTTTTTGAACCTCGAGAGAATCCCGTAGACAAAATTATAGACTTAGGGGATGGCGAACCAAGTGTCTGTGCTCATGAGGGTGGGACAGACGATCTGTATTTTTGCGACAAGGTTACGAAAGCAGGATTCAAAATCATGGCTCACGGGGGTGTACTCCCTGTGCATTTAGACCAAGATGGCAAGATGTATACACTACCATTGGATTCCTATCCGTGCAAAGGCATGGGATTAAAAGAGTTGTATAAACCCAACCCAACCATCAAATCAAAAAGTCGCCGTATTTCAGGAAGAAAATGAGGATGTCCTTTCAGGAAATATTCGAATTAGTAAAACCCCGATTGCAGATGGACGTCAATCGTGCCCGATCTCTATATAGCAATGCGGGAGATGCAGCTTCCCTCCAAGGCGAATTTTGGGAATGTGGAGTATTTCGGGGCGGGAGTGCTAGAATCCTGGCAGAAGTTTTACGATATCGCCCACGCCATCTCCGATTGTTTGACACCTTTTCGGGATTTCCTAACATAAACTCAGAAGATGGTACCTATCCAAAGAAAGGTATGTTTACCGCTACCTCTGTCGAGGATGTTCGAGGTTTTGTAAATGCTGATTTTGCGATTTTACACCCAGGTACGATACCCGATACCTTCGCTGGCTTAGAAGATTCCCGTATCGCATTCGCTCACATTGACGTAGACTTGTATGAACCCACTAAGGCGGCGTTAGAATTCGTACTCCCCCGTATGGTAGAGGGTGGTGTTGTTATTGTAGATGATTTCGCTGATTCTCATTGGCCGGGTGCCGCAAAAGCAGTTGTAGAAATAGCGGTGGATCGATTTCACAAAGAACTCAAATTTTATAATTTCGGAAAGCATGATCGTCACGTTGCTATCTTATGATGCCTCTAGTTTCGGCTTTAATGCCAACCTTCAACAGACGAGCGTTCATCCCTCGTGCCATCAAGTGTTTTCAAAAACAAGACTACCCCAATCTTGAACTCATAGTGTTAGATGATGGCCCAGATCCTATCAAAGACCTGCTTCCCGATGATCCCAGAATAAAGTATTTCCGAGATCTCCCTCAGAAAAATCATGGGCAGAAAATGAATATCTGTTGCGAGTATGCTTCAGGAGAATATTGTATAGTCCATGATGATGATGATGTGTATCCCACTCATAGAATTTCGCACCAGATTCAACCAATGATAGATAGCCCTGCACTGATGTTAACAGGTACCAGTACGTTGTATTTTGTGAAAGAAGACTTTCATCAAGCCTGGCATTATACTTCGCCGCCCCGCGTGAACTGGTTAGCCTCTATTGCCTTTCGTAAAAAACTCTGGGAAAATCATAAATTTGAACCTTCGGCAGCGGGTTCAGACTATAAACTCCAGCTCAAATTGCCACCTTCTGCAAAATTGGATATCAAAGATCCAACCTTGGTGGTCGCGGCTGTGCACCCCGCTAATGCTTGCAAGAAGACTTTAGGACCTCTCGAGTATAGACCTGTGACATGGGAAACGGTGAGAGGATTGCTGGAATGAATAAAACTGCTTTAATCTTCATTTGCACTGGACGAGACTACCATAAATTTATTCAACCTGCCATCACTTCGGCACGATTCCTTCCTTCCGACATCTTGCTATTTACAGATAGTCCCCAGCGATTTGGGGTCACCAAACAAGTGCAAATTCCTCACGTAGGCTGGCCTCATGTTACATTGATGCGCTATCATACCATGCTCAATCAACGAGAATGGCTGTCCCAGTATGAATACATCTTCTACATGGACATCTGTATGAACATGACTGCTCCAATAGGAACAGAAATTCTCTCCGACGGCATTACTGCTTGTATTCACGCCTCATTCATTATGAGCGGCGGCCAATACTGCACCCCGGAAGAAGACCCTCGTTCTACCGCTTACCTTAGCAAAAAGGATATTCGCAAGATGTACATCGGTGGTTTCCAAGGAGGAAAAACCCAAGCATTTCTGTCCATGGCAGAGATCATCAGTAAGCGGATTGATATAGACAATGCCAACGATTTCATTGCCACTTGGCATGATGAAAGTCATCTCAATCGATATTTGTACGAATTCCCGCCAACTGTGGAACTGGGGCTAGATTACAACACATGGTCTAGAACTCCAGCCACAAAAATATGGCGGGTCCCAAAAGGCACTCCCAATCGTCCGGCTATAAATGGGAAACAGCCGTACGAGCAGAGGAATCTCCCATCATGAAAGTTCTGGTTGCTATAAAAGCTTGTCATCGCTATGTTCCCATGACAGGAAAAGGCTGGGATTGGACCAATCAAGAAAAGCATCGCTCTAACAATGTTGACGAGCAGATTAAGGCATGCCGTGATACTTGGGTAAAAGACTTTACAGCATACCTCAATACTGATGTTAGATTTTTCTATGGACAAGGGGCCAATCGTGCCTTATTATCCGATGAAGTAGTTTTGGATTGCTGCGATGATTACAAAAGTTTACCCTATAAAACTAAAGCCATTTGTGCTTGGGCAGTGAAACAGGGCTATGACCATATCTTCATGACTGATGATGATACATACATCTGGGTAGATCGTTTAATGGGTAGCGGTTTCGAAGCACACGATTATATCGGAGCCATTAGTTACCTGGGCAAATATCCTTATGCAACCGGACTGGGATACTGGGTGAGTAGAAGGTCTGCCGATCTGATTGCTAATGGAAGGATAACAAACACTTTAGAAGATCATTGGGTAGGCGAAGTCCTACACAAAAGTGGCATTGCTCATAAATACGATGATAGGTATCGTAGCATAGGAGCAAAATTTCTAAAGATAGGGGATTTATTCAAGCCGGGGATTCAAACTTCTAATATCGCCATTCACCCCTGCACCTCAGAAATGATGCACGCCTGTTATGATACAGTTCCCGACACTAAAAAACAAACAGCTCTCATCATTATTGCGACGGGTGAAACTTACCGCAGAAACGCCAGGCAGCTTATTGATTCAGCAAAGCAATTTTTTGTACCCCATGACGTGATTATTTTTACCGATGATCCAACGGGGTTTACCGACTGCATCGTCGTAGAGCATGTGCATCTTGGATTCCCGCGAGCAACACTTATGCGCTATCATGCCATTTGGGGCGCACGCGAGATTCTTTCCAAATATGATCAGTTGTTCTATTCGGATGCAGACATGCTGTTTGTTGCCCCGGTGACGGCAGATGAGATTTTTTCGGGTGGCATCACAGCTACAGAACATCCGGGCTACGTGGGCGTTCCTGGAACTCCCGAAACCAACCCTCGGTCTACAGCTTGCTGCCCAACTGGGGAAACTTATTTCTGTGGTGGATTCAATGGTGGCGCAAGTTCAGCGTTTTTACAGATGGCGGAAACAATCAAAGAGGCAGTTAATACAGATGATGCCAACGGGATTCTTGCTATTTGGCACGATGAAAGTCACCTTCAGAGGTATCTTTACGACCACCCGCCAGCTAAAATCTTAGACCCCTCTTTTTGTTACCCACAGAGTGAGTATCAGACCGCTGGGCGTTACGCGGAAAAGTGGAAGAGAGCGGGCCGTGTAAGCATAGTACCCAAGTTGCTGGCACTTGACAAGGAATCTAGATGATCGTTCAACTTTGCGGCGGCGTGGGCAATCAACTCTTCCAGTATGCTTTTGGACGTTCAGTGTCTTTGGCTAGAAATGAAGATGTTTTCTTTGAAAAATACAATTTAGGTGACAGGCATCTTCGTGCTTATTCACTTGATGCATTCAACGTAAATGTTTTGTTTGCAAATGGAACAGGTCTGTCAGAATATCGGGAACCTTCGTTTTGTTATGATAGCGGTGTGTATACAGCTCCTCATGATAGTCGCTTCATCGGTTATTGGCAGACTGAGAAATACTTCAACACTGATATTGTTCGTAAAGAAGTGACACTGCGAAATCCTGCGAGTGGCCAAACGAATCAAATTATGGACGCAATCTTGAGAACAGAAAACAGCACATTTCTACACGTTAGACGTGGAGATTACACAAGTGGGAGCACGAATGCATTTCATGGTATGCCGACAATAGACTACTACACCAAGGCCATGAACGTCATTCGAGGACAGCGAGAAGGCGTTAAGTTTTTTGTCTTTTCAGACGAACCGCATTGGTGCCGGGAAAATTTCCCTACGGATTGCATTGTGGTTGACCACAACAGTAATGCCCCCCACGAGGATCTTTATCTAATGAGTGGCTGCCAGCATGCGATACTGGCTAATTCTAGTTTCAGCTGGTGGGGAGCTTGGTTAGGGGATCAACAAACAAATCGTATTGTAATCGCCCCAAAACGGTGGTTTGCGGCGAACATAGACACAAAAGATTTGATTCCAGAAAGATGGGTGAAATTGTGAGTCGGATCATAGTTTCAGTGGGAGGTGGGCGTAAGCATAATCCCGGTTGTGACGATGACGGGGCGGATTTTGATGCTATGCAACATCGTCTGGATTTCTTTTTTCACATGTGGGGGGAACAAACTCTGCAATGGACTGGCTATAATCTTCCACCAGGAAGCCCCCAACCGAAAGACAGCCCTTATGCTTTTAAACTCTACGCCATAGATGAAGCGCATAAACGGGGTTGCGATACTGTTATTTGGGCTGATTCATCTATCATACCCATACGTCAATTAATTCCTCTATGGGAGTATATTGAGCAGCGCGGTTATTGGTTTTCAGATAATATGTCCAACAACAACGGAGAATGGACATGCGATTCAGCTCTCCCGATTCTTGGTCTGACAAGAGAAGAATCATTTCATGTTCCACAGTGTTCGACCAACGCTTTTGGATTGTGTTTTAAACACGATATCGCCCAAAAATTTTTCCATCAATGGCAAGAATTGGAAAAGAAAGGGGCATTCATAGGACCGAAGAATAACATAGACGGAGAAGCTAGCGATGATCCTAGAGTACTTGGCCATCGACAAGACCAAACCGCTGCTAGTGTGCTTTTGCATCGCTTAAATATGGAGATGACGAAAGCCCCGGACTTCATGGTCCAAGGCTGGTATGCCAACGAAAAAACCATTTTGGTGATTGAACGAAAGGACATATTATGCCTGAATGCATTCAATGCCTCTAGATGGTGGTTGGACAAGTTTGGGAATCAGGCCATTAAGGAAAAATCATGAACGAATTCAACATTGATACCTGCAAATGGATTATATGGGGCGCAAAGCGCCCCTACAACACGTATGGTCACATACACGAAGCCTTTTTGAAGACTCTTCAATTCTTAGGGAAAGAAGTTTACTGGCTAGAGAACGGGGATGATATTTCTCAGATTGATTTTGCAGGGTCTTGTTTCCTGACTATGAATTGCGCCTATCATGGTATACCTCAAAGACAAGATGGCTTTTACATCGTCCACAATCTAGATGATTCTTGCCGATCGCATTTTGAAGGACTGAACTCCCTTAGTTTTGGAGTACACTGCAGCTTAAACTCTTATGCTGATTCTGTAGTGGAGGTAGGACCAGAAATTTATTTTGATAAAGGGCATCGTTCGCTGGCATTTCGATGGGGAACAGATTTGTTGCCTCATGAAATTGCGATGAATAAACCTAAGCAAGTCTTCAACTCGAACAGTACTCTCATAAATTATATTGGTACAATAGACAGCAGCAACGAAGGAGCAATTTCCAATTTCCGTCGCGCTGCTGCTGAGAATGGTATTGGCTTTGAAGGATACGGCGGATACGGCGTAAATAAGCCGCCTGTCAGTCCAGAAGAAGGAGTACGTCTCATCAAAGAATCTTACATGGCTCCGGCCTTGCAAAGACTTGATCAAATAGAAAGAGGTTATGTTCCCTGTCGGTTGTTCAAGAACATCAGTTATGGCCAGTTTGGGATAACACATTCAAAGTATACTAACGATCTATTCGGTGGACGTTTAATCTACAACCCGGATACATACCAACTATTCTACGACGCCAAAGAACGACTTCAAGATATGAAGGTAGAGGAACTCCACAGCCTCATGGATGAAATAGCAGCAAAACACACGTATCTAAACAAGATTGATGGGATAGCAGCTGCTGTACGAGAACTAGAGAATTAGTTTAAACTATACTACAAGAACACCAAAGGAGAAAGAAAATGAGTGCATTGTTAGTACCCGGATTTAGCATTTGGACGGATTATACTCCAACAATAACAGCTCAAGAAGGCACGTTCACAGATACGTCTGCTGTAGCATCTTATTGTCAAATAGGACCTGTAGTTTTCTTCCAAGTTACACTCACTATCACAACGGTGGGAACAGGACAAGGTCCAATTTTTAGTCTTCCTATTGATGCTGTATTCCCTGTAGGCGGGGGTTACACATTTGCAGGAAGAGAAACAGTGGAAACGGGCGTGGCGTGGACAGCAACTGTTGATGCAACTGACGGTGCTGGAGTTGCACGTTGCCAGGATTATTCTAACTCTCCTACTGTAGCTGATGGTTACGTCATCGAATACAGTGGTTGCTATGGCGTTGCCTAATGTCCAGTCTTTGGTTGAAGGAACATAGGCATAATGTTACAAGTCAAAACGGTGAAGATGGCGTCATTGACGCCATCTTCAAAAAGATAGGCGCTGCAAATAAATGGTGTTGCGAGTTCGGAGCTTGGGATGGCAAAACAATTTCCAACACCTATGACCTCATCATGAACCAAGGATGGTCAGCCGTTCTCATAGAAGCAGAAGCTGAGCGATTTAAACAACTCCAAAACAATTTTCGGGAAATAAATCGGGCAGTTCTAATGCAAGAATTTGTACGTCCCAGCAATATTGAAGAAATCCTCAATAAAACCCCACTCCCTAAAGACTTAGACCTGCTGTCAATAGATGTGGACAACGATGACTATCTCATCTGGCAAACTCTGGAAAATTATCGCCCAAGAGTTGTAGTCATAGAGGTTAACACCTCATACGGGCCAGAAATGCGGAAAATTCCAGAACTAGGAAAACCAGCAGGAAGGGATGCGGCGGCTTCGTTTGCCTCTATGGTGGACTTGGCGAAACTAAAGGGTTATGAATTGGCCTGCCATATTGGCAATACCATATTTGTCCTTAAAGAATTAGGAGAACAACTTGGTGTTGATCCTGCCAATTGGAAAGACCTCTACACCGAAGATTCTGTTATCAATTGCGGGTACTAACAGATGATGATACTAGGTGGGAGAGGTATGCCTGAAAAGCATGCAATAATGGCTTCTGCATCTCCCGAGGCTAAACCAGTGAAGTTAGCAGTCTGCGTACCTGTAACCGAAGAAGATGCATCCCATAAAGACGTCGAACCTTCGGTATCTGCCTCCCTCTCCGTATAGCCCGAAAGAGCAAAAGTGCTATCCCCAGCATTAACGTCTACGAAAGCAACAAGTAAATCAGAAGGATTCAAACAACTTGAGGAAGAAACGCTTAACGTTGTTCCAGTAGTGTGCGCAGCAACACCAAAAGCATCTAGTGTGGGAACAGCTCCATAGACGTACCACTCTGCGATACTCATCTCGTAGTAAGTCGACTGATTCATGGTAACAGTCACTGTATTTGCTCCCGATGACGGGGCAATCGCCCACCACATCCAGGCCAAATTGGACGTAGTTACATCTGGATTGCTCTCAATTGGGCAATTTGGAATGAGATTCCAAGAACTGCTGAGAGTATCAGAAATTGAGGCGATGGGAAATGAACCTGCGGAAGCAGCTCCACCGCCCACTACAACGATCATTAAATTTCCTTTCACTACATCCGTGCCGTAAGCCACGGCCAATGACTCGCCAGGAACTTCGTTTCCCGTGGCTGATTGACGCCAGTTATAAGCAGTTCCTGTGAGTGGCGGATTGTAGATTCTTATTCCCATTGATCACCTTCCGTTTATATAATTGAGTATTGATAGCGAAGGAATTTCCCACACTAATGATTAAGCTCTTTACAGTTGCTCACAGGCGGCCCGATTTCATTGGGCTGCAATTTCAGTCCTTTCAGAAGCATCTTCAAGAGCCTTTTGAATTTGTTGTCTTCAACAACGCTGTCTTTGATATTGACAAGAACAATTACGAGAAGATCAAAACTGTCTGCTCTAAAATCGGGATTCAAGCTATTGATATCGTAAGAACCTCTGCAATAGAAGACCCATGCCAAGTTCAAGAGAGTGTCTTCCCTTCTTTGTTTTTGCCAAACGGCACTTACAGCAACGCAAACATAGCCTGCGCCTACCCCCTCTGTTGGGCGTGGAAAACCCATATATGCTGGGAAAAGACACCTATTTGTTTTCTGGAATCTGACATGTTTTTAATGGCGCCGATCAAACTCTCTGATTTTCTGCAAGGATACGATATTGGATTTCATCCCATGCAGTATAGACTGGGCGACAGAATTTCTGATATAAACATGCACAGTGGCATGATACTAACTAACCCGTCTCTATTGCCTAGCCCCGAAACTATGGATTGGTATTGTGGTACAGCTAAGGGCATCCCGGTGGATGTTGGAGGGCAGACTTACAAATATCTGCAAGCTCATCCCGGACTAAGGCAACTCCATATTGGGGCCACACCCACAGTTGATGAAGCAGATTTCACAGGTATAGACTATGAATGGTACTCGATTTCTGGAAATCCCATTGTGTTACACTACCGTGCAGGTTCCAACTGGAATCAAAAATCTGCAGAGTACCATGAAAAGAAGACCAAATGGCTGCAGGAGAAACTAGCATGAAAATTCTTGTAGCAGGAGGAGCTGGGTATGTGGGATCACGTTTAGTGCCCGCCTTATTAGAACATGGACACAGCGTAGATGTAGTGGATCTTTTATGGTTTGGTAATCATCTGCCTGGTGGTATCGGGTTGTACAACAGAGATGTTTTTGATTTAACAGAAAGTGATTTAGAACCCTATGAACGAGTTGTTTTCATAGCTGGAATGTCCAGTGTCCCTACCTGTGAACTCTCTCCGGGAAAGAATTTCATTCTCAATACATCGGCACCCGCGTACTTAGCATACATTGCAAAACAGGCTCACGTCAAACGATTCGTTTATGCCAGCACATGTTCTATCTATGAATATCTGACGGATAGGATATGTGTAGAGGAAGATCCACCAATCTGTAAACATCCTTACGGGATTTCTAAGATGCTAGGGGAACAGGCAGTTTTACATTTGCAGGATGAGAATTTCTCTGTTATTACCCTGCGTAAAGGCACGGTTTGTGGGTACAGTCCAAGGATGCGTTTGGACCTCATCATAAATGCCATGTACAAGTCCGCCGTTAGAGACGGCATGATCACTGCGAGCAATCCAGAGATCTGGAGGCCCATTCTAGGTATTGCTGACGCCGCGCAAGCATACGTTAAAGCTGTGGAAGCGGATATGGGCATTTCTGGGGCATTCAACATAGCATCTGAAAATTACACAGTTGGGCAGATAGCTGAAATCATGGCTAATCTCATGGGAGTAAAACTTAACACTACCACGAATCCAGATAAACGTAATTACAAAATCTCTATAGAGAAAGCAAAATCTATTCTGGCATTCAATCCCCAGCAAAGGGTTGAACAGATCGTCCAAGAACTTGCGGCCAATGTCGATAAATTCTCGGACTGGGATAACCCAGAATACTACAATGTAAAGATGGTTGAGAGGCTAGGTATATGATGAACTGTCGCAGCTGCGGTGATAACACCGAAATGATATTCTCTCTTGGAAAAACTCCCCTAGCGAATGAACTTCTCACCTCCCGGGACGAAGCATTCGAGAAGCATCCTCTAGATATCATGTACTGTGCATCTTGCGCATTGGGACAAATCCGAAATTACGTTTTGCCTGAAAAGATGTTTGTAGAATATCTGTACTTCTCTACCGTCTGCAAATCTGTAGTAGACTCTGCAAAAGTCCTAGTCGAAAGAACTGTCAAAACACTTCCCACAGATGCTCTAGTGATCGAACTTGCCAGCAATGACGGCTACTTGCTGCAATTTTACAAAGATCACGGCTTTACTGTTCTAGGGGTTGACCCGGCGCTAGGACCTGCCGAAGTTGCTGTTAAGAAAGGCATCCCAACTATACCGGAATTCTTCACTCACGACTTAGCACTCACTCTACCCAAAGCTGATGTTATCCACGCCAATAATGTTCTAGCTCATGTACCGGATATCAATGATTTCGTGGCTGGGATTGCAGAAATTTTAAAGCCAGAAGGAATTTGCATGATCGAAGTTCCTTACCTTGGCGACCTGCTGAATAAGGGCACGTTCGACACTATCTACCACGAGCACTGCTATTATTTTTCCTTCAAATCCCTGGATCGTCTCTTCAGTCGTCATGGGCTGTACATTGCAAACGTAGAGCAACTTCCATCGCAAGGCGGCTCCCTCCGCGTCACATGTAAGAAGGAGTATCCAGACCTTGTAGGTATCGCTTCCACTACATTCCCGTTCGTTGAATATGGGCTAGAGAATGTACATACCCTACAACAGTATGCCGACCAAGTTGCCTACGACCTGAAAAACACTCTCTTGCGCTTCAAAAGTCAAGGAAAGAGGATCTGGGGATTTGGGGCGGCGGCGAAAGCAACAGTGATGATGAATTATTGCGGTATTGATCACACCTTGATTGACGCCGTGGCTGATGACGCCCCAGCGAAAATCGGGAAGTTTATTCCGGGAACACAAATTGAGGTGCGATCTCCTCAAGACTGGCTTGATGCTCAGCCTGAGTCTACCTGTATTTTCTCTTGGAACTATGCAACAGAAATCTTCAAACGATACGCGGAGACTTACCAAGGGGATTATTTTACCCCTTATCCAGAAAGGATAAAATGCCTACCTTCAACCCAGGAATAATGTCTTGGCAAGAACTTGAAGTCTACAAGCACAACCAGATGAAGTTCTACCACGATACCTATGGCTTAGAAACCTTTGTTGAGACTGGAACCAATGATGGAAGATCAGTAGAGTTCGCCCGTCATATCTTCAAAGAAGTGTATTCCATAGAGCTTCACGCAGAACGCTACGAGTACTGCAAAAATAAATTCTTGGGCGTGAACAACGTTCACTTGTACCAAGGGGACAGTGAGATTCTTCTCCCTCAGATAGTGAAGAATCTACCCAATGAACGTATTCTATTCTGGCTGGATGCCCATTTAGGTTCAGATGACCCCGGCCCACTCAGTTCAGCAAAGCACAAGTTTTCTGGGCATTATGAACTTGAATATCTACTCAATAGAAAACTGACTCATAGTGTAATCTTGGTTGATGACATCATCAACACTGATCTTTACTCGGATCACAAATGTGAAGAGAATGTTTGTCCCTGCGTTAACGGCATCTTGAGATTGTCACCACAAGCCAAGGTAGAGATGAGCATTGCTCGGGTAGTGTTAGATTGAAAAAAGCATTAATAACTGGAATCACGGGTCAAGACGGTTCATACCTTGCGGAACTTCTATTAGAGAAGGACTATGAGATTCACGGTATCATCCGTCGTTCCAGCAGTTTTAATACCGGGCGAATAGACCACATCTTCGACCAACTTCATCTTCATCACAACGACTTGACAGATGGCAGCGCCCTGAGCCGCCTCATAGGAGAGATCCAGCCGGATGAAGTCTACAATCTGGGTGCACAAAGCCACGTGCGTGTCAGTTTTGATATCCCTGAATATACCGCTGACGTAGACGGTTTGGGAACTCTCCGGCTTCTTGAAGCGATCAAGGCCCAAAGTCCTGGAGCCAAATTCTATCAAGCTTCATCTAGTGAGCTTTATGGGAAAGTTCAGGAGATACCGCAAAATGAGAATACCCCATTTTACCCACGTAGCCCGTATGGAATAGCAAAGCAATTTGCTTTTTGGACCACAGTCAATTATCGAGAGATGGGGATGTTTGCGTGTAATGGCATCTTATTCAACCATGAGTCTGAACGAAGAGGGGAGACTTTTGTATCACGTAAGATCACTAAGGCAACATCTAGGATTAAACTGGGTTTGCAAGAAAAGTTACTGCTGGGAAATTTGGAGGCTAAACGAGACTGGGGATACGCCCCAGAGTTTGTAAACGCTATGTGGCTTATGTTGCAACAAGATACTCCCGATGATTTTGTCATTGCTACAGGAGAGACGCACACAGTTCGGGAACTTTTAGACGAGGCCTTTGGCTATCTCGGAATGGACTGGCATGAGTACGTTGGAATTGACCCAAAATACTATCGAAAAACCGAAGTGGATATTCTTCTGGGTGACTCTTCTAAGGCGAAAAGAGTATTAGGCTGGGAGCCTCAAATTAAGTTTCGAGATCTTGTGCGTAGGATGGTGGATTCAGATTTGATCGATGCAAAGCGAGAAAAGGTGGCACTCCAATGATTGATTTAACCAGCAAACGCGTCCTCGTCACAGGTGGAGCGGGTTTTTTCGGACAGCATATTGTTTCAGAATTACACCAGCGCGGGTGTAGAGAAGTATCCGCACCCACGTCAATCGAATACGATCTACGAGTCAAAGAGCAGATTGATACTGTACTTCAAAAGACCGTTCCTGACATCATAATTCATTGCGCTGCTCACTGTGGTGGCATAGGATTGAACAAAGAACGACCTGCCGATCTCTTTTATGATAATGCCCTAATGGGCATCCTATTGATGCACGCAGCCCATAAACAAGGGGTAGAAAAATTCGTGCAACTCGGAACGGTCTGCGAATATCCAAAATTTACTCCGGTTCCATTCAACGAGAACGATTTGTGGAATGGCTATCCTGAAGAAACTAATGCCCCTTACGGCATTGCAAAGAAGTCTTTGATGGTGATGGGTCAAGCCTATCGAGACCAGTACAAGTTCAACGTGATACACCTCTTACCTGTTAATCTTTATGGTCCTCATGACAACTTCAATCCCAGCAGTTCTCATGTAATGCCCGCTCTGATTCGGAAATTTTATGAAGCCACTATTAACGCGCAATCTCCTGTTAGTGTCTGGGGCAGTGGTAACGCTTTTCGTGAATTTCTCTATATTGAAGATGCAGCCAAAGCAGTTGTAATGGCGACGGAGAAATACGATGGGGGTGCACCCGTTAATATTGGCACGGGTTGCACAACTGCAATAAGCGATCTTGTAACCATGATCGCGCAAAAAGTAGGTTACACTGGCGAGATTCTTTTCGACTCTACAATGCCTGATGGTCAGCCTGAACGATGCTTGAACACCGAGCGTGCGTTGCAAGAATTCGGTTTCACAGCGCGTACTACTCTTTCAGAAGGACTGGACAAAACCATAGCGTGGTACATCAAACAGCAGGAGAACATGTGAAAACAGCCTTAGTAATCGGCTCTACAGGCGGTTTGGGGAAAGCTATCACTCAAAAGTTAGTAGAGAAGGGTGTGAAAGTGTACGGTGTAGGCAGAAAAGACAATTTTCAGGCCGGATGTATTGGGGTGCTTGCAGACATAGGAACCGAAGAGGGCAGAGACACTATATCTCAAGCCCTGGCTGAAGAGGGCAAATTAGATATTCTCATTCACAGCGCCGGGGTTCTTTTGAAAAGCCATGATCCGGCAGACTTGGACATTCAGTACAATATCAACTTCCGAGCACCGTACATCGTTACCCGCAGATTCTTCCCTTTACTTGCAGCAGCACAGGGTCAAATAGTGTTTGTAAACTCGTTTGCTGGTCTTTTTGTACAACGATCCGAGTTAGAGCAATACGCTGCTATGAAGCACGCTCTACGAGCCTTTGCCGATAGTTTTAGAATCGAAGCAAATGAAAAAGGTGTGAGAGTTCTATCATTGTTTCCGGGAAGAATTGCCACACCACTCTTAAAATCCCTCTATGAACAAGAGGATCGCATTTACAAGCCAGAGCTCCTGATGCAACCAGAGTCTGTGGCCGATACTATTGAATTTATACTTTCCCTCCCTAAAACAGTGGAAGTAACAGAATTGACCATCCGTTCCACATTTTCCGAGGATGGTCGTAAATGAAAGATGGCAATGTCCAAAGTTTCTATTATCATCCCGGTTTTTAACCACGCTCAATATCTTTCTCAGGCCATTGAATCGGCGCTGGAGCAAGATTATGGGAACACGGAAATTATTGTAGTAAACGATGGCTCTACTGATAATTCTTTAGCCGTAGCGAGAAGTTATGAGGGGAAAGGAGTACGAGTAATCTCCCAGAAGAATAGAGGGTTATCTCTAACCAGAAATGCTGGCATAGCTGCATCCTCAGGGAAATTCATTCTTCCTTTGGATTCAGATGACTGGATTGACAGAGATTACCTCAGCAAGACTGTACCTCAGATGAGTGATGAGGTAGGAATAGTTGGCACCTTCGCAGCTTGCTTTGGCATTAAGGATTACACCTGGCACACGTCCTCTCCCACTTTGGACCAACTCAAGATGGACAATTGCATACCCGTGTGCTCTCTCATCAGACGCAGTGTTCTTATGGAAGTTGGAGGGTACAACCCCGCACTTAGTGGATACGACAAAGAGCATATTGGTTACGAGGATTGGAATCTCTGGATTGACATAGTAAAGCGAGGTTGGAAGGTTGTTATTGTCCCGGAAGCTATTTTCCACTATCGTGAAAAGCACGACTCGATGCTCAAGAGAGTAAACAGGCCTAAACTAATTGCAAAAATTAAATCGTTGCACCCCGATCTCTGGCCATCCTTGAATGCCCTGCCGACTACCCTGACGCCAGCGATCAACCCAACTCTCGCAGATCCTGTTCTCCCGAATCGTATGGCTCCCAGGCCGCTCCGAAGAACAGCACCTCCATCTCTTCCCTCTATCCCTGAAGTGTTTGATGCACCGCCTAATTGGCGCGAACTCCAACAGCAAGCCGCAAGCGCAGCCGTAAATCATCCTCAAGTTCAAAGAGCCGTGGAACGTCGTCGACGTATAGTAGAAGCTGCTAAGAAGAAAAATCTATTTGGTTTGAGATAGTGGTTTTTTAATTTCCCCAGGAAAACGCATTTTAGCAGCTTTAATTTGTCCGGCTCGATATGCCATCACCACCCTGAATTCCTCGAGGGCGAGGGCACCTTTTAGGGCATTGCAAGGACGACATGCGTCCACGATGTTGTAACGAGCACTACTTCCATGCCTGCTCTTAGGTTGTAAATGATCACGAGTTTTTGTTCGACGAGAAAGTGTCCGCCCGCAATAGAAGCAAAATCGGGCGATAGGAGACTGTTTCAAGAGACTAACTTGGCTCCTTGTCTAAGGCGTCCAAATTTGTCAAAACCCCGACGATAAAACTGAGTGCCTCAGCAATATGTGCAGGGTCACCTTCTAGCTCAAAATCTGTAGGAGAAACGAGTTCAGGGTCTTTTTCTCGAAGGCGAAGGCGAACGTCGCCACCACCCGTTTTTTGGACGAAGATATCACATTCAGAATGGATGCTGTGCACGCAACGAATGCTCATTGTGAATCGCCTCTACTTTGGGAGTAAAAGGCGAAATGCGATTAATCAAGCCAAACGCATGAGAAGGATGTAATTAGCGACCTCTTCTGGAGTGATTCTACGATCGTACTGACCGTAAAGAATATCAGGAACAACAGGTGCCCCTGTCCACATACTCTTGACTTTCTCAATAGTAGCCAAGTGCTTTTTTCTTGTGGGTGAAATTATCCCCACTGAATGATTTCCAACAAGATACCTGTAACAAGCTGTTTTATTACCGCGAAGTACAGGTAAGTCAATCTTATGCATTGGGTTCACCCTCTTCGTTTAATACTGCTTTCCGATTCAAAACCGCCCATAGCAGGAAACTCGCAACTGCGATAAACTGATCACCCGTTAACGCAAAGACAACCGACCCAATCAGCCATCCTGTGACGATTAACAAAGCGAGTTTTACTGGGAAAATCATTGTGCCAATTATAATACCCGTTTTTCTCCCTGTCTGCGTAGTTTATTGATGGAGGGAAACAATGATTCAGAATGGACGATACACGCTGGTTTACAGCAACGGTGAATATCGCACACTGAGCATTAACAACAACGAAGGAGAAGATTCCGGCTCCTTCAAAGGCAAGTCCATCCTGTCGCGCAAGTCTGGTTCACGCTATGAAGGCATTGCATTCCTCTCCGCCGACAACCGCGTAATGTTGTGGAAGCGGTTCCGTAACGAATTTGACCCGAAACGTCTGGAAGCTCTTCAGAACGCAATCAATCGTATCGCTCGCAACCCCATGGAAGCTGGTATGGCTTATGCGATGAAAGAAGGTCGCTGCTGCCGTTGTGGTCGCGAGCTGACAGTCCCCGCCTCGATTCATGCCGGCATGGGTCCTGATTGTGCCGAGAAGTACGCTTGGGAGAAGATTGACCAGATTGCTGCTCGTGAAGCTGTTGCAGCTGTTAGAACGCCTGGATCAGTGTACGCTGACCCAAATGCAGCCCCGGTGCAGACAGGTTTCCACTTTGAAGCCACTTCGTATGAAACACGCACGACCCCGGTGAAAGATGACAAGGCCGTTATCTCACGCATGGTTTCTTTTCTGAAGGCGATGGAAACTGAGAAGTTCTACGACCCATTCGGGATCGGTGAACAACTGACCGAGGGAGCCGCTGTTCAGTTCTGGACCAAACGGTTCACCGCCAATCCGATTGAAGACGATCGCTTCTGGGGCGATGAGGCTGGCCGTCAAGAAGTTATCGACGAACGAGAAGCAGAAATGTCTTCACTTCGTGCAGAAGAGCAGATGAACGAGCGTCGCTATCAAGCAGTCTATGGCAACGAGCCAGTGGAGAGTTTCTAAAGTAAATGAAATTCCACAGGGCTATAGACGAGGTTTGTAGCCGATTCAGCTGTGAAGTCCTTTGCGATATCGAGGAGATAACAGTTGTCCGTGCTTATACTGACCTTGCTGCTCGCCTTGGATTAGAGGATTTCGGGCCAGAAACTCACGTCAAACCTGCGATTGCAATAGGATCACGTTTAGAGCCGCCATTGATCGGCTTTGTTATAACTCCCTGGTTTCACATTTTGGAAGAATTAGAGGATTTCTGTGGTAAATCCATCGACAGCGGTAATCCTTGGACTATAACACCTTTGTCCAATAAGTTTCGTCGCACTACTCGTCATTCACACTTAAAATAACATCCAGCGGCGTAACTGGCTCCCCTGACTCAGCAGCTTCATCTATAGCTTCTTGTACCTTTTCACGGCTTATTGGGCCAATTCTGCCCGGTGTTGCAAAATCTGGGGTTCTAGCAAGTTCAGCATCGATGGAGGTTGCACTACCGGATGCCCTGGCATTCCTTACTGCTGTAGAAACACGCGGTAATGAGCCGCTATCGCTGGAACGTCGAACAGATAAACGAGAACCTGAACCGCTTCTATTGATAGGTGTTCTTGTAGCAGAGACCGCTCCCGAAGATTGCGCCGCTGCAACATCTTCAATGGAATGACCAATGGATTTGCTTGGGGTCACACTAGGATCTGGAAATTTACGCGCCTGCATCTGCGCAGTTTCCAATACTTCTAGGAGAACTTCTTTGAAGGTCTCAGCTGCTTCTGCCGAAATCTTGTGTTTTTGACAAGGAGTATAAATCGTTGTATCCTCAATTTTGTTTAACAATGAGGAATCTTCATACTCTTGAGTTGCCTTACAGCCACACTTCTCCATAGTGGCCCGGAGACCATGTGTGCGCTGGACTTTAATTGCCATAAATTAACTCTTTGCAGCTTTCTTCTTTGTAAGCACTTTCTTTGCTGGTGCCAGCTTCTTCACCTTCAAAGCAGCATCGGGTATTGCTGGCTTCCTCTTTAGACCAACGGGAAAAGCCACTAAGGGTACAAACTTTGCGGTGACAAGATTAGATTGATCCCCCACGGGAAAACACAGCCATGTCAGGAATTCCTCTGTCTCTTTTAACTGAAATTGGGATGGTAGTATTTCCAATGCTCTAACATTTTCCTCTACAACCTTACCCGTTTCATCCAAACGGTCAAGCAAGAAAATAGCTTTCATGTGTTTCTCCTCGTTCTATGATACTGCGATTTTTACTTTTACTTTCGCTTGCTTTTTCAAAGCCTGTTTTGAAGCCTTCATACGAGCTTCACGAGAGCGACCGTCTTTACAAATCTCTTGGCTTTGAATAGGTATTCCCAGAGATAGATCCAAATTGAAGATATCCTGCGCACTGAATTTGTACTTACGCCCGTACTTGTGGATCACATCCCGATAATTATTGAGAGTGGGATCGATATTCTTGAAGTACAGTTTCATCAAGTTGTCTTTTATAATGCAATATCCAATGAATATATTCTTTGGTGCTTTAATGTCTCCTGTTTTAAGAGCAGCAACAACTTTCTTAGCAATTTCCATTGGCTCATGGATCTTATCTAATAAAATCAGTTTCTTCACAAATGCGGTCACCGTTCGCTGCCGAGTATGACGTTTTGCTTCATCGGTTGCCTCGAAAAATTCTGGAAATTCAGAAATTGTCTCCTCTGTTTTTCCATTAGGGAGGTCTTCTGCAATCAATGCAAGCCCATCCGCGTCTTTGTCTGCAACTAATTGATCCACCAGGGATCCATAGTACCAGACACGTTGTTCCTTAGGAACTTGGGAGAGATTAAGTAAATTCTTTACAGGTGTTTCGTTTAAGCAGGTCTTAGTTTTTAAACTGATACGAATAATGGCTCGGCCTGCGTCGATGACTTCTACTGTCCCACAGAAATCCCGCATTTCACCGTTTAATATGCGAACAAAACTTCCAACCTCAATGCCTTCACCCAAAGTCTCGTATAATTTTTCGGCTTCAATGATCAACCCCTGAACATAATCGTCAGAAATTTCAATAGCTTTATGGCGTTTAGTTTCTCCTTCTGTGAGAAATTGTACAACTCCTGTAACGGTCATTAAACGAAACAAGGCATTGAGATTTGTGGAACGAGCAAAGATCAGATTCATCGTTCCCATCTCAAAAATGTCTAAGTCGCGTTTAGTTATGGGTATAAAGATCTCAATTGGATCGTTTCGGAAAATCCCTGATATCTTGTTTCCAACTCTTCGCATGGTGGGTTCAATCGTACGTTCTGATCTGAGTTCCAGAGCCACCCAATTCATTCCCTTTAGTTTTTCCACCGGGCCAAATTCTAAAATCAATGCGGGCTCCCTCCAACTGATTTAAATACTAAAGTTTAACTGATTTTGCCCCAGTTAATTCCGCGAATCTACTTACTGTTTCGACCCCTGGTGCAACAGGAGTAGAAACCAGTTTAGAACGGTCTTGCGGAGCGAAGCTAACGATGCGATCCAAATTGCGAGAAGTTTCTCCTAGAGACATTAACTCCACTACTAACAAGGGAACAACATCTGCCGAGAGTTGCTGGGGGGTTGCCCACTTCAAGAAAATCTGAGTCATACCACAAATGTCCCGAAAGCTATCGCGAATAGTGATCTGCCCTGGTGACTCCGGGCGATAAACGCACTTGGCATAAGTTGCAAACAATGATTCAATTAGTCGAATCGGAGATTCTGTTTTACAGGCATTATCTGCGATCTCAACCGCGCTTTTCTGATCTTTGGCAGCCATACGTAAGTAGATATTTAACGCTGTATCTTCTAGATCATCGTAGATGGCATTGATGGCGAGTTCCTTAGTTACCGTGCCTATTGCTGCGCAAATGTCCAGAACACTCAATGCTTCTCGTACAATGCCCTTTGCAGAGCGAGAGATTAACTTCAGAGCGTCCAATTCGTATTGGATCTGATTAGCTGAGGCGACATTAACAAGAAAGCCCAGAAGGGTCTCTTCGTCCACTTTGCCAAATTTAAGCCGACAACAGCGGCCATGAATTTCTGCCGGAATCTGTCTCTCTTGATTGGTTACAAAAATAAAAATCGCATCGTTGTTAATCAGTTCTAGAGGTTTTAGATAGACCTTCCACGCTTCCGGACTTAAACAGTGCGCTTCGTCAATCATAACCACGCGCCGTTTCCCCAAGACAGGGAGGGACTCCGCAGTCAATAGGATATCTCGAGCAGCTTCCACTCCAGGTTTAGCTGCTGCAGCTATTTCCATAAAGTCAGGATGGGCATCAATGCCTTGATTAGCAATTGTTTTACAGGAGGGGCAGGAGTCACAGCCCTCTGGACTGCGACCAGCACACATTAAAGCACGAGATGCAAGATAAGCGACAGATGTTTTTCCGCTTCCTGTGAGGCCAGAAAAAATAAATCCTCGTAAAAGGAATTTCTCACTATGAAGAACAGCTCGAAGAACCTTAATAGCACGTTCTTGTCCAATGACGCTATTTAAATGCTGTGGGCGTTGAGTGATCAGTGACACAGTTATCAATACTCGGAAGGTTTGCGTTCTTTGCGCGTTATTTCCTCTTATGGGTTGGTGCCCACCGCCGTCGGCGTCGTAACTTCGATAACCGCTTCATACCGAATCCCGCTGACCGGAACCGGAATATACACTTTCATTAAACCAGTTTGTGCTACCCACGTCATAAAAAACTGATATGCGTGGGAATCATCAGAATCGACAGGAGGGCCAAGTTCCCCAAATTTTATTCCCGCATGGAGACGGTTGGTGTAATTGAATTCTGGTAAACCGCAGTGTTCGTACGGGCAGTGCAGCGCAATAAATACAAAATCCCCGTCACTAACAGCCGTTGGTATTTCGATAGGAGGGCAGGTTTGACACTGAACCCAAGTTATCGGCAAACGGCTTCTCTGCGGTCCAGTTTGGGCGGGAGATAAACATGCAGTAAATAGAACGAACAGAACTACGGTCAGCAGCTTCATAAAACCCCCTTCTTACTTGGGTTGATAAACGCTGGAAGCTTGCGAAGGTCTTGCTCGGCCTTCTCTATCGCTGCCCGTGCTAGCAGTTGTAACCAGTAAAAGCAACCCGTGAGCCAATGTCACCAGACGCTTCATCTTGTACACCTAACAATAAGTTAGAAGTTCTTTTTAACGTACTCGAACAGCTACTACATGCCCAGCTCCACCAGCTCCACCGTTGCTTGATTCTGGGGAGAGACCAGTACAAGTAGTCACTGCAATTGCACCTGAAGCCGTAATCCCGGCAACGCCATTTACACTAAAGCCGGCAATGTAACCCGCCGTACCTCCCCCACCCCCACCGCCACAACCACCACTAGTCGTAGAAGTAGTCCCAATGGTTCCAACAGTTCCGTTTGCTGACATGGTTGAACCGGACACGACGTTGATCGAAGGTGTTTTGATGACCGCGACTCCTCCACCAGTCCCACCATTACCGCCCGTACCGCCCGCAGATACGCCAGCACCTGCTGCGCCGGGGCTACCAAATCCATCTGCGTAATATTCCAATGACATTGGCTGTAAGTCGACACCACCTGCCGCCCAACCCGTATTCCATGATTGACCGGACTGACCTGCTGTCCCTGGGGAACCTGCGGTGCCTGCTCCTCCACCTCCTGCCACCTGAAATCCCCAAGAGTAGTGAGCTTCACCTTTGCATCCAGCGTTGGTGCTGCTCGCTCCGCCAGATCCTCCTCCTGACCCAGAACGTCCAAATGCAGAGTTAGAAGTCGTGCATGTTCCCGCTGTTCCAGTTGGCCCCGCCAGAGATAATCCATTAACGTTGATAGTGGAGGCTCCTTGTGCATCCGCTAGAATAACGGGGGTCTGACTATAGACTAAAAGACCTGGTGTGTTAACGCTGCCTGCCACCTGAGTATGTTGCAAGGTTGCGTTTGACATGCTGAAATTGGAGTATTTAAACACTCCATCTTGAGTGGTAGTACCAGAGGTCAAAACCTTCGATCCGCTTGAACCGTCCCCAAAATTCTCATAGATGTAAGTGGGGTCCATATTGAAAGGCATACCTACCACGCCATCTACTGTCGGCGTAGTGCTCACCATGGCAACGCCCAACAAGATGGCAGCCTTAGCCGTGAAGTTGGAGAATGTTCCACAACTTCCCGCACCGTTGCAAGCCATCATCTGATTCGTTCCGAGATTGAAAAAGAATTGTAGATTGGTGGAACTTGCTGCTGCACAGTTCGGTGGCGGGACATAGGAAATCAACAATGGGCAAGTGGTAATAGCAATATCCGCCAGCGGGATGGATGCCCAATTTGTTGTATCCAAGAGAGCAAAGATGAAGATCTCGGTTTCTCCCGCAGGTGTAGTCCAGCAGGGCTGGCTGCCACAATTTGGGATCGTCAGCGTAGTGTTGATAGTTTGGTACTGGCCAGCAATGTAGTACACCAATGGAGTTGTTGCTCCCAGAATTGTTATACTAGTGCCAGAAGTTCCTATGTACAGGGGTGTTTCCGTACCACTAAGAGCAGAAGAACAGATTGCATTGTTAGGCTGTGGGCAGTTTACGTAACTTGTGGTAGTCCCATTGATATTATACTCAGAAGACTGTACAGTGTTTGCTGTTGTATTCCCCTGGTAATCCACTTTAAAGATAACTGGACCACCATTAAAGTGAAGTTCAATAGTATCTCCAACGAAGCCAGAGGGTAGGTTGAAACCCAACAATGTACCCCCCGTGCTAAAACTTGTAGGAGGCGTGTTTCCAGTTTGATTAAAATAAAGCTGAGGGTAAGCTGTCGCACCTGTTCCCCCTGGTGGTACTGGGTTACCTGTAATTAAGAAAGGAGAAAAACTAGCAGTACTGTTGCCAGTGACTGTTGCTCCATTAAACAAGCCAGCTCCAGATTGACTAAATCCAAATTGAGCCGTAGTACCTACAGTAAAACCAGCGTAAAATTGATTAGGTACACCAGGATCACCAGGACAATCAAGCGATTCATACGCGCTTGCCACATCAGCCACATTGCCAGCGGAGCATTTACCAATTTTGGTGACCGTAGTAAGGCAAGCACCGTCGTTCAAAGTATCATCACGAATTGCACACACACCAGCACCACCAGCTGAAGCACCGTCAACACTCCAATTGTAGGTACCTTCGTCAAAGCGAGCTAAATCAAGAACATGGCGGCCAGTTGTGGAAGTAGTAAGTGCATCAATAAGAACAACCAAGTTACAATTAGAACATTCAAAAGCATCTACTGCACCTTCCGCAATGACACTTTGCATATTGATCTGCATAGCACCAAAGTTGGACCAAAGAGGAGTGTAAGCGTGAATCGCGTTCCGATTGGAATACTGAGCACCTTGCGTACCTCCGCACATGCTACCACCGAATACCCCACGAAATGCACCAACTGTATCAATAACAACACACTCTTTACCGTCGTTAGGGATCCCTGTATCGTGATCATCTCCCATGCTGCTATTTTGAGCATCTGGACCTTTAGCATAGTAGTCGTAGGAGCCTGAATCGTTGAATTGAACATGAAAAGGGCCGCTCTGTTCTTGGGCACTTGAGTTGAATAATAGACCAGTATAAGGAGCGGCGTGGTTTAACCCAACTGGGCTCGCTTCCAGAGTTAGATCGCTGATCCGTGAATAATAATTGCTACCCAAAAGTACACTGGGCGCAAGTGGATCAACACTACCCAGGGAAATCATGTTGCCTGTTGTATTGACCGTGGGCAGCGGAGAACCCGGAATTTTTAGGGTGGCAAAGCCGAAGGCTTGGGAGTTAGGCTGGTCATTCACAATTACGGCTGTCTCGCCAAGTGGAATGCACTGACCATGCTGAAGGCCGTTCAGATATTGAGAAGAGCCTCCGGTACCAGCAATAACATTGAAGCCGTCGGGCGGCTCCATCATCTCAGCCAAACTCCCGCCAGCTGATGAATCGTTTGTGCCCAGGCTGTAGCAGGTCGCTTCAGGTGGGGCAGATGCTATCGAAGGCGGCGTAACCAGAATGCCCTGACCGTTCGACAATCCGCTAACCGTCGCCTCGGCAAAGGGCGGGGTCAATCCAAGCGGTGTGCCCCACATCATCTGAACATAGTAGATCGTCGCCGAGAGGTTCCCGCAGGTCAAACCCTGAGGACAAGCAGTTGCAGAAAGCGTTAGGTTGCTAGGAGCAGCAGTGTTTGCCCCAGTTGCAGAAATGAACACCGTGGCCTGTGTCTGCCCCAGGCCACATGTTGCGACAGCGGTGAAAAAGTTCGTGCAGCCAGAATTAACAAAAACAGGAGAACTTTCTACCGCCGCTAACCCACTGTAAGAACCGGAGCTAGACGAGCCAGATTGAGCATAGAACACTATTCCTGGATGGGGGATAACATTCTTTCCTATATTAGCCCACAAACCATTGTCACCTGTGGAAACGGCAGCAAATAAAGGGCGATAAGTTGGTGAGCCATTTGAAGTAAACGCTGTTTGTGCTTGCTGAAAAACGTGATGTGTTGAATCCCAGACTTCATCCCCAGCATTGTATGCTTGAGCCGCCACGTTTTTAGACACCATCTGTAAAGTCCACGTTGCAATTCCATCTGTTGTAGTGGTAGAACCCGGCGTTCCTGATGTACAACTAGGAAAGAAATTTGATGCTGCAGTGGTATAATTGAAACTCCCGCTCGAAATTGCGGTCAATTTCCATAGACAAGGGCCAGTTGTATTCAAGTTGTTTTCATCATCCACAGTTGCCCCAATCCAATATGTCATAGATGGAGTCCACGGGTTCGGAAGAAATGGCGGGGAGGGCTGCATCAACTCAACTTGAGTCAATGTAGATGTAAATGGACCAAAGGTTTGAGCACGGCTGATTGATAGAACTGTGTTATAAGGACTCGTCAAACCCCAAGTAACCGCTGTCTCAACTGTGAGATAGTTATTTAAAGTGCCACTCCCTCCAGTTACAAGCAGACCTTTGGGAGCTGGTGCAACAGGTACTGGTGCGGGCAATGAAGTACCCGCTTGTACCACGGTTCCACCTGCCCCGTTCCCGACGGCATTGCCGCGCATTAATCCAGGATTTCCAAGAACTACTGGGGCGTTAACAACGTAATTTACTCCTTCTAGATAAATGTCAGTGCCTATCATCTGAAGGCCTGCATCCACAGCAATAGGTTGAACTCCGGATCCAGTAGATGAAGTCGTAGAATTTAGATTAGCTAGAGTCCCAGCTGCTGTGAAAGTTGCTTCTGCTGATCCTATTGATTGAAGTGTTGGTGTAAATGGCGAACACGGGCTGGTGAGACATGCTTCCGCAAAAATGAAGCCTTCCTGTAATCCACCAATTATTGCCCCAGTAGGAACAGTGACACTATAACAAGTGGAACCATTACCTTTCGTTGAGGAGACAACTGGAGCACTCGCTACGATACTTCCGCTAGAGTCGGCCTCGAATAGTTGCACTTCCTCGTACATGTTATTTGGGATTTTGGTTAAACAACTCGTTCCAGTCACCGTAACGGTGGGAACTGCAACCGTTGCTGTATTGGCATAAGGATCCGTTGTCCAATTAACCGGGCTGCCAAAGGTAGAAGGAATGATAATTTTTCCCGACCAATTTGGATTAGCAGCGTAAACTGATTGAGCTGTCAGATATGTTTTACCATCAACGAAGGCAATTGCACCATCAAGAAGGGGAGAGAAAATATCGGTGGAAACGTTCAAGTTTCCAATAGCATCTGTGCTTAAAAAAGCACTAGGCCCGACCGTGGTGCCGCCGCTAACGTACACAGGCATCTGATATTGAGTTCCTGGGTTAATTGTACCCGAACCCCCACCACTAGAAAAAGCAGTCCAAGTATTTGGAGCCGAACAATAATAAGTTGTGCCTACTCCACCTGTAATAAGTACAACTTCATCGGTATAAATTGATGCATTACCGCCATGGCAGGTGACTGGCAGGGTGGACACACTGCGAATTGGAGTTGGTATTTGAGCCGTCGCAAAAGAAGCTAAGAGGAGGATTAGTCCTGTCAACAGTGATTTTTTCATTATATTTCTATCCTAGTAGTTCATCTTCTTGAGTTTGCTGATTGATTTGCTCAGTCTTGGGTGGGTCACCATTTTTGGTTTGTTTTTGAACCCCACAAAATAGACACCGCTTTGCACTGGTTTTTATGCAATGCAATTTATCCCTAAACGGCCCAGAGACTCCTTTAAGTATTTGCGAACATAGACAAATAAATCCTTCCGTTGTTCTTCACTAAGTTCATTTGG